GGTTTGTCCAATGGATTTATGGGTCACATCAAAATTGAAAACTACCCCAATTTTAACGCCTTCCAGAAAGTTTGCAAGACAAAAATCAATCTCATAGAGGTGAAACCCCTTGATGGATTCGTCAAAAGACGCTTTGATACGACCCTTATGTACCGCAAATATTAATCCGTCCACAGCCACCACCGGGGTTATCCGGTTGGTGAAATACCCTGAATATTCAGACGGCCACTTGACAAGCTTTCCGGTCTTAGGGTGAAGTTGTTGATGCCATACCCGGCCTACCATGGTCATGTGGTCTTCCCACCATTTGGCAGTTTCCATCATATGGGTTGTTCCGGCTTTTCCCAAAATGCCATAATCGGTGGTCATCAGAGCCTCATAGAGTTTTATACCCCATTTGGCCTCCTTTTCAAACAGAAGGTCATCGTGCATGAAGACCACCACCTCGTTTTGGCTTTCCTTGAGTCCCCGGTTGTAGATTTCGGTAAGGGAGTACTGGTTGTTGTTTTCATAACACAGTATTTCTACCTCAGTTCCGGCAGTTTCTTTTATTCTTTTTAAATAAGCGTCATCGGTTTTTCGGGTGGATATTACAACTGAAATCATTTTTTAAATCTGTTTTTTGCATTTTGTGATACAACATTTAATGTTGTGTTTTTAAATTCATCTAAGTTTAATGAGTTTGTATAACTCATGGCTGACCGCAGATAATGAGAAAAATTTTCAATCCACGAATCAAGCGTGTATTCAACCTTTTGGTATTTTACAATACCCTCACTTGTCTTTAATTTTTTTACTCCAAGGGCTTGTTGGGCTTCTTTGGTGGACATTCCCCGGAATTGTTTGTAAAGTGAATTTTGCTTCATTAATTCTTCCAAGGAAAGTGGCCGCATTTCTTTCATTTTAAATTTTGCAAGTGTCTCTTTGCTGATTGCTGTGGAGTTTTGTTCAACATATCTTTCATAGGAAATATAATGCCGACTCCCAACATCTACTAAGTTGGGGGCGGCAGACTCCAATGCCTTGTTGAAGAGGCTTCCCAACATCACATAATCTGCTCCAAGTGCCAACGCCTTTATAATGTCGTCATAATTTTTCATCCCACCGTCAGCCACAATTTTTGTTGTCAAGCCTTCATTTCTTTTTATTGTTACACATTTATCGATTAATGACGCCATGGGATAGCCAACACCCGTTTGAACCGTTGTGAGGCATCCTCCACCATTGCCGATACCCACCCGGACACAATCTGCACCCGCTTTTGCGAGAATAGCAAAAGTTTCGGGGTTCGCAACATTACCAACCATAAGTTTTATAGTTTTCCCGTAGAGGTCTTTAGCTTTTTCAACGGCTTCTAATAAACGCACCATATGTCCGTTGGCAATGTCAATCAAAACAAAAAATACTGGAAGTTCTTTATACTCTTCTCTCCCCTCTTCATCGTTCAAATAGACCTCTTCAAATTCCTGTAAACTATAAGAACTCCATACCGTAGGGTCAAGGCTTATTTTTTTAGTGGTGGAAGTACGTGGTAGCGTTACCCTAATCTTTCGGTTTGTGAATTCTTCAATATTACCATTCTCCGAACTTACTACCGTATCCATGGGTGCGGTAAAAAGTGGCAGATAACCAATGGAGTCATAGATTTTGATTTCACTGCGTGATTTGATGTTTGATACCACATCCGGTTCAATCAGTAGGTCATCGAAATCATAGAGTACGGATTCCTTTATCATAACTGTAAAATGATAAGAAAAATATTTGTCATAATCAAGGTCTTTAGCTTTAAAAATGAATATTTATTGAAAAATATCTTGTTGAACATGAAAAGAAAGCCAATTCGCCTGACTGAATCCGACCTTATAAAAATTGTTTCAAGGGTCATCAAAGAGCAAGAAGCGCAGCCACAGGCACAACAACCCGCACCCCAACAAGCCACAGGCGAGTGCGTGAGAAAGGGAAATTTTATTAAAAATTGTACCAAAAGATACGCTAAAGCAGAACCGGGCTTAGTAATTGTCGGTGGAAATGGTGAAATAGGAATCTCTCTTGGTAATGGTTCATATTTGCAACTGGACGCAAACAACCCCTCTTATTCACAGTTTAATGGTGCTAACAGAGCAGAAGGGCAACAAAGCGTTTCGTTTAATGCGGCCAACGGTAAGGCCGACCCAACTACATTAAGTTTTCTTATCACTCCCGGCGTGGATTTTCAAACCCTACTTTCTGTCTTAAATGATACAGATTGTCAGAAGAACAAAACAGTAACGTACTTAAAAACAGTGATTAAAAACTTTGGTTCTTCCCAAGGTTTTCTTCAGGCAGTTCATTCCAATCCACAAACCAAGTCCATTGAAGGTGCGGATACCGCAGCAAATGAATTAATCAAACCTCTAACTGGTAAATAACAAGAAAGCCCCGAAATCGGGGCTTTATTCTTTTGGTGGGTAATCTTCCCATATTACGTAATTTGAACCGCTTATAATTGGGTAATCCTTCACCCGGACATGTAATAAGATTTTGGCTTTCGTTTGATTTGGTTTAAAATCCACATTCCATTGGAGTCGGTGGATGTCGGGGTATTTGTTAAAATCAATAAAAATTGTGTATTTCTGAAGCTTTTGGCTCTTGGGGACTGAAGCCGTGGCTTCCCAATACCCACTCTTTGGGATGACCGTGATTTTTGTACCTTTGTATTCGTACATGAAGGGGTCGCTGTGAGGGGTAAGGGTAAAGAACTGTATTAAAAATAGGAACAAAATGTTCATAACAATTATTTTAAAACAAAATTAAAACAATTTTTTTCTATTTTAAAACGATATTTATAAAAAAATATTTTGTAGGTTTATTTTTTTGTTTTATCTTTGTTTTACAAACAAAGGGAGGTAATCATGAACACAATCAATTTTAATATCAAAGTAGAAGAAAACAAGTTGGGGTTGAATTTGGTGACTTTAACAAGGGATGAAATTGAAGCCGACCTTCCTGATTACGTTCGTTTTAGAAAACCCCAAGATTATTTGACCGAAGATTCACTTAAATTCTTTAAAAGTGATGATAACCGCAAGAAATTCGTTGAAAAATTTTGGAAATAAGCCCATTACTTCAGGAAGTGTTTGATAGTTTAGACCCTGATAATTACAATAATCCCCACTTCCGCTTACCGTCTCGTCAGACCAACAATTTCAACCTCTTTAAACAGTACGCTTTTCAAACCGCCAGCTACCGTTACTTCTCTGAGTTTGAAGCGATTTTTGACGATATCATAGCGGTTTCTTTTTATGCCCGACTTCCCCATAATTTTAAAAGTAATCAAAAATTCGGGGGGAATAAATATGCCTATCTCACCAATGATAAAGAAAGATTAAAAGTATTAAATACCGTTTTTCATCAGATGCTCACCATAGCAAATGAGAACCCCAATTTTTCATTCATATTCTTTGGTGCGCCGGATATCGACCCCCAAACTGGTACAATAAAAAAAGACCCCAACGACCCTACCTTTCAAAAAGTAGATGTGAATAACACCAAGCGGTTCAAACTTTATGAACTTATCGCTCGAAGTATGTTTAGTGTCAATCGGTACAAAATTGCAACAGACCCCTCTAAAAGCGCAATTGCGGTTGTTAGTTTACAGGGAGCGAGAGAAAACCCGAATTTAGAAGAAAACATCATTCGGGCTTTAAACAGACACAGTTAATCCCATTCCAGTTTGGGACAATATTTTCCCTTAAAGGCTTTGAACCATTCGATAATCAGGAAGCGTTTTTTCCGGCGTTCTAATTTTCTGTATTTATCGGCTTCAATCATTTCCCATATTTGTCCTGAGTGCATTTCCGGGTATTCTTTCTGAAGTTTGTAGTATTTTTTCCACATTCGTTTTTCTTGCATTTCATTTACCCAAAAAACAACCAAGGCAGTCAAAAAGATACCAACCACCATAGACAGTATTAAAAGCATTCCCCACCCATAAAGAGTCCATAGTGAGGTTGTTCCGGCCTTCATCTTTTTTTCATCCACCAAAAGCGACCCAATTAGAAGTGCGAGAGGGAAATGAATGGCTGTCCAAATGGACTGCACGTCATTATTCCTGCGTATCATATTGATGATGTGGCCGGGGAAAGAAGGAATCAACAAGAGAAAGGCAAGCACGTTGGCCCAAAAATACCCACACAAATTATTGGGCAGTCGGTCACATCCATAGGTGGATTTGTAAACCTTTGCATGAAAGCTCTTAGATTTCGGTCTGAGTACCATATTTGTTTTGTTTTATTATGGAATGGATGGTAATATCAATAAACTCTTTGGAAGTGATTGATTGATAATTGAATTTTAATTTTTCAACAGCCTCTTCTTCACTATTGGCTTCAACACTTCTATTGACATTTCGTTCTTGGTAGTCACTTGCTCCAACTTGCCATTGGATATCATGGTTGATGAGAAACTTCATGAAAAAATATAAATAAAAAAAAGGGTAAAGTCAAGTACCTTACCCTTTTATTGGTTTCTCATAACCTACAGAGGAATCACCTCGGAGACGTGTTTCCAACCACCAATTTTCATCATCCTCGAACGCTCCTTTTGTGCCATTTCCTCGCTTTTATAATAGAGGGTAAACCAACTGTCCACTGCTTCATTTAAACCCCTTACTTTATACTTGCAGCCTTTTACTATGGCGTGTTTTTCGTTTTTGTTGATGATGTCAGTATAGACAATTGGTTTCATTTTTTACATATTACAAATATTAAACCAATGTGGTTGAACTTAAAAAAAAGATAAAACAAAACCAATCTCTACCATTCGGCAACGTGTTTGATTCTTCCAATAACGATGTAATAATAATGCATATCGATATATCTTAAAAGTGAATATATTTTATAATTCACTTTGTAATTGTTTCTAAACTGCATATTGAACCTATAGCGCATTCCTCGATATCCAAATTTTTCCTCCGCAATATGTTTGCTAAGATTAAGTTTGGTAACATCCTCATATATAGCACATACCATGACATCAAATTTCAATTCTTTAAAGAAGGTGATTTTGGTAATCTTGGCCTTACCCCGATATCCACTATATGGCCCACTCATAACTTCAAAAGAGAATTCTTTCCAGAGAAGTATTTTTAGTTTTTTGCGTTCACTTCGGGTCATTGATGCTGAATTGAATTACAAAACCGAATCGAATATTCAGTCCTTTATAATATGTAAGAATTTCATTGGTTATTTCTTCTTCCAATGTAAGAACCATAGATAACCATATGGTCTGTGATATTTTTTTTATACGACCCTTTACCCGCTCAATTTCCAAAATGATATGTGTGTTGAGGTCGGTTGTATAAATCTTACTAACAAACACATAAGACTTATTATACCCCAATTTTTTACCCAAATACCGTTTACGGATATGGTCAATTATATTCATTTTCTTTCGGTGTAAGCAGCCCGAACACCATCCTGATTGCAAATACAGAACCTTGCTGCTTTTACTTTATGTGTGGGTGTAAAATTGTGCGTGATGAAGGAATCCACAGAATATGGGTCATAAAAGATGGGTACTGGTAGGTCATTTTTCTTTGCTGTAGAACCCATACCACTTGTGGCATATAAGCCTTTTATGTAGGCATGAACTTCTTTTTGTTTTCTTTTGATAATCCGCAACCGACCTTTTTCGTTGACAATGAATTCACAATCCCGGATGCAAAGAGCCTGAGCGTGTGCCACCACCTGACCTTTTTGTTTAATGGAGTACCACCGACCTTTTTTGGTAAGGTTACGATAAACAATTATAGGTAACAATTTGTTTATTGTTCTCCCTTTAAAAGAATGAACAATATTGTCGTCAGCGAATTTGTCCTGATTGGGGTCTTTCAGGAGTCCCTGTTCGTTGATTATCAGATTCATCTTTATTGGTATTTGGTAATGGTAAGTTTTCTGTATATAAGAAGTGTTTTTCAAGAAAGCGTTTCTCTTTTAATGCTAGAATTACATTATAGAGTTTTATTATCGAATATATCCACCAAATATATAGTAGACCATAAATAACATTAACCCACCCCAATCCTACATATAAACTACGTAAGACATCAAATACAACGTTTGAAATAATGATGAGGATATAAGCGAGGATTGCACATCTGTATTTTCGTATTTCTTTATTGTAGTTCATTACCGGGGGTTAGGAACTTGTCTCCAAATAGTTGTGCCGATTTTACGGAAATGGGCATTAACCACCCCTTGCGGGATTTTATTCCAATTAAAATTGGGGGGGTTGGATTTAACGTCATTCTTGGCATCTCGCAGCAGTGAGGAGGCGTGGTTTCTTGCCTGTCCAAGATTGTCCCCATGGAATTCAAACCGGGCGGCAGCACCATTGTCTGCCCCGAATACTATTTCGTAGTTGATTTTATCCATGATGGTTAATTAAATACTTGAATGTGTCCGTTAAACATATTTACCGAAACCACCTTCATTTTTTTGGCAAGGGCTTTTTGAACCGTATCTTTTGACCCGGAACGCTTCTTGTTAAAATCCGTATCCCAAAACACCACAATTATGTCTGAATCCGCAACAATTTTGGTGTTTCGAATCGGCCCGGCAGACGCATTGTATTTGCCCCAATCGGCTTCATGAACCAACTTTTCAATTCCACATTCATCAGCAAATCTTTCTGCAAGCATATCTGCTGATTTAGTTTTTTCCACCCTATTTTCTGGATAATGTCTTCCCGACCCTCCTGAAATTACCAAGGAAGGTTCACCAAAGGTTTCGATTACCCAATCCATAGTTTTTAAAAGCATCTCATAATTGTCGAAATCTCTTGACCCGACAATACCAATTTTAAGCGTTGACTTCATGGCGGCTATTCTACAACAAAGTTAGAACAAAAATATCTATTTAAAAAAATAAATATAGATATTTTTGTTAGAAAGCGTAGAATTCTCCGGTAACTTCCCAAATTATCCTGTAACCCTCGTAGTCGGCCAATACCATATCGGGTTCGGTGGCGTAATACAAGGCAATTACTTCTTCCCCATTCTCTTCCTGAATTCCTGCTCCCACCACGTTAGTGTCCACACTTCGGAGTTCTGAATACAACTTGTCTTTGGCTTCCAAAATCGTCATACTTAATCAGTTGTTAAAAGTTTATACAGGCCATATAAAAACCAAAGGCCAAATGACCCTCCTATTTCTTTTGAAAACATAATATCAAAAATGGTGATAACTCCCAATACGACAACAGTAAAATTGACGTTCTCGAATTTCATTTCTTTTCTGTTTTTTTGTTTAAGACTATGTAACGTTCAACGAGGCGAATGAGTTGAGTTTCATTTTCCCCTTCCTTGAGGGCAATATCGTTTTTACGCTTAATGTTGTAGCCATATACTTCTTCGGGTATATGCCCCTCCTTGAGTTCTTGGATGATGTATTTTACCTCCGGGATTTCTGAATACCGCTCTTCATTATAAAGCTTACCTGAATAATTTTCAAACGCCTTAGAGAGTTTGTGTTCATCATAGGTGCGCTCGGCCTTTTTATTGGCCTTTTTTAGAAGTACAAGCACAAAAATCAAAAAGAAGATAAAAAACATGCAGAAGCCAAATCCTGCAAAAAAGCCTTGGAAGATGTATTCAATCATGCAGAATTATAAGAAAGTAAATCGATAAAGTCAAGTGCCGCCTATGGGAATCGAACTCATTTTTTTCCTGATTAAGAGTCAGAAGCAATACCAAATTTTGCTAAGACGGCTGTTGTGGGCGCACAGGGATTCGAACCCTGAACGGACTTACGTCTACCCCTCTCATTAAAAGTGAGATGCGCTACCTTTTGCGCCATACGCCCATATTGTTCCAATAAAAAAAGGAACATATTTTATGTTCCCCCACATAGAATCGAACTATGACCTTCAGAGTAAGAATCTGCAACGCTACCATTACGCCATGAGGGGAATACATATCCTGCATCCCTCAGCATAAGGGATGCTTACTGTTTACGCTTTCGTTTTATGTTGTTAATCTTTTTCATCTAAGTTTTTTCAATTTTTTTTCTTTTCCGTTTTGTTTGACCTTAACTGTCCGGCCATAAATTGTCCGGGGGTCAACCATAGATAAATCTTTTATATTTTCCCAATGGTCATTTCGAATTGAGACCCAAACCTTCATTCCAAAATAATTTTTTACAAGTTGGATTATCTTATAACCATAAGCATCGTTTGATAACCTAACACAAACTACTTCCGGTCTGTTAGGACTTTGAAACAACTCTATAACGCCCATGGGTTTTAAAATCTCATATAAAAACGATATCTTATCCCTCTTTTTCACCTTCAAATATATTTTGATAAAGGTCTTTCACGTTTTCAGAATAACTTCCGGGAACAAGCTTCTTATCACCTCCAAATGTTATCATAGTATAGAGGCGTTCTCGGCCCTCATAATACCAAACGGTTACAAGGTAGCAAGTCTTACCCATTTTGATGCCTTGCTGAATCCAAATTTTACAGACATTATCTAGGTGTACCATATATTTTTATATCGTTTTCGGTTGCTTCTCTTACAAACTCAACGTCTGTAAGGTCGCATTTATGATATCTAATATTTTTATTGTTGTAACAGATAAATGCTCCATGTTCCACAGAATAAAGAGTACAAAGACCTTCTCCATAATCTGGATTTGAAATGCATTTTACTATATTTCCAACAATATTCATACAACAAAGATAAAACAATTATTTTCTATTTTTTAATAGTTCTACCCACCGTCTACATAATAAGTTTGTATATACCAAATTATCCAATCCGTAATTACCCAATGACCATCCATCGTTACACTCCACAAGAAGCGTCCGGCCATCACTTGTCACACCAAAGTCGATGGCGTATCCTACCGGAGCGATTTTGTAATCTGCAATGGCCGCATCAATTACCTTTACATCGGGGAAAATGCGGATATCTCCTAAATAATGCTTAATCCCCTTCAATACACCGTTAATCACATAACAACGGTATTCACTCACAAAATCCACCACTTCTGATACCAGTACCGGGCAGTCGTCTTCAACATTATTGAAGAAAAAGCTGCGGCTTTGTGGTTCACTTATCACCCCGGCTACAAATTCCTTGGAATATCGATTGGGTTTTACAAAAACGGGAAGCCGGGTATCCATCTTAAACTCCCCCATTGTCATATAGTCAATTTTTCGCCCGGTGTATTTCATCAATTCATCCGGGATATTCAATGCACGTTTGGGTTCAATCCCCAATCGCTGCAAGTAGTGATTGGTGGGAATGATTTCAGCCACCACAATATTCCAGCTTGACGTTGGTACGTCTTTGATATCTTCAAAGAATACAATATCTGTCTGTTTTTCCCGAAACCCCAAATAAGCTGATACAGCCCAATCTGCGATTGGGAAATTATTTTGTGCCTGTATATACGCCTTATAGGTCATATCACCACTCCTTTTACAATTTCACATCGTCTATTAATCGCCTCCGCTTTGTCCTCTTCCCCGTTTAACAATTCATGTTCACCATAATACCATGCGGTATAATAGTTTAAGGCAAACTCCTCTATTTTAACTGGTTTGAGTGCATCATCGAATCCCCCTTCATATCCACTGGTGAATATTCTTGTGTCGGGAGGCAGTTGTTCCAAAAGGATAATCAATTCGGCTGCTGTCATATTCCCAATTTCACAAGTTCGTTGTTGTTGATTGCCTTAACAATCCACCGATTTAGGTCGCTTCCTTTTATTTCAGAAGAAAACTTTGCCCCTTTGAGGTCTGCTGCCATTTTCACACCTGATGATATGGCAATGGTTTGCTCTTTTGTTGTCCATTCGTCAAGCTGTATAATAACGGTCTGTTTGACTACTGGTTCAACATCAAAAACCTTTAACGGGAATTGATGTGGAATTCCAAAAATGTCCACAATATATACCAATTCACCACTATCACCATCATAATGACTCAGCTTGGCGATAGCCTTGGATTTATACAAATCCTTTTTTACTTCATTTGTATTCATAGGAATGGATTTAAAAGTTGTAGGGGACGGATTCGAACCGCCACAGAACAAGCCCCTCATTTATCGCTTGCAATCGATTAAACTACTCACTTGTTCAGGTAGTTGTGCATCTACCCTGAGAGTGCCACCCTCAGCCCTACAATTAAGCAATAAAGACACCATATAAAAAACCGAGTATACATGCAATAGTAAGCCCAAGTAAAAACCAATCAAATTTTGGTTTTTTACTTTCAAACTCATTAAGTATGTCTTCCATTATATGTTCTTTTTGTTCGGGTGTCATATTAAACCTCCTTTAATAATTCTTTTAATTCCACAACACCTTCTGTTGCGGGTTTCTGAATTCTTGTTAAGTTGTCAATCCATGACAACATTGGAATGTTCTTATCTATGATGTATTTGGGAACATCGTATCCAACATGGTTAACCAAATTAGCTGCCGGGTATACCTGAAGGGATGTTCCAATGATAACAAAAATATCTGCCTGTCGTGCAATGGATTCTGCCATGGGTATCATGGGAACAGCTTCTTCAAACCATACAATGTGGGGTCTGAGTTGCCCCCCATCGGGTGCAAGGTCTCCCAAATGAATATCTTTTACATAAGAATATGTTCTATCATCATCCCTTTCACTTCTCATTTTGGTCAACTCCCCATGAATATGAACCACGTTCGTTGACCCGGCCCTTTCATGAAGGTCATCCACATTGGTTGTAAGAATGGTTACATCAAAATCCTTTTCCAATTCTGCAAGACCAATATGGGCGGCATTTGGGTTGGCTTGTGCCGCATCCTTCCTGCGCATATTGTAAAACTCCAAAACCAATCCGGGGTTTTTCCTCCATGCTGTTGCAGTTGCCACATCTTCCACATTATATTGTTCCCACAGGCCATCGGAGTCCCGGAAGGTTTTCAGACCGCTTTCAGCACTTATTCCTGCCCCGGTTAATACAACTAATTTCTTTCTCATAATTTTAAAATTTATTGCGACCAAAATCTTCATGAGTCACCCTCCCAATTACTAATTCATGGTTTGGGTTACGAATGTTTTTAAATAACCACCAAATATTTCCTTGACTTGGAGTGCAAACAGCCGGAAGAAGATTAAAATATGTTTTTGCCACATGTTGTATATATTTCCTTACCGAAACATTATTCGGCACAAACAATGTGACACTATTATAAACCTCTAAATTTTCCCCACCACTACTACGAAAATTACAATACCCTTCTTTTATGTTTGGGTAAAAGAACTCATGTAATCTTTTCAGTCTTTCAAACGACTCATCCCATTTAATAATATCCGTCATTGGAAGGTTTCTATTATCAAACAAATGATTAATGCGATACACATAAAATCAATGTTTCTTAATAAGATAATTTTATGGTCATTGTCTTCATCATACCCATCGCCAATTGTTACCTCCATGAACGGCTCATTTAGAAATTCTTTAATCTTCCTCATAAGTAGTTTATTTTATTAAGTAGTAAATCAGCACACTCATAGCACCAATTAAAATAAGCGGTACTAAAAAATGGAACATGATTTTTAATATAACAACTACCACAACCAAAACGATAGCGATAATCACACTTAATAAAATCAATAATGAATTTTTCATATAAAATGATACACAAAAAAAATCATATTGTCAACTAGTGGTGATGATTGGACTCGAACCAACAACCATCGGGCTTCAACCGACTGCTCTACGCTTTTGGAGCTACATCACCTCGTTCGTCAATCTATAGCGCACCCTGTAGGCCATGAGAACTTCGATTGACTGTTTAAGTTCACTTTCGTAGGGTAGACAAGACTCGAACTTGCAGCGTACTATGACCCCACATCCCAAATGTGGACGGCTTCCATTTACCGATTACTACCCTATAAAACACATTTTTCCATTAAGTTTAAAACGTGCAAAAACCAATCGTAGGGCCACCCGGACTCGAACCGGGATTAAATACTTCTCGTCTCCATCTTGTAAGGATGGGATGTTTAGCCAGTTACACCATAGCCCCATTTGTACCCTGAGTCGGGGTCGAACCGACACGCCTTACGGCATATGTTCCTAAGACATACGTGGCTTCCAGTTACACCATCAGGGCATAATAATAAGTGGACACGGTAGGACTCGAACCTACGAACCCCGGAGGGAGAAGATTTACAGTCTTCCGACTTTGCCGCTTTGCTACGTGTCCATATTTCGCCAAAACTCACTTTTTTTTTACCACTTTTGGCCGGATATAATCTTCTTATATCTCGCCAAATCTCTCTTTTTGTGCGCCTGAAAGGACTCGAACCTTCACCCGATGCAATGTCGGAACAGGGCTTAAACCTGTCGTGGCTTCCAGTTACACCACAAGCGCATATATCAGGATGGCGGTTGACTCGGACTTCAATGGCCCTGTACGACCCGCTTTTTACGAGACATCCTGATTATTACAATACCCCTTCTCTAATCTTTATAAAAATCTACAAACAATTTATATCCCATGCTTTCCCACAATTGTTTGGCTCTATCAGTTATCTTTCCTTCAGCGATGCCTCCTTCGTCCCTACAACAATAAAAACTCATATAATCATTCGTTCCTTCTACACAACGTGATAGTAATGCTCCCGCACCCCTCCAACTATAGGAAAGATATTTGGGAAATTTAAGTTCAAGTAAGCTGTTGAAAGCATAATATTCATCATGCCATTGCTTAAACTCCGCTTCATCATATTCTTTGGCAATCCACACCTGATTGCATAAAGAACAATAGAGTTCCCAAGCTAATTGCCTCTCCACAGCAATTCTTAAAAAAGGCCCTTTCTTTTTTAATTTCTCTTCCAGAAGTTTTTCAAAATTGTCATCCATGTGTCGGTGGTCAGACTCGAACTGACATGGCCAATGCCGTTACGTTTTGAGCGTAGTGTGTCTACCAATTTCACCACACCGACATAAAACAAAAAACCCCGGAAACTTGTGAGTTCCGAGGTTTCATTAAACTTCAAAAAGAAGTCAATATCGTTACGAACTCACAACACATACCTTTGGCACTAGATAAAACAAGGGTTTTACCTTCGGGCTTTTAAAGAGTGGTAATATGTTGCAAATTGCGTTCATTGTTTTATAATTATACGCAAATATAGAAAAGGATTTTGAAAATGTCAACTTTTTTCAGAAATATTTTTTTTCTTTGTTTTGGGTGAGATGATTTCTACACCCATTTGTGATAATTTATTCCGGGCCTCAACCGAATTAAATTCATGCGGTTCAAGTCCTGTGACCACACTTATCAGGTATTTTACAGGTGCGGTCATGTTGAGAATTTTTCCCCGGTAGCCCCGGTCTTCTCTTGCCGGAGGAACCCCCCTTTGTTGAATGTAGACCATTCCATTAACTAATTCAATTGGAGTGAAATCAGGTATCATAGTATTTCGATTTGTCCCAAAAATACTCTTTTCTTTGTTTTTAAAAATTTCGATTTTTAAAAATCTTTGTAACTCCACTTCGTTCTTTCCGATGCTCTTCAATTTGTTTTTTTACCCGAAGAACTGCAAAAACTCTTGAGGTTTCTTCAGCCAGTTTAATATCCACCCCAAAATATACTCCAAGGTGTTCTCCTATTTTTCGCTGATGATAAGAATGGTAAGTTTTGTCTTCATATTTCAGCCATACGGTAGGGTAATCATAATAAACCTTTTTGATTGTTACTTCGACGCCGTTAAATGATAGGGTTCGATTTTCACAATACCGTTCAATGAATTTCAATCTTCTTTTGAATTCACTTACAGAGGGTATGGGTGATTTTATTTTATGTCTCATGTAGAATGATAACCAAACATCTCAATCTTGTCAACTATATTTATAAGTATGATTTATGACCCAATACCTGAAAAAATTAGACCCAAATTGAAAAAATTCTTTTTGGGAAAATATTATATTTACATTAGTTTCTTAAATAATGAATACGTCTATAAAATCAGTTCCGTGGAATTTGATATGAGTGACATTTATAGTCTCTTCTTTGTTTTTGAAGATGTAAATCAACTGCCTCCCGATGGTGAAATTATATATAAAGGAAATCGGCAACTTCTGCCCACCATGAATGAGATGGTGGAAGAATATTTTGGAATCGATACCCGGTCATGGCAGGGAATTAGGATTGGAGCGGCTATAAAACAAAAAAAAGACTTTATCAGTGAAGTCGTCAATAGTGAGGTCAGGGTTGAGGAGGTGAGCAATGAGCAATTATTCAAGGATGCCTACAAGTTAAATAAGTTATACAATCAATCGGTCATGAATGATATGGTATTCATGTACATGCTCAATTATATTATTAATACCTATAATATTCAGGCGTATTATGCTTATAGTGAGGATGAAGTAGTGGGATTTCTCATCAAAGGGACAACTTCCATTAGTCGGGAAAGATATCTTATGAGTCGTATATCTAAAAAAACAGTTGACCTACCCGATAGTGAAGATAACAATCGGGACAAGGACGTGGTACTAATGATTGCAGTGGATGAAAAAATGCGGGGTAAGGGTATCTTTAATCGCCTCGTTTCTCTTCTTAAAAAACCATATTTGGTTCATATCAACGGTGTGTTTTCTCCAATGGAAGTGTGGAACAAACAGGGTTGTAAAATCCTGATGTCTACAAATGTTTATGGTCATGAAAACTCAGTAGGAATTTGCGGTAGTTCAGAACCCATTAATGAAAATGATTTTCCTTTGGGCTTAAGAAATTAAACCCCGGAAGTTCCGGGGTTGACTACTAAAATGTTATAGTGGTATTTAATTTCCTATAGGTAGACCAAACAAGTCTATCTGTCATGCATTTTTACACACGATTAAATGTATTTACAATCAGTTAAGCAGACATCCTCCGTCACTTAGTCCTATGGCTTTTTTAGTCCACCTCCGATTACGCAATGTTTTCGATGGTCTTACGGCACTCCACCTCGGATATAACATTAGTAATTTACGGTGGTGGTAGTCGTTCTGCGAACCACCTTGCCGTGTTTTTTCTTTTCTTTAACGGTTGTCACCTCGCTTTTGGGTGAATGACTCGCCTTGCATCCCGCAAACAAGCCAATTGTTAGTATTAGTATGATTGTTTTCATTATGAAAAATTTTGACTTTCTATTGCTGCTTCGATATCACCCCCTTGTATGAAATCTGTTGGGCCGCTATCCGGTGTATTACCTACATCCGCTTGTGGTGTGTCCCATGAACCCCCGGCTCCCGCACCACCCCCGCTGCCACCCCCAAAATCATCCAACTGTGGATGGAAAACAGAAGGGTCGGCAGCATCAATCGCTACGTGAATGGGGTTGGATTCATTGTATAATACATTATACGGGTCGGTTACGGTTTCCCTATGGTTGAAATACCTTCGGATGTAATCGTCGGTTTCACCATCCTCGTTAACGTACAAACCATTGTCGTCTCTTTTTTGGATAACGGTGGTTTTCTTGGTAAAATCCTGAATACGCTTTAAGTATTGGCGTTTTTGAATCTCCCCATGCCAAATGTGCCACAAATCGCCCGATACGTACCCAATACGGCCCTCCACCACTTGGTAGAACCTCTGAGACCATTTTACAACCTCATCCAAATTATCGGCAAAAGATTTCGTTATACAGCTATGTGGAATTTGTCCCATGGCAGCATGAGCAATGATGTGGTCAGCCCCACCTATCAGAGCCTTGTCGTATAAGGGAACGGCTTCCAGTACCTCACGCTGCGCCCCCCATGCAAACCCCACATGCCCGTGAAGGTCATAATTGGTGGAAACACCCTCAAGTCTTTTTAAAGCATTATTGTAAGCAAAGCTTCTCCACATCTGCTTGTGTCGGACAGGCAGGGAATCCAAATGTTTTTTCTTTGCTTCAACATCAAAATCCGGCTTCATTTGGTCTTTATTCAAATGAATGCACACATCAAATGGTTGGATGATTTTAGCCCCCTTTTTCAACTCTTCAACCCCATCAACCATCCAGTTTTTATTTTGAAATAGAACATCGGCATCAACCCAATACACGTATTTAAACTTCTTGGGTAGTCTTGAAACCACCAAATTGATTAACCCCTCCTTGTGCCAAAGAAGGGAATCGGTTTTCACCGTTTCATGGGCAATCCCCGACAATTGATTGTCACCCTCACCAATCACACACTCAATGATGTAGTGGTTGAGGTGTTTGATGGTTTTATGGTACTCCTGAAAAGCTTTGAGGCGGTAGGGAGAATTGGTGGGGTTGTAAAAGCAGCTAATAATGATTGCTTCGGGGTGGTTTTTATATTTGTTTCCACCAAACAAATTCTTAATGGCTTGCAGCATACTGGTTTTTATTAGGGACTAATTTTGTTTCATCTGAGCGGGATTCCAAATACCTTTTGAAACTGTATTTGAGTTTCGTGTAGTCAAACTGAAATCCGGGGCGTTGGTCAAGACATGTTACCACCAGTTTTTTAACAAGATTCTTGGAATAAATACTGTCCACGTCCAAGGCATAATTAATCAGGTCGTAGTCGATTTCTCCTACCCGGAAATTCTCCTGCCAGTTGTTGGTGACATTGGTTTCCTTTTTATTGTTGACGAGGCCCAAGTTCTGTTCATTACTCATCCACCCCCGGCCATGCCGTGTTTGGTAACACCGGGTGACATAATAGATTTGAGGTGGTATTTTGTGACCTGAAAGCTTATTGTAAATTTCCAAAACATTTTTACTTGTGGTGTTGGCGTAGGTTACATTGGGGAAAAAACCATGATTCATATCCAATAATATTCCCTGCGACCCTTCAAAAATGATGTGGTCATATCCATACAAACATGAATAGTCCTCAACTTGGAAAAGGTCTTTTCGCTCAAGGTTTTCAAAGAAATAATCTTCCGCATAATCATACAAGCGAATATAGTCCAGTTGGTCGTGAAGCATTACCTTACCGCTATAGTATTTTTTTATAGCTTCAATTTTTTGCTTATAAACAGACGGATATTTCAAATCCACCGCATACAATTTATACCCGGTTTCCAAGTTGCGCTTCATGGTGGCCGCAATACCTAACCCGCATGACCCATGCTTTATTTTCTCTTCCATCAGCCTGTTATACGCAACATCATAAGGTGTTGTTACCATGGTAAGCGGATGTAGGTACAGTTCCGGGGTAATCCCTTTTTGTAAAAGAACTTCTCGTTCATTAACAAGGCTGTTCAAATACATAGTGGTGTGTTCACTAAAATAAGAAGGAACACCCCGGAGAGTGCCGCTTCCATAACTGGAATGAATATGCCGGACACCATTTTTTACAACGGTGTGTCCGGCTTGTTGTCCACCTGAAAATCTTACAACAATGGGATTATCGGAATTGGAGCAGAGGAAGTCGGTTGTTATACCCTTTCCCTCGTCTCCAAATCCAAGTCCCAAAACGATGCTTGCTTTCATGCTTACAGATAAATTTCTAATGGTGAATCACCAGTTGTATCAGTCCCGGTAGAAGGTTGCTCTGTGTATGGTTGGCTCACATGCTCTTCCCGACCCAATTCCTTTAAGATAGTTTTGGCTATCATATCAGGAATGGTGGTGTATTCGGTGACATTGATACAGTTTTGACCCAACCGCTGCATCCAATCTGCGGAGGCATCCCGGTGGCCGTGAATCAAATTGATATGATAAACATGGAATTTTTGTTGTGCAGCAGCAAGCAATTCTTCAACAGAATAGGTTGTTTGACCCACCGCCGTATCACCCATGATTTCCCGAACGGCACTCATTGAGAGGCTTTTCAAACAAGGCTCATCACCAACAGTGAAGAGAAACCCTTTCTTACCTCTTTTAATTAAGGAATCCATTTCGGTGTGGTAGGCTGCGAAGTAGTACGCCAACAAATAGCTTTCCCCTTCATTACCTCCACCACCACCTTCCAGATAGGTACGGGTCAACCACATATCCAACTCTTCATCCCCGCTTTCAAACTGGCCGATTTGAAGAGGGTAGTTATCAACCTCATGGTCTCCAACAGCACCAAAACAAAGGGCTGCATCAGGAATACCTTTTTGAATGAGGTTGCCCATTAATTTTGGAAGCCCTTCTTTTATCAGTTGATGGGGAATATGTCCCATTGAGCCTGTAACATCCAACCAAAACATGATTGGTGTAGCATTTGGATGTGCTTCAGAATCCCGACATTCCCTGATTCTTACACCTTTTGGATTCATGCTTTCATGAATCTTGCGCTCTTTTTGCTGTGTGAATATTTCACTTGCAGACTTTGTAGCATAGCCCAACGAAGAGGCTCGAACTGTTCTGCTTTCGTGGTTGTAAAAAGTTCCACCCATAGAATATTAATTTAAAGTTTTCCAAATAGGATTTCGTAACGCTCGGTAGCAACCCCAAGCTTAATCTCTTCGTTGCGAATTCTTAGGCCCAATTCAATGTCTTTGGTGACAAAGGCTTTGGCATCGAAATCAGACGCTAATTTTAAACTGATTGTATTTTCCGGGGCCAAATCCAACATGTTTTCCCTATCTCTTCTCATTTTTTTCAGATTGGCGGCAATGTCTTCAATTTCCCTTTTGTAAATCATTTGAGCATCTTCAGCAATAGACAAAGCCCGGTCACTGCGGATTTGTTTGTTGTTTCTACGAAGAGATTCAACAAATCTTCCGTTCATTTCATTGAGTTGACTTTCAACATCGTAAGGGCTAACGGTGGATTGATTTTCTAATTTTTCGTTTTCCATTTGATTTTTTTATTTTAAAAAATTTATTTATAGCATCGCCTTCACTTCCTTTAGTGTATCCCTAAAACGAGGAAGGTCTTTAATATCAGGATGCCATGCCAAGTCTCTTTGCATCAGGTCAATTGTTCCCTTCAGAATTGCACCTTCTTTCCCTGCTTCCAATCCAATGATGAAAGCCGTATCAGAAATGGCAAGGCAGTTCTCCAAATCGTGGGAAACAATGATGATGGTTTGGTATTCGTCGGCCAATGATATTTTGACAAGAAGCGATGTGATTTTATCAATCATCAGAACATCCAAGCCGGAGAGGGGTTCATCCAACAGCAGAAACGGAGACCCATTTAAGAGTTGAACAATGATGGCCGCTCGTTGGCGTTGACCCCCCGAAAGCTGACAAGGGTATTTATCCAAATGTTGGCTCAGATTGAATTCCGTTGAGTACGCATCAATAAAGGCTTTGGCATCAATGTTTTTGGCGTTGGGCCGATATTTCAATGCCACCTTGAAGTTCTCCCGGATGGTCAGGTCATCAAACATGATGTAGTTTTGAAACACCACGCCCATATCTCCCTCACGAACAGGTTTTAGCTCCTGTCCTTGTCCCATACACACTTTTATTTGACCGCTTGTGGGTGTTTCCAGCCCGGCCAGCATCCGAAAGATAGTGGATTTCCCCACACCCGATGCCCCGATAAGGGACAGGATTTGACCTTGGGTCAGGCCCGGTCTTGTAACGTTTTTGATTTCAAAAGACACATCCCGGATGACAAGCTTGTTGCCATAGGTTTTTGAAAGGTTCTCGGCTTTCAAAAGTGTTTCTGCTATTTCGTAAGGCATTATTTGGCTTTTTGAAGTGGAACAAATTTGAACAGGTAATTTCTCAGAGCCTTTAGTCCGGCATCAAAGGCCAAACCCAACAAAAACAGGGTCACTTGAATGGCAAAAACATATTCCAGTTCCAAGGTTTTATTTTGCTTAATCAGCATTGTTCCAATTCCCCCTTCCGACATGGAGAGTCCTTCCACCATGGTTATCATCAACCAACAAATGGCAAAGTTCTGCCGCATCACTTCAAACACATAATTGAATTGGCCGACAATTACCACCCTTCTAAGGGTTTGCCACCGATTCATGCGCAGGGTCTTACACAGGTCGTATAATTGCGGGTTGATGTCATCAATTAACGATACCATGGAAGTAACAAAAAAGGGAACAATTCCAAATAACAAAAGAATGAGTTTTAAGTTTCCCCCATTACTGGTCAACAGGGTAAATATGAAAATGATTCCAGTGAGGGGAAGATATCTTAAAACAATTATGAACTGCACAAAAGGCTTTAATACGCCGATTTTATACCCATAGGCAAAAACCAAGGATATGATTGTACCAAAGAAAATGGCCTTTAACGTCAAAATTAAACTGGTAAGCAAATTCTGGATGAAATCTTCGGTCTGAAATACGTTGAAGAGTTTCTCCAAGATTGCCAGTGGCTTTGGAATCAAAGCACCCCCGTTGATTTGCCACACCGTTAGGATTAAAAACCATTCAATCAACAAAGTCATCAAGAAGACCTGTTTGTTGATTTTATCAAAAGGGGTAACGAGACCCCGGCTGATTGCGATTGCTTGTTGTTTCATTTTACTCAATTAAACGGTATTCGCCTTTGGGGAAAAAAGAGGGGTTGAACGCCTTCTCCGCATATTGAAAAGACCATTGGTTTTCGTTACGCATGTAAATTGAAGTAAAATTTTTTATAAATTTTTCTCTGGCTTCCTCCGCATTACTGGCGATGACCCGAACCCAATAATCTTTCATGCTGACACCCTTGGTGCTAATGTGGGCTTGTCCGAATGTAAAATAATGATTCATGTTTTTTAAGTTAGAGAGTGGGGGGAATATTTACTATCCCCCCGATGACCCTCTTTTCTAAGCACAAAAAACGACTTATTCACCCAATACAATTTGTACCCTGCGGTTCTGCGCCCGGCCCGATGTGCTGTTGACATCAACCCCCACTACAGGTTGTGAACTACCATACCCCTTGGTAATAATGCGCTTTTCGGCAATACCCTTTTTGGTGAGATAGGTTTTAACGGCCTCGGCCCTTGCTTCTGATAATGCTTGGTTTTGTTCATCCGTACCAGTGTTGTCGGTATGACCATACACTCCAAGACTCAGACTTTCAGCCACCACAGCCGAATTGAAGATTTCATTTAACAGAGCATAGGATTCAGGTTTAATCTTGGCACTGCCCGTTTCAAACTGAATAGCGTAGGATTTATTGGATGTTTCTTCAACGATATCGGTAGAATAGGTCTTGGTATCATTGAGTGCTTTACCCTGTAACAAGGCTTTACCTTCATCGCTTTCCAAGACAGCCGCTAAGTAGCTTTTATCCACCACTGATTCATAGTTTGGATATTTGGGCATGATATCTGGATACATTTTGGAAAGAATGTCACCAAACGTGGTATATACAGCCTTATAGCGGTCAATTCCATCTGCACCCAAGCCAAAGACATTCGCCATATCGGTTAGGTTGAATACTTTTGAACCACCCAAATTTACATTTAACCCTTGCGCATCTTTTTCAGTCGCCCCGTTGTAATATTTTAACCAATACGCACCATCCTGTTCTTGCCATATTTTAGCAGAGACGTTGGTTGCAAATTCCTTGGCGTCATTATAAGAGCGCACTTGGTCTCCTGCCTGTGCAGTTGCCAAAATCAAATTTTGAAGGTCTTTGCGGTGTGCCTCGGCCCATTTTTTTATGGTGATGGTAATGTTGGGCATTTGTTGGGAATACTGTTTGGTAGAAACAAGGGTTATCAACCCACCTTTCTTTTTGGCAACATTCACATCGCCGGGAGTCCATGTTGCCACAGCGTCCACCCCTACTTCAATGGTTTCACCAGTGGTTTTTCCATTTCTTGCAACCTTTCTTGTTTCCCGGTAGCCAGTAATATATTTGTTGGCAGCATCCAAGAAATCATTGGCGGCAACAAGGTTGATAGCTGAACTATCATACGTGGTTTCATTGGGGTTGACCTTGAGGTTATTGTCTCCGGCCCATTTTAAAAGGATGTTCATATCCCCATCCCTTAAGTAACAAGCAACAGTTTTACCCAATGCAGCCTTGGGGTCACGCTTCCATTCCACCGGGGCCAACACTTGGTCTTCCCCATCAGATTTTCCGGGCGTAAACCCAAAAGCAATGGCTTGGTATTCGGGGCCAAGTTTGCTGAGTTCTTTTTGAAGGGTAGCAAAGAACGCTGGCATCCCATCTCCCATATAAGAGCAAAGTACACCGGGAATATCCGTTCCACGTTCTTTGACATCCTGAGCGAATTTAATCAAATCAGCAATGGATTTATTACAATCATCCTGACGTTTGATTTCCACCTGAAGTTTATACTTATCATAGAGCGACCCTTTGGTAGTTTTCACACCACCGTTGGCATAGTGGGTCGCCAACTGGCTGTTCCACGCCATTTGAAACCATGTAAGTCGTGTTCCCCCATTTACAGATACATCCGTAGAAGGGAAGTTTAATTTGACAGCAGATGCACCGCTTAAGGAGGCTTCCGGGGCATCAGGGAGTTGAACCGAGCCAATTTCCATGGCGGCTTTTACATCTCTTGGGCGGCTGCGGTATTTTACTACTCCGAAGCCAACGATTGCTAACAGTGCTATAAAGCCTATGAATTTTAAGGCATTTTTAGCGGGGGTTTGTAGAGGCATAATTGTTTATTTGTTTTTTGGTTAGAAAAATTATAGATTATCGTAGTTGCTGGCCTGACGTTCCTCAACACTTGTAAAGGTTACAGGGGTGGCTTTTGTCGTTGACGTGCCAAGATATTTTTGGTCGTATTCAGCCAAATATTCAAAGGCTTTGGCATCATATACGGCCTGTTGTAAGTCAATAGAAGAAATAAGGTCTTTGCTTCGTCTTACAATTTGTTTTACCTCGGCAGAATTCTTTGCTGCGGTATCACGCATATGCATCAAAGCCAGTTGACCTACCATGGATTTGTCGTTTTTTCCGGCAAGAACGTTGGCAAACCGCTGCATGGCACTTGAGGCGGCTGCGGTATATTTATACTCCGTGATTTCCATTTCCACATTGTCCCGGTGAATTTCTGCCTGTGTCCGGGCGTAGGTGGCAAGCTTATTTAATTTCATCCGGGCATCGGTAATAATGTTATCCATGTTTACCAACTTAGCCAAAAATCGGTTCAGGTTCGCCAACTTGTTTTCATTAATGGCAAGCTTGCTTGCCACGGTTTCCTTGGTTTGTTGCCGATTGGCCAAAGCTTGTGGAGTTAGTCTCCTAAAGGCTGCATTTTCTTCCTGAATATTCTTTATCTCGCTTTCCAGTTCGGCTTTTTTGGTTTTTATATTTTCCTCTTGGGCCGCAACATCATCAACACAGGCTTCCAGTTTTTCAACTTCTTTAAAATTGGCCTTTACTTCACTTCTGGCGAGTACTTCCGGCTTATATTTGACAATTTGGCCAAGAGTGGAATCAATAAATAAATCCCACAGTGCAAGCCCAATCGAACGAACGGTTTGGCTGAAAAACAATAGGTAAAAAACCAACAGGGTTGCTCCCAAACCAACACAGGCCCATGTAAATTTGGTGAGTCCCCAAACGATATCAGTTCCGTTGTCAATGGCATCCAAAGCCATTGGGCCTACCTTATATAAGGCGAATAGCACCAAAAGGCATAGGACGATACCTTTTAATTTACCCCCCGGCCTATTCCATAGACCAAGGGCTTTCCCCTCTAAGGAGGTTAAATCTACTTGTGACATTTTCTTTGTTTTGTGTTAGAAAAATTATTGAATGTAGGTTTGAATAGTCTGAATGTCGTCGTTGATACGACTAATTTCGTTGTTGATTTCACTTTCCATTACAACCGTGGAATTGGCAATCTTTTGCTCAGCCGTGGCCTTTTCACTGGTCAGTTGGGCAATGCGTTGGTTGTTGGCATTCATTTCTTCCGTAAGCTTTTTGATGGCTTCTGCTTTTTGCTGATTGGCTTGTTGAAGTTGTTGAATTTCCGCTTCCCTTCCGCTTACTTCTTTTTGTTTGCGGCTTTCTCGGTCAGCCTTGAAGTTGGCCAGTTCGTCACTCAGCTTGGTGATGTAATACTTAGCTGTATCCACCAGTTTTGTCTTGGTCAAACCAAGGGCCAAAAGAGAATTGAAGGTCATTTGGAAGGTCAAAGGCCGCTCCAACTTCATTGCCTGATTGCGTTCAAGGGCTTCTGAAAATTCAAAATAATCCGGGCCGTCTTGATTGGCTTGCCGCAACACGTCTTTAATGTGTTGTCTATATTTTTGAATATCGGCTGACGCCTGTTGTTCTACCTCTGTTTTGGGTTGAACAAAATCAACGGTTGCGGGGGTAGCTTGGGTTGTCGGAGATTTGGAGAAACTTGGCGGTTGGAGTTTAGTTTCTTTACTTTCAGATTCATCATCAGTACTTTTCCAAATGTACTTAGAGAAAAAGTTTTCGGACATGTGTTTTTTGTGTTTAGTGGTGTAAAATTACTATTAAAATTTACAACTCCAAATTTTTTTTGTTTTTTCTTTGTTTTAATTCTTGGTCTGTAACAAAGTTGCTTTCACTCTATCCAATGCTTGTCCCAACCAGTTTGTTCCTCTCCAATTTTTGGGGTCAACGATTAAAGGGTCTTTTTCACCAAGACCAACACCCCATATGATATCAGTGGGGGAAGCTTCAACAAATTTTCTATTCCCGGTTGCCAGCATTTCTTTTCGCATATCTTCGTGCTGCATATACTTGGCTAGGTTTGCCTGATACACAATTTCCCTTGCATTGGCGTTCCATACTTCCTGATTAAAATTTTTAACAGTACGCCCAAGAGACTGATGGTCTCTTGGGTGTTCTGCTTTCATGATTTTATCTGCGGTTTCCCAATCCTCAAACAAAGTGGCTTTCCTATGCATCATGTATTGTTCAGAGCAGTTGTAGGTTCTTCCATCAATTCTTACTGGCGCAATTTTCCATTGCGAATAGAATGATTTATAGAAGAAAACAAAATCATCAGTTATTAACATAGTCGGCCTGTTTTGATTGTATCATGGCTTGGATTTGCTTTAGGGTATTGTCCATCCCTTGGGCTGAACCATCCAAAAAGATAACATTCCCCTTACCGTATTCCGCAAAGTTTTTGATGGCTTCCGTCCACATGCTGAACATGATAACGTTGGTATCCATATTAGCGGAATGCAACATTTCAGCCGATTGGGTTAGGCCCTTCGCCACTTCTTCCCGGAACTTGGCAACCCCTTGTCCCCGTAGTTGGGCGGCAGTAGCCTCGGCTTCGGCTTGAATTTTAATGGCTTGCCCTTCCGCTTCCGCAGCCTTGGTCTTTTGAATATACAACGCCTGACCTTCATTTTCTGCGGCGGCTTTTAGATTATTGGAGGCTACTACTTTGCTCATCGAATCCATGATAGCCTTGTCAAATGTGATATCATTGATTTGTAAATCCGACAGATGATAGCCCCAACTGTGTAGTGTACCATCCAATTCGGCCTTTACATGGTCAACAATTTCTCGTCTGAGGGTAAGCACCTCCGCTTGTTTTTTGGTTGCCACGTATGCCCGTACCGCTCCTTCAATGGTTCTTTGCAGAGTAGAGGCGAACTCCTGTTCAGTGCGGAATTTGAAGGCGATGTTTTTAATGGTATCCTCGTCACTATTTGTGGCTGAATACAACAACATAGCGTTGAAATACACGTTGGCTTGGTCAGAAGTTATGGACTGAAACGCAACCGAGGCCGACCTGTTTTGTAAGGAAATAACCCCAAGGAGGCTATCAATATAAGGGACTTTGAAATTCAGCCCGGTAGTACAAATTTTATGAAACTTGCCAAGCCGTGTAACAACAGCTACAGTTCCCTGTTTTACAGTGAAGAATGATTGAAATAAGCTAACGATAAGCGCAAGGCCCACTATTCCGCTTATTGCCAGAACAACGATGGATGTAATTGACATAATTATTGATTTTGTAGTTTTTCTAAAAGGTGTGGTTTACGAATTAGTTCGACAAGAACTGTGATGTCTTTCCCTGAAATAGCAACGGCCTGATTGTTTAGACCAAAAAAATCCATTTGATGGTCTCTTGGAATGGCGTACCACAATTCCGTGTACTCGTTGTACCAAAATATGTGGTTGTATAAATTTCTTTCCATAGAAAAACATAGAAAAAATAATTTACAAAGTCAAATCCCCACCTTTTGATGGGGATTTTACCTATGCATTAACGACATGCCGCTATTGACAGAGGTCTCCTAATAAGCTGTTGTACACCAGTTATTAGCGATTGAGGTTCCATAGGTTATTTTAAAAAATCTGGAATTTTGGATTCATCGATAAAAACAATTTTTACATCGCAATTTTCGAGTTCTTCTTCAATCATCTCCACAATGTGCTTGGGATTGCCTCCGGCAAGACCGCAACCAATAAGTCCGGGCAGGGCAATGGTTTTATCTTTATAGAGGCGACCCATCTTGCGCAAACAAAGGCGCATGGCATCTTCATCCAAGGGAACACCATATTTAGGTGAGGGGTCATTCCAGTGGTATTGGGTGTACATGTTCACTACGGTCACAAGGTTGTCGGGGTTGCCTATAATCCGGGGTCTGCCTTTGGCTTCGATTTGACCCAATTTTCGAATATCCCCCGAATAATACTTATTTTCATTAAAGAAGATTTGTGGGTTGTTGCATCCAAAAGCTTTGTCCATCAGCGGAGCAATGCCACGTTTCATAGTACAAAAACAGTTACACCCATGCCCAATAACCTCAAACTCTCCGGCTTGGGCAAGCGCAATTAAATCCCCTTTGATAACAGATATTGACATGTTAAATAATATAAAATTTATTTTACAAAGTCAAACAAAAACCCCGGAACAACATCCGGGGTGAAACATACAACATATAATGACAAAATCAAGAGTAGATGCCGTATTCAATCCGGGTAAGGATTGTTCTTGCTTCCAGTTCGCTAACTTCTGAAGGTTTTTTATTCCCCAAAGCCCGAATGGGTGAATTCCACCATTTGATGAATTTTTCTTCTTCCCCAAAAACCATTATACCGTAGTTGTATAAGCCTTGGCTGATTCCCAATGTATTAGTGTTTTCCATTACAAATTCGTATTGTGTCTTTATTAATAATCAGAGTGGCACATTCATTTTTATCCAGTAAAAAGGTATCAACATTGCCTCCGTTTATTGAGTAGGTGTAGTCCCTTTTCTTTAGTTTGGGGCTGTAAGCAAAATAGGCAATCCCCCCCAATATAATAATGGTCATTACCGCCAACCAAAGAATGGATTTGTTTATTTCACTATTCATAGTTTTTCATAGATTTACAAACTTTTATTTGTGTTTTAATGGTATTCTTTTCCTTATCTCCAAATTCTAATACTCCGTTCTTCTTCTTTCCTACCACGCCGTCATAGATTTGAAACATGGTCAGGAAGTCGTAGGTTCCCTTCACGCTTCCCTCAAAACTCACCACTTTGTAAATATTGTCGGTGATTTGAGTCAGGTATGGTTTATCGTGCCGCTCTTTCCCATACAAGGCCGTCATCATCAAATAGCGTTCTTGAAAGGTAGTAGCTACCAAGTACTGACAATCAAACACCAAGATGTCAAACAATACCAATTTATGGTTGAAAAGTAAATTGTTTTCATCTTTTTGAGATTTATTCATGTACTCCCCCACCAGTACCAACCAACCCTTGCGCTTGCTCGGCATGTTGTAAAGAGCCTTGATTTCACTTATTGGGATTGTAAAATCCTGTAGGGGCTTATCGTGTCGGTTTAGAATACGAATGTCCTCACCGTTGATAAAAACCACACAACACGACCCATTGAGTTTGGGTTGGTACATCCATCCTGTATCGAAGCGACCCAATTCGGTTGTTTTGATTTCTTTTTCAATGTATGGTGGATAAATGAAATGGTATTTCGTATACCTCATTTTAAGACCTCGTTTATTTTTACTGGCGCATACTCTTTGACCGTGATGGTTTTGGACACTTCCTGCACCACTACTGGTACAAACAAAATCCCATCCTCTGTCAGCTTAACTTGAAAGGCTATCCCTTCCTGAAACCTTTCCACAATGTCCTGCGGCACGTTCAGCGAATAGACGTAATGCATTTGACCATCTGAGCCTTTAAGGGGAACGTGCCGCTTGGAAAAGCGGTACAGTTTTTCATCCGTTGGGACACGCTTTTCGTATTTTTTTCTAGGTTTCCTTTCCATGGCGTTTGTTTTATAAAACAAAGATAAATCAAGTTTTTTGTTTTTCCAAATACCATGATATAAACGCCACACACATGAGCCAAGCGGCTTCCTTTTTATTGTTACCAACAACCCGGTCATGAACAAAGTCCCTGACTGTTCCTTTTTCATCATTCTCATCAATAATGGCAATATTGTTCACCAATCTGAAATTACCTGTTAGTTTTTCAATTTTTTCCACAACTTTCATGAGCCAGTTCCAGTTCTCGTAATACTGTAGCCCGTTATGACTTCTGCACAGATAATGCATTTTACCCAAATTAAATTTCGAGACATCTGATGCCCATTCATGTGTTTTCCAGCCCGGCACAAAAATCCCTCTCCGGGGTGAAGAGGGAATATGGTTTGAAGGGTAGTAGGCATACCCCATGAATTTAGCTATCAGTTTGTTTCCTGCTGTTATTTGTTCCTTCTCCATTCGGATAATTTTTAAAATACCATTCGCAAAAACTCACAATTGCACTCCACGTTCCCTCCCTTTTTATTTCCCCTACATAATCAGGAGAAAAATCTTCATCTATAATCAAATCAATTGTAAAATCGGTAATGCGCTTTTTCCGCACTTGGATTGCATCCCGGCTGATAACCACATTATAACCAATTTCTTCCACTTTGTCAATGGCCTTGTGTAACCATTCCCATGAACGAAAGAAGGGAAGGTCACGCCACGGATAATTGTTGTGGATGGAGTAGGCGACATCTATGGTAAATTCCGACCTGACAAACCATGTCCCTTCCTCTCCTTCTTGCTGATACCACCCCAATAATTTTGCAATAAGGTTATTACCCTCAAGAATTTGTTGTTGTTGTAGGATTAAACTCATAAAACAAAGATAAAACACTTTAAATTGCCATCAAAAAAAAAATCGGGGAACTCCCCGATTTTCATTGTGCGGCGGCAATTCGTTTCTTTGGTCTGCTACTTGGCGTTATGGTAGCAGGAGCAATTGGGGTGCTAATCTCGTTGACCATTTTGACATTTTTAATTTGATATATCACCCCGATTTTGACAAATATCTCCTTTACCGTGGCTTTCACCTTGGTTGCCAGTTCGGAAAGACGGTTGTGCGTTCCGGGGGCAACACAATAAACCTTTTCCCATTCGAAGAGTTTCATTTTGTCTTCCTCCGGGATTTTATCGGTGTTCCGAATGAATTCATCCAACACCTTCTCATATTTCTTAAACATTTTGTTGTCCACCACAATTAGGTCTTCTTCTTTGACCACACTCCTTCCAAATTCTACAATCAGTCTTTGCGCTTTGCCTTCATCAATTTTGCAATAATTATCGGTAGGAATGAACTGAAGAGAGGCTTCTTCCCCTTTTTGGTTTTTAAAATCTACCGTGACCGTTCCGGGATTTTCCCGTTCAGACTCATACAACGCTGTAAACTTATTAAAGGCGGTAGTGCGAACATCATCATCCAAGGAGTCAATTTCAGCCTTGAGGTTTTTGGCCTCGTTTTGTTTCTTTACCAGTTGGCGCACCAACTCGAAAACACCATCGTCCACCACCTCAATGACTTTGTGGGGACTTTCTTTGGTTTTGGCTTTGGTAAGGGCGTTTTTCTCTAAGTTTTTAAAAAAAGAAGTTGTAGCCATATGTATTGGTTTTAGTATATGAAACAAAGCTAAAGCAGTTTGACTTTATAAAATATTTTTTTTACAATTCAGCTATGTTACTCCTACCTGAAAGTACTACAAGATTCCGTAGTGAAAAAAGATTTTTGGAAATCAAAAAGCGGTTTGAAGGTAGAACCTATTCCATTGAAAAAACCTATCATGGTCTTGTTTTTTATACAACGATAAAAGAATTTTCCATTGATAACGAAGGAAAATTGGTGGTGTTTTGTGGTAATTCAAGTTTTGACCATGTTGAGGAAGCAAAGTTTGTAGCCCGGCTTATTCAATACTTCGGTTATCATACGTTTTATCTGCGAAATGGCTCATCCATATTTTACTTTGACAACTGGAAAATCGCTTACGTTAATCCTTTTGTGTTTGAGGATGTGGTGTATCCATCTATTCGAAGAGTTAAGGCCCAAGTGATAGACGCTAATTTGGTGGGTGTTCAACCTATGGGGTTGCCAACAGATATGGTCTTTTATAGCGATTATACCATTAGTTTTACAAAAAACAGGTATAAACCCCATCTGGAAAGCAAATATGCGGCTCTGCAAGCATTGATAGCGTGGACAAAACAACTGGCATCACAGAGTATGGGAATTCCAGCATATTTAGTGGGTCAACCCTTGGCTCTCCCAAAAGATTACTCCACTCAACGGATGGAAGAATTGATTGCTTGGTGGTACGTCAAAAATTGAGATATTTATGGGAATGGAATTAAATTATTATGACCGTCTCCTGATTGAAATGGATAAAGGTGTTAATGATAAAAAAATTAATTACCTGAAGAAGTTTATAGCTGATGAAGTGTATATGTGGGAGAGTGATGCTTTTGATGATGAAAAATATAAAATTGTTTTTGAGTACGTAGACGTTCACACAGATGGCCATGTGGTTATTTTCGAGGTAGAAGTAAAGGGAGTTGTTACTGCTAAATTTTTAAATGTTTATGGTGAGATTGAATACGAACCCAATATCGACCTCAAAGAATTTGGGGAATTCTATTCGTATATAGAACCCAATACTCCTTGGGTAAGAATAATCAGAGAAACCACACAAGAGAAAGCAGAGGACATCTGTCAGAAACTTGGAATTCCCTCATATGATGTTCTTGTTTCAATCAAATACCTCCATCACAACGATAAGACCGACCAGTTGCAGGAACAGGAAGAAAATTTTAAATTGAATAAATCCATATTTCTTAAATTCATTGAAACAGCATTTAAACATTTTTCTCCGGCGATTATTTTGATTATTGAGATAAATAGTAATATCAGGGTAGTATTATTTAAAAACAGGGATGAAGGTTTTATCACTAGCGTGGACAGTCTTAATTCATATTTTGGGGTGGAATGCGAATATCAGGTTAATTACAGTATGAAGCATGAGAAATTTGAAAAATATGAAGATTTACTGTTTGATAGCGCAAAAGATTATAAATCTTATTTCATTGCCTCAAAATCAGGGAGAACGGATTCAAAGAATTTGGGAGAACTATTAGATAAGATGGGAATTATTTAACAACTATAAATTCCATCATTTCGTTTAACCGGGGGGTGGTTTGCAATTTGATTGAAATAATCAGCATCAAAAACCAACCAAACCAAATTTCTTTCATCAAAATATTTTACAATGACGTGTTCAAAATATCTCACAGTTTCCTCATCCCCGCTTATAGTCAGTGTTGAAATTCTTTGGGAAAGAATATAAATATAATTTCTGTTAATAACTTTCTCTCTTGCAATCGCCTCAATATAATGTCCCTTAACCCACTTGCCCTGATACAAAGTTCTTAATATTTCTACCATTTTATCCACGATAAAAAAGATTTGGGAGTCCTGAAATAAATTTTTCTTTTTTTAATTGTTCATCAATATAATAATTTTCAACGGCACGTTTTTGATGGTGTAAGGAAAGGGTGTCAATTCCGAAGTAAATGGTGCAGTTGGGAACTTCCCAAAATGAATATGTCTTTATGATGTATTTTATCCGCTCAACGATGGGCGTATAGGTAGAAATCTTAAAACTATGTTGAATATATTCATAATCAAAAATGATATCAGTATGTGGACACACGATTGATGTTCTTTCAAAAAATATCACATCTTTGATTTTATATTCATTTCCAACAAAATCAAAATAACTTTTCCCTTTAAAATAATGCCGTATTCCCCGTTGCCGATTCCGGGGAATATGTCGGTTTGCATATTCTAATGTGAAATAATCCATGAGGGTAGTACAGGATTCGAACCTGTGCGGGGATTGCTCCCAACAGTTTTGCAGACTGCCGCCATCGACCACTCGACCAACTACCCCTTTATAAATTTAATATTCATCTTTTTCATAATACAATCGTCCAGTTGTTTCCCAAATGAGACCGAAAAAATCTTCAATTTCCCGGAGTGTTAAATATGGATGGTTCCACTTATTCGGCCCAAACCACCCACCCCTTCTCACATCAAATGTTTGATTTCCGTGACTATCATACTGAACCTCAAAGCTGTAACTATCCTCTTGTGGCTCCTGTGCTAAATCACTGAAATTGTAAATGTAACAAGTTATAAAATACCGAGTTCCAACTTCATCCCTGATGCGAGCCTGATACGCTTCTTTGGCGTGATAATATGAGGATGGTGTAAATTTCCTATACCCGGCCTCAATCATTTGTTCAACAATGGTTTTCATGGAACAAAGATAAATAAAAAATCGCAGACTGAGTAGGACTCGAACCTACAACTTTGGAAGCCCCGGTGAGGGTCGAACTCACATCTTCCTTCCATTACAATGCGTACCGTTTCGAAGACGGTGCTGTTACGGGGCCATAAAAGGCGGGAACTGCACTACCATCAAATGCTACAAACGTAGAATCTATGCCTGAGTGGAGTCGAACCACTACCTGTTCCCTTGGTTGGCGTGGTGGGATTCGAACCCACGTTTTCAATACCGCTAAGAATATCCATCTCATCAGGATGGCTCTATACACGCCATTATTATTAAGTTCTTCCAAAGTTGAAAGTCTACCTTTTATGAAATAACTTTTGCTTCACCATCAAACTCAATGACAGGTTTCAATGTATCTTTATAATAAGTTACCTCAACATTTCTATTACCATCAAGGCTTTCAATCATTATCATATATTTGTCACCAATATCAAAAACGGGTGTTCCAATTTCAGCACGTTTAAAGCCGTTCAGACCTTGGGCCTTTGTAAGTGTTCCAACCATCCGGGGCAGATTCACCCTGTCTTCCTGATTGTTGCTTACAAATTCCAAAAGCATGTCAGCCAATCTAATTTTCTGTTCCTTATTCATAAAAATAATTTGGGTGTAAGGACGGTATCGAACCGACTTCCCTTGGCCCACAACCAAGTGCTTCACCTTAAAGCTTCATACACCATGTTAATAACTTTCCCTACTCCCTCTTTTCGATGTGGCAGCATCTATCCCTATACTGCCCTATAGGGAAAAAGTTTCGGGTTTGCGGGGATGGAGAATTACGATATCTCAACCTTCACTTTAACAAAGTGCCGCTCTTCCTTTGAGCTACATCCCCAATGTATTATACTCGTCTTATTTCAGTCTTCACATTCCAATATTTCAAACATTCGTTTTGGTATTTCTGCAATTCCTCAAAATTGGGAATACCGTCTTTGTAACTCCATTTAATATGAATTAGAACAACATCTTCGTCAATAAGACTCTGAACAATCCGTATAATCTTAATTCCGCTTGGAGTAACAATGTTTGAATATCGTTTGCTCATCAACTCACTTCTGAGTTTGAGCTTCTTGATAATTTCTTCAAATTGTCCTTTCATATTGCGCAGATTGAGAGATTCGAACTCCCGCCAACGCTTTTGGAGAGCGTCATGCTACCGTTACACCAAACCTACGTATGCGGTGGATGTGAGAATCGAACTCACGCAGGATTTTAACCCTGTACGGTTTAGCAAACCGCTCTCTTAACCGCTTGAGTAATCCACCATTTTTTTTGTTCCCATGTCAAGACTCGAACTTGAAACTCGCACCTTCAAAGGGTGGGATGTTAGCGTTACACCACATGGGATTGTGTCGCCCTGACAAGATTCGAACTTGTTCCGTAACATTCAGAGTGTTACATGCTTGCCGTTACACCACAGGGCATAAAAATAAAAAACCCCTGAAAAACTTTCGAATTCCAAGGGCTTTACTCCTACTTTACACCAAAAAGTTATTTCCGTGGAATCCAATTAGACATACCATTACTAATCTGACAATTGCGTTGCCAGTTGCGATTAATATGGTTATGTGTTAATTGAACTCTCATTTTTTAATTTTTGCTTTGGGACTTCTCCCAAATAAGTTTCATAATAATTATACCAAAATATAAGAAAAGTAACCCAAGATGTCAAGTATTTTTGTAAATTTTTTTTAAATAAGAATTTTTTTGGAGGATTTTTCAATCTGTCGCATATAAAAGGCTCGTCCTGCGGCAATATCTTTTTTTGTCAACTTGGAAAGCTCTTCCAGTTTTTTATAAATCTCCACAACGTCTTCAATCGTCAATCCCAAGGCGTTTGCAATATCTTCATATTTGTTATACTGATACCCACCTTCAAATGACCGACTGTTGTACCGAATCAGGTAGTGTTCTTTGGGAATAAAGAACTGACCACCTTCAATTCTTAATTTTTGGGTGAAGACCATTTCAATACTGAATAGCTGACCAAGTACCTGAAAGGCTTTTTTGATGTAGGCTTTTTTGGCTGTCTTATGGTCAAAATACTCAACATGGAGATATTCACTCTCTTTACTCTCAAGGATTTCGTTTATCTTACTTAAGAGTTTTTCCCTCAATTTTTCCTTGAAGGAAGTTTCTTTTTCTTTATCAGTAACCATAAAATTTATGTCAAGTTTGATACAAAGATAAATTAATAAAAAATAATTCCAAAAAATGTTGACAAATTGTGAAAAATATATATATTGACCGAAAACAAAAAACCCCACAACGTGCTGTGATGGGGTTAAAAGTTTCAAAACAGGTTCAACCCTGTTTTTTATTTGAGTGAGAAAAGGGGTAACAATTCGACAAAGAATGTGTTACGTGTAAAATAAATATAGCAAAAAGGTAGAAAATCTTCACTGGTGCGAAAAAAATATCCGCTTTTATAAATATCTCCATCTTCCATAACGGTATTTATCTGTAATGAGTACTGTAATTAAAAAAAGCACAATTACTGAAGCCTATAAAATTGATACAGAGGGTAGAACCGAATTCACCTTTTTTGAAGCCTGTATCCTAATCCTTCGTAGAGAATGGAACTCGTCTGAATTTACCGTCAAGGACGAATACTTTTACGGGGTTGCTTCGTGGGGAGATGAAATTGGTTGGATGGAGTTTGACTACCACCAACCCAAAAACTTCTTTAGTGCGATTGAGGAATTCTATGATAAACATTTCGTTTCAGACTTGGAACATAGTTTAGGTTCATATTGGGGTGGGGATTATTTTGCCTACAGTGGAGAGAATGGTGATGAGGATTGGGATAGTGGTCATATAATCAACTCTCTGGATGAGACGGCGTTTGCAGCACTTTTGGCGTATTATGCCGCCCGGAATTTCTTTGGTTATCAAAAGGTGAAGCGACAGCCCAAGGAAGCCCAAGTTCGAGCCTTGTTGGGGTTTTTTGACAGAAAAAAGAACAAGTATGATAAAAAGATGATTGAAGACCTTATTAATGAATACTGTTTGGCTATGGATAATGCCTATCACACTGGCTTTAGAAATGCCATAACCGAAGAGTATTGTGACCTTAGCGATTACGGGATTGAGGTGCGGGTCTGTATGGAGCGTTTTCGAGTAACCGATTTTGGAAATATGGTCTATTTAATCTGGACAAACAACCTCCCCAAAGACATCACCTTTGGTGGATTTCTTAAATACCTCTACGAGCTTAAAGACACACGTTGGGGTGGAGAAATCAGAGAAGGAGTATTTGAACACTTTGACCGAGAGGAATTTAACAATTCAGGCTTTCAAACAACTGCCTTTAGTATAATCGATGAGCGGTTCAGTGCTTTTCGGGATGAAGAAGAGGAACCTGAACGAGCCGCAGCAATGGACAATGCGGTGAAGGAATTGGAGAAGATGGGGGTTGAATTTGGGGAATGGGTGGATAACAACGTGACCCCGGATAAAAAATTTAAATTCTGTATTACAGATATTGACAAGGAAAACGGTAAATTTCATGTCCGGCTGTGGGATATCAATCGACACAAATCTGTTGCCGGGTACATGTCCCTCGATGGGGTGAAGGCCCTTGCCTCCGTTCCCACCCTGTTTGATGCAGAAGAAATGCTCAACGAAGCCCTTTATGGCGACACCTTACCCTTACCCGATAGAATGCGCCTAACCCTTTTGGAAGGAGCGTTTCTGGAAAAATCTTGTAAGGTAGCAGTTCAGGTGCAGCAGCTTCAGGAAACCCCGGTTGCTTACCGCAGGAGTCCAAAGGTGGTGGAATACAACGAGCTATGGACACCCAAGGATATTTCCGCTCTGCGCTCCCAAGCGGAATTTGCCGCCCTTCCCACCAAAGAACTCTTTGAGCAATTCATTCACGAACGTTTGGGGAAAAGCCTGAATATGCTTTTCTGTGAGATATTGGACTATTCGGTTGAACCCGTTGAAAACAACGACTTGGATTATGATTGGTGGATGCGGGTTTATATCAAAAAACGTTAATAGTTGATTATCTCAAAAATTTGTTTTATGTTTGTTGTATGTTACAATCTGATTTAGATTTATTAAAAGAGGTTTTATCTGTTAAAACCAAAACCTACCGGGAAGGTTTGATGGTTGAGTATTTAACCAACTACTTTACCGAAAAGGGTTATCCATTCTACCTCGACCATAAAAATAACGTATATGTGACCAAGGGAGAAGCTGAGGTATTTCCATGCGTCATTGCTCATACCGATACTGTACACAACATCAAACCAATGTTTGTGGTGGAAAGAATGGGCAGAAGAGGCCCAACCTACGGCCACCTTCCCTTTAATGATACGGAAGACCGCTTGTTTTTAACTGGTGTTGATGAACGGGGCCGACCTTCAGGAATCGGGGGTGACGATAAATGTGGTGTCTATACCTGTTTGCGACTGTTGGAAGTCTTCGATAATTTGAAAGCCGCCTTTTTTGTCAGCGAGGAAACTGGTTGCCATGGTAGCCGAGAAGCCGACCCCAATTTTTTTAACAATGTGGGTTACACCATTCAATTTGATGCCCCCGGCAATGCCTTGGTAACTGAAGTCTGTTCTTTTGTGCGCCTATTCGATAGAAACAGCCGTTTTTTTGAAATCGTGGACGCCACACTTGGGCAGTTCGGTGAATACGACTACCAATCACACCCATATACTGATATCAGTCAAATTAAGAAAAAGTTTGACCATGCCTGTTTGAATCTTTCCTGTGGGTACTACAACATGCATTCAGATACCGAATACGTGGATGTAGAAGATGTGGAAAACACCGTTACTGTTGGTACGGCCCTTATTAATAATTTGGGATATCAGAAGTATGACTACTTCTTCGATTATGTGGCCGAAGAAGAAAAGCGAAGAAAAGAATGGCAAAAGAATAGTCAGAAATGGAAAAAAGAAATGCGAGAGTACATCCGGGAAAAATACGGTAAACTCCCACCCGAACTCCAACGGATGATTGATGAGGAAATTGATGCGGAGGATGGAGACCCTAGTCTGTTCCTTAATTAAATTCAATTATACATGGAAACACAGTGTAAACCGCAACCCAAGAAAGGCAATGCTGCTGACCTTTCTAAACTTTCCCAATCCGAAAAACAAAAAATGAGGGACATGCACAAATCAGCCACCCTTGAACAAATGCAAAGAGAGTTGAATCGAAGTGTGGATACCATCAAGGCGTTTCTGAATAGTGAAAATCTCCCTTATTTTACCAACCGTGACAAACACAAACTACAAAAACCGGACTATTTCAATCCAACTGAAATGGAGAATTGGTTAATCAATTAAAAAAAGCCGGGTTATTTCCCGGCTTTTTTGATTTTTACTTCACCTTCTACGGATATGGATAGGTTGTACCCAACACCTTCTTTAATATTGTCCTTTAGAATTTCTTCTGACAAATAATCTTCAATGGTATCCTGAATGGCACGTTTGATGGGACGTGCGCCAAACTTGGCATCATACCCATTTTTGGCAATATAGGTTGTCACGGAATCATCCATATGGATGTTGTAATTCTTCTCTTTAAGGCGTTTGTTCAGCTTATTGAGTTCAATGGTTACAATCTGCTTAATGTTATCTTCAGAAAGAGAATTGAACATCACAATGTCGTCCACCCGGTTCAAAAATTCAGGGGCGAATTTATTTTTCAGTTCCTTGTTGATGATGGTTTTGGCAATTTCCTTGCTCTGTCCCAATTTGGCTTGGCTTTGAAATCCGATGCCGTTACCAAAGTCTTCCACCTTTCTTGCTCCCACATTGGAAGTCATGATGATGATGGTGTTTTTAAAATTCACCTTGCGCCCTCTGGAATCCGTCAGATGACCTTCGTCCAGAACTTGCAACAGAATGTTGAAAGTGTCCCGGTGGGCTTTTTCAATCTCATCAAATAGGATAACCGAATAGGGCTTGTTTTTAACTTGTTCGGTTAACTGACCACCTTCATCGTGACCCACATAACCGGGTGGTGAACCAATCATTTTGGAGACCGCATGTTTCTCCATGTATTCACTCATGTCCACCCGAATCATGGCATCGGGCGACCCAAAATTCAGCTTGGCGAGAGTCCGGGCAATATGGGTTTTACCAACCCCCGTTGACCCCAAAAAGATGAACGAGCCAATGGGTCGGTTATGGTCTTTGATACCCACCCGGTTTCTGCGGATGGCTTTGGCAATTTTATTCACCGCCTCGTCCTGTCCAATTACTTCAGCCTTCATATCACCTTCCAAGTGTAGCAGGGATTTTTGTTCATCCTTGTTCATCCGGGCTACCGGGATTTTGGTAATTTCTGAAATAATGGTGTAAATGTCATCTTCTGTTACAGGTAAACGGTTGGCTTTTTGTTCATTTTCCCAACGGTCTTTTTCAGCTTGCAGCCGCTCTTTAACCTTCTTTTCTTGGTCACGCAGTTGGGCCGCTTCTTCATATTTCTGGCTTTTCACCACCTCCAACTTCCTATCCTTGATTTCCTGAAGTTCCATTTTCAGGTCTTCAATTTCTTTGGGAAATTTGGTGTTGATTTGTTTTTTCGCCCCCACTTCATCAATGATGTCAAATGCCTTGTCCGGGAACTCCTTATCGGTGATGTAGCGGTCGGCCAATACCACCGTGGCTTGCAGGGCTTCATCGGTATAGCTAACCTTGTGGAAGTTTTCATACTTATCCTTCAGCATGTGAAGAATCTGAAGCGTTTCTTCCTTGCTTGGGGCATCTACCATGACCTTTAAAAAACGTCTTTCCAAAGCCCCATCCTTTTCAATATTTTCTCTATATTCATCCAAGGTGGTTGCACCGATGCATTGGATTTCTCCCCTTGCCAATGCGGGTTTCATGATATTGGAAGCGTCCAATGAACCGGAGGCGTTACCCGTACCCAAAATGGTGTGGATTTCATCAATGAAGACAATCACATTGTCCACTTCATTGAGTTCCTGCAAAATGGCTTTCATGCGTTCTTCGAACTGGCCCCGGTATTTTGTCCCGGCCACCACCGCTGTCAGGTCAAGAGCCACAATGCGTTTTTCCAGCAGATTTTTGGGACAATCCCCTTGGAAGATTTTCATCGCCAAACCTTCTACAATTGCGGTTTTTCCAATGCCGGGGTCTCCCAAAATAATAGGATTGTTTTTTTTTCTTCGAGAAAGAATTTGGGCAATACGGTTAATTTCTTTATCCCGACCAATTACCGGGTCTAATTTCCCTTGTTCAGCCAAACGGATTAAATCCCTTGAGAAATTGTCCAATACGGGAGTGGGAGAATTTTTTACTTTAGTTTTCTGAGGGCCTTTTGAATCCCCTTTGTCTTCAAAATCAAATTCGGGCATAAGGTGAAGTTTTCAAAACAATAAGAAAAAAAATTCTTGAAGTCAACACCCATGACAAAATTTTATTTACAATGACAATTTGTCGGAATATCTTGCTGTGGTATTTAATTTGTAAAACAAAGTTAAAACAATTTATATCCTATGAAAATTAGCAATTTTGACAACACGTTTGGGTACATCAACAAATGCATCAACAACGATTGGAACCATTGGGGAACTGAACTCCTGAAGCCCCTGACACAAGCAAAAGATTACAACCTTGAAAAAAGAGATAATGGCTACCAGTTACAGGTACTTGCCGTTGGCTTTGAAAAAAATGAATTGACCATCCTATCAGAAGGTTCATACATCACCATACGGGGTGAAAAAACAGACGGCAACACCTTTGATGGTCTTATCCATAAAAGTCTTAGTAAAAGTATTTTGGTGGGGGGAGATATTGATACAGAAAACATTGAAGCAGAATTGAGAAATGGAATTCTTTTCATTGATGTCCCACTCAAAGAGAAAAGAAACAAAATCATCATTAAATAAGCAAAACCCCGGAACGTTCCGGGGTTTTTCAATATATAAGCGTCCAACAATTATTTACAACTCAATTGTCATACCCAATTCAGTTAATTTAAATGTCGAAGATGGAAATCCATATTCTTTTTGTTCAATAATTCCTTTTTCACACAAGGAGATAAAAGTACTTACAGTTAAATTTTTAGTTTCTCCTCCTTTTCCAATACCATTTTTTTGTATCCATGAACGGGCATTCATAGTATTTGACTTAGCCATCTCCCATCCTTCCCGCATAAGAGTAATAATTTCTTTTTGTGTATTGCTAATTTTAATCTTATTCTTTTTCATAAAAACAAAGATAAATAAAGTATTAGGTTTAACCAATTAATATTTATTCTTCCCTTTAATATAATTTAATCTTATACAGATGATTATTAATAGTATTAGTATTATATAATTCATAGGGTTATATATAACTATATAAAAAATTTTTTACAAAGTCAAGTCCTATCAATATTTATTGATATGATAATTTCTGAAAAAATTGTTGGAACAGTTATTTCTGTAATTGTGGAATCCTCCAATCTGAAAGAAGCGTCTTACGATACCATGTCCAAGGCGTTAACGGTGACATTTAAGAACAACCGCAAATACGAATACGTGGATGTTCCGTGGGAGATTTTTACCAAATTCAGAATGGCAGAATCCCAAGGAAAGTATTTCTCGTCTGAGATAATAAAAAAATATTCTTTTAAAGAAATCAAAGAGCAAGATGATAACACTCCAACAGATTAATGAAGATACCATTTTGGATTCCTTCAAGGTAAAAAGTGAAATGAACCCCGAAATCTTTGATACCGAGGGAGATACCCACGTTCTCAAAAAAGATGTTCGCAACGCCCTGCTGCATGTGGCCGATAAGTTCATTGAATTCATGGGAGTGAAATTTTTTATCCACGACATTATCCTAACTGGCAGTCTTGCCAATTACAACTGGTCAAAGTACTCGGATGTGGACTTGCATGTGGTAATCGATTTTGCTGAATCCAAACACGACCTAACTCTTTTAAAAGAATTCTTTGATGCCAAAAAGGTGATATGGAATTCCCAACATGCCATTAAAATCAAAGGGTATGATTGTGAAATCTATGTACAGGACATACATGAGAAACACGATTCTTCCGGGGTCTATTCAGTTCTCAACAACAAGTGGATTATTGAGCCGGAAAAACACCGGGTAAAAATCGATAAAAAGCAAATCAAAGACAAGGTGGATTCGTGGATGGATGTAATTGATGAACTCATTAAACACAAAAACGATGAGGGGATTTTGGCAAGAGTGGAAAGAGTGCGGGAACGCCTCAAGAAGTTTCGGCAATGCGGATTGGACGAAGGTGGGGAATTTTCCTACGAAAACTTGGTCTTTAAGTATTTACGCAGAAACGAATACATAAAAAAGCTATTGGATTTAAAGAACGAAATTCTTGATAAGCAATTGTCTTTGGAACAATAGCAAATATTTATAGGAAAATAACTTATAATTATGGCAGACTTAAGACCACTTGGTAGCGAAAAATTACCATTAGACGACAAAATTAGAAGAATAATGGAAATTGCTCGTTACAACGAAGCACCAAAAAAACAAACAACCAATACAACCAATACAACCCACTTGGTGAAAGAATCCGTAGATGGGTTCTATGGTGTGGTTAAGGAAAAAGATGGTTACTATGTTAAGTTCGGACTAACAGAAAATACCCTTGATTATATCGGGGGCCTGAAAATGAAAAATAAAAACCGTTTCAACTCTTATGCTGAAGCCTACAAGCGCATGGAACTTATTGCCAAACCCTTGAATGAGCAGGAGAAGAAATTTGTTTTAGATAAACCTTCTGTTGATGAAGACCCGGATGCCGCTCCTTCCATGAATGATGCGCCCCCGGCTGCTGATGCTGCCCCTTCGGATGACGATGTGGATAGCGATGTTCCCGCAGATGATGATGCTGCTCCAACGGACGATGCACCCCCTGTAGGCGATGAGGGTGGTGAAGACGTACAGGGTGTTAATCCTGATGCTCCTGAACATATGAAAGCCATTCAAAAATTAACTGGCAAGTTGGGTCAACGGTTGCGTCAACATGAAGATGAACTGAAGAGTGATGATTACAAATATGTTATTAACTCAATTCTTTCTGCCATTGATTTGTCCAAACTGGATGATTCAGATAAGGAAGAAATTGCTTCCCGTTTCGAAGATTCTGAATACGACAATTCAGAGCCGTTGGATTCCGTGGACGATACCGGAGATTTTGGTGATGTAGGTGGTGACGACGAAGACGTTCCTGCCGACACCGAAGGTGGTGATGAGGATTATGGTAGTGATGATGAAGATGTGCCACCACCTTCTGATGACGACCAAGAAATGGGTGAAGGTTTCTACTTCGATTTTGATGATGATATAGAGCCAAGTGGTGATGAAGAAATTGATACCGATTGGGATGTTCCTAATAGGAAGAAAAAGAAAGAAGAAGGCAATGAGAAGAAGAAAGAAACTGAAGACTATGATGACATTTATGAAAATTTTCAACGTCTTCAAAGAATTCTTAAAGGATAATGAAACTGATTTACGTTAATGAACTCGGCCCGGATTATAAGAATGAAAGAATATATGAATTCATTTTTAATGATACAGTAACCGATGTGGTTGGTGAGGATTGGGACTTGACCCCTGCAAGCGGCAGACCCACTCCCCCGGAAATGAGATTTATAAAAGTAGTTGGAACACTTTGTGACACAGAACTAAAATTGGAACTGGTACAAAACTCCGACTACTTTTCTGTTTTAGATGCTGTTGATGGTGTGATTGCCCTTGGTTGGGAAAGTTACGAAAGCGGTGATAGTGACACCAATAAACGCTTAGTGTTTAAGTATGGAGAAACCTTAGAAGAGGTCAAAACCAAACTTGGCGAACGAGATTTAAAAATAAAAATGACTAACATAAAATGAATAGAAAAAGTCTAATTGAGGGACTAATGAAAGAGGGGTTTTCGGTGAAAACCCTATCGGTTTTGAATGACAGGCAGCTATCTTCCCTCTATCAAAAAATGGTTACTGAAACCAATGTGGTTATCAACGACCCCGACCAACTGAAGGACGTAAAAAAAGACATTGACCCGGATAAGGATTCCATTGAAATCAAGGGGGAAGACCAACAGGAGAAAGAGCAGGAGATGAGTGAGATTTTTAAAAAGAAAAAAAAGAAATCCAATCCCGATGCCAAAATCATTGGCGGGGGACAGCCTCCGAGGAATACACCCGATGCTCAAAAACGTGGTTTAGAAGTAGAAAAAAAGAAAAAGGAAGAGACCAAAGAAGGGTGGGATACCAAGAACGTGACTCAAAAGCACAAGATGGTAAAATCTTCCTTCAATAAATTCAAAGCCGCTCAAACGGCCAAATATACCGACCACTGGATGTCTGATGAAGACCGTAAAAAAGAGCGGGAAGCCAAGAAAAAAGCCAATGATAAGGTCTATGAAAGCAACATTGGTAAGTTCCACAAGCCCGTTTTTAAAAATGAAAAAGAATTGGCAGAAAAACTTGGTTGTACGTGTGGAAAGTGCGATATTTGCAAAAACAAAGATAAGACAAAAAAGAAGGGCACTGGACTTTCTGAAAATAATTTCTTATCATTAGCAAAAAAGAAAGATATCATGGAAATGATTCGCATCAAGCTTGGAGAACAAGTCGCAGCCCCAACCACTGCGCCAACCAAACCTCAAACACGGCCTGAAACCAAACCACATACTGCTCCAATTAAGCCCAAAACTCCATTTCGTCCTCAGCCCGGAAGCAATCCTAAACCAAAAGCGGGTGTTGAGGGTCTGCCGGACTTTATGACTTTTGACAAAATCTTTGGAAAACACAAAGAGTTTCAGGATAGTGCTGACCCGGCCATTGCCCCTACCAAACCCACAACCAAACCAACCACCCGGCCTGACATAAAGCCGTCTAAGCCCAAAACTCCATTTCGTCCTCAGCCCGGAAGCAATCCTAAACCAAAAGCCGGGATTCGAAATGAAAAGAAATAAGCCCGATTGTGAAACCAAGATTAGAAATGGGAAAGAATGAGAAAAAAATTTTATTAAGTAATAAAAAACAACTTGAAGAAATGCCAATGCAATTTGACTCGAATCGGGATGTAAAACCCCATCCGAGTATTCAGCGTAACCTCGCTACTAACAATACCCCCTTGAAAAAAATTCCGTTTCCCAAGGTTGACCCTCATGGTGTTCCCTCGAACTTCCAAGAGCTATTGGCTTCGGAGCGGTACAAGGAAGTTTTGGAGAAAGTTAAAACATATACTGGCTACCAAAATGTAGGGGAAGGGGAAGTACCTCTGTTGATGCAACAAATGATGCAAGCCTTCCAAACAGTAATGCAGCTTGAGGCCCAACACAAGACCGAATTGGAAAGATTGGCTTTGGAATTGGTTAAAAAAGAAATGGGTGTAAATGAAGGTGATATCAACTTCGATGCAAAAATTGTAGGTGTTCATCAAATTGATACCAATTTTAACAGAAATCAACGGGATAGCGACGATGTTCAACCCGATATTGACAACGACGATGAGAACGAAGAAGAATATGGTGACGATGACCGGGAAGATAGTCCTGATGAACCCAACCTTGACGATGAAGATGCCAAGGTGGAGGGTCAGCTTTATAATCGTTTGAAAGACCTTAATTTGGAACGTGCCAAAAGACGTTTCATCAACGCAATTGTTCAAGGTGCTTCCAAACGTGGTCACTATATGTACCACTTGGTAAGTGAAAGATTACGCCAAATTACAGGCTCGGACAGGCTTTTAAACAGCTATGGAATCATGATGTCGGTGAACGACCTTCTATACTGGATGATTCCCGACAACTATGTTGACAACATGGGATTGGGTAGAAACGGTGTTGACGGCGGGGCTGGACAGGTTGATGTAATTGGTGGCCCTGACCGTGAAAATTTGCGTGGTGGAAATAATTATCGTCCTGAGCCACATGTCGGTGACATGTTTGGACGAGGTATGATGGATACTCCCGCAGGGTCATCCGAAGTTAACGCCATGTCCGATGTACCAGTTGTTAAAGCAAGGGGCTTTTGCTTCCCTGTACTTATCCATGAATTGGTGAAGGGTGTAATGGAGGTTCTTGCAGCCCATGGAATCCCCAAAGATTCGGAAATGTCTCATGAGGTAATTGAACTGGAAGACGTTCTCCAAAAGGAATTTTGGGACTTTCGTTTAGGCCCGGCCATCTGGAATCGTCTCCGCAATCAACTTCCAGAAGATTTGTTGACCGATGAAAATAAAAAAGAATTACAAAACTTCCTGTTTGCTGAATTCTTCGCTCTTCCGGCCAAAGAATTTTTGGTCTTTGCAAGGGAGGTTATCTCCGGCTCTCGCAAAGGCGCACGACTGATGCAGGAATTGTGTGATGAGTTGGTGGAAAGATTAAATACTCCTGATGATGCAGATTATGATTACGGACAAAGCAATTTCCGCAGAGACCTTGATGATTTGAGCAAAGACATGGATGATGATGGTCTGGATGATTTGTTGGGAAGCCTTGGCATCACACGGAGTGATGACGACGAATAATTTTGGTGCAGTATTATCGATAAACCACACAGAAAACCCCGGCAAAATCCGGGGTTTGGTTTTTAATGAAAATGACCACATGGGCCTTTGATTTGATAAAAATCAGGTCTTGTTGTACACATAGTTTCTATTTTAAACACCTGTTCTTCCTCAAACTCATCACCTTCAGTTACATATCCAAGAGCATCAGGGGATATTTCTCCAATGACTTTGAAGAAGTGTTCTTTTGAGTCTGTGATGGGTGTAAAACTTCCACCATCCAATTGTATTTTGTCTCCAAAATCTTGTAATACCTCGACAGGATTACATAATCTATTTTCAAAAAACCTCTGCACTTTATCACCCACCTGTATGTCTTTGGAACAAAGGAAGAGTTTGACTTTAGTACACTCAACCGATGAAACAGGGTAGTCTGCTTGTATAATGATTCTTTCACCGTCCTCAAAGCACTGGTACGAGTCACCCTTTTTTATTTCACCTTCTACGGGGAGATATTTAGTAAAGTATTTCATTTCAAACTGTTCAAATGTTTGTTTTATTTCACACCTACTATACATTTTCTCTTTTACAGGAAGCCAGATAACTTCACCATTTTTACGGAGTTTGAGTTTATCAGGGTGTTTAGCCCAAATCTCATTATCACCTGAACTACCTGCTAAATACTCTTCACCTTCTTCATATTCCAACTCTACTTTTGTTATCATCCCTTGTTCACGTACATAGTATTGTATGAAGTCTGTGGGGATTTTAGCAATGTATTGATTAGCATACTGTTGTTCTGAAGGAAGAATCATTACTGTCCACAAATCAGGATTGGTAGTAGCTACTATCTTTTTGAGATTCTTACGGTCTTCGTCACATACAAGAAAGGTTCCTTCATCATTAATAAGCAACGGTGCTTCCTTTGGAGCAATACCCATTCGTCCAATAAATATGTCCTCTTCATCTTGATACAAACACCAATCATCCTCTCTCATCTCTTCATCTGTAGTGAAATACATACAGTATGCTTTCACTCTCTCTATGCCAGCAATTGTAATGAACTTTTTGTCTAATGGATTTAAGAACGTAACTGTATTTTCTGGTATGGATATTCTACATCCTAGAATCCACCCACCGCCAAACTCTATTAAACTATCTTCCGTTAATGCTTTTTCAGTGGGAAGCATAAGCACTTGAGCTATATTAAACATATCTTGTTATTTATGTTTTTGTGATTAATCATTATGTGTTTAAAATCGAAGCATAGTGTGTGGAGCAATTTTATTCATGGATTGTTAATTGAAATTGTTTTTTTATGTTCACAGGGTATAGGTATCGCCAATATTCATATTGGTAATGGTTTTGGAGGGATATCACAATTTTATCATCATAATATTTTCGGAGATGATTTTCTAGTTGTTTCTCCATCATTTCATCAAAATCATATTCCTCACTTACACCCCTGAAGTTAACATATAATCCATCCTCGTCCACTTCGACATACTGTATTGGGTTGTCATAAACAAAACAATAAAAAGCATTGTCTTCGTCTCCCATAGCAAATACCTTGGTCACACGCATCTCACCCCAACGGTCAAACTTAATAGTCTTTCCGGTATAGATTTTCTTCAGCGTGGGTAATAATAGGGATAATTCCATTATCTTTTTAAAAATTGTATGTAGAATGGGATGGGGTCAACCAGTGTTGGTTAGGTATTAATGCTTTTTTTCTTCATTAATCCTTCCTGCAACCCGGACGTGTGTGCCTCTTGAATGGGCTGACCACCATCTGCGTTCCAGTTTTTTACGACCCTCACCACACCAAATCATTTTGAAGTGACCCCGAACGCCGTAACCACCCTGCACAATAACCATGCGATTCCAATTGCTGTTGACTACTGTGACATCAACGCCGGATTCGTTCTTCAATTTATCATCCCCTCCTTTTCCAAATACCACCTTACCGCCATGCGCCCGGCAATGGGTAAAGGAAATCTCACCTACCTCAATAAACAAAATCAATTTCAACAACCTAACGGCTGCGTCCTTATCCTGACCGGGTAACATTCCAAGCATGATTTCTTCGTCTTCCAATATCACGGAATAACTGTCGTATTTGATGTCGTCCATCAAACCCAAATGTTCCCGGTGATAATACAACACATTGATGCGGTGGTCGTTCTTTTCAAAACGAAACATCTCATCCTTATTGGGAATGTAGAGGCATTGCATGTTGGGTAGCACCTTGAACATACGAAGGTCAACCTTGTCCAAGTCAAACTTGATAAGGTCTGCCCCTTCCTGTACAGTCTTGGTAATAAAGTACCGTTTTAAATTCCGGGGAGACTCACAAAGCCTGTTGGCAATGCTAACCCTTGCTTCCCATGGGTCATCAATGCGCCTATCGTAATACCCATTGTTGAGTTTAGCCAATAGCGGCATCATACCCACCTCAAATTTGTGTTTGGAATGCAAATGTTCACCCAAAAAGAAATCCTTCAAATGTCGGTTGGTCTCAAAATAGACCCCTAAATATGATTCGTTTAGCTTCATAAAACAAAGATAAAACAGGTTTTTTAATCCTCCAAATATATTTATAGGTTATGGCATTCGAATCAAGACAAGAGTTCTTGAAGGAATATACAAGAGCCTTTAAAGATACATCTTATGCTCTAAGAACCTATTTGGAGACCTACGACAACACTCAATCCAAATACGTACCCCTTGTTTTATTTCCCGACCAAGAAACTCTAATTAAAGACTATGACACCGCAAACGAAAACATTGTTATCAAATACCGTCAAGCGGGTGTCTCTACAGTAACAGCAGCTTGGGCCGCAAAAAAACTCGCCTTTGCCACCAAGAAAAAACCTGAGAAAATACTAATTGTCGCCAACAAGTTAGATACAGCCACAGAGTTTGCAATTAAAATTCGTTCCTTCCTAACCCAATGGCCGGATTGGTTGGACGTTGACTTTTCCAAAGAAAAAGATGCTACTTCTCACTATAAGTTAACCAATGGTTGTGAGGTAAAAGCCGTGGGTACATCCAAGGATGCGCTGCGGGGCTATACGCCCACCATTCTCATTTTTGATGAAGCCGCCTACATTGAGGCCGGGGATGACTTTTGGGCGGCGTGTATGGCCTCACTTTCAACTGGCGGTAAGGTAATTGTGGTTTCCACCCCAAATGGTTTTGACCCCATCTATTATGGTGTCTACAAACAAGCCATTGATGGAATCAACGACTTCAAGGTATCCTACTTGTTTTGGTACACCGACCCTCGATTTACCAAAGACCTCAAGTGGATTAAGTGTGAGGACATTGTTCATTACATGCTCAACCGGGAGCAATATAAGGATGAGGATATTACCATTGAAGAATTTGACCGGGCGAAATTTATTGATTTGCTGCAACAAGGGTACAAACCCTACTCCACATGGTTTGAAGCCATGTGTAAAAAATTAAAATACGATGCACGAAAAATCAATCAGGAGATTAACTGTGCCTTCTTGGGTTCGGGTGATAACGTGTTTGACCCCGAACTGGTAGAAAAGGTAAAAGAAAAACATGTTTGTGACCCCAAGAAAAAACACCTCTCAGGCCAGCTTTGGCAATGGGAAGAACCCATCCCCGGACACAAATACATCATGGGTGTGGACGTTAGCCGGGGTGACTCTGAAGATTATTCTGCCATCAACATCATTGATTTCGATGAGCGCAAACAGGTGATGGAATACCTTGGCAAGATGCCACCCGATGAACTGGCCTACATCGCCTTTGAATGGGGTTCTCGATACAACGCTTTTATTGTGGTGGATATCACCGGGGGTATGGGTATTGCCACCTCCCGAAAGCTTCAGGAATTGGGTTATAAGAACCTATATATCGATGGAATGGTACAAAACAATTGGAAGTACGACCCCAAGATATATGAAAAGATACCGGGCATTAACTTCAACAGCAAACGAACCCAAATCATTGCAGCCTTGGAAGAACAATTGCGTCATGATTTTGTTGTTCGTTCCATTAGAACGGTAAACGAATTTAACACGTTTGTTTACATCAACGGTAAGGCCGACCACATGAAGGGACAACACGATGACTGCATCATGTCACTCGCCATGCCAATATATGTTGGTGATATAGCATTTACTCAACTCCAAAAAGTTGATGACACCGCTAGAGCCATGATTAATTCATGGACGGTCAATGAAAATAAACCATCCACCGGGATACCAAGTGGACACCCCCACAATCCGAACTCCTTCAATCCTTTTCAACTATCACCAAGTAGCCTGATGGAACAGTCCCAACAACCCACCAAACAGCAGTATTCTGAATATGCTTGGTTGTTCGGTAAACCAAAAAGATAATGAAAAATTTAATTAAGGAATCAATTTTAAGAGGGGTTATTCCGAAACTTCTCACTGGCGACAAAATACATTTTGAAAATGGTGGCAGTATAGAATTTACAAAAGTTACACTTTCCCAAAAAGAGGTCATCAACATTGATTGTATTTACCATTTTCATGTGGCAGAAGTTAACGCTGTTTGGATTGAAAAAACAATTAAACGTTATGTTAATGAAAAAACAGAAACATACTTGGCCCGAAAATTCAAAATAAGGATAAATACCATCTCACCACACATAATTAAAGACTCGTCCACACCATAGGGTTTACTTCTTCCATGGAAGTATTTATGATTAGATATTAAAAAATTATGGCTGAAAACAATTTAACCGTACTTCAGAAGCTAACCAAGATGTTGAGGAGGGGTGGTGCTTCCATACAGCAACCCCAAGAGCCTGAACACACGTACAATCTGAATGCACAGGAATTATTAAGAACATATAACAAACAGGAGTACGACACGAAAAAGTTGGAACTCCAACAATCCAAATACCTTCTGGATAAATGGGTGAAGATTGATAATGAGTTGTATAACAAATCAACCGTTTATGAAACCACCCGTTTATCGGCATATTTCGATTATGAATCAATGGAGTATACCCCGGAAATTTCTGCTGCTTTGGACATTTATGCAGAGGAAGCCACCACGCCAAGTGAGAAGGGACACATTCTTTCAATTTTTTCAGAATCAAAACGTATAAAAAATACACTTGCTAACCTGTTTAACAATGTCTTGGATGTAAATACCAATTTACAGATGTGGGGTCGGAACATGTGCAAATATGGAGATAATTTCTTATATTTAAAAATAGACCCCGAAAAGGGGGTGGTTGGTTGCTACCAACTCCCCAACGTGGAAATCGAGCGGCTGGAAGGGGAAGCCTACAAAAACTCCACAGCCAACATGGTGCAGAAAGTGGAAATCAAAGACAAGGATGATTTGGCGGCACGTCAGGTCAAATTCCGTTGGAAAGATAAAAACATGGACTTCCAACCTTGGGAGATTGCTCACTTCCGACTGTTGGGGGATGACCGCAAACTTCCCTATGGCACGTCCATGTTGGATAAATGCCGCAGGATATGGAAGCAGCTTTTGTTGGCCGAAGATGCGATGTTGATTTACCGGACAAGTCGTGCGCCGGAGCGCAGGGTGTTTAAGGTCTTTGTTGGAAATATGGATGATTCGGATGTGGAACAATATGTTCAGCGTGTTGCCAACAGATTTAAGCGTGACCAAATCGCTGACCAACGCAACGGTAACGTGGATACTCGTTACAACCAAATGGCGGTTGACCAAGATTTCTTTATCCCGGTTCGTGACCCATCTCAGGCTTCTCCGATTGAAACACTGCCGGGAGCTTGTATCGCTTTGGATACCAAAATTCCCCTATTGGATGGAAGGACATTGGAATTAAAAGATATTATCAAAGAATGGGACGAAGGAAATAGAAACCTGTGGGTTTACTCATGTGACCCAAAAACGGGTAAGTTTATTCCTCTGCCGATTACTTGGGCCGGGGTTACAAGAAAGAATACGCAAGTTCTTAAAATTACTTTGGATAATGGTGAAAGTGTGACCGCAACACCCGACCATAAGTTTCTCACACGTTTAGGTGAAAAGAAAGAAGCAAAAGATTTGGTTGTTGGTGAAAGTCTTATGCCACTAAATCTTAGAAACGAAGTTTTATATAGGAGAAATAATTATTCCAAGGATTACAAACAAGTTTGGGATAACGAGAAAGGTAAATGGTTATGGGTTCACAAAGAAGTTGCTAAATTTTACAGACACAAATTAGTACAGAAATATATTCACAAAAAGAATGAGGAGAATACGTTTAGTGTAATACACCATAAAGATGTAAATCGATTTAATAATAACCCAACTAATTTATGTTTTATGGGTTATTCAGACCACTTAAAATATCATGCTGATAATTTACATATTGCTTCTCAAGCCTATTCAGAAAAATATGCAAATGACGAAAATTTTAGAAATGCTGTAAATGAAAGACTAAAAAGGGGACAAGAAACATTTCACAACAAACGTAAATCCGATATCAATTTCCACCAAGAAATCAGTAAAAAACAAAGCGAAGGTTTAAAAAATTACATTAATTCTCTTAATGAAGAACAACTCAATGAAAGCTTTGAAAGATTGAAACAATATGCAACCGTTGAAAACATTCAACCAATGTTGGAATGGTGTAAAAATGAAGAAAATCTGAAGGCAAAAGGCAAAAAGATTTCAAAAGCTTTTACTAACGATAGAAAACAACAACACAGTGAACGCACAAAAAACAATTGGAAAAATAGTGAGTTCAGAAAAAAGGTTCTGAAAAACCAAACGCTCATTTTCTCCGATGAAATTTATCGATGGTACGTTCGTGAATTTGAGAAGACCGGACGTGCAGATTTAACATTAAATGTTCTAAACAATACCCCGGAATTTTTGAAATTGTTTAAAACAATCAATGGTGAAATTAGTAGTCCACTTTCCAATCTTTCTGAATTTACGCATAACCATGTTGTTAAGATGTTGAAACAACGTGGCTTTAGAAACTATCGTGAATGGTTAGTAAAAGAATCTGAAAGTAGGGGTTACAAAAATGTTCGTGCATGGAGATATTATATCGATAAGGAACAAGGAATCTCACAACGAAGAAAGTTCTTTAATCACAAGATTATTGCGATAGAATGGCTGGAAGAAAAACAAGATACCGGAACTATTACCGTAGATGGTAATGAACTCTATTCTAACGCACACACCTTTGGTATTCAATGCGGTATATATATTTTTAATTCTAATTTGGGAGAAATCGCAGATATTGAGTATATCCAAAAGAAGATGTTGGCTGCACTTCGTATTCCCAAAGCATTCTTGGGTTTCGAAGAAGTGGTTGGTGAAGGTAAGGGTCTATCGCTTATGGATATACGTTTCGCACGTACCATCAATCGTATTCAAAAATCTCTGATTCAGGAACTCAATAAAATTGCTATCATCCACCTTTATCTTCTTGGATTAGAAGATGAGTTGGATAATTTCACATTGGGTCTTACCAATCCTTCCACACAATCTGACCTTCTTAAGATTGAACAATGGAAAGAGAAAATCCTGCTGTATAAAGATGCGGTGGGCGATGGTCAATCCATTGCACCTGTGTCCCACACATTCGCCAAAAAATACTTCTTGGGTATGAGTGATGAAGAAGTCAAGCTTGACCTTCAACAACAAAAAGTGGAGCGTGGAATTGCAGAAGAACTCAACAACTCCAAAGACATTAAAACCGGAATCTTTAATAAAATCAACCAACTTTATTCCAGTGGTGAAAATCCAGCGGGTGGTGATTCAGCCGATGCCGGAGGCGCAAGTGGTGGTGGAGGCGGGGGCGGCTCAATGAGCCTACCTGACTTGGGTGGTGATATGGGTGGAGGTGCAGAAGAAGCTCCACCGGAAGAAACAGGTGGTGGTGAAGCTGCGCCACCTACAGGAGCAGCAGCCCCTCCCGCAACCGGAGGTGAGCAAGCTCCACCGGAAGAAGAAGAAACCCAACCCGCAGCACCCTTGAGCGAACAACGTTTGGGAAAACTACTGGATATGAAGAACGAAAAAGAAGGGTTCATATTCGATTTGGACAAGGGCAGACAAAAACTAAATGAGATTGCTGACGAACTTGATGATTTATTAAACGAATAAAAATATTTATTAGAAAACAAATAATGAGAAGATTCGGACAAGTAAAACAAGATATAGTAAATTACCTAACAGAGAATTATCAGAAAGAAAATTTTGCAGACTCCTTTAAAAAGGTTTTTAAACAAATAAACGAAGCCAAGGAATTTAAAGAGGTATTCAATGCGTATACCCAAATTGAAGAAGCTTCTTTCCCCAACGATACGGCTATGGCAGAATTGTTTTTAAACGAAGCCTTGGAAGACATCAAAAGAAACATATACACCAAAGGTGTTGTTTTCAATCAAAATGTTTTTTCCAATAGATTACCACTGTCCGTTCCCAATCCCATATACGAAGCCATTGATACTATGATTTATGGTAAGGATTTAATGGGTCGTGTACAAGCCAAAAAGACTTTGGTTGACCACCTCAGACGTGAACCTTCTGAAACTCCCAAATTTGAACCAGTTAATGAAGCGGTTTTAATTACCCTATTGACCAATCAATTCAATGAAACCTTTGGAGATATCAATGAATCAGAGAGAGCAAAACTGGCCGGGTATCTGAATTTATCGGGGGAAGAACTAAGGAAAGCCATGTATGAAAAACGTCTCTCTGCAAGAGAAAAACTGACTTCACTTTCTGAAGAAGCAGAAAAAGATGTGAAAGACAAAATTATTGAAACCTTGAACGAGGTGGAAACAATGGAAACAAATCGTCTGAATTTGTATAAATTGGATAACTTACTCTCTGATTTGGGATGAAACTCTTACCGCTCATAGAACAGGATGAACCCACAACGCCATGGGGTAGCACCGAGGAAGAGATTGTTACCAATATCGGCAACGAGGTCATGTCACACATCAACCCCATTAAAGAATTCCTTGGGCCACTGGAACAAGCGTTCCGGGAGGGTGATACAGAAAAAGCCAAAGAAATTGTAAACCTGATGCAAATGCAAATGAACGGTGTGGCTGACCTATTCCAAAGAATGCAGGATTTTTTAGATAATGAAGGGGCTTAATTATGCCCCTTTAAAATACTGTACTTCGCTTTTAAAATTACATTTCGTCTTTTAACCGAAGGTTTTGTGAATTCCTTGCGCTCTTGGAGGGCTTGGATTTGTCGTGTCTTTTGCACTTTCTTTTTATAGGTTCTGAGTGCAGCATCGATACCTTTTTCCTCTTGAACATTGATAATCAACATACTTGAAATTGTGGTTTTTTTTTCGTATAATTCTTATGATAATTAATCCGTTATAAAAAATAAACAAAAGTAAAATGAAAAACCCGAATGAAATCAGGAAAATATGTAAAACTTCCCAAACAAGATAATATTGCGTTAAGTTATGGAAGTGTCAATACCAAACAACTAAAATCTGTTTATCTGAGAATGCAGTGTTGGGTCGAACCCAAAACTGATGAAAAAAATTGGGACGCCATTATTTCATTAATCCGCAGAGAGGTTCGCATGTGTGCGTTCCACAACATCAACAAACAATACTTCAACGACAATTACATTGTGGATTTGGACTTGAGGTCAAGTGGCATCCTTACTCATAAACGTTCCTTTTTAAGCTGCGAAGTTACATTGTTCACCCGGCAACAAATGGATATCAAAGCAGAAGAATTCTCCCATACAATGAAAGAATTGGCTGATAAGATTATAAAATCAACACCAACCTTATTTCGGGAATTTGACATATTTGAACGGAAACGATAATAAAAAACCCCGGAAATTCCGGGGTTATATCCAACCAACATATTTGCAAGCAATTATGATGATTGCAAAAGCAATGGCCAAGCATATCATCATGATGCCACAGCCGATTTCGTCATTCTCTATTTTAAAATTTGGCATAGATTTAAAAGTATTATAAAACAAAGATAAATTAAGTTTTTTGGGCCTCCAAAAATATTTGACTGCCCCAATCTCTAACCTCTTCGGTCACACCCGATGCCCTCCATTTACCTTCATGTTGAAATGCACCAATTAATGCTGTTTCCGTATGGATGAAAAAGCTTTTCTTTTTTAGAATTGTACCATCCGGGGCTGTAGCAACATAGGTGGTAGCTTTCTTACCATTGGTTGCTCCTATTCCGTATTTCTTTGCCATATTACCTTAATGATTTGGTTTCTTTTACAATAACAGCCCTGCTTCCCGCAAACGGGCCTGTTTTTCCATGTTGATAGTGGAACTCCCGATTCATCAGTTCTGACTTAAAAGTTCCTTTTTGCTGTTGGGTAAGGTGATTAAAAAAGAAAGGTTTCTCCCCATTAGACTTTATCCAAAGCATATGAAGACAAACCTTTTTTGTATGTGGGCCTGTACCAAAACCACTAACAGACAAAGTACGCATATCAGCCAAACAATGGACTACCAAAGTTTGACCGTTGAACTCTTTCTGTATGGTAATTTGTTGCGTCATCAAAACAAAGATAAAACAACTTTTTTAATTATCAAAATTATTTTTTTAGTTCAACTTTCATGGAACTGAAATTTGGTGTGGAAATAAGCGTTGTGCTACCAATATAAAATAGAAACATTACACAACCCCCCGTTGTTTTCGTAGATATATAATTCATTGGAAGGAACAATCAATACTTTGAAGTTGTCAATAGAAACCAAACTCATAATATCATTATGAATATTTTTCATTATATCTTCTTTCCAATTGTAAATTAGTTCGTCAGCGTAATCCAATTTAACGTATAATTCATTTTCAAAAGCCACAAAATCTAGGGTATATTCTGCATGAAAGTTAATACCTCTGAGTAAATTTTCAAATCCGGGATTATCATCATCTAAATATTCCAATGCCGCATCAACAATATGACTTGAGTGGTCTTTTGTTGAAAAGACGTATGTTTTACCAAATCTATTATTTAAAATATTAACAAGCTTATTAAGCTTCTCTACAGATTGTTTTTTTTCTTTCTGTTTTTGAAAATATTTCTTTATAAAATTTTCAATCAAATGGTTGGTCATCCCCATAAATATTTTAATCATCCGGTAAATATTTATAGGGTATGAAGATATTACTTAATGAGACCAATCAACGAGGGATATTAATAGAGTACGATGCCGGATGGATTAATCCTTCCGATTCACGCAACCAAAGAATTATAAGAGAAGCCATCAAATCTGACACCGCAGATGATTTGGTCTTATATGCCATTCTTCAAAAGTATAATACCCCCAATCGCAATGGAAGGATTTATCCTGAACAAATTTTAAAGCGTGAAGCGGAGAAATATCAAAAGCTAATCGACAAGGGTTCATCAATTAGTGAACTCAACCACCCCGAAAGCTCACTTATTGACCTTGACAGAGTATCACACATGATTACCGAAATATGGTGGGATGGAAAGATGCTGATGGGTAAGATGAAAATCATCACCTCTCCCGGTTGGAAAAAATCCGGCATTATTTCCTGCAAGGGAGACCAAGCTGCCAATCTTTTGCAAAACGGTGTCACCCTTGGCATCTCAAGCCGGGGCGTGGGTTCGCTAAAAAGGGAAGGTGGACAAAACGTTGTTCAGGAAGACTTTGAATTGGTGTGTTTTGACCTAGTATCTTCTCCTTCTACCCCCGGTGCTTATTTGATTCATAGCCTTGATGATAGGGACAAATTTGATGAGAACATCGATATGGCAAGAGATGATAAAAGAGTTGTTCATGAATTGTCTAAAGCAAATAACCTGATTAACAAACTGGATAAATTCCTAAAGAAATAATGAGACAACTGATTAAAGAAGCAATTATTGAAATTATAAGTGAGGGACGTGAAGAATTTTTAAAAAATAAAAATCAACATATTTCAGAAAGAAGATTTAATATTCTCCTTTCAGTTGACCCGACACCAAACAAGAAATATCTGCAATGGTTGATAAATCAATATAATAGAACGTTGGGAGCAAGCAAGGAGGGTACGGAAAAGACTTCCTACTTCTTAAGTAAAACATCCCAAATCAAAAAAGCGTTAACTGTGTTTGATAGGGCTACAAGTCGCAGTATTGACCTCCGGGCTATAAAAAACTTCAGCAACGACATAAACAAATATGATGCTGACAGTTTGATTGCAATGACACGCAAATTGGTGATGAATGCTGACTTAAGGGGTGAGAGAGAAAGAGCAGAAGATATAGAGAAGGTTTATAGTGATGATAAGGTATCCATATTAATCCCCAAAACGAGAGATGCGGCCATTAAATTAGGCCGGGGTACAGGTTGGTGTACGTCATATGATGACAAATATAACCAATATCTAAACCATGCCGTATTGGGGGACTTATATGTGATTATTGATAAACAGACAAACGAAAAGTATCAATACCACATAGCAACCAAGGGAAGTGCTTCCCAAAAATTTCAATTGGGTGCAGAAAATTACCTACAAAAAGGCCAGTTCAAGGATGCAATGGATGTTTCAGTAAACATATCAGACTTCAACAGAAAATATCCAAATGTGATGCAAATCATTCAATCTCACATTGAAAATAACTTACAAAAGTTTCAGAAAAAATACGAGAAGAATTTAAAGTCAAGAAAAAAGAAGGTCGACAAGTTCATTAATACTTACCGAACTCCAACATACCGTTTAACTGTTCGTCCCATTGAGAGTTATAGTGAAATTGAGAACCTTAAACAAAACATGGGCAGAAAAGAAGGTGCGCTTTTGGATTTGACTGCTCAAGCATATGAATTTCACAAACCATTTGTATTGGTTATGGATGGTAATGAAATGTATCTCTGCAACAAAGATTATTATATATCAATTAGGCGACCAACGGATTTGAAGAGCATTCATAATAATCCTTTATTTAAAGAAGTGGAGGACTATATAGAAAATCTTAGAAAAAAATAATGCGCCACTTAATCCGGGAACAACTTCAAAATACCATTCTTGAAAAAATCAAGAAACGATTATTAGGGAAGGAATATATAGATGCCCCTAAAAAATCAAAGGCATTTATTTACGATATCATTTATACCTATAACATGTACTGTGTTAATATGTATGGTCATGTTAATGATACATTCAATGCGCCCTTCATTAGTATAAAATCAAAGATTTATGATGAATTCGAACTTTTTGGAATTAACCATTCTGATGTGGTTATTAGCATAGATAATGAACATGTTGAAAGGATGTATGAAAAACATAAGCATCACCAAAAAGGTAAGCTTCATGAGAATATTGAAGAAAAAATCTTCAACCACATGAATAAACGGCTACTGTATAAGATTTATAAAAACGACATTATTGAAGCGTTTATTTATAAAATATCACATAATGCAGATGAAATATTTGTTGATTGCTATTTCACAATGCTTGTTGATGATGAAGCCCCGGTTATGGGTGCAATTGGGTTGGAAAAAGAAATACGTAGTGAAATCTACAATTACGGTATTACACCCGATGATTACTTCATCTATATTGATGGATATAAAAAAACCCGCAGAGAGTTTAATAAACTAGCACATGCCCACGGCATAGGTGGCTAAATATTACAAAATTTTTTTCCTCTCAAAACTTTTCATTTTCTCAAACATATTTATAGAGAACAAAATCTATAATCCTTAATGAAAGATTCAATTTTAGAAAAAGCTTTGCTTCAAGCTAAAGTTCTTGAAGAAGCAATTAAGACCAACGCTAAAGGAATACTTGCCGATACAATGAAGCAGGAAATCAACAGTTTGGTTAAAGAGTCTTTGGAAGATGAGATGTCCTCAGATGAGGAAACTGATATCGCAGAACAAAACCCGTTTGCGGGTGAAGATGATTCTGACGATGAACAAGATGTTGATTCAGCAGAAGAAGATAATGCTGATTCAGATGATGAAGACTCCGATGAAGATGAAATGTCTGATGACGAAGAATCTGACGATTCTGATTTACCCGACGACGATTTCTCAGAACTGCCTACCGCAGATGACGACTCCGACACAGATTTCGATGACGATGATTCTGATGAAGATGATGACACCATCGACATGACAGGTGCAAGTGATGATGAAGTTCTCCGCATTTTCAAAAAAATGGGCGAAGACGATGGCATCATTGTTAAAAAAGAAGACAACGGTGACGTTGAACTGACTGTTAACGATGAAGAATTCCTTGTAAAGCTCAACGAAGATGAGGAACTGGAAGATGAACTTGATGAAGAGGACGAGTTTGACGGCGAGACTGAAATGGAAGAACAGGAAGAAGTTGAAGAGGGTGATGAAGATGAAATGTGCGAAGAAGATGATGAGCCATTATATGAAATCGTATTCGACGACGAAGAAGATTTCGGTTTGGGTTCACATGCTGACTTCGATGGTGGTTCTGAGTTTGACAACGATGATGATGTCATTGACCTAACTGGTGGTGAAGAACCAATCGACGATGTTCCTTCTCACGGTTTTAATCTTGACGAACCAAGTGACATTCCTTCACACGATGATTTTTCAATCGAAGACGACTCTGTAATTGATGACGATGGCCTTGATTCTGAAGCAGAATTCATGGAAATCGCTCGTACTAAAGGCTTGGGTGCAAGACCTAATTCTTTGCCAAAGGGTGCTAAAGCAGCAACCAAGGTTTCAAGAGAAGCTCTTGCTGAACAAAAAGAACTGAAAAGACAAAACAAAATTTTGAAAGAAAAAGTTGAGGAATATAAAAAAGCCTTAAGTCTTTTCCGTGACAAGCTGAATGAAGTAGCTGTATTCAATGCGAACCTTGCCTATGCAACCCGCTTGTTTACAGAACACTCCACTACGAAGCAAGAGAAAATGGAAATCCTCAAACGCTTCGATGCCACATCAACCCTGAAAGAGTCACAATCCCTTTATAAAACGATTAAGAGTGAAATGAACTCTAAGGCTTCCATTTCGGAGAATGTAGCCAACAAAATCGTCAAAACTCCGACTAACGGTTCTTCAGCCAACTCAAAAGAAATTTTGGCTGAATCCAAAGCTTATACATCTCCTCAATTCGCAAGAATGAAAGACTTGTTCACTAAGCTGAAATAATAATTAAACAATAAAAACCAATATCTAAAAAAATGGGCGCATTACTAGAAAGCGGTCTTGTTGGTAACATAGGTCTTAAGCACTTAAAAGTTATCAAGGAAGACACCATTGAAAAATGGGAAAAATTAGGTTTCTTGGATGAACTTCAAGGTCATCTTAAAGAAAACATCGCTCAGTTGTATGAGAACCAAGCTTCTTATTTAATTAACGAAGCCGCAACAACTGACTCTTCAGGTTCATTCGAAACCGTTGTGTTTCCAATCATCCGTAGAGTGTTCTCAAAATTGTTGGCAAACGACATCGTTTCTGTACAAGCCATGAACCTTCCAATCGGAAAAATGTTCTTCTTTGTACCTAAAATCCAAGACCGTAGAAATACAACAGGTCACTACGCACCTTATGGTTCTCATAGCGACAACGCTCCTGCTGCTGCCGGAGATGGTTATGATACTGGTGTTGGTGCAAAGAACCTGTATGACAGCTTCTATGAGGACAGCACTACCGAGAGCGGTATTTTCGACTACTCTAAAGGTGCTTACTCTGCCGTTACTCTGACTGCAACTGCTGTTAAATGGGTTAACGGTGCAATGGTAGCAGCTACCTACACTGGTTCTACATCTTCTGTTATCCTGATGTTGACAGGCTTTACCAACACCCCCGGTGATATGGTTGGTCAGGGCAAATTAATCGGCCCTTCAGGTAACGTAATGGATACCGAAGAATTCTTAGCTTCTTTAAAAGTTGTTAAGGGTGGTACTGAAAGAAGTTTCCGTACAGTTACCATGAAATATGGTAAAGGATTGGTTCAGTATGGTACTAAAAACTACGCTGACTATCCCGGTGGTAAATTCGAACAAATCTGCGATGCAGATGGTAAGGTTTACATCGAAGTAGATGTGGAGGATTATTCTTCTACAAGTGGTTTCACAGCTACCACATTAACTGCTGAAAATGGTTCAGGGTTCACTGTAACTCACCGTATCTACAAAGACCTAGAGTTCGAAGAAGAAATCGGTGAAGTTAGCTTCGACCTTCAGTCTGTAACGGTTTCTGTAACCGACAGAAAGCTTCGTGCTTCTTGGTCTCCTGAATTGGCTCAAGACGTGAGCGCATTTCACAACATCGATGCTGAAGCTGAATTGACAGCTTTATTGTCAGAGCAAATTGCGGCTGAGATTGACCGTGAGATTCTACGTGACCTTCGTAAAGGTGCTGCTTGGAAATTGAAGTGGGACTACAACGAATGGAGACGTTTGGGTGGTACTGGTGCTGCGATTCCATATACACAAAAGGACTGGAATCAGACCCTCTTGACAAAAATAAATCAGATTTCGGCTCAGATACATAAGAGTACCCTTCGTGGTGGTGCAAACTGGATTGTGGTTTCTTCTGAAGTTTCAGCCGTGTTTGACGATTTGGAATATTTCCACGTATCGAATGCCCATCCCGAACAAGACCAATACAACATGGGTATTGAGAAGATTGGTACTTTGGCCGGACGTTATCAGGTTTACCGTGACCCATACTTCCCTGCGGGTAAGATTTTGATGGGCCACAAAGGAACCTCACTGTTGGATGCGGGTTATATCTATAGTCCCTATGTGCCTTTACAGTTGACACCGACAATGTACAATCCATTTAACATGACTCCGATTAAAGGTATCATGACACGTTACGCTAAAAAGCTTGTAAACAACAGATTTTACGGGGTAATCGATGTATTCGGAATTCAAACATTTGACCTTAATGAATTGAGATAATCAGTTCTTTAATTAAATAAAAGGTGGACATTTGTCCACCTTTTTTTATTTTATTGATACCATAATATTTATTTATAGGAGTCAGGTTGAACGGATTATGATTTGACTTTTTGATTTTTATTTTTTATATTGAATTATGATTGATGAAGTAATTAGTTTATATACAAAAAAGAAATTGTCGGTTCACAAGATAGCTAAACTAATGTCGGTGGGGCATAAAAAAATCTCGACTATCCTTAAAGAAAATGACATACCAATTCGCAATCGTGGAGGACAAGTTAAATATGTTACCACGAAAGCAGATTATTCTTTTTTAACTGATAAAATATTGGTCTGCAAGACAACTGATAAAAAGTTTGAAGATGTATTTAATAAATCAGGATGTTTAACAACACACATAAAAACGAATTACCCGGACATAGTTTTACCTTCTGAACACAAAAGAAGAATGTTATTTAAAGTTGGGAAAATTTGGTACTTAGATTTTTTTACCGTCACCACAAAAGAAGAAACGCTTCCCAAAAGAAACTGTAAATATTGTTCATGGCAGACCACAGATGTAAACAATAAAACCGGATGTTATGAAGTACATTTAAAGGAAGCACATAAGAAGGATATTGTTGAATATATAAAAGAATTCCCCGAAGAAAGTTCTCTACATCCAAACACTCAAAAGAAAATTGAAAAAGAATTATTATTCCACAACAAAGATAATTTTGTGTTATGTAAGGTATGTGGTGTAAAATGTAAGATAATAACTAACACCCACCTTAAAAAACATAATCTCACACAAGAAGAATATAAGTTGTTGTATGGAACTAAAATTATTTCTGAAGAACAAAGAAAAATACTTCAGGCAAAAATGATTGATTTAAATACAAATGTCATCACGTCAAATTTCACATCCATTTACGAAGACCAAATAAAAGAATTCTTGGAAATAAATAATATACCTTATGAGCGAAATAACAGAAAAATTCTCAATGGTCAGGAGATTGATTTTTATTTGCCTATATTAAAATTGGGTATTGAACACCATGGGTTAAAACATCATACTCATAATTTCGGAAAAAAAGAGCGGGGGTATCACCTTGATAAAACTAAAAAATGTGCTGAGCAAGGAATTCATCTCATTCAAATATTTGAAGACGAAATGGTTTTCAAGAAAGACCTTGTATTTTCAAAACTACTACACATAATAAATAAGAAAACAGATAATGAAATTATCCATGCCCGTAAATGTGAAATTCGTGAAATCGATTCAGTTCTTAAAAATTTATTTTTGGAGAAACACCATATTCAGGGGGCAAATAAATCACCAATTAAATTGGGAGCATTTTATGGTGATAGGTTGATTGCTGTAATGTGTTTTGATAATGTCCGGGGAATGAATAAGACCACCATCAAAAATTTATCACATGAATATGAATTATCCCGGTTTTGTGTGGATAATAATGTCATCTGTAGCGGAATTGCTCACAGACTATTGAAATATTTTATTGGGAAATACAATCCAACCAAAATAATTTCCATGGCTGATAGAAGATGGTCAAATGAAACCGACAATATTTATCTTAAACTTGGCTTCACCAAGGTAAAAGCCATCCCACCTGATTATTGGTACTATAATGAAATAGTTTCTCGTTTTAAGCGATTCCATAAATTCAACTTTGGGAAGAGAAATATCAAAAAGAAATTTAAAGTTGAAAATATTGATGCCAACACAGAATGGGGTTGGATGAAAAGTTTTGGTTGGGATTGGGTTTGGGATTGTGGTAAATTAAAATATGAAATGCTTTTATAAATAAATTTTTGTTTTATCTTTGTTTTATGAAGATAAACGGTGTTGTAAAATTATATACCATTGGTGGAATGTCATTACATGAACTTTCCTCCCTGTTCAGCGTTCGACCTAATAAAATAAAGCAAATCCTTCAGGATAATGGTGTAGAAATCCGTGGTAAGGGTCGTAGCAAAAAATACGACACATCTGCCGAAGCAGATTATTCATTCTTGAATGGGAAGATATTGGTATGTAAAAAGACCGGAAAGGTTATCGAGGATGTTTTAAACAAAGGTGGGGGTATTACCAAACACCTGATAGAACTATACCCTGATGTTACCTTCCCATCAGAATATCAAAGAAGAAGGTTGTTTAAAAGCGGCATACTTTGGTATATAGATTATTTCTATGTAAGAAGTGCTGTGAAAAAAGAACCCAAAAGAAGTGAGGATTGGGAAGAAGAAGTGGAAGCATTTTATTTAACTGGTGAATATTCCACCCACGCACTTGCCGCAATGATGAAAGTTGGACACAAAAAGATTACTGACGTATTAAAACGCAGAAACATCCCGATTCGCAGTCGAGGAAGACAGAAACAACAATAAAAAATTTCATCTTAGGGTGTAACGGGGTTAATCCAGTATTTGACTTTGTGTTTATTTTTTTCTATATTTTTTTTATGAAATATAAACTTCTTTGGATGTTAGGATTGGTTGTCAGTATGTTCACCATTTATTCTAACAGTGATTATTTATTTACCTATATTGGTTGCCCCATTGCATTAGTTTTGGGATTCACCGTCAGCAGAGTATTTTTTTCCCATGATTGATTATCAATTACTGGCCGATAGTGTTGATTATTATGCTCCAAGATTTCGAAGAATTGAAGCTCCGTGGACGGTATCCGAATATGTCAACAACCTGACCATGCCTGAAGGCAAACAAGCTTATAAATTGGAACACAACAAAAAATGTTTGGTGGGTTCAGGAGAACAATCGTTTTTGTATTTACAAATCAAAGGCTTTCTGCCCCCCGGAAAATATCAAACCATCACTCCCTGCCTTCGGGATGAACAGTTCAGCATCATCCATACCAAATATTTCATGAAAAACGAATTGATTGTGACCGATGATGTCTCAGAAGACCAACTTCAATTTGTTGTCAATATCTGTCATGATTTTTTTGTCCGGGTTCTTGGACAAAAAATTCTCCAAGTGAAAACAGAAGATGGTTATGACCTTATGTGGAACGATATTGAATTGGGAAGTTATGGCATCCGGGATTTTCAATTTATCCGGTACATCTATGCTACCGGGTGTGCTGAACCTCGAACCAGTTATTGCAAAAAATTAATCAATGGGCTATCATCTTAAAAACATCAAAAAAGGAAAATTGGGGGCGTTTTCCAAAATCCGGGAAGAATATCAGGAACTCAAAGATGCCCATAAACAGGACAACAAGGTTCTCATCATCTGTGAAATGTGTGACCTTGTGGGGGCAATAGAAGCTTATGCAGCCAATTTTAATTTATCTTTGGGCGATATCATTAAAATGAAAAATTCAACCAAGGAATCATTTCAGGAAGGCAAGCGATGAAAAGGTTTAATTATTTCGAATATCTCAACAATAAGTTTAAATCAAAATGGTATAGCAACGGACTCGCCGGGGCAACATATGTTAAATCTATCCTTCCACATGAGGATAATATGTCTATTGTTATTCATTGTTCTTTTGAGAACAATATTTATTTGGGCGAACAGCAACCATCATTTGCTAGATTGCTTAAAACTATAAAAACCTATTTTCCCCACCAAGGAATTCTTATAAAATCGGATATTCCTCATTTAAAAAACGGTTATTGGTTTAAGAAATAAGTTTTATGGGGCTAAGGACATTCTCAATCAGAACCCTATTATCGTAAAACAAAGATAAGTAAAAAAGACATTTTGTCATATCACAATAAGCGGTACATTTGTTGCCTAAACATTTTCAAATTTTAAAACCATGATGTAGATAGCAAATCGAGGTAGTCCATGAGGGATTGATTCTCCGCTCCGAAGCAGCCTTGCTTCACAATAATCAATTCTTAAAATTAAATTATATAAATCATGGAACAAACTACCAATACGAATGCAGCAGGATATACAAAACCTCAAATCCTCGCTCTTAAAAATGCAATCAAAGTAAAGGTTGCCGAACAAAAATCTCTTAAACCTCAACGTAAACCTGTTCATTTTAAAGGTGAACGAACCGTGTCAGCCTACGAAGCTACGTGGAAGAGCCAACTTAATAAGTGGGAACTCCGACACATGTATTATGCGTATGCTATCGTGCGGGGTAAAGACCCACTGACCGGGGTAACACCGAAGAAAGAGCAAACCGTTATCAACCAAATAAAGGTTGAAGGCATCCTTAAAACTTATCAGACAAGTGCATGAGCAAGCTGTATGTAATCACACGCAGCGACCTTGAACTGCCCTATCAGGGGGTTCAAGCGGGTCATGCCGTATCAAGGTGGTCAAGGGTCAATCCTGACCACCTTTGGTGGGACAACGAAACCATGGCCTATTTGGTGGTTGACGATGAGAGCCACTTAAAAAGGTGGTGTGAAAAGCTAAAAGTCCGGGGGTATGATTTTATTGAATTCCATGAACCGGATATTGGCAATCAGTTGACGGCCATAGCGTGTTACTCGGATGATAAGATTTTCCGGGGTCTTAAAAAAATGAGAGAAAAAGAAAATCAGAAGGTAGCTTGATTGCTACCTTTTTTTTATTTATCTTTGTTTCTATGAAAATACGGCCTCAAGTTATACACCGCGAAGAATACAACGTCCAAAAGTTTCGGGATATCTTTACCAAGAACCCCACAGCCGCCCGTATCTATACTCACCATTGGAGAGTTTATACGGAGGAAATATTGTTATTCCAAGAGGACGAAAACAAGTTTCAGATAATAACTGAAGAAAAACATTATGGTGTTAGTATAACTGACAAAATTTACTATAGAACCAAAAGAGTAAGGAAGGTTTTTGTCAATAATGGCAAATTTCATTATATGGGGGACGGAAGCAAATTCCCCTTTCCTATTAATTATACCACTCTGCATTCTTTCGAAGAAGAAATCATTTATCAGCGGTATCCATGGCTTAAATTTCTAAAAGAATATTCATTAACCATGGCTTTCAACACCATATTCAAATACAAATTATACAACCCCAAAAAAGCTCTTGCACACCGTTACGGTGTTCCCTTTCCGGCATGTCTGCATGTTCATCGGGCACTTGTTCTATCTCAACATACGGTTGTATGGAAGGAGATGAAGAAAAATATGATTAACACACACAAGGTCAACCCTGAGATATTAAAGGATATGGGCATGTTAATTGATACAACCAAAATGGCAAAACAGCTTAATCGAAAAGTGAATGCCGCATGGAGCGTCCAGAGGTTAAAAAATGAACACAACGAATGGAGCAGAATTATAACCGAATTGTTATACAGTGAAATCAATCGACCCTTGAAAATTAAACCCTTGTTTGTTCGGTTAAACGATTACATTGGCGGTCTCATCACCGATACAAAAACATTGGCGATGGAAGGTTTAAAACAAAAACATTGTGTTGGAACGTACACCTATACGATTGATAGTGGTGTGTGTGCTATCTATCAATACAAGGGATATACAGCAGAAATACGGCACTATTCCAATCGAGTTGACGGAAAGCCGTATTTGGGACAACTGAATGGTTATCTTAATGAAAAAGCGTCAGATGAACTTCGGGAAGAAGTGAATGAGAAAATTAACTTGTTTTGTGAACAGAATCCACACTTTTTGGCAAGGGAAAATGTGATGAAAGAACAGGAAGTGTGGGGGACAGATGACTTTAGGGTTAATTGGTAAATTAAGAATAATAATCCACGTAGTACTGATACTTTTCTTTCCCAAGAGCCATTTCACAATTGCCAAGTACCCCGGATTTGTAGACCGAATCTTCTAACCTGATTGTGTTATTGATAATATTTGCAATGGCTCTTTCCATTCGGTCAATTGTCTGAGTAGAATGGATAAAAATTTCACTTACAGAGTCTTTACGTTTTTTGGTAGTCATAAATTTTTATTTTTTTCGTGGTCACGTCCGGCAATAAATCCTATTTCATAATAAAACATAATAATATTGCGGGTACGCAAATCCAATGATTCCAAATATTCTTTCATGGAAGTTACCTTCTTATTTCCCTCAGCATCTTTTTCCTGAAAAAAACGCTTCATGAGGGCTTCCATGGCATCCTTATCAAAAGCTTCTATGTTCATATCAATTTGATTTTGTCTTGGGTTCTGTAATAATAAAAATCGCTTGCGTAGTGGTGGAACCGGGCCTCACCCGAAAGAACAAATTTATTGAGTTTTAAAAGGGTCTCCCGGTCTTTTAAGTGAACCCCAATGAGATGCCGCTTATCTGCGGTGGTTTCATATATCACTGGTTTTACATACTTACCGCTTTCATACAATTTGATGCGGTTGACCACCTCATCTTTGCTGCCGCTTGTAGGAATGTCATATTCCTCACAAATGGCTTTGAGTTCAGAAGTCTTCATATCTTCCAAATCTTTTCGTTTTTCCTGAAATTCCGGTTTTAATTGTCGCTTAAATTTAGACATGCTGCAAGTTTCTACAACAAAGATAAAACAATTTATTGTTTTAATCAAATAAAAAGGCCGGGTCATTTTTTCCCGGCCCTGTCTTTTACAAACATATATAAGAAAAATAATAGAAATATCAGACCGACAAAAAATCTTTTGTCATGCATCAGTATCTCTACATAGAGGCTCATTCGATTCTAGTAAAATTTACAACAAGACCAAAATATTCATAAATTTCACTATTTATGCATCTTTTCCAATAACTTATAGGGCCACCAATATGAATATAATCTTTGTCACTCATTTTGTATACCATATTAACTTGCCACTCTTGTCCATATATACTACGTTCTAATTTTACTTCCACAATTGAAACGTCAACATTACGTACTTTGTATTTTCTTATATATCTTTTTTTAATAACCCTAAGTAAAGCTTTCCTTTTATTTGGATTCTTCCATTGCTCATTTAATATCTCTGAATAAACTTCTTGTAGGCTCATTTTCTTCTTTGTTCATTAACTGGCAACTCACTTCTTTTTGGCTTAACGGGTTCTTTGAATTCTTTTTCGTTGTAGGTTGGTTCTTGTTTTGGTTGAGGCCCACCCAAATCTGTCTTTAGATATTCATACAAATCTTTGGCACATACCAAAGCATCCTTGGCTTTATTGAAGGTTTCAATATCATCCTGAAGGAAGAAGTTGGCATCCGGGTGATTGATGAATTTTTTGATGCGTTCCAAATATTTGATGGTAACATTGATATATTCATGTATCAAAATGGCGTTATCGTCTCCACCCTCTGTATCAAAATTTTCTTTCAGGTGTTTTTTGACACTTTGTTCGATGAGTTTATTTAATTGTTGTTCGTTAATCTTTTTCATTATTATAAATATTAGCTCCAAAACGCAATTTCTGTTACTTCATTACCGCTTCTTTCTTCAAACCATTTTTTTAATGCCTCTTCAAACAATTTTTTACTTATTGAAAAATAGTCTTTGGTAGTCGTATAAATTCTTGGTGTTACACATAACTTTTTTAAGCTAACATAAAATATCAAATCATTTGTGACACTACCATATGGTTCATCGTACATTCTAAAACTAATATAAAACGGATTTTTTGTTGGTCTGCGTTTAATATTTTCATCGAAAAATCTAAAAATCTGTTTTAGTTTTCTATCTTTTCGTTCCCTTCTGCTTATCTGTTCAAAGAGCGGTACTAACTTCATTTTTCACTTACGATTTGAAAGTTAACCACATTATTCAGTGTTGTGATTTCTGAGTTATAATTGATTTTGATATCAATGAAATATTCTTTGGGAATCAGGAAACTGGTGTCCAAAAAGAAATTGTTTTCCTTGTTGGTCTTGTTCACTTGTGTCCAACCCTGCACTTCAACCTGACCCTTTCCCTCCTTAACATAAATTCGATAATAGATATCGGAAAGAATGGATTTTCTTGCAGTAATAATTTCTTTGGCTTCCACAATGACTTTTCTAACGTCTCCCCGATTGATTTTCTCCCCCTTTTTGATACCGTAAATAAACGGAACAAATTGCGTGGGTTGTCCGTTGCCAAAATCCACCAAATCATCCATTTGCACCGGGACAAATTTTTGGGTAACAGGAGTGATGTTGACCCCATTTAGGATAAGCCCATTCCATTTATCGAAAAAATAAAGCTTGTTATCACACATGGTTACACCCGTAAGCGCAAGGTTGACCTTATAAACCCCTTTGGCTATCTTGGTTGTCGTAATTCCAGTGTATCCCGAAATGGGATTTTTGCTTTGGTCAAGAATGTCTACGGTAGGCAGCGCATCAAGGTTCGCTCGTTGGTTGTTATGGCTCACGTAGAGCATCAAATTTTGGCTTTCGCCAAGGGTGAAGGTGTTCCTGTCATCCTGTACCAAATCGTCGTAAACGGTCTCCAAATAGGGTTCAAAAAAGCTTTGGGTGTACTTACTGAAGAAGGAAACGGTTTGGTCGTATTCGGAGGCTGCAATTATCTCATAGGCTGACGCAAAAGCCACCCCAATACCATAATCCGTCTGTCCTGTAAGAATTCCATTTACATAAGTGGTGATGTCCACATGAAGGTCTTCATTTCCATTGTCGAAGTGTTGGGTGGCGATAATTTGTGCAGTGGTCGTCCCGGAGATATTGGTTGTATAAACCCCGGCCTGTGTCCACCCGGATGCAGTGGTGGCATTATACCAGTTGGAAGCGGTTTCGCTGAATAATTTTTGCTTGGTGTTGCTATAGTAGTCTTCATCTAACTCGTACCCCACACCCTCGTCCCACTGTTGACCAATTTTAAATACAATCAGGTCAAAAGAACTGGCTCTTTGGGTGTCGGCAATTTCTCCCAACAAATCTTCATCTCCAAAAATGCAGTTGGTTAGGTGAAGGTAATGTTTGGTTGAACCATTAAGGGAAATGTCACCATTTTGAACCTTGGTCTTCAAAACATCTAAATCTATTTGAAGAAGATATTTGGAGAAATTGTTCCCGTATGAAAGCTGCGTAACGGGTGACTTCGCAGTATTCACCTTGGAATTACGCAGAATGGTATTATTTTTTGAGAAATAAGAACGATATATTGACATACCAATAAATATCTGCGGAAGCAAGATATATCTTTACTAATTACAAACCTGTTTAAGTCGGCAAGGTTGCAGTAAAATATAGTTATAACAATTCCAAGTCTACCAACATTTCCCGTATTTTCAACCAATCCACAAATGGCCGGGGACTCCTTGACAGGTCTGTTGTGAGGGGAACGCCCAACGCTGCATCGTCAATAAAATATTTGGCGTAGCATTTATTGGAGTCTGTCCATGTGTGTTGGGTAGGATGAAATTGTACCCCGAACAGTTCAATGTCGTTTTTTGAAAACCAATCCACCGCTTCTTCCAGTTGTTTACCGGAACGCATAGTAAATAAAATGAGTTGGTGTCCTTTTGCCACCATTTCCTTTAGGACAGCTTGTGCGCCAATGTCTTTTCCAATTTCGGGGTAATCGTGGGTACAGCAAGTGCCGTCAAAATCAACAGCAAACGGTATTGGTTTCATAGCCCAACCATAAGCATTTCCTTTTACAAAATCAAGACTTATCTTTGTTTAAATGGATAAAAAAATTAATGCCATCCGCAAACGCTACCTTAACCGGGAGTTCGCCTTCTTTAATGTAGTGGCTGTCAATACATTTCCATCCAAATATAAATTTGAGGTTGTTGAAGTTGTGTATCAAATGAAAACCGAGGAAACGGTTGGGATGGCTACCGAAACCATCCGGGAATTTGACAAACTTAGAACTGAACTCAAAACCTATTTTGATGTCACTCCCTGCTATCGGTTTGAATCCGAATCCTTGGAAAACGCCTTGCAGCAATTTGAATAGTTACAAACGTGCGAAAACGGTAAACCCAAAGTATTGCTGGATGGAGTTCTCCACCCGCAGAAGCATAGAAGCAATCCACGTCCCTTCGTAGTGGTTGGGTTTATAACTCATTCGAACCTCAATCATGTGTTTTTTCTGTGTAATCTCCACAATGGTCATCACCCCATGCCAAGGACATTCATATTTTCGACCCAAAAAATGTTTTACCACTAGGTTGTAAACGGCTTCGTTGGACATTAGTTGATGCGGAGTTTTTGGTTGATAATTTTATCCTTGGCCGATTGCAGTTCCTTCAGCATCTCGTCTTTGAGGCCCTCCGGCCCAATCCCCACTTCTGCCGGGTTGTGAATGTGGGTTATCATCCATTTAACCATCAGTTCCAATAGATACAACAGGGGTTCGCCCCGCACTCCGCTAAAGGTCTTTGGTAGGATTTCCTCTAATATCTCCTCTTGGGTGAGTTCGTAGTTATTAAGTTTGGCAAAATTGATTTTATCGGCATCATTGGGAACATTGGCCTCATACGACAAAAGATAAATCATATCCGATATCATTGAACCGATGGTGGTTGGTTTGTTGACCTTATTTTGCTCCTTGATGGTCTTATTGACTTTTTTGGAGGGTACATATTTTTCCAAGGTGGAATACGAAAGCCCAAAGGCGTTGGTTGTGCCAAGGTTGATGTATGAGTACAGCTTTTGGGCATTAAGGGTTGCTTGGTCGGTGGTCAAAGAATCAAAAAACGACTTGGAAGGCTTATAATAAAACGGGTGGGTGTTGACCTTAAAAAACTCCGGGTTTAAATCAAATTGGGTTTCTGATACATCAATCTTTCTGAGTTCTTGGGAGATGTCCCGACCAATTTGTTCAAGGGTTGCCCCGGAAAAGGATTTGCTGTAAATAAGAGCCTTGTTGTCGTCGCCGACCTCTTTGTTTTGGTCAAAATAAAAAGTATCGGTCAGGTTGTACACATGATTTTTAATCTTGTAACAATTAATCACCCCACTAAAGAGCGTGTCCACCGAACCGATGTTGTAAACCTCATACTCCACAAGGGTTGTGAGTGGTTTGTGTTGCAACTCGTCCACCACCACGTCCTTCTCTTTTAGTTCGATGGTGCTGTCGTATTTTTTAACCGAAAACCTAGCAAGCTTGTTGTAGGCGATGGGTTTTTGGGTTTGGCGGTATTTTTCATCATCCAGTTTCCCGGCCCGGATGGTCACGCCGTTGCGGGTATAGATGATATCCGTACCATAGTTTCCGTACTGCACATGGTCGGCAGGATTGCCCACAACACCCTTGGTTTGGGCATCAATGATTTCCCCGGTTTCTTTATAAAGGTGGGGTTCTTTTTTAATACGTATTCCCCTTGTGGTGTTTTGCAACTGGCGGTCAATACCCTGTCCGTCAAAGTCGTAGGCGTTGATGAACGGGCCGCTGATGTATTCCCGGTTTTGGGATTGGTTGGCGGTATCCCACACAAACATTTTAACAACCTGATTTTCCTTGGGAACAACATTAATCTGAACGGGTAGAAAGGGGTTGTACACAAAGGGGTCGTTCACATCCCACTCCTTGTACTCCACACTTCTTTCTATGGAAGAATTAATTTTTTCAATATGTTCAACCCGGATGCGGCCAAGACCAAGCGGGTCTTTGTTGTTTACGCACCGACCAATTTCAATTAACTTCATCCCCCTTTGCGTTTTTTAAGTTCTTCATTGACTTTATTGTAGCTTTCCTCTACCTTATCCAAATGCTCCGAAAGTTTTAATAACAGGCTTTTGGTTTCTTCAAACTCATTACCCAACAGTTCCAGTACGGCAGTGAGGTCGGCATTGGGTTTACTTTCACAATTTTCAATAATGTTGATTAGGTTGGCCTTATCCATTGATGCCTACAATTTTTATTGTCCCCGGAACGATTACGCCCGGCCCTGCCGGAGTGGGAACTGTCCCGGAAATTATGGTGGCATGAACCACCCCATTTTCATCTCTTTCTCTTTCCACGCCTTTGATGTGAGCCAGATGTTGGATGACGTGCTTGTTGGGTTGACCATAGATGTCGCCCGTTGGAATTCCTACTTTATCCAGTTCTTCCACCACATTGATGAAGGCTCGAATATTGGAAAACCCGGAGCGTTGGGCTGCGCCAATCAAAAGCGGGGTGGGAACACCAAAAGCGGTGCGGGTAGCGGTAGACAACAACCCAAGAATGGTCTTGGTCATATTACCACATTGGGTGAGGTTGCTACCGCTGCTTGTTCCCCTAAACATCGAGAGAAGTTGTTTGATAATGGCAGTGCGCTTGATACCCAATTCCTGAAGAGCATCAGCTATAATAACCCCAATCATACGGAGGAGTTCCTTTTTAATCAGCCGAAAAAATTCGGCAACAAATTCTTCAAACACCTTACGAATGATACGGAAAATAATTTTAAAAATGCTTTTGAGAAGCGTTGTTCCCTCTTGAGCCGCAGCCCCGAAGATGCGCCGGATAAGCACAAAAGGGAAGATGGCTTTGGGAGTCAAAAGCAACAACGCAAGGGCTTTGGGTAGGGTCTTGATAAAATTTTTATTGGTGTTGATTTTCAACAACTCCAATGGAATTGAACCATTGCTGTGAACAAAGGAGTGGTAAGCAATGTCGTTGAGGAAATTATTAATGTATTCGTGGTTGCCGTTGTTGTTGTTACGGTCAAAGTCTTCCAAGAACTCTTGTACTCTGGCGGCATCCACCGGGACTTCCAAATTACCGCAATCAGCAAATTTCATCACCCGGTTGCGGCGAAGTTCTTCTTCTTCCAATATCAGACCTTCTACCTCATCGAAATCAAACAAGTCCACAACGTCAAACGGTAGGTCGTCAAATTCTTTGAGGTTGTCACTTTTGAGGTTGTCGTTCTTACCTTCCTGACAGTGTGAGAAAATTTTTGTTATCAGGCGGTTGAGAAGGTTCATGTGGTTCATGTAAACCGTGTGGTTGTCAAGGGAAATCACCCCAGTTAATAGCGCAACTATAATGGCGTAAAGATTTTTTTGGTCAAAGAGTGTTACCGTTAAAAAGTATTCAACAATTAAGTTGTACACATTACGGTTCATGATATTGGAGATAAGATAAGATTGTGAGGTCTCTTCCCATACTACTGAAAACATCAAAGTGTTGTTTAAGGAAAAGATATCGGCAGTTGTGCCGTTGAATGTCGTATAAAACATACGATTGAGGGAAGTGGGGTCATTCAGAAAATCATTGGTTTCATACAGGGATTTTCCCACAGAGGAAGCGGGGTCAATCTTGAGCATTTCAAATAAATCAAACTCAGAAGGTTTGATGTGAATGGAGGTTTGGGTGATTTGGGAATCCACGCCACACCCAAGTTGGGTGGACACATACAACCCTCGCAGAAATTCATCCCGCACAATTTCGTTCATTTTTCTACCCACAAAGGCAGCGGCTTGCAGGGCTGCACTTTTGTGGTGAAATTTCTGTGGGGTGTTGGAAACCTTCAGGTTGTCGTTGGTAATAGAGGTGCTTAACAAATTAACCAGTTCTTCAAAGACGTTGGCTGAAGGCAGATTCTTGGCACTATCGTTTAACACAGACCCCAACTTTTGGGTGGTCATATTGGTCTTGTCAAAAAAATTATCTCCAAGGTTATTGACATCCTGTTTGATGTTACGTTCCTTGTTTTCCAAATACCCTTTCACGGCATTGAGCCGGGCGGTCAATTTCTTCTTATCGTCTTTAAAATCTGTTCCCATTATTGGTTGTTTTCATCCCGGTTTTCCAGTAATTGCTCCAACATTTCTCTTTCACTTGAAGTGATGGACATCTTTTGCAAGCCACCCTTCCCTTCGTTTTGTTTTAGAAGGATGGTGGTTTGCAATTTGGACAACTGAATTTTTTTATCCACCGTATCGTTGAGGATTTTCTGTTGGTCTTTGATGATTGGGCCAAGAGTCTCCAAATCATTAGCATCCTTCATAAATGAAAGCATTTTCTTTTGGATGAGCAGGGCAGTCGCCCGGTTCTCATTGAGTTCATGGTAAATTTCCTGCATCAGAGCCAATGCCGAATCTACCGTGTATTCGATTGAACGTTTTTTTCTTCTGTCCATATATTATAAATAGGTTCTCGGTCTTTTTTAAATATTATAACCCTACTTATCAATGACAAACCACAGTATGTTGTCAGGTAGTGATTAACTGTTTGGGTAACATACGCTTCAATGTAATCAACCAACAACGGAGAAATATCATTATGTTCGTGGTAGTAAAGTATGTGGAGTCGGTGGGATACAAATTCTATATTACATAAGGTAAATAAGAAGGTGTCATCACCATGGTTGATTTCCAACGTTGGCGACAACACCTTAATAAACTTTTCTATAGTGGTATTGTTATTCATCCAAAAAATCGTTAACCATAAGACTATACATGGATTTGTACCGTTTCATTGAGGCTCTTATCTCTTTGGTTGTGAGGGAAGTCATTTCCCGGAGCGAAAGAAGAATAAGATTTTTATTAAACTTATTACCATCCCCAATCTGGAATATTTTTTCATAGTTGGTGAAGATTTCAATAAGGGCATACCCCAATTTGATTTCATTTTCGGTAAGCTCTTCCTGTTCGATAAAATCTTCCAGTTCGATTACATATTTGGTGATGATGGTGGAATAGTCCACTTCAGTTTTGTCAATGTAATAAACCATGTCGGCCCGGTTCTCCAAATTGGAGGAGATGTCCTCATACGAAATAGAACGGTTTTGCTCCTTTTGGTCTTTTTGAATCATTCCCATTTGGTAGTGCTTACATATTGTACCAAAATAGGAATAGGCTTTTTTGTTTTGCTTGGGGTCAAACTTATCCACCTTTGTTATCAAAAAAGACATTACATCGGCGTGTTGATTTTCAAATGGTATGTCCTTACGATACAGTTTGTACCTACGGATAATACTTTCTACCATTTTGCTTAAAGGGAGACGTAAATATGTATTAAATATTTCGTTTTTCTGTTCTTCGGTTTTTGCTTTTAAATACTTGATAACCGCTTTTTCCTCCGCTTCGTCAAAGTACTTTTTACTTTTCTTTGTGCGAGGCATTCACTATTGGGGTTCACTGTAGCTGATGTCTCTTTGTTCGGTGAAATAATATTCCTTACGGGCAGCATCCATCCAAAACTTTCCTTCTTGTGAAGAGAGTTTTTGCTGCTCGTCGTTTTTGTATTTCCAAAACAAAGAGTCGGTTCGCATATTTGTATGTTTATATCCGATTTTGGGGATGGTCATTACCTTTAAGTTGTTGTGGGTCAGGCGCAGCAGCAATTCATAACCAAAGGAGAGTTTGATATTGGATTTCAATCCACCGAATTTTAAAAATTTTCCGGTATTGTACACCGCTCCTGAGATTTGGAAGTTTTGATACTCCAATAAACTAGCGTTATCCAAGTAACCCTGTACTTCTGAAAATCCCAACGCCCACAGGGTTTCGTTGGTGAAGGAAATAAATTTATCGTGTTCGTCCACATCGGCTACGATGGGCAGAAATACATCTACATCACCATAGGCTGCAATGTAGGTATCAACATTGTCAAACCACTTGGGCGCATAGGAATCATCGTACTCCAAGATGGAAAACCAATCCGTGGTGACGTGCTTGGCCCCATAATTGACTTGGGAACAGAAGTCACTGGTTTCCGGGTTTAAAATAAACCACAGGTTGGTATCGTCCATTCCAATTACTTCTTGTATCTGCTCAATGGTTACGTTTGGGGTGTAGACAATCAAAACCTCCGCTTTATCACGGTCTACCGACTTGAACGCTTTGGCTAAATACCCCTTAACTGTTTCATTCATTTCATGAATTGGAATTATCACTGAATGCTTCATTTTCTAATTTTGCTTTTAATTTGGTTAATGCTTCTTCCAAAGCTTCCACTCGTTTGTCCAAATACAAATTGATGGTTTTAAGTACCTGTTCCTTGGTTTTTTCTACACTATACGGCTGTAGGGTTTCACTCAATTTATTGGTGAAGGTATCCGGGATGGTATCCTCCAACCAGTGTTGGATGAATTTGGCGATATGGTCAATCAGTTCAGTGGAATCCCCAATCCAAATACCATTTTCTTCGGTCATCCATTCTGGCACTTTATTGGGGATTTTGCCGATAACCGGGATACCGAGCTTCATAGATTCCAAAGGAAATGTTCCGAAACTGGCCGCATCATCCACCCACACACTTAAACAGCATTCGCTTAAGGATTGTGCAAAGGTTTCTCTTGGTAGTCCCCGAAGGTCACGAAAACCAAACCAACGAAAGTTTGGGTATTTGGTATAAAACGATTTGACGATGTTCATGGAATCCCTTTGCTCTCTTGAATGAATCGCAATCAGTGGTTTGCTTGGAAACTTCGAGGGTTGGAACACCTCTGAAATGAAGGGATTAACTACGTCTATTTTCACGTTGGGGAAAAAGGAATTAATAAACTCCACAAGGCTTTGGGAAACGGTGATGCAGAGATTGAATCCATAGTCCGTCCAAGATGCGCCGGGGTCAAGGGTTTCAAATATATAATCATACGCCTGACACAACACCACCTTGATGCAGGGAATGGTTTCCAATTGCGGCATGATGTAGGAAAGAATCTCCGGCAGTACAATCATGTCGTGTGACCCTACCACAAAATCCTGTTTGATGCTGCGATGGGGCAGGGAGGTATAGGCTTCTCCCAACCATGTCATGGGTTTGAACTCATCGTCGTGCAAGATGGCAGCTTTATACCCTTCTTCGTGTAGGATTTTCACCAGTTCGTAGACAAAGGCTACCGACCCTTTGGCGTTGTTCTTGGTGTCTTGTACAAAGAAGAAAAGATTGTTTTCCTTGGCTTTTATTTTTTCAATGGAAGCGACCACTGAATCTATTTTTTTCTGAATGTCACTCATACTCTTTAATAATTTGGTCTTTGATTAGGGTGTTGAAGGCCAGCTTGAAGTCAAACGGCGTGTTGGATGCCATCTTGATGTTTTTTAGGACATAATCTTCACTGTCGGTTTCTTCTGGCGGTGGAGAGATGACCACCTCAATTAAGGACTTATACAGTTCATATTTGGGAAGATGGATTTCCTGTATTCCCTTTTCATTGTATAGGGTAATTTTTTCGGAAAAGACCTCCACATCAAAGGCGTATTTTTTACCACAATACTCCAATAAATTGTCAGTCAAGTTGTTCGATTCTTGGTTTCTCAATCTGCTCATTGCTTTGAATTAAATCAGATAAATTGTTTATTGTTAGGTCGGTTTGGTACTGTTCGTTGAAGTCGGTCAACACTTTAATGACCGTTTTTCCTTCCGGCTTCCGTTCAATTATCTTGGGGTCATCGGTTATCCACACATCACACTCATTCCAGATTTGTTCGATTTCGGAATCATCCTGAAAGAAGCGGATGTGGTTGACCTGTGCGGTGGTCTTGGATAGAAAAAACAACGTGGAAGGTATGGCTCTACCCAATTCCTGAGAGACCAAGACAAGTTTGGCAGGGGTGGGTTGTTGACTACGGTACGTCAGCAAATCCAACATAACATTTTTATAGACAGGGGCGGCATGACCGAATATTTCCATAGGGAATTCCACATAAAGAAAATATTTCATTTCTTCTTCGCTTTGAAACGAAAATTTTTGTAAAATTTCATTTGTGGCAGCATCGTTGATTTTATATTCAAAGTCTTCTTCCGTTGCGGAGTCTGTTTCAATATAGAATTTTCGGTACTCCTGCTTCAGTTTCGACCAAAAATCCCTGAGAACACCATTTATGCTTACATGTACTGTCATGGTGAAATTATATCCCGAAAAAAAATATTTGTAAATAGTTTTGGAAGATATTTAGAACTTGTTTTATCTTTGTTTCGAAATAAACATACAAGTAATGACACGGACTTACGGTTCAACCACGCTTAGCTTTTTAAGAAACTTCAACCCCCAAAAGGATTGCACAGCCGACAAAGACCGCAAAAGCGGCAGGGTTTACATTCACCGTTGGGCTACCGGGTATCAGCTTTTGGTATTTGATGATGACAAGGAAGCGGGGCAGTGGTGGGAAAAGGAAATGGAACGGCTTACCCTTAAAAAAAATCATCAACCAACACAAACCGTCCTTTTATAGCAAAACCCCGGAATTTTTCCGGGGTTTCTTTTATTCATAACGTTTCAGTATTTCAGTAATCAAAGGATTCCGCACGATGTCTTCCTTTCCAAACTCAAAAATGCCGATGTTGGGCAGTCCTTCTAATCGTTTTTTGGCATCGTATAAGCCTGTTTGTTCACTTTTTTTGAACCTGTCCGTCTGTTCCAAATCCCCGGAAATAAAGAACTTAGAATTAAAACCAATACGGGTTAATAACAGTTTCATTTGTTTGGGAGAAGCATTCTGAGCCTCTTCAAAAATCAAAATGGTGTTGTCTACGTTCCATCCTCGCATATAAGCCAACGCTGCCACTTCTATAAATCCCATCAGCTTAAGGTTTTCAGTGGCTTCCTTTCCAATGATTTTATGTAACAGGTAAAAGGAGGGGGAGGTATAGGGGTCAAGCTTTTCTTCCAAGCCCCCCGGAAGCGAACCCAATTTTTCTTCAGCTTCCACAGCAGGGCGCACAATTAGAATTTTTTCATATTTGTTGTCCCCGAACAACAAATCCACCGCACGTTTCATGGCAATGAAGGATTTTCCCACCCCTGCCGGGCCGAAACATAGGGTTATTTCATTTTTTTCTAACATATCCCAATACTCTTCTTGGGATTTGGTTAAAAATTTAGATTTGGGGGATTTTTTTATAATGGCTTTAATCTTGTCTTTGTTGGTGAACTTCCTCTCAATTGGAGCTTCAGGAGCGGCTATTTTTGGTTTTTTCAATGTACATTGTTTTGAAAAACGGTTTATTTCTTTGAGATAAATATCTCTCAGGATTCGAATCGTTCTAAAACAACAGTATCATTTGAAAGACAATAAGTGAAGTATATTTCCACTAATTCTTCACCATGGGTAATAATAACGTGAGAATTGTTGTGATTGACAAGACTTACCATGAGGTAGTCGTTGTAAAAATAATAACCAACAACCGAAATTCCCCGGAACAATAATGTGCGGGGTGTAGTTACAGAAAGAACTACGTTGTCCGGCAGAGAAAAAGCAATTTCAGTCTTAACTGTCTGTAGATTGTTGGGACTGATAATAACGGAATCAGAAAGGTTTGTTCTCAGAAGAATTTTGTTCCCATCTAAAGTGGGGTCAGGATTGTCGCTGTGGTTTATAAATCCTACGACCAGTTTATCCTGAAATTCTTTGGACAATTCATCCACCGATTTATCGATGGATTGTAAATAGGCCAATTCTTCTTCTGAGAACACACCTAACTTGTGTAGTTCCTTAATGGTTTCTTGAAGTTCACTCAATCGTGACTGCTTCTGCTTCATGTTTTTCTACCATGATGGCTAGTTCTGTGGCCTGACGTAAAAGTTGCGACAGCGTTGAACCATACCATTTTGCTTGTTTGTCATCAAGCGGTTTATCGATGTTAACAATCGCTTGGTATTCTTCTTCAGAAAGTTCCACACCGTTTCTCAAGGCATAATAGGCACTCCGTTCACCGACACGCATATGGGTCATGTCTTCTTTGAATTCGTACATTTTGCCTTGGTTTTCCCTGTGCCACTTACTTTGACAAGGCGTGTACAGGAACGTTTTACCGATTTCTGATAGAAAGGCCACCTTGTAAACGCTTGCCTCTGCTACCTGTAGACTCTGCGGCAAGGCACGATTGAGGTGAATCATGTAGCGACACGTCTTTATCAGATGGTCAAGCAATCCACCGGGACAGGCATTGTGTAAACTTAGCATCGTTGATGCCGGAGCAAGGAAAAACCCCTCACCCAAAAAATTGCTCAGGGATTCGGTAAAGATGTTGTGCTTTTCGTTCAACTCTTTGAACTTCTCCTGATTCCACGTTATTTGTTCTTTTGATAACATACTTAGGTTGTGGCTAATTTTTTATAATATTTAGGTTTCAGTTCTTGTGAGATAACGTCTTCAGTTTTATCTTCTACAACAGAGATAACTTTACTGCCACGCCTGTCTTCAGCAAGATAATGACCCATGACAATTGATGCTTCTTCCACGGATTCGGCTTCCACTAAGTATTTTACTTTTTTAATTTTGGGGTTGCCTTCTTTGTCCATGGTTTCCAGTTCGTAACCAACAGTAATTGAATAATACATAGGATATAATATTTAAAGTTTTAAACAGGGTTATATAATGGATTTATAAAAATCATTTCGGGTTTTGCTCACCGTTTTCAAAGAATATTTGTCCTTAACGGTCTCGTACAGCTTGTTGCCCAAATCTTCCCGCAGCGCAGGGTTGAGCAGCTTGGTCATGTGCTGTTGCCACTGCTTGTGATTTTTATTAACGTCCACCAATAGTCCATTGCCCTTGGGGTTGATTTTACCGCCCTTTTCCACGGCACTCACCACGTCAATCAAATACGGTGCAACGGCACTTGCAATGATGGGTTTTTTGTGAAACCCGGCTTCAATCACCTTTAATTGGGATTTCACTGAATTGAACAGCGTATCCTTGAGTGGAGCAAGGGTTACATCGAATTTGTTGTAATTTTCCGCATAGGAGTTAATGGGTTTTGTCCATACTCGTCTATACGGCATCGTTACATCATCAAAAGGCTCGTTTTTGAAGGTTTGTAAAAAGTTCCTATACCCTTCCGGCAATACCTTATAGTTGTCGGTAAAGAACTGCTCATAAACATACCAAGAGGTTTCTTGGGGTTTTATGTCCCTTCGGTTCATTTGCCCGGTTTCCGGGTCGATTTCTGTAACTTGTCCACGCAAGTCAAAGCCACACAACACAAATTGTACTTTGTCTTTGAAACCGTACTGTATTGATGATATACCGTCTTTCAACAATTCAATGTCATGGAGGTGGGATGAACCACCCAACCACCCGAATCGTACCAAGGCTGAGGGTTCAGGCTTGGGGATGTATTGCTCTTCTTCTTCATTGATGGCATTGGGTAAGACCACAACGTTTTTCAGACCCAATCTTTTTTTAATTTCGTCAGCAAAAATCGGAGTGGTTGTGGTTATCCAATCCACCGCTCGTAAAACCTTGATTTTATATTCATTGTCCTTGCGTTCCCGCACCATTTGAAACAAAGGATGGTATTGGTCGGGCATCCAATAGTCATCGATGTCGGCAATGGTTACAATGCCTCGTTCCTTACACCACTGTAACCGCTTTACAGTTAGTTCACTACTACTAATGACATCATTTGTTTTGTGTAAGAAACTATGAAAATGAATTATTTGATAGTCTTTATAAAAATCATCCTCTGTGGGAGGGTCGAATTCCAAATCGATGTGGTAGTCGTCCTTGTACTTATTCTGTAAATACGTGTGGGGGTCTACAGAACGGTACTTTCCAACACCATACCTATCGGATGGAATTACCAATACTTTAATTTTAGCCATTTCTAGGATACGGATTATGTAAAAACATAAGAAAAAAATGGCGGGAAGTCAATAGCCAAGAAAAAAATATTTAAATTTTCAAAATGTTGATTTATCTTTGTTTTAAGAAAATATTCTTATATTGTAGAATAAATCAAATTGCTAATCATGACTGATTTGGAATTATTGGACAAGTATTGTGAACACAGCATCGTGTTTGTTCACCCCCTCTTGCTTCAGGATGTAATCAAGCGGGGCTTATACGAATACATCAACCATCTTCCCCCAAATAGCGAAGAGGCCAAGACCGTTGTTCGGGCGAGGCTTGCGGAAAAAGGGTTATTTACGGGTAATGAGAGGGTGGATAAAATTAATGATATGGTGCGAACGTTAAACCGTTGGAAAAAGGAATTTAATGAATTGAGCATGGCTAACCCACATCAAACCATTCCTCTTCTTGACAAGATGAGACTATTGTCTGAAACCCTACTTTCATATTACAAATAATTATATGACGCTGGATGAACAAATAAAATATACGGAAGAAGAATTGACTGCCTACCGGGAAAACAAGTACTCTTCCCCCAAGATAGTCAAGTGGCTGGAATCCATACTGGACTCGCTTCTCCGACTAAAGAGCTTGGAAAAATAAATTTGGTAAATTCAAAAACTTGTTTTATCTTTGTTTTTGGAATCGATAAAAAATTAAGGAGGTCTTATGTACACACAACACACTTATGTAGCAACTTACATGACTTACTGCGGTAAGCAACTGACTCAAGAAGTCAAGGGATACAACCCCAAGGCGGCAATCAAGAACATTAAAAACTGCCGTGAAATTACCGACATTCAAAAAAAGGTTGACACAAAAAACAAACAAATTGCCTAACCTTTAAAGAAACTAAACATGGCAACAAAAAACTGGTTCGAGGTTGACCGTAAGGGTCTTAAACAATTACAGGAAGGAAAATCCAAAACCTTTGTGGTTCGGGAGTTGCTTCAAAATGCGTTTGATGAGGATATTACCAAATGTACTCTCTTCCTGATTTATAATGGTTACAACAAAGCAACCATTATTGTTGAAGATGATTCTCCCATCGGATTCCGTGACCTGACCGATGCTTATACTCTTTACAAAGAAACCCATAAGCGCAAGGATGCAACCAAACGGGGCCGATTCAATCTTGGTGAAAAACAGGTGTTTGCTATCTGTGAATATGCTGAAATTCTAACCACGGTGGGTGGTGTTATCTTTGATGAAGAAGGACGGAAATCCCTGCGCAAAAAACGTGACCGGGGTAGTATCATTACTGTTACCTTGAAAATGTCGAAGGAAGAAATTGAAGAGTGTTTCGATTATGCTCAAAACATTTTGTTTCCAAAAAACATTGATTTCACCATCAACTATTCCTTTAACGGTGGGTTGGATTATGAAACCCGTACCCCCACATATAATGAGCCGCACAAGGTCTTTGAGGCTTCTTTGAAAACCGAACTGGATTTTGATGGTTCGTTCCGTCCAACGGTTCGTAAAACCAATGTACACGTCCACAAAACCATCGGTAAAAAATACCTGTACGAATTGGGTCTGCCTATTTGTGAAATTGAGTGCGATTACTCGATTGATGTACAACAAAAAGTTCCCATGTCGGCTGACCGGGAATCCGTCACGCCCTCGTTTTTAAAAGACCTTTATGCTGAAGTGTTGAACCACACCTTTGAGGAGATTACAGAACACTCCTCTTCTAACCTGTGGGTTCGGGAAGCAACCGCAAGTGACCGCATCGTTAAAGAGGCTGTGGATGTGGTGGTTGAAAAACGCTTCGGTGATAAGGTGGCCATATTCAGTCCTAGTGACCCCAACGCCAATGATGAGGCAATTAGCAAAGGCTTCCGGGTTATCCACGGTAGCGAATTAAGCGGGGATGAGTGGAGCAATGTTAAAGGCTTTGGTTTGATACAATCGACTACTGCCTTGTTTGGGAAGGGGTTGACCAACCATATCACCCTAAAGCCCTCCAACAAACAGGAAAGGGTTGGAAATTGGTGTGTGAAGTTTTTTAAAGACTTCTTTGGCAGCACCTTGAATGTGGCTTACATTTCCGCACCGAAGGCATCAACCGTGGCCGACTTTGGTGACAATCTACTACGTTTCAACATTCCTAAAATGGCTTCATACAAATGGGTGGATGATGACAATACCATTGGTGAAAGAATGTTGGATTTGGTAATCCATGAACTGGCACACAAAAAGGGCAATCATACAGAACACGCTTATCATGAGTGTATCACCAAGATGGGTGCATGGTTGACCAAGAAGGCATTGAACAATCCTCAATATTTCAAACTCTAAACTTTTTCTATGAGCGAGTTGGAAAAAATCAGAGCCAAGTACCATAACTGGAATTTAATTGAAATTAAATTATCGGACATAAAAAAATCCATCGAGTGGGTTACTGGCACAATCATAGGGAACGTGATGTATTGGGAAGAAGCGTTTGGTCAAAAATTAATGTCCCTGATAAAGACCCACAATGGTTTTATAAAATTTCTCAATAAGGGTGTTATCATTAGCAAAGATGCTGATAAAGGTGAGGGATATTGCAGATACTATCCGTTTGAATTCATCGATGAAGGATTAGTTATTAGTGTCGTGATAACTGACCCGGATGATAACCAGTTAAAAACGTTAGGTAAAATCCTGATTGCCCCCACCATGACAAAAGATGGGTTCAATATTAAGGTCTACCAAAAAGAAGCGTTCAATGAAGACCTGTACAATAGACATTATAGTGATATGGTCAGAGACAGAAGAGTGATTGGCCGTTCAAATTATTTTGAACACATCCTTAATGTGCAGTCTTTGATTGTGACCTGTGTCAATGCCTATTTGGTCTTACATGAAAAGGAGATTCTTGTCTCCCGGATTACCCAAACCCGGACGATGACACCTTCAGAAAAGAAAGGACATGGTAATAAGAAAATCAACCCCCTGTACCGATATGAGGTGGAAATCCCGGAAGACTACAAACCAAGAAGGTTCGATGTAAACTACATAGAATCGGAATGGGATAGGAGTGGACACCGGGCCTCACGTTGGGTCAATGTGGAGAATGCAGAACTCATCGCTGAACGCTGCGGGGGCGAAATCCTTTGGGACAGCCAAACCGTTGAAGGCAAGGTTAAGGTGTTGCGCCCAATTGCACCACAAAAAGTTCACCGGAGAATTGGAACCCCAACCATGGAAGAACAACCTAAAACATATTCTACAACATGAAAATAACTGCATCATTATATTTGATTTTTCAAAACATTCAAATGACCAAATGGATGCAGTATTGTGATATGTTTGAAGAATGGAAAATTGTAGGAAGTCTGAAGACATATAGTTTGGTGATGGACGTTGGGGAAGAGTCTTTTTTCAGAGAAACACTGATACTTAAAATCCTTGGCGCATTTTCAAAATCATCCGACGAATCAATTGTCATGGCCCATGTTGGAGAAATAAAGATGGGGAACAAGGTTATTTTGAACGATAGATACCCACCTTATCTCCGGGGTGGTGTAACCGTGGTTTCCGATGGTCATAAATTCTCCTTACTTAAGGACATTATCAACGGGCTTATCAAGGGAACAAACATCAAATACGAAGTTAATCAGTACAACCAACCCTTAAAACCAAGAATTTATAATTATTTAAGCACAACAAATGAGAATAAGAAAAATCCAGTATCGTGATAAAGCCATGGCTTCAAGAGCAAGAGCAATTGGGAAAAAACGTAGACCGACTCATGAAAGCTACATCCTCAAGAGCCTCAAACAAATTGAAGCTGATATCAATACAACCCTCTTGGAAAAAGATTCCGGGGGGTTGCTTTTTCCACATCCCGGTTGGGCATACTGGCCCAAGTACCACTACCTCTCAGGTCAGAAGAACTATGCATACCGGATTCTAACAGCCCATGACAACACCTACGGTCAGACTGAAACAAAGAAAAAAGAAAAATAATTTGGCCGGAATAAAAAGTTGTTTTATCTTTGTTTTGAAACAAAAACAAACAACATGGAAACAGTAATAGAAAAATCAATTGCCTGTTATAACCCTTTCTATTTTGGGAATAAAGAAATTAACAGGATTCTCTTTTTTAAAGACGGAAATGTATTGGGTGAGACGAGGTGGTTCTATTCCAACAACGAAACCCCCAAGGTCATTTTCGATTTTCCCATTCAAAAGAAATTGAAGGTTGACCTTCAGACCAAACAGGCATTCTACGTGAAAGCCCCACAGGAAAGATATGAGCGTGAAACCAAATACAACCTCTACATTCATGCTGACCTTGTGAATTTCAAACAATTGGGTGAGGTGGTGGCTTACGATACGTATACCCACACTTCTTATATCAAACAATACTCCGTTGACCTGTTGTGTACATGGAGAGACCAAACAGAACCCTCTCTTCGTACCATTACCTTTACCGCACCAACCGTCTCCCGTTCGGTGGACAAACCCTTTCAAAGTGAAATCAATAGTGTCAAAGCCATGCTTGAGGCCAAGGGGGTTAAGATTCCTTCTTATGAATTACACCAATTGTTGATACACTTCAATGTCACACCCAAATGAAATTCATAAAATTCTTACCAATTGATACAGACATGTTGGTTGTTGGGCAATTGGCATTAAATGTTGAAGAAGACAACCCAACCTTATTTACACTCACCGTGGATGAGGTTCGTAAGTGGGTCAACCTGAAAAAAGAAGTGGATGGAACGGACAAGGAATATAAATTGTGGGATTATCCGATACGAATGGCTGCACCCTTTCTTTGTACCATGGAGGTTCAAGTAGGAGACAAAACATTTCCCTTTGTTCGAGGTGGTGTACATGGTCAGGAAAACAATAGTTCCACATGGAGTGTAGACCCCCTGTTGTGTGGTTGGCCCAATGAACCCCACACAATCGAAGATTTAAACCACAGCGATTATGAGCCGTATCGCATCCGTACAGATAAAGGCTTTGGTCACACGAATGAATATGTAAAAGTCCTTGGTCGGGTTTTAGACCCCGGTGTAGAAGATTGGACATTCGTTCCTGATGAAAATAAATATACCATAGACCCCTTGGAAATACTAGAAGAAACCCCCGACTAAGCGGGGGGTTTTATTTTAAACATTTACAAGGACTGTATTATATTCCACCCACTTAGGGTCAACCAGTTTGACCGTATCATCCATATATAGGTAATACGGGTCAATACCTGTTCTTTTGTAAAAGGCAATCTCAGATTCACTCAGCTTCATCACCTCTTCCAGACTGTCTTGGTCTCCTTCTTCAAACGGAAACCCGGACACCAATTCACATTCTTTGTTGGTAAAGAAGGCTCTCTTCTGTGGGTCTTCCACCAAGATTGAGTCCCGCACCTCCGGGTGGAAACACACCAATAGCGGCTCAATACGCTTGTTAAAGGCATTAAGGTAACGTGGTACATTATACTCTCCGGTGAGGTCAGGATTGAGGCTTATTTCGCTTTCTGTGAGCATGTAACAATTCAGGATAATATCATCACCCTTCTTCATTACATCCCCATGGGATTTTCGTGTGCCGCTATTCACATAATAAATGGTATTACCAAGATTGGCCGGGTATTCATTCAGCATAATAAGTTCCATGTGCGCCTGACGTGACATAAAATTGCCGGACTTGGTGGTTTTCTTTACATGTTTTTTATAGTCGGCTATTGATTGTTTTACTCTTGCTTTGTTGGCAATCTTGGCAAGTGGAATTTGTTTATTATAAATCTTGCTCACATAATCATAATAGTATTCCACAAAATCACAACCCTTACCATCCAATAGGAGTTTGATGCCCTTGTCTAAAAACTCAGCAATATAATCCTGAATCTTTTTGGATTTAATGGAATTCCCGGTTAGTTTCACCTTCCCTTTTTCACTCAGTACTGCATAATTCTTCCGGGCGATATTAATGGTAGAAGGAGCGAAGTAGTCAATATCCAAGCCCATCTCTCCCCGCATGAAGGTGTCATTAAATTCTGCAACGTGGGCCTTTACACCCGTATATTCCTTCCCGGCCTCAACCAATTCGTTCAATCCCTTACCCACATATTTTGCCTCCAACACCGATTCATCATATTCAAAATTAACTCCATCGGTGTCCATAACCAAGGCACGATATCCTTTTTGTTGGAAGAACATAATCATCATGCGTAATGATTGTCGGCCAGTACAAGTGATTTGTTCACCCATATCCATATCACCCCATGGAAACACATTGGGGGCAGACAATGAACCGAAAAAGGCGTTAATGAAGATTTTAATCGGAAGCTGCTTACGGTCATAGGCTTCTGACAATTTAGGGTCACTGTTTTTAAGTCTCTCAGCCTCCCGCTTATAAAATATACGAGTGCTGCGGAAGTACTTCAACATACTCTTCATTGCCCCGGTAATATCACACTCGGGAAATACATCATAAACCAATTGAATTGAGGGATATAGGGATGAGAAGTCAAACTTCACAACGTTCTTGGAATACCCCACACGTATCAACCGGGAAAGACCGCCAGTAATTTCCCTTGTCGGTGCTTTGGCAGGGATGGCAAGGTCGTTCTCATACGACCACGCTTGCATGATGAGTTTCCAAAGGGTGGCCGTTCCCATTGTGGCTGCACGTTCATAGGTTGTGGGAACCAATTTGGATAGAAGGAATGTGGCCTGATTGAAGGAATCATCCACCACTTGGGTTTCCCACAAGTCATCGTATAGATAGTGCCGGATGATTTTTTCCCCATTCCATATTTCATACACTCCGGGGTATCGCTCCATCAAATCTTCCGTTCCGGGCGTACCAACTTCTTTGTATTTCCCGGTCTTCGGATTAACGTAATAGTTTTTATTCTCCTGATAGATTTGGTTGATTTTAGAACCTTCAACATAGATACGGTTGGGTTTTTCCTTATCAATGAATTTGGTGATATACTTTAGACCCCAACTTTTGATGTTAGAATTAATAGCTTGCGCTCTGCGTACCGAGTGGGCAATATCCACAATGTTGAATCCCCACATTCTAAACTGGTTGAAGTCTTCCACTTCGCCACCAAGCTTTAATACCCCTTCTTTCATTTTAAGGTGTTCACCTTCCCGAAGAATGGTAGATATTTCACGCATGTTCAGGCCAAGGAGTTCGGCCCTGCGCACAATAAAGGGGAAATCAAAGAAGGCTGAATTATACCCACCAACAATGGTGGGTTTGCGAAGTTGCAGGGATTTAAAAAACTCTTTAATCAGGGTGCGTTCTTCTTCTTCAGTGGAAGCGTGTACCACCTTTTCAAACCCCTTGTTGTCCCGCATTCCCAACAGGAAGATGCTGCCCTGATTGGGGTCAAGTGACGTGGTCTCAATATCGAATACGAAGCGATGGATGTCGTCGTATTCCTCATAGCCCTTAAAGAGCCGTTTCTTTTTGGAGATGAGGTATTGTTCTACCGGGGAGAGAATGGTAATAACGTCCCCATTTTCTCTTGCCCAAGGGTCAATCCCGCCTTGTTTAAAAAAGTTAACAAGAGCCTGATACGATTTGGTGGATTGAACAAGGTATTTGAGTCCTTGTTCCAGCCGGGCGTTGCCATTGGTTTTGAGTTTTTTAATGAAAATTCCGGCTTCGGCCATAGCCTTTTTCTGTGCCGACTTGTCTTTTTTGTAAAAGTTTTTCTGAGATAAATCACCAACCCATGCAAAGGCTATAAACTGGTCGGGTATTGCTCGTTTACCCCTTTCGGGGTCTTGGATGATTTTGTAGATTTTACCATCCGCAAAATTGTATTCTAATGATACAATGTGTTTTTCGGGGTCAGCCCCTTGAAGGAACTGCTCAATAATTTCTTGACTAATCATAGGGTATTGGTTGGAACATTATCATGATAAGAACACGTCTTACCAGTTATCCTTAAGTGCCAAACAATACGAAAAATATTTTAGGAAGTCAAGCCGGAATCAAAAAGAAAATTGAAATCGCCCACCTTTCGATTGGGTCTTACAAAAAGAAAATGTTTGGAGATGATATCCGGGTTTTTTTGAACTTCCTCCTTAAACCACTCAATTACATCCATTTCTTTTTTAAAATTTAACATATGGACTGTATCTACTTTAATACCGTAATATTCAGCCATTTCTTTAATAATTGATACATCAGGAGTAGTCCCTATTCGCCAATCTTCACAATCCGATTTAATGAAGATGCTCGAATAAATCGCATTCCCCTTGTAAATAAAAAAACTAACCCCATAAGGACGAGTTGTTTCTTTCTCACCTGTTGTGCAATTAACCACAAACTGCTGTGACATAATTCGTGCAATCAAGTGTTTCATCAACCGCTTATTTCTTTCTTCCCGTATGGCTTCTTTAATTAACTGTTTCATCAAATAAATTTTCTATATTCCCAACGGATTCATTTGTTTGTGAATCATAAACAAATTTATTAGGAGAATTTGTTTGCATATAATGAGACAAGTACCACGCCCGTTCATCAAACATCGGAACTGTATGGTTTATATAAATTGGAAGCCCAAGTTTCTCAAACACATCTTTTAATTCATCAATGGGAATTGTTGTTTCCATGTGACACGGCGACACACCATGAATAAAAATATTACACCTAACTTCAGAGGCATTATCAGAAAATTTGAATAATGCTATAGCATATGGATGTAATAGGATAGGTTCATTAGAATAATCACAATAAACATTGATACCCTTTTTAAATAAAAAGTCGAACCTTTTATGTATTAAGTGCTTATTAACCGCTTCCTTGATTATTTTTTTCATATTACATTAATCCACAGGGATTCACGAATGGGTGCAATGAGGTTGGATTCGGCCTCACCGTTTAACCCGTAAAATTTTATATCAAACAAACCTTCGTAAGTTCCCGCCTCATCCAAATCTTCACTCTCCCACTTATAATAAATGTAATAAACTTCCGGGTTGATGTCAGAAGCGTTTTCCTTTGCTATAATACCACATGGTTTTTTATAAATTTTATAAACACCATTTTGGTCTTTCATGGAAAAGGTAATGACACTATTTTCCAATCGTTGTTGGATATCATTTTTATGAAAACCCCTTCCGTCTTCCACTACCGCCATTTTAAGGATTGGCTCAGTTGAACCCTTGCGTATAAAAAATTCCATTAACAGCCAGTTAAATTGTTTGTCATATTATATTCTTCAGCGAATAGCTCAAAGTTGATTCTGATTTCATCACCTCTTAATGGACAAGAATAATACCTTCCACGAACAAGCGAACCTGTATAAGACCCGGCCACACCAAAATCCACACTCAGCGGATAAATGGATTCGTCCCCCAAAGCCCATCCCTGAACTTGCGGTAAGGCTTCCGGGGTTTTGCGGAATATAGGTTCTTCTATGGTCAACACCTCCCGGAGCAATCCATCCAAATAAATTTTGAGTGTTCCCATTCTGTATTTCAGTCCGTCATACCAATGGTTGTTGGGAAAGGTATCACAACTGATGTTGTTTCCCTTATAAATGAGGTCTTCCCCGGTTAATTTCAAGTCTCTTTGAAAAACTAAGACCAAGTGATGTAGGGTCGAACCTGTGGGTAGGGTTAAATTGGTTTTATAAACAAGGCTCTCAGGCACATCGGTAGCATCTTCACATTCACAATCTCTTCTGTATTTTATTTGTTTCACCACAATTCTTCCGTTTGATAACACCACAACAAAGTTATTATCTGTAAAACTGCTTGTCTGCCCGGAAAGGTTTTGGGTCTTTCCCATATAAAACAAAATGTCTTGTAGGGGAGCGGTTTGTCCTGTTGTGGCAAAATTGGTTATAAATTCTGCCGTCCATCCCTGTTCCATTCTGTCTTCAAACATGGTATAGCCAGAGGTGGCATATTGGTATTGAAAATAATTTGCCGGGGGTACATCAGTTGTTGGAACAAGAGAAGCCACATCATCATAATCTTCTACCTGACGAATATAATTGAAGGTTTTGGTTGCAACGTTGGCATCCACCATCAAACAATGGTCGGACAGGGTTTTATTATAGATTGAATTCATGTTGATATCGTTTAAATTATAATCAATGGTTAAATCATACAAGGAAGAACCATCAATAACTAAATCGAATGAGCCTTCACTTCCCTTATTGATGTTCGTACTTCTCATTATTTTTTTAAGAATCTAAGTTTCTAATAAATATGTCTCCAAAGCGGATATTTATAGTAAAACGCAAATGGATTCGTATTTACAAAACCTCATTGAAGCGGGTATTAAAAAGGGACTGAAGAAAAAAAAGAAAACCAAGGAGCAAGACGTAGAAGAAATTGTGGATTACGATGGTTCAATCATGGGGTCTAAAATACCGCTGGATGTGAATGTAGCCAACACCACCTCCCAAAAAACCACAGACGATGTGGTGGATGCTACCCGGCAGCTTCCTTCGGTGAAAAACGGTGGGGATGTGCGGATACGCTATTGGGGAGAATCTGATATGACAGCCACCCTTGGCTACGAGGATACGCTTGGTAAGGATTTAAGTTACGAAGAGGCGAAAAAATATTTCATGGATGACTTGGGGTTTGATGAAGTCGAAGCAGAAGAACGCTTAAAGGCCCTTGGTTATGTAAAAAAAGCCGAGGACAAGGTTCGATTGATTGAAAATCCGGCCCTGCTTGAGCAATTGGTGGATGCGGCTATCAACCGAACCAAAAAAGAAATCAATCCTATCATCTTAAGACAACTTGCCGCACTTAGGGAGACTCTTCGTGCCAATAACCTGACAATTGACGACATAATTCCTTATTTGAATGCAACTGAGTAGCCTCTTTGAAGCCAACAGTGCGTTGGTGGGTAAAATTTTTGAAATTCCTGATGAACTCATAGAAGTGCTTCAGGCGGCATATGATAAGTGGGGAGCAAAAGTTCACGGCAGCAAGTCCTCGGCTACGGAAGGATTGAAGCGGTGTGAACGACTGTTAAAAGAACGGCAATTGACCTATTATCAAATCAAGCGCATGATTCACGATATGGAACACATCAATCGTTACCAAGACCCTATCGCCTATGCGCTGAACGGGGGTATCGATATGTACAAGTGGGCGGTTCGGGTATTGGACAAGGCGAGGCGGGATGTGGACGCACAAAAAAACTCCCGGATGAATGCCAATAATATTGGAGGGCTGAACGGACTACGCAAAAACGCATATTTATCTAAACACGAAAAGAATGGTGAACCGCTTGACGGAATAATATTCGGAACGGGTGACAAAGGCTCTCTAACTCCAATGATTTCCGAAGCGGTCAACCGAATAAAAACCATAATAAACAAAACAACCAAATAAAATGGCAGAAACAAACAAACAATCCCCCTTGGAAATTCAAGGTAAGATTAACAGAGACCAGTTGCTTCCTAAGAACAAGTATAACGAAAAGAAGACCGAACCCTTGGATGAAGCCTCGGCTAACAAAGACCCCAATGGAATTGGTGCAGAAGGCAGCAAAACCGACATTGCTACAAGACAGCAAAATTTAAAGTTCAATAAGTACAACGAAAAAAACAAGTACCCTAATTTCTAATGATATCTCTCAGCGAGTCATATAGAGAATTATTAACCGAAGAAGAGGCCAAAGTCATGCTGATTACCCAAGCCATCCGTAATAAGTGGGTGTGTACCATCCGCTATCTTGGAGATGAGCAAGTTCCGGGTGGTTGGCGTGACATTGAGCCTGTTTGCTTGGGGTTTACCAAGGCTGGAAACCTAGCGGTTCGGGCTTGGCAAAAACAGGGGGATTCCAAAACCCCCCACAACCTTCCTTTTTGGCGACTATTCCGCTTGGATAGAGTGGCTCAGGTCAAAACCAATAAAATACCATTTACACAAGCGAGACCTAAATTCAATAAAAGTGGTGACAGAACGATGCGACAGGTTTTACTTATCGCTAAGTTTTAATTATAATTTGAAAAACTGCATATGGATAAATTAATGCAAAACCTCATTCAAGCCAAAAAGGTGATGAATAAGGTAGAAAGTGGAGACTACTCCAAAGGTAATATTAATCGGGACATCATTAAAGAAGCCCCGGAGGACGTAATGGCTAACATGATGCCTGTTCCGCAAGAACCCCAACTTCCCCCACAGCTTTCGCAGGGAGAGTATAAGAACCGGGTCAGCGAATCCAAGCTTCCTGATGCAATCAAAATGGCGATGATTGAAAAACCCATCCCACAAGCGGAAATTAATTTTGGAAACAGCTTGAGTTTGGAATTCACCGACAAGGTTGCAAAACAAATGGAACGATTAAACCTTAAACAGTCCCCCAAAAAGCAACCCGCTCCTCAACCCCAACGCAGAGCCGTGAATGAAGATTATGAAACTGGCAATGTGGGACGAAGCAGCAATGGTAGCTTCAATGAACTCCTTATCAATGAAATGAAACCCCTCATTAAAGAGATTATCCAATCCACCCTTGAGGCGACCATTGAAAAGGTTCTCAATGAGAAACTGAACAAAATTGAAAAAACCACCAAAATCAATGAAAGCCTCCAAATAAAGGTAGGGAACTCCATTTTTGTCGGCAAACTGGTTGAGGTTAAAGAAGCAAAAAAATAATGTATGGTTAAAAATCTAAAAGACCTGATTATTTCAGGATACTTGTCTTTGAGTAAGGTCGAACAACAGGTGTTCAAGGATGTCTTGAACAATATGGACAGTGATACTTTAAGACAGGAAGAACAGGTTCGCAAAAGTGAAATCAAGCTTATTTCCCGCAAACGGTTCTATGAAATATTGGACAGGGCAGACAATTTTATCACCCAAAAAGACCGGGAGCGGCTTGCTGTACTAATGGAACAAAGGGGGTTTAATGATGTGGAACAAACCTTTACCAACAAAACCTATTCAACTTTTGAAGGTGGAGTAGACTATAAATTCAAGACCGATAACGCCATCTTTCGCTTTGCCAATAGTGTCCATATAAAAAACCACGGCAAACAAAAAGAGCTTACCTTTTTTATCAATACACAAGAATATCCGGCTATAATTGCCAATTACCACAGGCTGGCCAATCTGACGTATTTTGAAGTAACGGAGAACAGGTCAAAATTTGCCTATACAATTCAAGGGTTCGTGGGACACCACAAGTCCAATGCATTTGAAATGGCATTAAAATTCCGGGGTGAGGTGGTCATTAACGGCGAAAAGCGAATCTATGAAGACGAGGAAGACCGTATCATGACCAAAAAAGATTTGATTGAAAAACCAAACCAATATACCCTTGGAGAAAAAGATTTTATAGATTAATCCCTATATTTGTTTCGTAATTCTTCAAGCAACTCAACAAAGCCCAAAAGACCCCGGATTTCCGGGGTTTTTATATTTCATAGACGTGGTTCTTTTTCTTTTTCAATGCCGGAAATATACTGCCAAGCACATTGGCAGCATTAAAGGTGAAGCGATACCAATAAAAGGCGAATTTCTCTTTAAACGTCATGGGTCTAAAGGGGCGTGTTTTTCGCCCAAACCAATTCTGCCCTTGTTTGTGGTTTTCCGATGCAAGGTGAATACAAATTACATCCGGTATGAACTTTCTTTGTTCCCTGTCAAATTGTTGGGCATGGAGAACATCGGTTCTATCAAAGGATGCCTGAACTTCGGGATAGTCATACACTCCACTACCGTTGGGATTCCAAAGTTGGAAATAACCAATGGGAAGGTAGCCTTCGGAATGGTATTTTACAATCCGAACACCCATGGGAAATTGGTCGGTATGAACATAACACCATCCTTCGTTCAAGGGTTTACCGTGATAAACATAGCGCACCCAATCAGAATAGGTATTACACATCAAACGGTCAATCCCATAAATTGATTTGTCGTTCAGGGGATAGTTCTCAATAATGTGTCTTGTAAGACACGGCAACCAAATATCCGAATCCATGTGTAGTACCCACCCATCTTTGGAAAGCTGCTTCAGCCCTTCGTTAATGCCTCTCGCCTTATTGGGTTTTTCCCGCACATTGGGGTCATCATAAAAAACATCGGTTTTCACACACTGCACATTATTAAACTCACAAACCCTTGCAGTTTCTTCGTCCTTGGTGTCGGTTACAACCACCATTCTATCGAAAAAATTCTTGTTATTGGGTAGCGTCACCCGAAGAAAATCTGCATACTGTATGCAAATGACTACACATTCTAGCTTCATGGGGAAGATTTTATTATAAATACCGGGTTGCCTTCCGGGAAGAAAAATATTGGCCCAATTTAATTTATCAAAAACTAAAAATTTGTTTTATCTTTGTTTTTAAACGTAAAATATGGAGTTAATCAATTACCGGGGTCTCCCGATGCATCTGGAAGGCGGTCTCTTAAGGGCTACGTGGATAAACTATGATGATAAAAATCAACCCAATTACACCACCAACATACTTGCCATGGGGTTTCAGCCCAATAAGGAGATGGGAGCTACGGTACGCTACAAGACCCACATCGGTAATTGGAAAACAGGTACGTTGGAACGGGTGGAGAAATTAGGAATACTCTGTTACTGGATTAACAAACAATGGATTTGGGAAAGCAACATCCAATTCGAATATTTTAAACCTTTTGAGGATAATAATGTTAAACTTGTGTTAACTTAGAAATATTCCCTGTCAAACTCTCGGTTTGAATAGCATATAATAGTAGGAGACCTAACGCTTTTAGGTATTACAACTATGAAGAAAACATATTTATGGAAATCAAATAAGGGGTCAATCCCCATTGAACTCATGGATGACGAACATTTGCAAAACGCTTATGCCCGGTGTTGGGAAGTAGTAATTGCACATGACGTAATGGACAAACTGAAAAAACACAATAAGCCCAACTTCAGTATGGGTGGCAGCACCTTTACTCCCCTTACCCAAAGTCCTTTGACCTATGAACAGGCCCTCATTTGGATTCAACGCTTTATTGACGAGGCCATATTTCGTGGACTTAAGCTTCCTGAAGTCAACCGTAACAACATTGAGCAGCGTGTTAAAACAAAAAAAGCTAAAAAAGAAAAAAGAATTGCAGCCAACGAACGGTTTGACGATAAGTTCAAATAATACCCTGTTAACAATATTGCGAACAAGGTATTTACGTAAACTGGTATCCGGCCTTTTTGATAGTGTCTATATAATATACGACATTGAACTTAAAGGTGGGGGTTGTGTAATGTTTCTATTTTATATTGGTAGCACAACCCTTATTTCCACACCAAATTTCAGTTCCATGGAAGTTGAACTAAAAAAATACTTTTCATTAAGTGTTTCCCCTGAGATTTTATCCCCCGGTCTGTTAGATGGGATTAAAGGGTGATTGGAACGGACGGTATTTTAATGATTTATTAAGGTTTTCCGCTTCATTTCCCTTTCTTTCCAACATTTTGTCCGGGCGCAATCTTTCAAGCCTTTGCATCAATTCTTCTATCAGCTTTGACCTCTCGTCCTTTCCTTCCGTGAGAAGAGAATCGTAATCCAATTTAATTTCTGAATTTGGCGTTTTCAGTTCGCCGCTAAACTTACCCCTTGTACGACCAAGACCTTCTTTACAAAGAGCAATAAAATATTTCCTTACCCAAGTTTTACTTGGGGCGTTTAGCTCATCCCACGTCAAACCGTCCAGTTGTACATCGGAAGGTAATTTTACCACATCAGGATTTTCTTTCAGACAGGCTTCCCGGTCATTGGTGTCGTAATACCAGTACCACACCTTGGCATCGTGGGTGGAAGCAAAATCAAATTTTCCTCCCGGAACATTATAAAGATGGATGTATTTTTTTCCGTCCGGTGCAGCCGTTACCCGGTAAGTGAGGTCTCCACCAATCAGACGGTTTTTTATGTTTCTATCCTGCATACGAAGCAACAGGTCAAAGGCTGGCATCATAAAATACGAACCACCACCTCCAATTTGCGCCATACCAATACCGCCTCCAATACCCATGCCGTTAAACCCTCCACTCATAAAGGGGTCAAGCATGGTTTCGTTAAGTTCGGCTCTGGAAAACCAAAGCAGTTCATTGAGTTCTCTTCCGGCAGGAATTTCATACATCTGTTGTCCACTCACAAGGGTAATGTAGTCTTTTTTAAGCTCCCATGGGCCTCTTGTTTGAAGACCGACAATTTTGGAATACGCATAGGTGTATTGGGATTCATAATCCAAGCTTCTTGTGGTAAAGGCCCGGCTCAAGGATTGTTCGTCAACGTTCAAACCATACAGGGCAGACCACTGGCTTTCAATCAGCCAATCTTGGACGTACTGCTCATACTCTGATAGAGCAAGCTCCAAATAAGAATCCATCATCTCCTCCTTTAACTCTACCGAACGAATGGGCGCACCCAATAGGTGTAGCACCTGAGTATATAGCTTTTCTTTGTCTGCCTGTTTGATAATATCCATGTGTTTTGTTGACTATTTATTATAAATATCTTATTCACCTTATATGGTAGCCGAAGCAATTAGTTATGATACAAGCTTGTTCCAAAATATACTGTCCTACCCGGCGTACAAGACCAAGAACGTTGTGGTTTTGAATGGTTGTATAAAAGATTTGGAACAGGAACAGCCCAATTGGAAAAAAATTGGTAGTGAGGGCGCAGGAGAAAAAGAATCTCCGTTGAGTCGCATTTCCACCAACTTTCTTGCTATGACAATTGTCCTGAACCGTTTGAACAACTTGCTCTTGTTTTTAAGAAGGAAAGGAACGGATTATGTGGAGGGAGAAAACGGATTGGTGTCCACCGAACAATTGAATTTTATGACCAATCACCCCAACAACAAGGTGGGATTTGAAATGGAATATGAAAGGTTTCATGAATTGTTGAAACATTTTAAGGAACTCATTCTTGCACCCGGTTCAAAGACCTACGAGGAAATCATCAACATCCTCAGCCATAGCACACCCATCCAAAAAGAACAAAATATATTTTTAAAAAATATTCATCAATTCTTCCCCAAAGCCATTGACGTGAAAGCGGAAGAGACCTTTGGCAGTGTACAAGGGGGGCTGGACGTGGAATTTAATTTCCGGGGGAATCTTTTTAAAGCCAAGGTTGTTCCCTCCCAAAGAATTGAACGGGATGGAGAATATTATAAAATATGGTCAGACTTTCATCCTGATATGCAAAAAGTGGACTTCATTGTTTTCACATTACCCAATAATTATGTATATGTTTTTGAGAACGACAAAACCAAGTTCCGTGACCTTGCCGGGGATACGCTCCACAACAGAACCTCACAAGCCGGGCTTTCTTTTTTGTTACACACCGACACATTAATGAATTACAAAAAATTGTTTTAACTTTGTTATGAAAAACAACATAATTAAACAAAATTTACAGGAAATGTTACACGCAATTGTAAAGAAAAGCGACATCGATACAAAAGATGAGATGGGTAACACCAACTGGTCGGCTGATTATCAACTCAACAAAAAGTTGGGGAAAAAGCCATATGCTTTTCAGGACTACCAATATGTTCCTGTTGCAAATAATAAGGAATTGAAGAAGGCTGTTTATCTTCATGAAGAAGACGCCAACCAATTGAACATACTTGGAAAGGGTGTTCGTGATATGTTGCAACTATTCGAATCCAAAAAACAAGAATTGGGTATATGAGAGAAAGTATTAAAAAAGTACTGGCTGAAGCGGTGGAGGACAAGGTTCTCAATGGCTTTATGACCAAACTGCTCAATACCGACTTTCAGTTTGTGCGGAAGGCAGAAAAACCCTTTGCTGTCATTTTGTTGGAAGTCGCTCGAATAGCCCACCCACCCAACCAGTGGGAAGTAGCCCTATATTTCAAAGGGTTGAAAAAAACCAAGTGGAAAAGTGGGCGGTACGGCCCCACTACCAAAACCGATTATTTGATAAGTCAACACGATGAAACGATAAAAGCGTTGGGGTATTACTATGGCTTGGAAATCACCCGCACGTTTATCGAACCGGAAAAACAATACCTAGAAGATGCCGTACTGGTACGTGACTTTGATAGAAGCAACCGGGATTGGAGGGCTATTCCTGACCTTCACTCAGTTTCTCCAAAAAGCTGAGTCCAAAATCTTCATTAAACTCTTCGTCCCCCATTACGGTATTAATGACAACCTTTTTCCGACATAAAATATCATACATTATCATTTCCATGGTATTTTCAAAAAGAGGATAATAAACCGATACTGATTTCTTTTGACCATATCTATAACTTCTATCTTCAGCCTGTGCATGTTCCACCGGAACAAACGAGAGGTCATTCATCACCACCGCTTCCGCTTCCGTAAGTGTAATCCCTACACCCCCGGCTTTCAGATTGCTCACGAATACCTTAATGTTAGGGTTTTCCTGAAATTGGTCAACTGAATGTTGCCGTTTTAGTTTGTTCATTCTCCCATCAAGCGTAACTGCCTGTTTTCCAAAATGCCGGGCAATGGATTCCAGTGTTTCCGTGAAGTTGGTAAATACAATCACCTTTTTTTCCTGCTCCAACAAACGCTCCACCATCTCAATTGTGTATGGTACTTTCTCCCTTGCAATCAGGGTACGCACCTTCATTAATTTATTAATATGGATTGATAAAGAAGCCTCTTTGCCTTCCAATTCACTCCAATCCAAATATTCTTCCATCTCGTCTTCATATTCCTTGGATTTGAGTTCCAAATAAACCGGGGTAATAATCTTCTCCGGCAAATCCAAAATATCGGTTTTTAGTCTGCGAAGCAGATAAGGTTTGGTGCGCTCCCGAAGTTCATCTAAGTTGCTTGCCCCATTCACGTTCCATATCCTTTTCCCCCTAACTTTGAATTGGTATCCCTTACAATATCGTCTCACATAGACTTGCCAGTTGTGGGCAATGGGACAATCAATCAACTTCAGAAGATTAAAATAATTTATCGGGCGAGAAGTCATGGGTGTCCCGGTCAAAAGCCACAACTTTTTGGTTTTCTCCGCAATATTGTTGATTAATTGGGTGCGTTGAGCCTTTGGATTACTGATAAAATGACAATTACTTACAAGGGTTTGATTAGCAAAATAATTGTGATTATCTTCTATCTCAAGGTCATAAACTCTTGTATTTTTTTCAGACAGTCTTCCAAACTGTTTTCCACTTCTTCGTTCCAAAACCGTAACACTCTCCACCCCAACGAATTCAATACTTCCGTTTTCCTCTTGTCCAAAAACCTCCACTTGTGTTGTTTGTGTGTTTTTCCATCTACCTCCACCGCAATTTTCATGTGTTCGTTTCCAATATCCACTTTGTATGAATGTGGGAGTGATTTGAATAATTCTTTCACTTCTTTTGTTTTGATTGGTAATTCTAATATCCATCCATCCCCAAGGCTTTCGTATAGTGATTTTTGTTGTCTCGTTGTCTTTGAGTTGCCACCCCTTGCAAGAAACGTGCGGCCTTGTAAACTTTTCCTCATTTTTTCGTGAACTGTTTTGTCTAACCTGTGTCTCCGTTTCATCATACACGTTTTGCCGCAACATTCCTGCCTCATCATTTCCGATTTGTTTTTGAAGATTTTTTCTTTGCCACATTCCGGGCATGTTTTTTTTATAGGTTCTTTTTTTGCTCGCCTGTCTGAATTTCTTTTGAGTGTTGCACAACCCTTTGAACAATAAATTGTCTTTTTTATAATTTGTTTCTTTGTCAGTTCTTTCAGACACCACATACAATTGGTCGTTTTTTTCAAGTTTTCCTGCGGGGACATAACCTTTATTTTTTACATAAAATTTATGGTTGTCAGTACATTCAATTGTTTTTCCGTTTTTAAGTCTGACCCCAACCAATTTTTTATTAGTGGTTTTTTTTATCCACCTGTTTATATTTTTATATTCAAGTTTTTCTTCCTCCTTATTGTATGATAATATTTGAACGTCCATAGTATTATCTACTATTTCGCCTATTGGAATCATACCTTTATTGGTTTGTATTAATGTATTATAAGTAAAACACTCATCTATCATCATCAAATCAAATTTTGTTTCATCAATACGTTTCATCAATTCCTTTTCTTCATCCGTATATTCCAACTCAATCACTACATCTTCCACTTTCTTTGTTTTCTTTTTACCCGGAACATTATGGAAATTTTTAATAATGTCATAGTTGATGATATAATATTTATGGCCGTCTTCCCACTCCTTACCCTCAACAATAGATACTGAAGCATTTGTATACATTTCTATCTCACGCTTCCAATTTATTTTTAGGCTTGCGGGACAAATGATTAAAATTTTTTCTGAATTGGATTCTATTGAAGCTAAAACTGCCGAGGCCGTTTTTCCAAGCCCCATATCGTCAGCCAAAATAAACTTATCGTTACACAATAATTTTTCAATGGCAACCTTTTGGTGTGCCATTGGAGGTCTGTGGTCATATTTTGAATAATCAACACAAACATTACACTTCTTCTCTCTGATGATAAAACATTTGGGAATCCACATGAACTCCAATTTTGCGCCATCCACAACCCTCCCCATTATGTGAAAAGCCTTATCACTTTCAGCCAATAATTTTTCACACCAAATTGTCTCCGGGACATTCGGTAAGTTTCTTTCTTCCTGCAACCTTTCACCGAAGTATGCTTCGATTTTAATAGGTTTCTTGGCAACCTTCGGTGGTTTGTTGTGATATTGGAGAATATAATCAGCCTGTGAACGGGTAATCGTTGCTTTCTCCTCAAAAATCTTATGTCGCCAATAAAGAATCTGATTGTTCTTTCCTTCATAGGTCTGTAATATTTCCAAGGCTTTCAATTGCGGTAACATTTTACAGCATAAAAAAATATGCGGGATAAGTCAATATTTATGGATATGAAACTTTTGATTGAACAGATGCTTCACGACTACGTTTTTACAAACCAAGAAGAAAAGGCTATTAAGGTTTTATGGAAACAATATGTTTGGTTTGCGAAAACCAACCAACATCACGGTGCATTCATGCATCTTTATTTTCGAATGGCTATGAGTGAATTGGGAATTGAGTTTGAAACTTATGATGATAAAATTTTAGACCTATTTGACAGAATTATGAAGCGTGTACGCAATTATGAAAATAGAAGTCTCTATGTAACCAAACTTTATACAATGAAAAATTATCTTTCGAAAAAGCGAGGTTGGAGAATGGATGAAGATGTATTTTATATCTACTCATTAAAACCTTTAAGTGATTTTGAAATACATGGACGTTATGATAAAAGATTGGGTAATATGGGTTCTGTTTGGGCTAAAAATGCGTGGAATCAGTCACAGGTTGAAGAACCTAAACAAGAACGCAAAATTATATATACCGTACAAATTCAATGAGCAACAAAATACCAATTACAAGATTAAACAAGTTTTTTTCCGATGAGGACTACGACTTAGAAATGAAAATGGGGCAGGAATACCTCCACGGTGATTTGGGTTTCAAACTGGTTTTATTCCGAGTGGACAGAGCCGCTTCCCAAACCGATGATGTCTATGGGGAAGCCCAAAAGGATGAAATTAAATTTCATCCACCAGTGGAATTCTATGGATTGGTTGAGATTGAAGAACCCAAAAACAAGGACATGAAGGGGGGAATGCTCCGTTATCTACAACCGGGGAATATGACCGTATCGGTTTATAAACACCATTTGGAAGAATTGGGGGTGGATGTCATGTACGGCGATTACATAGGCTATATTGAAAGCGAATCAAAAATAAGATATTATACGGTGGTTAACGATGGTAAGGTTACTTCCGACAACGAACACACATATGGAGGCTTCAAAGCTTTTTATCGTACCATAATCTGCACACCTGTTCAGGATTCAGAATTTGGTAAAGCCTTATAAATGATAAAATTAGCCGATTTGTTTGCAGAAAACAACAAGGATTACGACACCTTTCTACGCTACATAGAAAAAAAATTTATTGGTGTACCTATACATATTCCATATAAAGAACAGTATTGGAGTGAGGATGAGATTCTTAAGGATGTTGTTTTCACTTTATATGCAGTAGAACTCCAAAAAAATAAAGAACAGGAAAACATCTTCGTCCTTGGTGTAAGTCAAGTTAGCGGAACTGTAAATTATTTACATGGTGACGGTGATATTCCATTGAATATGTCACGCCCGATGCATAAATCTTCTATGTTCCAATTAGTGGAAGAATATTTCAGAAGTTTGTCTGAAAATTTTGGACTTACTCTTTGTCTTAGCTGCATTTATGTAATTTTTAAAAAATGATAAGAAGAATCATAAAAGAAGAAATTAAAAAACGGGTTCTTCAACACCTAAAAAATAAATACGTTGGGTATGGGGGAGAAGGTGGATGGTGGATTTCCGATATCGAAGCGAATGGTGATAACATCATTTTGTTAGTTAGGAATACAAGCGGTATTCCTATTGGAATTCACCCCATAATGCATGACATTAAAGACCATTATGGGGTGGGTTATGTTTTTTACATTTCTGATGATATAAGTTAGTTATCGTATTATTTATAATGGATGGCAAAGAAAAGTAAAACAGAAATCGACCTTTATCAAAAGAAGATTGGGAAGGCGAGAAGACAGGAAATGTTGGACGAAATCACCAACAAGGATACCAATCTCCCTGAAAGTATTCTGCATGAAGATATGGATAAGGGCATGATGGAGTTTGTACGGGAGCAACTGAAAACGGAAGCCGAAGGAAAGATTATCCCGGTAAATAAAATTTTGTTCACCCTACAACGTTGGGCAGAGTTTTCCCAAACGTGGCAGAACGTGGATTCCGACAACAACATTGAATTTCCTTTTATTATTGTCATCCGTCAACCCGACCCTCAACCCGGCACACATCCATCCCTTCAATACACCATCCCGGACAGGAAGACCTTTACCTACACCACCCAACCAACTTGGGATGGGCAACAGTATGGGGCAACCGTATATAAAATCCCACAACCCGTTCCCATTGATATCGAATATGAGGTGGTCATCCTTTGTGACAAACTACGCACACTGAACCGCTTCAACCGGGTGGTACTTCAAAAATTTGCTTCCCGACAAGCCTATACCAAAATCAAGGGGCACTACATCCCGTTGGTATTGGACAACGTATCCGATGAATCGGAAATTGGCAGCATAGAAGAAAAGCGTTTTTTCAAACAGGTTTATAAAATCAGGATGGAAGGCTTTTTAATTGATGAAAATGAATTTGAAATCAAACCCGCAATCAATCGTTCGGTAATTGTAACCGACATCATGAAAGAGGAGAATAAAAAGACCAAGTTCTTTTTCAACGATGTGGAAGTTACCAAGCGTGACTTTGTGGGAGATGGTACGAAAACCCTGTTCAGTACAGGAGAAAAAATCGGAATGCTTCTGGCGGTATCGGTTAATGGTTACATACAAACAAGGGGACAAGACTACTTCCACAACGAAACCACCCCCAATATCATTTTTACCACTCCCCCGGCGAACGGAAGACATATTACCATTCTTTACATTTCAGCACACGCCGTCAAGCTGTATACAGAAAATGTAATGGTGGAACTCAAAAAGACGGAATTCATTTATTCGGGGTCAGCCACAATCATCATTCCAGACGCCACTGGTGTGTTGTATGTAATAATCAATGGCCAGATATTTTTTGAAGAATTTTCTTTCAATGCGCAGACCAAGGAACTCACCGTTTCTACACCACTTACTGATGGAGACAACGTGGATGTTTATTATTTGTAATCATCTCCGTAGAGGTCTACTTCCTTTTTGCATTTTTCCTCTATAAGCTTCTCTACGAACTTAAACATTTTTAAGCCCTTGCTATCGCAATAGCGTTTTAGCAGTAGGTGGTGCTTGGGTGATATTTTCAAATTTTTTGTTTCTGCTCTTCTTTTCTCGGTTTTCATGGTGAGAACATGTTGCGAATTTTTTCACACTAAATATAAATACTCTGGAAAACTTTCTTGCTTTTAGACGAACTCAAAATATTTATTGAAAAGAATAAAAGAAAACTAAAAAAAACACATTAAAAAATGGCAAGAACAAACAGAGTAATTGTGTCTCCCGGTGTATATACCTCAGAAAAAGACCTTACATATGTTGCACAGAGTGTGGGTATCACCACGCTTGGCTTAGTTGGTGAGACATTGAAAGGCCCTGCTTTTGAGCCTGTTCTTATCGGTAGCTTCGATGAGTACAGAACCTACTTCGGTGGTACATCTACTGAAAAATTCGCTAACGGTAATCCTAAATATGAATTACCATTTTTTGCAAAATCCTATTTGCAACAATCTAGTCAATTATTCGTAACAAGAATACTTGGTTTGACAGGTTACAAGCCGAATAACTCATGGGTAATCACCACTTCATCTACCGCTACCACTTATAATAATGTGGCCGTAGCTATGATTCGCTCAAGAGGTTCTTATTCAGGTAATACCCTGAACTACTCTGTAAGTGCTGCAAGCGGTGTTACACTTTCTAACACTACCGCAGTTTCGACTAATCCTTTGGCTGATTTCACATTAACCGCAGGGGGGAAGTCATTTACAATTAGTTTGGATAAAACTTCCAAAACGTTCATTACAAAAGTTTTGGGTAGTGATATTTTCGATAAAGACAGTTCCGAATTCCCGGTTTTTGTTTCTGAAGAATATAGCAACTGGCTGGCTGAAGCTTGGAAGCAGGGTAATGTTACAGGTTTAAACGTAAGCCTTGGTTCTGCTGACGAAGGCACTAATTATGTAGCCGAATGGTCAACTGCACGTTCTCCATGGATTGTTTCTGAGGTACGTGGTGGTAAGGTGGCAGACCTGTTCCGCTTCATCACTGTATCGGACGGTAACTCTTCAAACAAAGAAGTGAAGGTCTCTATCGCTAACATTTCCTTGGATAATTTGGAGTTTGATGTAATTGTTCGTGACTTCAACGACACCGACGATTCGCCAATTGTACTGGAAAAATATGCAAGGTGTTCCATGAACCCAACCCTTCCCGGTTACATCGGTAAGAAGATTGGTTCTTCTGATGGTGACTACGAACTGAAGTCTCGTTTCATCATGATTGAACTTCAGCAAGACCACCCCACTGATGCTGTTCCTGCGGGTTTCAAAGGTTATCCTGCCAAATCTGTAAGTGGTAAAACCGTAGGTGCGGTTGTTTATAAGAAAAAATACGACAAAGCGGGTGACATCATTGCCGTTAACCCAACTTCTGTAATTTCCAACGGTGATAAAATTAGAAAAACCTATCTTGGTTTCTCTTCTGCCAAAGCTGCTGATGACTCTTTGTTAGACTACAAAGGTGAGGTACTATCAGGTGTAACAAAAGGTTATCACCTGTCAAGCCAAGCGGCTGCTATTACCGATTCAACTACAGGTGCAATTGTGTTTGATACTAACACCATCAACTTTGAAACATCTGAGGGTGATTACGCAAACCTAAATGCTGCTAAGTTTACAGTTGCCATGTTTGGTGGTTTCGATGGATGGGATATTTACCGTTCTGAAAGAACCAACACCAATTCCTACATCGTGGGTAAATCTACCTATACTGGTGGTAACACCGACAACGGTGGTGTGTTTAACCCAACCAACGGTAACTCCGATTACTACGCATACTTGCAGGGTATCACTGTTTACAACAACCCTGAAGCTGTCAACATCAATGTGCTTTCCACTCCGGGTATCAACTTCTACGACCACTCTTCACTGGTTCAAGAAGCCATCGATATTGTGGAAATTGACAGGGCCGACTGTTTGTATATTGTGAACGCTCCAAATGATACGATGGAAAATGTAATCGATTATTTGGATGAAGTGGGTATTGACTCTAGCTATACCGCTACTTACCACCCATGGATTCAGGTACGAGATACAGACAATGGTACACAGCTTTACATTCCTCCAACTGGTGAGGTGTTAAAGAACATTGCTTATACCGATAACGTTGCCCATCCTTGGTTCGCTCCTGCGGGTGTGACAAGAGGTAAGGTTAATTCTATCAAAGCAAAAGAGAAGTTGACACTTGACCAAAGAGACGACCTATACAAGAGCCGTATCAACCCAATCGCCACTTTCGCCAACGAGGGTACATTGATTTGGGGTAACAAAACGCTTCAGGTTAAGGAATCTCCATTGGATAGGCTGAACGTAAGACGTTTGCTGATTCAGGCACGTAAATTAATCGCTGCTGTTTCCCTGCGTTTATTGTTTGAACAAAACGATGATGTGGTAAGAAACGAGTTTGAAAGATTGGTAAACCCGATTTTGGCATCCATTCAAAATGAAAGAGGTTTAACCGACTTCCGTGTTGTGGTGTCCTATGCGCCTGAAGACATTGAAAAGAACACTTTGAAGGGTAGGATTTTCATCAAACCAACAAAATCACTTGAATATATTGAAGTAGAATTTGTTGTGACGCCTACCGGAGCATCGTTCGAAAACGTATAATATTCAACACAATAACAATAAAACCCCCAAATGTTGGGGGTTTTTTATTCTATCAAAATATTTATATAAAAATATTTATTATGACGAAAGAACAAAAACTATCGTTGATTCGACACAGCTTATCCGCTATTGGGGGTATCCTTATTGCCATAGGCATTGGGAATCCGGGGTTATTTACTGAGTTGATAGGTCTTGCAATGAGCGTTGCCGGGGTTGTATTTTCAATCATCGACAAAACAGCTACAGTTAGCATGGTGAGTGGTGCAGCAAGACAAATTTTGACTGCATTAAGTGGATATCTTTCTGCAAAGTTTGTAATTACACCTGATACCATCGATGCAATTGTCTCAATTGTTTCCGTGGTCTTGGCAACAACACTTGGCATGACCGACAAGGTGGAAACTCCTGTGACGGAAGAAACTACAACCTAAATTTTCCGGGGTTGTAAGGATATTTATATGGTGGGTCATCCCACCATTTTTTTTTATGAATAAAAAGATTGTTGATTATTTACTGTCTAAAACTTTTCGGAGTAAAAAATATCTGTTCAAAATTACCAAAATTGAACAAGTCCACCCACTTGAAAGTGAAGATTATGAGAGTGTTTTGATTTGTTTGATTGAATTTATTCAAAAACCAAATGACAACTATGAAAATATTTTGTTGAACCACATTGAATTAGATTTAAATGAATATTTGAACACCTATTTTAGTGAGAAGGTTTCTGTGTGGGCCTATACGGATGAGGAGAAATTTGAAAGAAGAAAACAAAGATATTTGCGTGAATTTAATATCCCTTCACTTATCAAACGACTGCTCCGGGAACAAGAATATGCCAGTAATAGAGACCACATAAATAATCAAAACAGCAAAATATTTAAAGTCTTAACCGAAAAAATTGGTCTTACATCCACTCTTGCAGATGATTTAATTCAAATGTTGGGTAAACGTGCCATATGGTTTGTTAATGCGTTTATACAATTTCACATTAATAAATTTAACTATAAAAAAGAAGAAGTTATTAAAGCTTGGAATAAACAAGGTTTGAGTAGTCATATACGAAATAATATCAGGATGATTATGGATTGGTTGCAACACCCATTGTCAGGAAGGCAAGACCTGAGTCAATTAACCTATGAAACCGCAATCGATAAAGCAGAACAATTTCATGAATATCTTAAACAGTTTGCCGGAGCTTCCTTTGATTATAAAGAAACAGATACGGTCATCAAACGGTATCCCAAAACCGAAAACGGTGTAGAATTTTATTGGGCCTTCATTGACAACAATTATTGTAGCCGGGAAAGTGAACGTATGGGACATTGTGGGAGAACCGGATATTCAAACAGGCTTTTTTCGTTGAGGTCAATTAAGCCTCATGGAAACCACACATTAACAGATTCTCATGTAACGGTGGCTTGGGACAGAAGAGACGGCATAATGTACCAATCAAAAGGAAAATCAAACAGCAAACCAAAAGCAGAATATTTCCCCTATATCTATGATTTAATCTTAACCTCTCTTACAACTCCAATATTTGAAGAAATCGACATGGAACCATTCTCCGGTTTTGGTAGTGAATATGAAAGTTCCAAGGATTATAATTGGAGTGATATGACTGCTGAACAAATAAAAACTCTTTATCAGATTAAACCCGAACTATTTAACAATAGAGCCGCTAAAAAAATAGCCGGGGAAATGGGACTTATTCCAAATTATCAACCACCACAAACAAAATTCACGCTCAATCTTAATGTAAGTGAATATTCTGATTATATAGATTGTTCAAACTACAACTATACAAGAAAAAATCATAAAGGCGAGAGAGTACATTATGATATCTGTGTTGATTATATTGAAAATGGTGGATTTGATAGTGGTATTTACGACAATTATTATGATAATAATGATTGGAAACATTATATCGATTACTTAAATGAAAATAACATAGCTGCTGTTTGGGCATATATAGAAAAAACTTTGGGGAGAACCAAAGATGAGCTTTTGGAAGAATATGATGATTTGGAAGAAATTATAGATGATAATGAGGATGATTTGGATGAATTAACGAATATCATTAATAGTTGTGTTGCAGATGCATTACAATCTGATTATACTGATACCGTAGTTGAATCAATAAAATCAGCAATTGAAGAACTTGGAACTCTCAAAGAATGGGACTATGAACACGCTGTTATTGAAATTGATTTAAATAATTTCAATCTTGATGCTGATTATTTGGAAGAGTATGCTGAACGGTGTGATGATGACCCTAAGTGTATGTATAACGAGGCCGTTGGAGATGGTAGTATTGAAAAACCAAAATTATTCATAGATGACCGTTATGGGCCATCGGTTGATTCTAATGTCCTTAATGATATTTTTCATGACAGAGTTGGAGAGTTAAGTTAACTTGACTAATATGTTGAAGACCTCTTTTGGGTTAACATATATTACAAAACCACTTATACGGTGGACATCATCGATTTTTCCTTTCTTATGGTTTCTGTAAGTGGAATAAGTCCCTTTAAGACCATAATATTTCAATAAAAAACATTCAACACCTCTTATCAAATCCATTCTTCGTTGAGAGGTATTTGAACTTACTCCAACAATTAATTGTTTTTTATTTTTTAAAGAAACATAATGAATCTTAGCAGTATGCATCATTTCTTTATAAGAATAAAGACCTGATGTCTCGAAACTAAAAGTTTTCCCTTGTATAAATTTAATAGTGTTCTTAAGATTCATCCCTGTCTTTCAAATAAATCATTTTGGATTTCTTCTCTAGTGAAGTTTTCTAACCATTCTTGAGGAATAATAATCTGTTCCATAATCTTTATGTGTATTGGTTTTTAAAGATTTTGACTCTAATCAGCATTATTGTTTAGACTTATTATAATCTTCAACCACTCTAAAGATGCTGCATAACGGGTATTTATGTGTTACCCTTTCACCATCCTTAATAAACATGACACAATACATCGACCCTTTAGTGTATGCGTTTTCTACATTATCATACACGATTGGATAACTTGTCTCATTCCTTTGGATTTCTATTTTCATAGAGTTGGTTTTTATTTGCTGAGTAGAAACTATATATTAATAATATTAATACCAATATATTATATTAATATATACTATATAATATATCCTTATTAAATATTGTAAATAAAATTCAATAAGTCAAGTCCATTGGCCTAAAAAAGTTTTCCACATTCTAAAACGTATTTTTTGTTTCCACAATCATAAATTCTTGAATAACCCCTCTCTTCCATTATCTCTTTTTCAGTTTTATTTATGTCATATCCCTCTCTCACCAATACGTCTTTGCGAAAGTTGAATCTGTTGATGCGTTTGAAGTTTGTTTTATCCAAATAATAATAGTTTGGTGGTGAATCATGTTCATATTTGAAGTTTAAACTATCATATACTTTTCCATCTGAATACCGTTTATCGGCATATGAAATAATTTTTTTGGGGTTGTGTTTCTCAATAAAATGATTAAGGAGTTTGCTTGCGCCACCAATTATTGATGTATCTGTTTTACTACAGAGCCTAAGTAGTTCATATTCCCCTTCAACATGGTTTTCCCCCAAGTTTTTTCTTTTTTTACCAAACGTCATTATCATCATAAGTTCATCTTTAAAATATAAACCATACCGATATTTGGATACACAATTGCCTTGGAGGTGACTGCTATCAAGGAATTCTTTAGCATCAACAAACGAAACCTCTTTTATGGTGCATTTCCGGGCATATATTTTATGTGACAATGCTCCTAATTTTGCCTTTATTAGTGAAATAACAATATTTGATTTTCCTAACCATTCATCTTCGAAAATTTGTATTAACCTTATTCCACGCTCTTCACACAGTTTAAGTTTATTCAAATGATAGGTTTTTTCTTTCAATTTATCAGAGTGCCAATAAAGCCCGTTAAACTCAACCGCAAATTTTTCATTGGGAAAATATATGTCTAATTCTTTTGGGGGTATAATCTCTTTTGTGTTATAAAGAACATTTTGGGTTAGGCCGGAAATTTGTGCAAAAAGTTCCTTTTGAATGAGAGAATCGTTTTCGTTGAGAGGATTACAAAATATACAAGGGTTAATTCTTCTTTTGATTCTATAATCGAATGTTGGTTTTTTTATTAAGTATTCATTGTTACACCTATCACACACCACATGGTATGTACATAACGCTAAAATATTATCATTATACCTGTCTTTAATTTGAACAGAATATTTTTCAGACAAGGATTTTAAATGGACTTCTTTTTTGTTTTTAAGGTATTCTTTATTAGCTACCGCTACAACTGCTCCGTATTTCTTTTTATTTGTTTGCGTTCTTTTTTCAATGATACCATTGATATGTGTTGGGTGCGACACCCCATATTTTTCAATCATTTTATTTTTAATAAAATCAGTTTTTGAAAAAATATTCTCAACCCCATACCTTTCTAAATTTGTTTTTTTTATTTTTTCAAAAGTGGTGTCGTAGTCCATTGCTTCTCTCGCCTTCTTTTTATGTTCATCACATTTGTTCATACACAACATGGAACAATACGTTCCATATCCTTCCTGAATCGACCTTCCAAATACTAATTCCTTATTACAGTTTTTACATTTGGGGATTTCTTTGATTTGATATATGTAGTGATATATCCTTTCTTTAAATGAAAGAGTTAAATGGTTTGTATACAAAAGAATGGCTTCACATAATTTATTATCGTAGTTCCTCAGTCTGTCTTCCCTCGTTTTCCACCCGCTTTTATTGTCAGTTGTAAAAAAAGTAAATAATTCTTTCTCCATTCTTTAAATTTTTTTAAGTGCAACATATTTATATCTAACGGTTAATGATTACCGTAATAAAATATAAAACATAAATATAAATATGGCAACACTTCTTTCAAAATTACCAATTCCATTTGAGCCTAAGAAGAAAAACAGGTTCGTGGTTCGTTTCCCATCAACGATGGGTATCAACGAGTGGTATGTCTCAACTGCGGCACGTCCGAAAGCAACAATCGGTGCGGTTGAAATTCCATTCTTAAACACGTCAACCTTTGTTGCGGGTAGATTTAAATGGGACGCTATTTCTATCACGTTCCGTGACCCAATTGGGCCTTCAGCTTCTCAAGCCTTGATGGAGTGGTTTAGAGAACATGCCGAATCTGTAACTGGTAGAATGGGGTATGCAGTATCTTATAAGAAAGACATTGAACTCGACATGCTTGACCCAAGTGGTGTTGTTGTTGAACGTTGGATTATCCAAGGCGCAATGATTACCGATATGAACTTCCAAGACCTGAGCTATGCGGAAGAAGGACTAGCCGAGATTCAGGTTACGATTCAGCCGGATAGGTGCATTCAGGTGTTTTAGTTATTATATAAAATTTATATATGTTATAACATCTATCAAGTATTTATATTACTTCAAATTCCATGCATATTTCTGCATGGAATTTTTTATTTGTACCCATTGTGAACAACAATATGAGAATATTGATTCACTTGGAAATCCCGGTAAAATCCGGTATTTTTATTTATCTTTGTTTTAAATGGACTATAAAGAATTTTTTATTTCAGATAATAAAAGCGGATGGAAAACCAATGAACGTTTGCTTCATAAGAATTTTCCTGAAGTTTATGCTGCAATTCAAACATTTGCGCTCCAACATAAAATGGAGGGTCTTTCTTTCAAAGAAAAGGTGTGGTATTTCATAAATGACATTAAAACACAAAAAAGGTGTATTTGTGGAAAGTCTGTGAATTTTCGAGGAACACTCCAAAAAGGGTTTAATGAGTTTTGCTCACAGTCCTGTTTCAATGGTAAGATAGAAGAAAACACCAAGCGTGTAAAAAAAACAAATCAGGAAAAATACGGGGTTGATTTCTTCTCTCAACATAAGTTATGGGAAGACAAGACCAAAACAACCAAAAAGGAACGGTACGGGTCGGAGACCTTCAATAACCCTAAAAAGATGATGCAGACAAAACGGAAAAAATATGGCAACCCCACTTATAATAACCTTGATAAAAGAAAAAAGACCAACAAAGAAAGATATGGTGTGGAACAATATGCACAATCCGATAGGTTTAAAGACCAAATGAAGGAAGTGTTTTATAGTAGAGAAGGATTTGATGTGTATAATTTTATAAAAGAAAAAGATACCAAACATTTTTGTACGTTTATCTGTGCTTCCTGCGGCAACGAAGTAGTAGTTCACAAACAGGTGTTCAGAGAAAGACATGCAGTAAACAACAACCCCTGTATTATTTGCTTCCCATTGGGTGTTGCAAATGACAGTAGCCCCCAACGAATGATATTTGATATATTGGAAAGACACCAAGTAGCCTTTGAAAAAAACAAAAGGGGGTTGTTAAAAGGAAAACAAGAAATCGATGCATATCTCCCCCAACAGAAATTGGGTATTGAATGCAATGGTGTATACCACCACAATGAATTGTTTGTTGAGCCTGATTTTCATTTAAATAAAACGCTGGCGGCAGAACAGAACGATGTGCATCTCATACATTTTTTTGATGATGAAATTATTTTGAAACCATCCATCGTTGAATCCATCATTTTAAATAAAATTGGTCTCACACCCAATAAGGTGTTTGGTAGAAAAACCGTTCTTCAGGAACTTGATAATAAAACATATAAGGCGTTTATTGAAGCCAACCACATTCAGGGATATGCCAAAGCAAGTATCCGGTTGGGATTATTTTCAAATGGTGAATTGATATCTGTAATGTCGTTTGGTATGGTAAGAAAGGGAATCGGGAAGTATGAGAGAAATGTTTATGAAATGGTCAGATTTGCAAATAAAATATTTACCACTGTGCATGGTGCAGCAAACAAATTATTCCAATATTTTTTGGAAACCTATAAGCCAACCAAAGTTATCACCATGGCCGACAGAAGAATATTTAATGGGGATGCCTATCTACGATTGGGTTTTAAAAAGGTAAGCCATTCACTTCCCAATTATTGGTATGTTATAAATGGGCGAAGATTCCATCGTTTAAACTTCACCAAGGCGCAGTTGAAAAAAGAGGGATTTGATGTCAACGGGAAAACTGAAAAAGAAATTATGTTCGAACGGAAAATTTATAGGATATATGATTGTGGTGTGATAAAATATGTGTGGTCTTTGGAAGTTTGAGCTATTTATTAATAGACACATGCGACTTTCACAATAGACCCCGGATTTCCGGGGTTTTTTTATTTCATATTCAGCATAATCACCAGTAAGGTTTAATGTTGGAATGGTCTTCTATACCAAGTTGCTTTTCTGCCGTATAATGTCGCTATATCATCAATCATATCCTCAAAAGTTGATAGTCCTTCTTCAGTAAATCCACCAGTAGCTCCCTTAAAATTCCAATCTATAATGAGGTAGAATTTTTCTTTCTGCCACTTTATGTCTTTTATCTTAAACTCACCATAATCACCAACAAAGGTTTTTTTGGCGTGGTCTAAAAGTTTTCTTCTTTCATTATTCATGCGGCCCATCTCCATTAAAAGTGGAAACATTTTCATGTTTATAAATATCAATAAAAAACCCCGGATTTCCGTGGTTTTTATTTTAATTTTGTTTTTAAAATAATTGTTTTATCTTTGTTCCATGAGCAAAAAATTCTTGCAGGAAGCACTTAAAAGAATTGAAGAGGCCAAGCGGAAATTCGTTCAGGAAAAAATTGTTCAACCCATCGATGAATTAAGGGTCAAACTCAATGACCAATACAGGGATGACCTGAAAAGGTTTAACGTGAGTATCAATCAGTTGGAAGAAGACATTCGCAATTATGATAAAAAACTTAAAGAAAAGCGACAGCAAGCCAAAAGGGAACCTCCCTCTCAATATATACAAACTTACTAAAGGGGTATTGTAACCCCCTTATTTGACTTTTTAATTTTTTTTATTTATTATTCTCATAGTCGTTTACCCAATCCTAAAAAAATAAACATTATGAACATTCCTCAATCGATTCGGCTTCGTATTGGCCGCAATCTGCACAACACACCAAACCATCCTTTGAGTATCATCAAAGAAATCATCTACAACTACTTTGGTGATAGTTTTGAAAAATTTGACAGCCTTGACCCGGTGGTTTCCACCAAGGACAATTTTGATTTGCTGTTAATTCCCAAAGACCATCCTGCCCGAAGCCTGTCCGATACCTATTATGTCCAAGAAGATAAGGTTTTGCGCACCCATACCTCTGCCCACCAAAATCAGCTTATGAGTACCGGACATCGCAAATTCCTCGTTACCGGGGATGTGTACCGCAAAGACGATATTGATGCCACCCACTACCCCATATTCCACCAAATGGAGGGTGTGTTCATCACCACTGAGGATGTGGATATCGAAGCCAACCTAAAGTCTGTATTGGGTGGATTGATTGAGACCCTGTTCCCCAATTGCGAATGGAGGTTCAGTTCCGATTTTTTCCCTTTCACTGAACCAAGCTACGAAGTGGAGGTGAAATTCGAGGGTAAGTGGTTGGAGGTGCTTGGTTGTGGTGTGGTTCATAAAGAAATTATGAAAAATAACAACCTTTCTCATGCCAAGGGTTGGGCCTTTGGTCTTGGTCTTGAGCGGTTGGCAATGATATTGTTCAAAATTCCTGATATCCGGCTGTTCTGGACAGAAGATGAACGCTTCCACAAGCAGTTTGCTTCCGGCAAGGTGGTGGATTTTAAACCCTATTCCAACTTTCCCCCAATTAGCCGGGACATTGCCTTTTGGATTGGTGAAGGTTTCACCCCCAACGACTTTTCAGAAATGGTGCGGGAATATGGTAAAGACCTTGTGGAAGAATTGGCTTGCATCGATACCTTCAAAAAGGGTGAGAAGGAATCCCGCTGTTACCGTATTGTTTATCGTTCCAACGAGCGCACTCTTACCCATGATGAAATCAACGTTATCCAAGACCAAATCCGGGAGGAAGCGGTTAGCCGATTTAACGTGGTTGTTCGCTGATTGCTTTGTATATATACATCTCAAAAACCCGGAAATATTTCCGGGTTTTTATTTGCAACTTTTAAAATGTTGTTTTATCTTTGTTTTAAATAAAACATATGAAATCGTTTAATGTCTTAATTTTAGCCTTGGTCTTATTGGTTAGTTGCAAAAAAACGGAACTGACTTCCCCAAAACTTTCTGCACCTGATTGTATTGAAAACGTTGCGCAGAGCAAAAATCTTAATCAGCATGGTGGAAGTACCTCAACTTTAACATTGGAATCCGTTATTTGGTTGAATATGGAAGGAGAAACCGTTTCCAATACTGTTTGGAATATTTCCGGTGATATTGTATGTGCCGCTCCCACCTTGACGGAAGCACAAAAACAAGCTATTTTGGATAGGGTGACAGAAGACTATTCACCTTTCCAAGTAAGGGTGACACGTAATAAGAGTGATTATCTTGCCGCCAATCCTTATAAAAGAATTGAAGTTGTTGTTACTCCGACCTATGAATGGTTTGGTGCTGCCGGAGGAACATCTTATAATGGTTCATTCACATGGGGGGGCAACACACCTTGTTTTGTGTTCAGTGGTCTTTTGGGTAACAATGAAAAAAAAATTGGTGAAGCCTGTTCCCACGAAACGGGTCATACGTTGGGTTTAAAACATGAAGCTTTATTGGATTCTGCCGGAAATTTTCTTAATGAATACAATACTGGTAGCGGCAGCGGAGAGCTTAGTTGGTCGCCAATTATGGGTCAGAGTTATACCAATAGCATTACCACTTTTAGTGATGGTAAAACCAAATATAATGCCACCCAAAACTGTTTTGCTATAATTGCTCAAATACTGCCCTACAAAGTTGATGATTGTCCGGCCACTTTTACTGACGGTAAAAAAATTACACAACCTTCCTCAACCAAAGGGTATTTAGAAGCCCAAAATGATGAGGATATGTATGTGGTGAACTCCCCCAATCTTTCTTTTAGTGTGACAACCTTTGGTAATATTGATGCGAGGGTTGAGGTTTACGACAAACAAAAAAACTTGGTAAAGGTAGTAGATGACCCCTTGACCACCAATATTGGGTTAACAACCATATCAACAGGTAGCCGACCCATTTACTTAAAGGTTATGGCATCCACGACTTCCCCTTATACGCCACAGCGATTTATGATAGGACAATATACGCTTTCTGTTCAATAACAACAACCCCGGAAAATTCCGGGGTTTCTTTTTTCAGGGGAATATTTATCTGATATGCGAAGCTTGATAAAAGAAACCCTTCATCGGTATCTTACCGAGGCGACAACCGACACTCAACTTACACAACTGTTGCGGAATAATTTTCAAACAGCACTTAATGAGTTGCTTACCGAAATCAAAGACGTTCCAAAAATTGTAGTTACACAGGATGAAATCAAAAGAGTTGCTAACGGTGCGTTCGAAAAATCGCTCCCGATTTTTATAGATGGTATTCGAAATGAAAAGAAAAACTTCAATCTTTTTTTTGACAACCTCATTCGTGATTTTGATGCTCTTGCGGCAAACAAATTAGCGGGAGTCAAAGGGTGGGTCATTAAACGAATGGCCTCCAAAGAAGAATTTGAAAACAACACCAATGAGGTTGTCAATAAAATTAAAAGCACTTCACACAGTTTAATGATGACGCTGTTGAACGAAACAAGGTTTCAATTATTTCAAACAGACAGGGACTTAAGTGATAAATGTTTTAGTTATTATCAATCTTTTGAAGCGTATTTGAACAATAACTATTCCACGATAGCCAACATCTTCATTGGTAATATGAGAAAACGGTTGTTCGCTTAGTCAACAGGTGGTAAAACAAGGTAATTCCAATCCAATACTGTGTAGGTGTGAGATATTTATCTATATGGATTCATATAGATGCTCCCAATGCAAAAAGGCGTATAAAACCTTAGCAGGACTCCGCAAACACAAGCAAATTGCTCACGGCAGGAAATCCCCCACAAAGAAACCTGTCAGCCGAATAAAAACCAATAAGACGGTTAATAAAAAGGCTTCCGTCAAAGGAAAGTCCATGGCTCAAATTCGGGAAGACCTGATAAAGAATATGAGCCAACTGGAAAAAGACTTCATGAGCATATTGGACACCTTGGGTATTGAATACCAAAGCCAGTATCAAATTGGAACAAAGTTCTTTGACTTTTACATTCCCAAACAAAACATCATCATTGAGGTGGATGGGGACTACCATCATTGCAACCCGGAGATATATAAAAAGCCCCAATATAAGTTGCAGCGAAAAGCCATTGTCAATGACCATAAGAAGAATAAGCTTTGTGAAGAAAGGGGTATTCAAATGCTTCGGTTTTGGGAAAACGACATTCGAAACCGCAGCCAAATCGTGATTGCCAAACTGGTGATGGCACTTGGGCTTTTGTAGACTTTACAAATACCATTTGCTTGTTTATTATTTTACATGCATACAGGACTTACGGAAACCCAAAAACTTCATGTGCTTGCCACCAATTTCTATGGTCAGTTGCCCGGCAACTACAGCCAACGCTACTGGAAACCCAAGAAGGGTGATTATTACACCACTCCAAGAGCCGACCTTCAACTCTATCAGATTGTGGATGAAGATGATGAATATTTATACACGATTTATTGTGACCCACAGATGCAATCTGGATTTCCCCCGGCCAAATGGCTGAAAACCGAATTTTTGGAGGGATTTGGTGTTAATCGGTTATATGTATTCGAATATGTATTTGACCTTTGAAAAATATTTTTTGAAAAGTACTTGACAATTTAAAAATCTTTTTTTATGTTTGTTTTCTAGTGGGCCATCGAATGTCTTCCTTCTAATAAAACAACTTTTAAAACGTAAAATTAGAGGTTCGGCTTTCCCACTATTTTTTGGAAAGTTCTTTTCTCAACATATTTGGGGCTATCGTTCGGTCTTCCTTCTAATCATTTTAAACTTGAAAATTAAAAGCAACAGACCTTCGGCTTCCCCCAATTTTTTTAAGGGCCATAAGTTCGCTTCCTTCTAAAGCAATTTGTAACTGTAGTGAACTTGCTTCCCCTTTTTAAAAATTATTTAAGAAGTACTTGATATTGTAAAAATCTTGTATTATCTTTGTTTTAAATTATTAGTGGGCTATAATTTGTCTTCCTTCTAAATCAACAATTGGAGTTAAAAACAGACAAATTGCTTTCCCACTTTTTTATTGGAATAACCTAAGCTAAAAATCACGATTTATGGAACACGTTATGGAAACCAATGTTGCTACAAGCACAGTTAAGGATGTCATTCTTATTAGCAATAATCTCATTGAGATTCCCAAAGCAACAGGTAAGCGACAGGCTTCCAAAGACGTTGTTGCCACAATTTTTACCAATTTGGCTTATTACGGTTATACTTTGTCGAAAGCCTCTATAGAAACCCTGACCGCATTGGACAGAACCTCAATCCAATTGTGGTGGAACAACATTGATGCGGCCCTGAAGGAAATTACCGGGGACAACCGCAACATGGGTGAATATGTTGTTTACAAAAACTTTCCACAGGAAGTATTGGAAATGAGCGAGGCTGAATATTGGTTCAACCAAGTGCTGATGTACGTGGGCCTTCCCAACGAATGGTTCACCACTGAGGCTAAGGACAGAGAGCCTATTTTCCCTAAAGATTCCCTGAAGGTGCTTCACCTTGCCAACGAAAACTCTTTGTCTTCTATTTTGGATTCTTTGTTAAAACAAACAACAAGATGGAACAGACACATCTTGGGTACGGTGTATTGGTTGATTGATACGCTGAAACCTCAGCTTACCGCTACTGCCATTCCTTTCAAGGAGAATTTGGTAAAGGTGGTGGAATATATGATGGTAAAGGGAACGGATATCACCATGAAATCTGCTACGGACGTTTTGCGTTTGGCAATTGTCCTGTCCGATGGCGACCTGAACTCCACCAAGCCAACCAAGTTCAGAAATTTTAAAAAGAAGGAAAGACGTTTCTTTTTGGGTCTGTTAGAGAAATCTACGGCACTTGAAGAAGATATGGCAAGAGATGTGGAAGTATGGAAGCGTTTCATGCACAACCTACACGCCGGGGATTATAAAAACAGATTCCCAAAAACTGTAACGGCAGCAAGCAAGCTGTATGTGGATGATATACACTCCTTCAACAGCAAATTGGATATGCTCATCAAATCCAATACTGTCGTGGCGGTTACATATGCGGCCAAGAGACCCGGAGAATTTATGAGAAGAATTAAACAATTGTCAATTCTTTTCGGTAGCGAGGTTTTGAATGAATTTGGTAGTGTGGCAGAGAGATTGACCGTTGGTCAACTCCTGAAGCTGAAGAAATATCTTGAAACGTGCAACAGCCGTAAGTACAGACTGTTTCCACCCAAGGGCAACTGGACAAAAGTGAGGGTGGTTGAAAATTCCGGTAAGAAGTTTCCTGAAGCTATAAGGCTGTCTTTAATTGCTATGATTAATATAACAGTCAAAACAAAGGTTCAGACCAAATTGAACGTTCCTGTTCTTTTAGATGAAAGAACCACCAATATTAAGTTGAATGCTTCTGATTCAACCGCCTATGGTCGTGGAACTGTATTTCCAATTCCCGATGATGTTAAATTCATCAGAACGGCAAGCTATTGGGAGAATAAAACCTTTGGTAACAACTGGTTTGACAATGGTTGGAATTTCTATAATCAGAATTGGGAAAGTGTTGGGGATGTGGCATGGAATCAGCCTAAATTCGGTGATGCGGCCCTGTTCTCCGGCGACCCAACCAATTCCAAGACCACAGATGGTAAAGCATGTCAATTAATTGACCTGTATTTGGATAAATTGGCAAGAGCAGGAGTGCGTTACGCCGTATGGAGTGTATTATGTTACAGCAAAATCAAATTTAAGGATGCAACGGACGTATTTGCAGCCCTACAATGGGGTACAGATGCCAATAAGGGTAAACTGTTTGAACCAAGCCGTAGCCAAATCGCCTTCCCTCTGAAGGATGATAACTACGCTAAGTTCATCGCCTATGTGGATATTGCAGAAAGAAAGCTTGTTTACATGGATGCCAACCTGAAGGCTGAAGTAAATTCGGCTGTAAGAAACGCAAAGAAACTGGTAGAGCTAATGCCGGGCATTGTGGAATATTTGGCGACCATCCCAAGTGTGCATGACTTGTTCCAAGATGTGACCATCCAAGAATTGGTAGAACTAAACAACAAGGTTGTTATTCCGGTTTGTTATGATGATAAGAATCTTAACTTTTCAGAATTGCAACCAGTTGTGGAAGGGGAAGAACCTAAAGAGGTAACAGCCTACGTGTTCAAGCCCTTGAATGAAAACAATAAGTTCAAACAATTAGATTTGAATGAGCTTTTGAAATAACACTTAGCAGGGACGACAATCCATTGGTACATCCTGAGCATCTCTGCTCAGGATTTTTTTATTTCAATAAATTATTTTATCTTTGTTTTAATGACAGAGGTACTTCATAAGATTTGTGTAAGTTGTGGGTATGAACAGCCTATTACCCGTTTTGAAATAGTTCAGGGTACAAGACGAAGGGCTAAATGTATTGATTGTATGCACCCGGAGAAAATTGAATGTGTCTACAAATATCCCACTGAAGAAATGCAAAAAATGGCTCAAGCCAATAACCGCAAAGTTCATAAAGAAATATGGATATACTCACAAACCAAACCAATATGGCATTGCCGGGGATGCGGAAAAGAAATTCCGAGGGGCGTAGCGACAAGATGTGATGAGTGTAAAGGGAAGACCAAAAAGAAAAAAGAAATCATCAAATATAATAAGGGTAAAGAAAGATTATCCGACAAATATATTCGTAGGCTTATACGGCAAAAGTTTCCTGATTTAAAGGGTCAAGACATTCCGCAGGAGTTGATTGACCTTCAACGTAAAAGTTTAAAAATTAGAAGAGATGTCAAAAGAACACAACAAGGTAATAGTACCGATACAGACTAAAACATTAACTGATATCCGCAAGCAAGTACAAAAAGTGGGAGACGAACTTTTAACAGAGTTCGAAACCACCAAGTCCCTTAAGCATGGCCTTGCGGCCATTGCAGCATACAACACTGCACTTAAGGCTATGCATATAAGTTTGGTTTATCAAAAATTTAAAAATCAATTTATCCCTGACTCCTTTTTTGAAGATTAACTTTTAAATAGTTTATGTTATGACCAAAGAACCAACAGAAAGGGATTTTGAAAGATTGCTTAACAAACTAAAGCAAGACCCGCAGTTTGAACTCAAACAGGAATTAGGGGTGTTATGTATGAAGCACATTGACAGCCTGACCCCTGAAGAAAGAAAGCGGTATGACGAATTACTACAAATCCTAAAACCTAAGCAGCTATGACCAAAGAACAAATCGAGCAGATAGAAGAAGGCGACCGACTGATAGCCGCCTTTATGGGCGGTAAACTAATCCCAACAGGCAACATAAGTCATGTAAATATTTATTACTGGCAGTTCCCCAATGGCGCAGTTTGCCCTGAATATAAAACGGCTTATCATACCTCTTGGGATTGGCTTATGCCCGTAGTGGAAAAGATAGAAAGTATGTATAACTACGAAAAAGACAAGCCTTTTTTCACAGTTGACGTTTTTGAAATCAAATGGACTCGTCGTTATCCAGATAGAGAATGTCGTGTGTTTATCAGTATCTGCACCAATTCAGATGGGTTTAATAGCACATGGCATTACATACGAACCCAAAGCAAATCTAAAATTGAGGCTGTATGGCTGGCCGTTGTGGACTTTATCAAATGGTTTAACCAAACTCAAACAAGTTTGTTATGACCAAAGAAGAAATTGAGCGGATAGTAGGCAACCAACTAATCGCTGAATTTATGGAATACAAAGGTGGTTTGCAGTATATGTATAAAATAAGCTGGAATTGGCTTATGCCCGTAGTAGAAAAGATTTCAACCATTCAGTTTACTGATGATAGCTGGATAGGAAGTGAACCGTATCAGGATTACGCTTGGCCCCGAACGTTTGGAATGCGGAACGAGGAAGGTAATTATATGGTACGGTTCAATGCAAACTCAGTACATACAGCCCCTACACTTATCGAAGCCGTATGGTTGGCAGTCGTTGACTTCATTAAATGGCATACGAACAAAACTTAAACAATGGACAATAAACCAACTCACACAGTAGAAACTTTTACCTGTGATGATTGTAAGAAAGGATTGCCGATAACAAAACGGTGTGACCCTGATTTAGATGTATGCAATGATTGTGTAGAGTATTATCCTAATGAGACAGGCTATTGTTCAAATTATTGCCGAGTAACAGGCAAATGTGATGAATCTTGTTAATAACCTTAAAAAGCAAACACAATGGACACTAAAGCAATCCAACAGTTAGCCGAAGAAATTGATAAGGAAATGGAAAAATATAAAAAGGCACAAGCCGACGATTTTAAAAACAGGAGATTAGGTATTATAGAGGGCCTGCTATTGTCTAAAGAGATTCTTCAAAAAGCCGCCGCTGCCTCCCCGCAAACCAAGTACGGTCATTTAACTAAAAAGCCCTTAGTGGTTCCCGGTTATGAACAATTAGTAAGAGAAGACAATTATTCTCTGACCTATCTACGAACAGAATACAACCATCAGATAGAGCGTATGAGGGCATTAGGCATCAATGTCGAGGCGCAAATGTTTGAACAATGTGTGAATACGCTGCTTTATATGTTGGAGCGTCCACAAGATTTTCGGGAAGCCCCGCAAGCTATCCCCGAAACAGATGTAGAAGAACAATCTGCTTACGATGTGTGGCAAGAGCAATTCGGGGATTACCCTGTCTATGATGTGATTAAGTTTTATGAGCAAAAGCGGGTACAGCCATTAGAAAAAGAAATCGAGCAACTTAAACAGCAGTTAGCCAGCCGTGGAGGAAAAGAGGAAGGGGAGCGGGGAGTCAGCCCAAACGCCTTGCCGATTAATCAGAGATTACTGGGAGCATTTGAGGGAATGATTTTACACGCACTTCCAAGAGAAATACCTGTTCAGGATGCACTTGAAATAGTAGAAAAGATTAAACGCAAAATGAGTCTTTGCGGAATAACTATTCAAAAAGCAGAAGGGTTTAGTGAGCCTCAATAATCAAAATACTAATCAATAAAATAAAACAGTTTATGGAACTAACAACCCAACAGTTGACGATAGAGGAAATTAAAGAGAAAATGAAAGCCTACCGAGACTTCTACGGTGGTGACTTCTTGGACGTTTCGGAAATAGAAAAGGCAACCTCCAAAAAAGAACTGGCTGCTATTATCGAAAGACATAAGTCGCACATGGAAGATATGCTATCGGATGCAATTAGCCACCTTGACGATTTTAAACAGCGGGTAGAACTTATGTATCCATGGGATTAAATAGCTACCCCTCAAAATCAATAATTTATTATCTTTGGTAAAAGGTGTTGATACCGTAACTCAATTGGTAGAGTAGCAGTCCCTAAAACTGAAAGCCCTCATAAGGTTTATACGAGTTCGAACCTCGTAGGTATCACAAACCCCGGAGATTCCGGGGTTTTCTTTTTAATCGGGAGTTGTATCAATCTCTTGTAATGACCCCAAATCCCATTTAAAGAGGAAATTTGAATGAAAACCGTGGCTTTTTATCCAAAGCTTTGTAAAACCGAAATAATGGGCATTATTGGCGACCCTTTCAATAATTACCATTCTGAGAGGATATTCCAAGTCTCTATGTCTTATTACGGCTTTAATCCATCCATTGTGGACATATCCATAGTGTACAGTAAATATTAATTCACCGATGCTACTCTGCGTGGGTACAATGGTAGTTAAAAGGTTGTTTACAGGGTTTCTAACCAGTTCAAAATTTCCACCGAATCTTTCATTCAGCTTAACAAGAAGAGACTTCGTGTGAAGTCTCCTTGCTTTTTCTGCTTTAAATTTTTCTTTTATAATTCTCAATACATTCATTTAGGATATATAGTCTGAACCGCAATTATATCATAGGGCGAAAACCCAACCCACGGATTGGCATATGAGTTCATTACCGATGCCGGGTCGCTTTCAGGTGTTCCCGGAATTAAATCTCCGGCTGTTTGGTCGGTATGTAAAAACCCAATAGTGTGTCCCATTTCATGTGTGGTGCAAAACTGCATTGTTGTGAAGTCCAAGGTATTGTATTTGGTATTAACGCTAATTCTACTTCCCACATCTCCATAAACATTGGGTAACACTCCTCTGGCTATTACATTGCTTTCCTCGTACATGGTTGTGACCAAAATGTTATATTGACCTTTTTTAACCTTGCCGGAATTGAGCCGTGAAATATGAAAGGCACTACCCGTACCATTCCAGTGTGTGATGGCACTATCAATTGCTTTACTCCACTGCCGAGATACCGTACCGTCCACATATAATTTCACATCTACAATTTTATCAGGACTAACCCTATAAACAAAGATACGTTGGGCTTCCCTGCCATTGGTTATTGGGCCGGGAGAAGGTTGTTGCAAACGTGCCTGAGCATCTTCAAGTGAAACGACCATATCTCCATTAGCCACAAACTCTTTGTTTTGAGATTGGTATACCACCTTGTCCGGGGTGGTGTGTAAAGAAGTGGCTACAAACGAACGTAATTCATTTAGATTGGCCGGAAGGTCATTTGGTTTGACCGATTCCTTGGTACAGGATTGGAATACAAATCCTAACAGACAGATAAGGGTGATAACACCGTTGCTTTTTTTCATGTTTTAACTTTGGTTTTATGGTGAAATATTAAGGGTTTTCTTCAGATAGGATTTCAATTTGTTTGTTTGAATACCATATTTTTAGTTGGGTATTTTTCAACGCATTTTCTAAAGCAATCAACATTATAACATGTTCTGCAAAGTAGTTTTTGATAAAATCTATCCAATATTTCTTTACACTTGAACGATAGTTTGCACTGTCTGATTTCATCTGTTCTGAATAAAATACAACAATACTGTACTCTCGGTTAAAGGTTTTTACCATCACCACACTGGTCACAAAAAAATCAATACCGCTTACCTGAAAGACCTTCCCTCTGGACAGAATCTTCCGCATCACTAATTTGTGGTATAGTGGGTCGTGGAATCGTTTATGTTTGGTTTTTTTGTGCAAGCCGAAAGGTTTATAAAACAAAGATAAAACAATTTTTTAAAATACAAATATTTTTTCTTTGTTTTGAGATTTTAATTTCTCAAAAAAATCGGTGATGGCCCGGACGTAGGCAGTTTTGAGGATTTTGTGTTTTTCATCATCATCCAAGCTATTTGTGGCGTATTGCTGTTTCAGGGTTTTGAGTCTTCGTGTACCCTCTTCGTTAAAACCTTCTTCGGTGACTTCAATTTTCTTTTTCCGCTCGTTAAACACTTGGGTCATTAGCATATCCCTCACTTCTGATTCACTGGCAACGTCACACCCAAACTCCCGGAGAAATTCATAGTGGGTAATCTGCAAATACCGGGTCTCCCCTTGTTTTAGATAGGTTTGGTAATACCCATTAAGCATTTCTTTGATATCATCGTCAAATTTCTTTTTTTCTTCATCTGTTGGTTTGTATGTTGGCGTGGGTTCAACTGCATAAACTGGCTGCATCGGTTGACGAGTGGGTTTGGGTTTGCGTTCGTTGATGAACCAATCGGTCAAAGTCTTCTCCATTGAGAAATTAGGAAAAGTTTGAAAGTAAAAACTGCCAGATGCCATTTTTTTGAGGTAGTAATCCTTAAACTTTTTCAAAAACCGGGGAGTCATCTCCGGGGTTTTGAGTCGCTCCAATTCTTGTGTGAACCATTCTTCCGAATGTTCCAATTTGGTGTAGGCCCGTTCAATTTCAGAAAGTCGGGTGTTCATGGTGTCCACGAAATGCTCTCTTAAGCGATTTAGAGGCGCATCCTGCCCCTTTGCGATAATTTCCTTGGCCCAATACTCAACCGCAAATTTTACGAAGTTTCCGGGCCTTGAAATTAAATTTCCCGCAAGTAGGAGGTCATCAAGGTTTGTATTAAGAATTTCTGTAATCTTACTTTGGAGGATATTTGAGTTATCCACATTTTTATCCACATTTGGAAAATCTAGTGGGTAGTTTATATTACTAATGTAATGTAATGTAATAGGTTGAACCCGGCTTGGCAGGGGGGTTGCACCCTCGGTTGAACCGGGGGTTGAAGGGTGGCTTGAACCCCCGCTTGAAGGGGGGGTTGAACCGGGGGTTGGAAATAGCTCCTGTAAAACCTTACGTTTGACTGCACTTTTTTGGCCCCCTCTTCGCCCATTTTCCACATCAAGTAATTGTTTTTCAATGCGTTTTACAGTTTTGGCTCTCTCCTCTTCCAAGGGTTTATTGATATACCTACCATTTTCCTGCTGTTCGAATTTATTTTTCAGAACCTCCCACAAGGCTTCACGGTTGAGTTTGATTTTTATTACACTATTTTTGTTTGTGTTGTAATTTGCACCAAGGGGGGTTGAACCCCCGGTTGGATTGTCAATCGATAAAATTTCACCTGTAACCGTCAGAGTATCGTCTACGCCGGGTAGTTCGGAAGATATACTCCCATTGAACCATTCCTGACAAAGTAATCTTATATATATTCCTACTATGTGTGGGGGAAGTTCCAATGACCCAAAATAGAATTTGTTAGGGGAAAACTGGAACCAATCTAAGTTTTTATCATCCATGGGATGTTGTTTTAATTAGGATTTTAGGGGTAAAAAGGCTATAACAAAGATAGAGAAAGAATTTAAAAAAAAATTAAAACAAAGATAAATCAAAAATTGACGTTGAAACAAAGTTAAAACAAGTCTGTAAAATTTTTTATGTTAAAAGCATTTTTTTGTTTTATAAATGCTTTTAGCCTATTTTTGTAATGTTAATCAATTTCTCACTAAAATCTTGGTTTATGAACAGACTACGGAGACTTTTGTCCACAACCCGGAAAAATATCAAACAGTTGCAGGAGTTGGAAGGACAACTGGTAAAAGAAATCGAAGAAAAAGAAACAAAGAAAAAGGAAGTGCAAGAAAAGCGCACTACCCGGAAAAAACTCCCAAGGGGTCGGGAGGAAAAGCGTGACCGGGGCATATACAACTATAATGGATTGACTACGGCTAATTTTGCCAGCATCGTCCGTTCGGTATTTGCCGAATTGGGAAAAAGCATGGGAATCAAGGCGTTGCTTCGGGCCTTACCCTCCCGCCAGATTATCGGAACGGACAGTGAGCGGAGGCTGATTGTGACGGAAGAAGAATATAAATACCTAACCAAATACCAAGACCGTTATTTTGCTGACCCCTTTATCGACAAGAATGGGGAAAAATTCTATGTTTTCAGTGAATGGGGACGGTACGAGTTTGCTACTAAAAAAGGGAGACGAATTTTTGTCCGGGGTAACATTTACAACCTGATTGACCATTTGGCTGAAATGGGAATTATCATCACTCAGGTTGGTGGGCGAAACTATTCCAACGATTCAATCTGAATCGGCTCTTATAGACTCATAACTACAAACCCCGGAATTTCCGGGGTTTTTTATTATCCTTTACTTTTTAAAAAAATCAGACTATGATAGTTATGAAAAAAAATACACCCTATGTCAGACGAAATGATTCAGTACGATGTCGTGGAGCTACCCTCACAAGGTCTGTTTTACCCCGACAAACGAAAAACCCTAAAAGTAAGTTACCTTAATGCCACTGACGAAAACATTCTGGCTGCTCCCAATTTAATTGCTAACAACCAAATCGTGGACGAACTGCTGAAACGCAAAATTGTTGAAAAGGATTTTGACATTAAATTAATGCCGGAAGAAGACAAGCAAGCGGTTTTAATTTTTCTTCGCAATACCGCCTTTGGTACAACCTATAAAATCAAACTCTTCGATGAAAATGATGGAAAGGACTATGAGACCGAGGTGGATTTAAGTGAAATCAAAATGAAACCATTTGATTTAATTGCCGACAGCAATGATGAATTTGATTTGGAACTACCCAAAAGCAAAGCCAAAATCAAATTTAAATTCCTCTCCCCCCAACAAGAAGAAGAACTGGAACGTTTCCAAAAAGAATACAATGGTCACGAACAAGTGCCACCAATTGTAACAAAGACCTTGGAAATGGTTATCAAACAAGTCAATGGTGAACGAGACCAAATGTCAATTTATCGTTTTATCCAAACCCTACCGATTGCCGACTCTCAATTCTTGAGAAAATATATCAGGGAAAAAAGACCGGGGCTTGACCTTAACTACCAAGTTCAAATGCCAAACGGGAGGTTGGTCGATGTCAATGTGACGTTTGGTATGGAGTTTTTTCGTGCTTTCTATGGAATATAAAAAAGTCCTACTCGACCAGTTGTTGTTTCTCTCCAAACATCTCCCTATGACCTATACAGAAATATCACTGATTCCAACCTTTCAGCGCAACTATTATTTTGACATGCTTATGGAACAAAGGAACGAGTCGGATGGGTGGGATTAATTAACCCAACTATTTATATAGCATGAACGATATCATTTCACTCATCAAGAATGGTGATTGGCAAAAAGTACTTGACAGGTTGCGCCAAACCGCTCCCGGCATTCCAAACGATTTAGGGCTTGACCAAGTTGCCCACATTGGTAATATGATTTTGAGTGTGGTGGGAACGGGTGCAAAAAAGACGTTGGAAGACTTAACCAAATCGGGTTTGTCTGCCAAAACAGTTGCGGGGTACGGTGCTGCTATTCTTGCGGTGGTGAATGGTTTCGGTTCATCGGTTTCTGCCGCCATGTCCAATATTGCTGATGGCTTTATGGGGACAATGAAGGAGGAGGTTATCGACCTGAAAGGTATCGTGGCTTCTCTTGGTTCAGACATCAAGGGGATGCAGATAGGCAAGATGTTTGGTGCTGCGCTTACCATTGGAGTCGATACCATGACAAAAGCCATGGGGGATGCAATCGCCGCAGAAGCGTTGGGTCGCCAAACCATCAACCGGGATTTGGGAATTACCGGAGAACTGGCAGACAAATACCGGGAAACATTGGTGGATGCCTACCAACAAACCGTCCTGATGGGGGCAAAGTTTGAAGACATCCAAGAAATAGTTAAGGGAACTTCAGAAAGTTTAGGTACAGCCCGGATTCTTGCAGCCGATACTATTGAGGATATCTTTAACTCTCAAAAAGCACTTGGCGTCAGCAATTCAATGATTGCGGAATCCGCAGCCGCTTTTGAAGATATTTCGGTAGGACTATCTACCATTCCATCCGAATTAAACAAAGCCGGGAACTTTGCCAGAAGTGTTGGTTTAAATGTTCAAAAGTTCACCCAAAACCTTACCCAACATATTACCCTGCTCAACCAGTTTGGTTTTAAAAATGGTGTGGAAGGACTCACAAAAATGGTTGCCAAAGCCCAATCGCTGCGTTTGGAAATGTCCACGGTGACAGCCTTGGCTGAAAAGGTTTTCAACCCGGAAGGTGCAATTGAATTAGCTGCCAACCTCAATGCCATTGGCGGGGCGTTTGGAAGTTTTGCCGACCCACTTAAAATGATGTATCAGGCCACCAACGATATTGACGGCTTGCAAGATTCCCTTGCGGGTGCTGCTGCCTCCCTTGCTACCTTCAACCAACAATCGGGACGGTTTGAAATCAATGCTGTCAACATGCGTAAGGCAAAGGCCATGGCCGATGCATTGGGTATGTCTTATCAGGATTTGACCAACCTTGCCGTTCGTGCCGCCCAAAAACAACAAATTGCTGCTAAAGTAGATATGTTGGGTGGGATGGGCGATAAAGAAAAGGAATTTCTGACCAACATGGCCGAAATGAAAGACGGTAAGATGGTTATTGGACTTTCAGATAATATCGGACAAAAGTTTGGTGATGCGTTTAAGGATGGTTATTTGGATATAACGAAGTTAAACAAAGAGGGAACAGAGAAACTTCGTGAGGAAATGGAAAAGTACGAACGAGAAGCTAACCGTAAACCCACCGAAATAGCCAACGACCAATTGACCGAATTGGAAAAGCTAAACTACATGGTGAAGTCAATTGCGGTTCAGGTGGGGGTACGCACAAGCCGACTACCCATTGTACAAGACCTGAAGAAATTTGGAAATATTGAGTATGAGGATAGAAAGAAGCTTGCCAAGGACACTTCTGGAAAAATTATGGTGGCCGGAGAAACAGCCCTAACTGGTCATTTGGGAGAAGCCGGAACAATGCTTACAAGTGCCGCAAAAGACTTGGCTACAGGTGTTGTGGCCCTTAAAGAAAAAAAAGACAAGACCACTACCGTTATCCCTTCCAACCAAAATAAGCCCAATACGGTCACGATAAACCCACAACAACCCCCCAAAAATAACCGGGGGATAAGCATCCCTAGTAAAAAGGATGTCATATCTGTTCCCAACCGTTCAACAAAACAAACACAATCGGTACAAGCCAAACCAATAACTCAGGAAAAGGTAATTATTCGGGAAGACAAGCTCAGTATTCCAGCCAAGCCCACAAAACATACGGTGGTGAATAACAACAATATTTCGATTCCCGCCAAGCCCACACAAAAGGCCACCCCCGGAAAAAAGGTAATCACCCCTAAGCCAGTTGAAAAACCTATGGCCGCTCCCAAGTCGCAAAAAATCGTAAAGGCTGAACCTCAAAAAACAGCAACCAACGTTACCAATGTGACCAACAAAACCTTAAACAATACGGTCAACAAAACTGTGAAGGCTGCGAATGTAAAAAACGTCACTCAAAAAAATGTTCACAATACGGTGAATAAAAATAATGAAAAGAATGTTCATAACACGGTAAATAAGAATACCGAAAAAAATGTTCATAACACCGTAAATAAGAACAATGAAAAGAATGTTCACAATACAACCAACAAAACAATAAAGGCTGAAACCAAAAAAGAGGTGTTGAATGTTAAGAACGTCAATAATGAAAAGAATGTTCACAATACAACCAACAAAACAATAAAGGCACAACCCTTGCCAGAGAAGAAGGCAGAAAAGGAAAAACCTGTTGTGGTAGCGCAGCCGTCAAAAGACAAAAAAGTGCAGCCACAAAAAATTCAAAACACCAAAGAATCGGTGAAACAAACCAAGGTTATTGAAAAAGAAAAGCCGCAAAAAACAATTGAAAAACCTCCGGTACAAGCTAAACCTACATCCAAAGTTGTTACACCTTCTGCGACCAAGCCGGAAAAGACACCTGTGGCGGTAAAGGAAACCAAATCCACACCCCCCCCTGCATCCACAACCAAGCCTGTTGTGGCGAAAGCGGAAAAGGATAAAAAAGCCCCCACCTCTGTTGAAAAACCCAAGCCAGCGCAACCACCAACCAAGGTGAAGCCAGTTGAACCGCAACCCAAACAAAAGGTGGAAAAATCCACCTCCAAAATACCTGTCAAGGCGATTGTTGACCCCAACAAGTCTTCCACCACCAAAGTTAATGTCACCCCCAAAATTATTGACAAGACCAAACCTGTTCCCACAACAAGATTTATAACCCAAACACCAGAGAACAATACTGCAAGTACAACTGAAACCAAAAAATCAATTAATACCACCAAGTCGGAAAGCCTTGCCAAAAAAGAAGTTAAGGTGGATGTAGATATTCACAGTTCTCAAACCCTTTACGATGATTTGGTAAGGGACTTGTTGCGGGATAATGAATTTATTGCTGTATTGAAACAAAAGTTTAAAGATACCGATTATTAAGAGTGAGTATTTATAGTATAAACTAACAAGGAATGCCACTTGATTTTTCCTCGACAGCAGCAATACGCAACGATTTATTACGAAGAAACCTGAGCCGCCCCTATGGGATTGCTACCGAACTGCCTATCAATTTTGATGGTAGCGGATATCAGGTTGCGTCTTTATCCAACTATTCAGTAAAGGAATCGGTAAAGATTGCGGATACTGCTTTGGATAATTTGGCGAACAATGAAATTAATAACGCCTACAATCAACTGCTACCTTATGTCTATCCAACCCTGCCAGATATTTCCATTGTTTTAAACAGGCGTGGTATCTATCCGCTTTTTGTTTACCACTACAAATATGGTGAATTCATTGGTCGGGAACCCGACATGCAGTCCTCTTTTGAAAATTCCGGCGATGTAACCGGAGGTTTTACATGGAGAAGCAATAAGATTAAACAGGTGGTTGACCCCAAAGACCGCAGTACCTTTGAAAATTCTATCTCTACTAACTTTGACTATAGGGACGATAGTATACTGGCTCGAACCCAACAAATTCTTAATTCTACCCCAAGAGGAGCAACCGGGAAAAACCATGTGGGAAACGCTATCGACCAAACGTCAAGAATATTCGGGGATGGAAAAAAATTAATTAGCAAGGGTTCGGCCATTAAATACGTTGACAAGTTCCACGGTACAGAAAGCGGGGCTGAATATGCAAGGGTATGGACAAAAGACAGGCCCTACACCCAATTTGGTGACACCCGAAAGAAGAAGGGAAACATCCGCAAGTTCACGGAAAGCATTTTGGATTCACCGTTCAATTTGAATATTGCTCCACAAAATGGTTCGGTTAATTATGATGGGTCTACCAATATCCAAAAATCAGGTGACGGTTTTTATGCTAAAAAATACATGTTTTCAATCGAAAACCTAGCGTGGAAAGCCTCCAACCGCTATGGTTTCCGCTATGAAGACCTTCCCTATTGTGAGCGTGGCCCCAATGGAGGAAGGGTGATGTGGTTTCCTCCCTATGGTTTACAAGTTACCGACAGCAGTTCAGCCAAGTGGAACGACAATGCCTTTTTGGGAAGGGTTGAGCCTGTTTATACCTACCAAGGTGCGGAACGAAGCGGAACACTTTCTTTCAAGATTGTTGTAGACCACCCTTCGGTATTGAACCTACTGGTTAGAAAGAAGTTTCAAGGTATGGGTCATGAAGAAGTAAACAACTACGTTGCGGCTCTCTTTGCCGGAGCGGAAGACGTGGATTTGTATGACTTGGTACGCAAATACGCAACCTTAGACAAAGATGATATTGAACGTATACTGGCTTACCTTAACGGAAACAAACCCACTACGGATGTGTACAAGACCTACCGGACGATTATACCACCCCCCACCACCACTACCATCATCCAAAATGGAACCCTGACCGATTCTACCTTCCGACCCACCATCTTTTTCAACGATGAGTCGTCTGTTATATTCACTACTTCAGACGAGGATGCCTATACCGCAGCCTTTAATACGGGTGCAGATGCAGCCGGGTTGAGTCAGGCCGAACGCACCCAAATGTTTGCTGACGTGGATGCCGCCTTTCAGCAAGCCGATTTAAATAACCAAACCCTTGACAAGATGATAAATGACGTGGCCACCAATTTAAAAGATGGGAACCGGGCCTTTATCAATATTGATGCTGGAACATCATCTAATGAAACCACGACCTTATCTAAAGGCCGAATTGAGGCGTTGAAGACCTATATTTTAAACAAGTTGGGGATTCCCTACGAAGCAAAAGACACCTTTTCGGTAAAATACCGGGATGGAGATACAGAACGCACCACGGAGCTAATTTTTAAGACCCTAGAACTGCCAAGCAATCATCACAGTTTTGTTGGGGAGGACTGCTCTTCCACTTCCTTTATGGAAAAAGCAAGAAACAACACCCAACTTTTTGATTGGATACCCAATAATTTTTATTGTAGAATCGCAAAGGTGTATGCCTCCTTTACCCTTCGAAATTTAATATCCACTCCACCCCCCGCTGACACAACACCGCAAACGGTGGAAGAACCCTTTACGGTAGAACGTCCGGCAGTACCGTCTATGGATGAAGTCAAACGCATTTTAATGAAAATGCTCAGCGAAGGGTACTACTTTGATGCCGTTAAAGAGGAAACCCCACACGTCTATGCCTCGCTAAAAGAAAAATTAAAATATTTTCACCCCGGTTTCCACTCCACCACACCCGAAGGACTGAATTCCCGGCTAACCTTTTTAAAGCAATGCACACGTCCGGGAGACACCATCCCAATTGTACAGGTGGATGGAGAAAAGACCGTATCGTATGCACGTAATACAGCCTTTGGCCCCGCTCCGATTTGTGTACTTCGTATCGGAGACTTTTACCACTCCAAGGTTATCATTCGGGATGTGAATGTAAACTACGAAGACAACGTATGGGATATGAACCCGGAAGGTATCGGTTTCCAGCCCATGATTGCTACGGTAAACGTTAGCCTTACTTTTATCGGGGGACAAGGACTTAAAGAGCCAGTGGCCGAACTGCAAAACGCCCTGTCGAGTAATTTCTTTGCCAACACCGAAATGTACGACTATCGGGCAACGGCAACCGAAGATAGGGAAAAATTCAACAAGGAGTTTTTGCAAAAACTGGTGGATAGTTCAGGAGCAATCAAAAAATCTGACATTCGCTACCCCCAACAAAATAGTTACGGCGACCCAATTGGAAAATTCACTTCTAAAGATGTAAATTCCAGTGGCGTCACCTACGGGGTATTGGACTATACTGCGCTTGTCAACGATACCATAACGGCATTGAACGACTATGGTAAAACATCCTCTGAGTATTTCAACAGTCTTTATAAAAAATGGGGAAAGACCGTGGCCTCAATGATACTGGCTGAAGCCAACCGCAAGTACTATTCTGGAACATTTGTGGGGACAACCCTTAACCTCTTGGGCAACCAAACAGGCATGGGGACACAGCCCGATGATTTGGTGAGTGCTATTAGCTTGGATATCCGGGATATGAACTTCGGGGTATTTGCCGACATTAAAAAACAACTAACCACAGCACAGTACGCAACCTTCAAAGCCAATTATGAAGACAGCTTTAAATTGAATTTTGAAACGGAACTGGCAGCAACCATTCGTACCGACTTGAACAACGGGGAGGATAGTTTGTATAAAGTACAAAAACGCTTGGTTAATTTGATTGATAAGGTCAATACCGTTAACAATAAAATTGATGGTACGTTTACCAAGGAAAAAATTCGGGAGTTTACCCTAAGCGGAAACACCAACCTTCTTGCTTCTTATTTTACCCCCTACTTGGCTTCTTTCAATACACTGTACAGCAACATGCAGGGCAAACTCACCAACCAAGCAGTGGCGTCCATTAGCGAAGATGCCACATGGCGTGTAAACATCCTCACTACGGTATTTACCGATACGGTGGTTAATAATTTTATGGCTCTGATGGAGGGGTTGGGCAGTTCCAAACAAAAGAAGATAAAGGAAATGTTGAAAAAATACCTGACTCCAAAAGAAGAAAAGGTGACAGCCCCCAAAACCATTGTGGAAGTCAACAAAAGCATAGCATTTGCGTTTACCGAAGACCCGGCCACCCCTAACGCAACCACCATAACCAATGTATTTTCATCTTCCATGTCGGGAGACGGAACTACTTACAACTTTTCGAACTTAATTTAATGAGCTACCTTAATCGATACAAATTTTTCTTGGAGAATTCGGAACACCTTATTGTTCCGTATTTGGATTTACCTGTTAAGCCCACCGACAAGTTTGAATATTATAAGAAAAACAGGTCACGGTTGGATAAATTATCAGACGACAATTACGGTTCACCCTACTTTGGTTGGCTCATCATGCAAGCCAATCCACAATACGGGGGGTTGGAATGGGAAATTCCCGACAACGCTTTACTTAGAATTCCTTTTCCCTTATTAAATAGCCTACAGGACTACAAGCAAGCGTTGGAAACGCACAATTTCTATTATGGCAGATGAGTTAAAATATAATGAAAACATTTTAATCAAAACGGATGAACAAAACGTTTTGTACCTAGACCCCAACAGCCTCATTGACGATGGGGTGGTTAAACAACGATTGGTACAACACGAAAAACTGGTTATGTACGTCAACTTGGAAGCGGAAATCATACCAAGAAGTCGTGTGAATTTGGCCGGGGATAGCAATTTATCCAAAACCTCCATTGTATCACTGTGGAAGGGGAACATCAATTTTATGAAGCCCGATGGTGCTGATGTATTTGACACTTCGTGGTCGGATATACAAAGTGCTGCGCTGGACAAAGGAAGTGTGATGTACCATTCTGCCACCTCCCAAACTTTCGGTATCGAAAGTGTTATGGTTAAACTGACTGCTGCCGGGATTCCGCAAGTCACCATCAAGTTCATTGATGTGCGGGGAAAGACCCTGTTTGAGTCCCCGGACAATTCTCCCTACAAAGCGTTTTTCCACTTACCCTATCCTATTTTTTATCTGACCATGAAGGGGTTTTATGGTAAAGCGGTGCGCTACCAACTGGCTTTGAAAAACTTCAACGCAAGGTTTGACAGTTCATCGGGAAATTACGAAGTGGTGTGTGACTTTTTGGGGGCCATCACCCCGCTATTAAGCGACATCAAGGTGCAATACATTATGTCTGTTCCGCACATGTATCCACAACAAAACACCATTGCCGACAAGTCCCGTACCGTTGCGGATACCACGGTAAAATCATCCACCCAAGTTTACAATACGTCAAAGGGTATGGAGATTTTAAAACAGGTGTTCGACGAATACAAAACCAACGGAATTATCCCCAAGGATTTCCCCTATATGACCCTACATGAACTGGTGGTTAAATCTGAAAAGATAACCTCTCTTTTGGAAAATAATTTTTTTGCCGATGTGATTGATGCCAAAGTGCTGTCGGATATGGACGCTTTTGAATCGGATTTGGATTATTTTTCACAACACATAGAAGCCACCCGCAGCTATTTGGACACCACCCCAACGGGGGAACTGCAAAGTAAAAAAACCTATTTTCGCTTAGCCAAACAGTTTGAAAATAAGTTGGCCGAAGTCTTGGCTGCAATTGATAAAATCATTACAACCTATGTTCCACGACTAAATGAAAACAATGCCTTTGGCGAACAACGCACTCCACCCAAAGCCAATAAAAAAATTATCCCCCAAACCGTTGCGGTTAACATCAAAAACAACTACACTGAAAAGGTTAACAACGTAACCTACATTTCCATTGACAACATCCTGAGCCAAATCAACACCATAAAAAACGCCTACATCAAAAACCGCATCCCGGTGGAAGCAGCGTTAAATGAACAAATTAATATTCAGGTAAAATCCAAATCCGGTTTGGGCTTTGAACCCACTACCCGCAACATCTTTGCGATTGTGTTGGCCGGAGCGGATGCGTTTTTACGCCTGATGAGTGAGGTACACGAAAAGGCCATCGGGGTTGCCAAAGAAAGGGCTGATGTGATAACGGATGTGAATGAAAAGCTCTTTCCCTTTCCGCAAATTGTAATGAAAAACGGCACTGACAAACCAAACGTATTGGTTTATCCCGGTGACATTTCGGTGCGCTCCCAATTGCGTTCTTATGACGGACGGTTGTGGCCGGAGGTGTCCTTTGTGGAAGAATACTACCGGGCCTCAGCCGAATTACAAGACGCTCTTGTACACAAGGAAGCCCACTTAAACGATGTGACCGATGTGTTTCCACAAGACGATGGTAAAAACCTTAACTACGCAGAGACTAGTACGTGGACATACGATAAGGTGAGTCCGTATCTGAGTAAGACGGCCATCAATGTCTTTTATGAATTTTATGAACGGGCCTACATTGCCTCGGTTTATTCAGGTTTGGAAAATTTTGCTGCCATCAAGCAACTGGCCCATATCGAAGCCAAAAACGTCAAAGACAACGTGGCCGGGGTAGCGGAAGTGGAACAAAAGCTAAAAGCCAACCGCAACCTATCCACTTTGAAAACCGAACTCTTTGAGTTGTCCCCCTTCAAACGGTGGGAAAATACCAAAGATGAAATTTTCACTACCAAATACCTCCTCCCCACCCAACTTCAGGACTATGATTTGCTCCCTGTTACAGAAGAGACTCAGGTAGATTCGGCCTTGTATGCCAACTACAGCGAAGTGCATAATGAAATCAGTGGCGAAAACGGGTTACTGGTAAAAAACCTCTACCCCATCAACAATAAATTGTTTTACCGCCAGCTTCAGGGGAAGGAAGCCCAATCCACCCTGAACAACACCGACTTTTCGGTGAACAAAGTACTAAAAGTAGATATTACCCATGGACTTTTAAGTAGCAATTCCGATATAGATAACTGGTATTTTGGAGAAAAAAACAATATCTTCAAGGACGCCAATTTTTATCATTCCGGCATAACAATTAATATTTTAAACACACCCTTCTTTACCAACGCACTCCAAAAAGACATTCCTGAAAAAAATTACAGGAGGAGTGCTTATTTGTTTTTAAACTCGCTGCCGATTGTTAACCTCTACAATTTATTTGCCGGAAGCGACAAGTACGTATTCGCAGGATTTAACCAATATGCCGCAGTACACAAACTTCCCTATTTGTTTGTCTTGAAGATGGGAAGCGTATGGAATCGCTACAAACAAAAAACCGATTATTTGGATGTATTCCACAACAACGATGTGGAAGAACTCTTTGACGGCAGTGCCGGACTGACCCTTAATCTGTCAATTGACGGAGCAACAAAAAGCGTGGCGGGGCTGGACAACAACGTTGGGTTCTACCCCAAGTATTTTGATATGTTTTACGGTGGGTTAAACAACGGTCAACTTTTTTTTGGAATGACCGGGGCGACCACACAGGAATATGAAAGTGTGATTCAAAATCGGCTGAACCACAACAAACTTACACTCTACACCCCCAAGACCAATTCACCGCAAATTGATTATTTCACAGCCTACGCACGATTGACCGGGGATACCTATTTCCTATTCCCTTCAAGTGCCGGGCTGCACTTAGACAAGTTTAATTCTATTAAGAACTACCAAAACCTAACCACCCGGATTTATCTGGATGAAGTGAATGTTGCTGAATTGAGTTTCGATGGGTTCACCGCTCCCAAGCAAAATGAATATTTCAGAAGTTCTTCAAGGGATGATTTTTCCTTTGATGCCAACTACTATAAGGCCCTTGACCTGTTGGCAACCTTTAAGCCGCAAATCCTTGACCTTTTTGAAGAAGTCTTTTTGGAGTTCTGTGGGACGAAGGGCGACCTTACCATGCAAAGCATATTAAAAAGTCTTTGCACCCTAACCACCACCTTCTCCGACCCCTTGATTGGTTTTAAGACGGTACAGGAACAGGTTTGTGAAGACCTTTCAAAAAAACTCATTGAACAATACTATCACCTAAAGATTGCCAACCCCAAGGAAATCAACCTCAAAACACTGAACAACTTTATTGAACACAGTGAGGCGTTTCATTTACCACACTTTAACCCCACACAGGTTGACAGCACCACGAACGAGGATTTGAAAAACATTATCGGTGAAGACTTTGATGGTCACTACCTGAAGTTTTTCCAAACCTACAACCTGTCCTTTGATAAGGACAATTTTACTAAGTTTCGGATGTTGGTTCGATACTACGGAGGTCTCAAAGAGCGGGGAATTAGCGATGCATCATTTGTTACATCAGTCAGGACGCTTGCCAACTCCTACCAAAACAAACTTAATGAATTTGTCACCACCGCTTTTGAGGATTTAAACAAAATCAACCTGACCCAAGTGCGGGATTTACCACTGTCACTACAGGGTTTCAACGATAACCAAACAATCAAGTTGGAGCTTTACAACACCTTTAAAACATTTAATGACCGTTGGGTGGGGGGTAACATCATTGCTGATAAAACCCTAATGAACGACTTTTTGTTCTTGGACAGAGCTAACCGGGATATCGGTCAGAAAACATTTGTCAACCTGTTCCGGTTGCAAAATATTTTAAACGACAACAATGGTAACATGCGCCTTGACGGATTAATCGGGGAGTTGTTAAAAGACACCGGGTTTAATTTCATTCCTCTTCCGGCGTATGTAAATTTCTATGGTATAACGGAGGTGGGAGATACAGGCCGACCCCGCTATAGTTCATCTCAGATAGCCACCGATTTGTTTGGAACATTCCTTGAGGTGGATTACTTAAATACCTCCCCCAAATTTTTATGTCAGTATGTGGGTCTCTCGTCTTCCCACCTGAACATGAATGGAGTAAGCAAAGACTATAAGTTCTCCAATGATTCTTTTGATATGAGCAATATAGTGGAAAACCCGGTAGCTGGAAAATTGGAAACCTCCAAAACCGCAAGGTTTGACAAATCAAACCGGGTTGTGTGTTTTGAAGTCAATTTTGGCGACCAAGCCCAAGGTATTTTTAAGGACATTTCGCTTGACCAAGCCAACTTTAAGGACACGGCTGAATCCTTCCGCATCTTGGAGGAACTGGCCAATAGCAATCTTGCTCATGTTGGAACGGAGCTTTTTTCGGTTTATAAAAACCGCAGCTACACCTGTGAAGTGACCATGTTGGGGAATGTGATGATTCAGCCCACCATGTATTTCCAACTCCGCAACGTACCCATGTTTGCCGGGGCGTATTTGATTTATGAGGTGCGCCATGAGATTCGCAACAACCAAGTTGTAACCACGTTTACAGGGTCACGCATCTCCAAGTTTGATTTACCTGAATTAGACGAAGTGATGATATCAACCAACAAAATCATTTATCAACGACTGTTGAACCGGGCGAAATCCTATCAGTCCAAATAAGTTTTGAAGTTTCGACAATATTTATAAGAAAAGCTTTATGAAAAAAGATATCAACAATGCGTTGGATAAATTTCTCAACAAAAATGAGACCCCAACAACCAACCAAACACAAAACGATTCATCTACGGAAACCCTCAAAGCCAAAGATGGTTTGATAGAGCGTATTGATAAAACATACATAACCGAAAGTGGTAAAATCTTATTAAGAGACTAATGTTAGAAAAGAAATTAACCGAAGTTGTTAATAGGTATAAAACTATTAACCGATACATCAGCGAACAGGCCGCTCCTCCTCCTACCGCATCCGATGACGCATCTGCTCCGGGTGCTGCCCCCAATGGTGATGGTGGAACACCTCCACCTCCGGCTGATTCCGGTACAACACCCCCGGATGGAGCTACCACCACACCCGATAGTGGAACACCTCCACCGCCCGGTGAGTCGGCTTCTCCCGCACCAATGGCTGAAGACCCCACGCCAACAACGGGTGGTGAAGAAAAAATCGATGTGACCGACCTTGTAAATATGACCAAGGAACTCAAAACAAAGATTGACCAAGAAGCCGGGAAAAATCAGGATGCAGTACATAAAATGGATAGTATTTTTTCCAAACTGGATGACCTTGCCAATCAGCTTTCTCAAATGGATTCGGTGATTGCCAAGATTGATGATTTGGAAAAAAAGGTAACGGAAATTAAGCCGTTAACCCCTGAAGAAAAACTCAATCTGCGCTCGTATGATTCCTATCCCTTTTCTCAAAAGCTAACTGATTTCTTTCAGGATAAAAAGCCGGAAATGGAAATGACACGTAAGAACAATTACGTATTAACCCAAGACGATGCGAACAACTACATGAACGACGACATCGCAAAGTCTTTTGATGAGATTTAAAAAAGAATAATAAATGGATAAAATCGGGGTGAAGCTATTGACTTCACCCTTTTTTTTTCGTATTATTTTGTATCAGTTTCAGAGAAAAATAAGGCAAAAAAAGCCCTTGAAAGCTGACTCGAAGAACACCCAAAAGATATTTATATATACAGTAAATGACTTGACATTATCAATAATTTTTTGTATTATTTGTTCTAAGTATTTTTTTTAATTATTATTTTTTAATCGCTATCCTATGAGTAACAGTTTAGAAGCTGTTCTTGCTCAGTATGAGAAGAACAAGCAAGAAGCAACACGTCCGAAACAAACACCAAAGTTAACCGAAGAAGAAAGACTCAAACGCTACTTCTCTCCTCAAATCGACAAAAAAGCCCCGGTTGGTACAACAGCCGAAGCCACTGTTCGAATCCTTCCAGTAAAAGACGGCTCACCCTTTGTAGAAGTGTATTTTCATGAAGTATACTTGGGTGGTAAATACGTAAAGTTGTATGACCCCGGAATGAACGAAGGCAAACCCTCACCCCTAAACGAAACACATGCAAATTTATTAGCAAAAGGGGATAAGGAACTGGCCAAACAATATAAACCCAAAAAGTTCTATATTGTTAAATTGATTGACCGAGCCAATGAAGCCCACGGCCCCAAATTCTATCGCTTTAAAGAAGCATGGAAGGGTGATGGTGTGATGGATAAAATCATCCCTATCTACAGAAAGAAGGGTGATATTGCCGATGCACAAACTGGCCGGGACTTGGTTTTGAACCTTGTAAAAACCGAAACCCCTAATAAGAAGTCTTCTTACACTGCTGTTAGCAGCATCTTACCCGAAGACCCCTCTCCGCTACACGCTGATGCAGAAATCATGCAAGAATGGTTGGCTGATGAATCCACTTGGGAAGACGTGTACAGCAAAAAACCCTTGGATTATTTGCAAGGTGTCGCCGATGGCTTCGAGCCAAAATGGTCTACCCAACTGAAAAAGTATGTGTGGGGCAATCAAGAAGAAGAAGCATTAGAACTTTCTTCTACCTCAAGCGCACAAAAATTCTTACAGGAAGATGAAGAGGAAGTAGGGGCAGAAACCTACGATGCTGATAGTGATGACCTCCCATTCTAATAAGAATATAAGCACATAAAAAACGGATAAATCACTTATCCGTTTTTTAATCCCATTTCGGTAAAAATTTTATGGCTAAAGAGAAAAAAGCAACAAAAAAGAAAGAATTTAATTTCGAAGCATTACAAGAAAAATTTTCAAGCAACGACAGATACAAAGACCAAGAATGGCTGAGCATCGGTGAATCGTTTTATAAAGCCTCCGGGGTACAAATTCCCTTGGGTGGCATCACACAAATCCTTGGTTGGTCAAACACTGGTAAGACCACCATTTTAAGCCTTGCCGCAGTAGCGGCCCAAAAAAGAGGCATCCTACCAGTATTTCTTTTCACAGAACAAAAGTTCTCCTTCCAACACGCAAAAGACATGGGGTTGGATTGCGAATTGAAAATAAGAGAAGATGGGTCGGAATATTGGGGTGGCTTCATGCTCTATAAATTAGGGTTTGAATACATCGAACAAATCTTTGACTACATCAAAGAACTCTTGGACGAACAAGCAGCCGGAAACATTCCCTATGACTTGTTATTCCTGTGGGATTCTGTGGGTACTGTACCGTGTAAAATGTCGTATGACGGTAAAGGCGGTACAATGCATACGGCAAGGGTTATCAAAGAAAGATGGGGTGAAAGTATTGCACAAAAAATCCAAGCTTCCAACAAAGCTTCTTATCCGTACCGCAATACGGCCATCATCATCAACCAACCATGGTTCAGATTACCCGACAACCCGGTTATGGGACAAGGCACAATGCAGCCCAAGGGTGGACAGGCCATTTATTTGTCGGCCAACTTGGTAATTCGTTGCGGCAATCAGGCCCATGCCGGAACATCCCAAATTTCCTTGGTTCACAAGGGGCGTAAGGTCAACTTCGGTATCAGAACAAAAGTGACGGTGGTTAAAAATCACGTTCACGGTTTGGGATATGCGGATAGTAGCATCATAGCCGTTCCACACGGTTTTATTGATGATAATCCTGAAGCAATTAAATCATACAAAAGCCAGTATGCGGAATATTGGGCTGACATCATGCGAATTGGTGGTGACGATGAAGCCCTCTTGGGAGATGAGGTAGAATTTGCAGAAGAAGACATTGTAACAGATATCGAAACAGAAGACATGGACTAAGGTTTGGTTGTTCTCCATAAAACAATCATGTGTATGCTATGAAAACTTTGATTATTGATGGAGACAATCTATTCAAGATTGGATTGTTTGGGGTTAAAGACTATTATTACCAAGGACAACATATCGGTGGATTGTTCCATTTCATCCATACCCTCAAAAAGCATTTGGAAGAATTTCAATATGATAAAATTGTTGTGTTTTGGGATGGAGAAAACAACGATTCCCTCAGAAGAGCTATCTATCCTACCTATAAAGAAAATAGGCGGGATAGATACAAATCTGAAGAAGACGAAGCGTCAAGTGCCTATCAAAAACTACGCATAAAACAATACTTGGAAGAACTCTTCGTCCGGCAGGGTGAATATGAAAACGTAGAATCGGACGATTGCATTGCGTTTTATTGCGCCAATGCAGCAGAAGAATACATCACCGTGTTTTCCGGGGACATCGATGTAACCCAACTTATCAATGAAAGGGTGAAGGTCTACCTACCCCGCCAATCTCAGTTTATCACCCACAACGATAAGGTGAACATAGATGGAATAACCATTCCACCGTGTAATGTGAGCCTTGTAAAAACGATTTGCGGCGATGAAAGCGATAACGTGGCAGGAATCAAAGGAATGGGTCTAAAAACGCTTATAAAACACTTTCCTTTAATTGGGGAGAATCCCACCACCCTCCAAGACATTTGGCCGATAGCCGAAAGTTTGGCTTGTAGTTCAAAGCCAAGCAAAACCATAGTTCATTTAGTAAATGGTGTCACCAAACATGGTGTGTTGGGAGAATCTTTCTTTGATATAAATAAAAAATTGGTGGATTTATCGAATCCCCACTTGACCGAACAAGCAAAATCAGACATAGTTCAAATTATTACCGTACCACTCGACCCCGAAGACCGGGGATGGAAGAACCTGTTGCGCATGATGAAGGAAGATGGGCTGTTCAACTATTTACCCCGCATCAATGATGGTTGGATAGACTATTTGGCTCCGCTGCTGCAACTGGCTCGGAAAGAAAAACAATTTTACAAAAACAACAATTAATCAATTACCCTATGAAAAAAGCAGATGCAACAACCAAGTTTGAATTTTTAATTACTCTGGAAAACAACATTGTGTGCCAACGGTTTTTTAACGTGAAAGGATACAATCCCAAAGTAAGAAGGTCGCTTGATTTGTATGAAACCATTCAAGATATAGCCAATGATATTCAGGCTGATTTGAAGAAAAAATCCAGTGAGTTTTTATTTGAAAATGAAAAATTTTTGGGCAACTCACCTGACCAAACTACAGTTCCCACTTCGGAGTACTTCACAATGCAAGTTCGGTTGGGCGATGACGTGATTATCGCTAGACAATTCCCGGCAAGCATTTATCCTCCCAAGGTACGATACACGGTAGATGTACGTCCTGAAATTAGAAATATTCTAACCAAAATTTCTGACACATTGTCGCAGGATGTCTATGAAACTGAGTTCAATGGGGTGGCACTTTAAGCCCCATTGAGCATATTTATTTTTTACATTTAATCCCTATGAAAAAATGAGTGACAAAAATTTTGGATATCTAGGACACAAATTTCAAATTTCTCTACTCTACTTACTGATTACCGACAAGAAGTTTTCACACTCGATAATACACACCATAAATTCTAAGTATTTCGACAACGATTACTACCGCCTCATCGTTCAACTGATTAAAGAATTCGCTGAAAAATACGACTCCATTCCCACTTTCGATTCGTTGGATATGTTGGTGGTGAGCGACATCAAATCCGACATGGCACGTCAATACGTAATGGACGTTTTAAAGGAGGTTAAAGCCCTTGAAATTGAAGCCGGGGAAAGCTCCTTCATCAAAGAAAAAGCCCTTAAATTCTGTAAACAACAGGAGTTGCACAAAGCCATCAAAAAGGTGGACACCATGATTAAGAAGGGTGACTTTGAAAACTACGACAAGGCAGAAGAACTCATCCGGGAGGCCCTGCAAGTGGGTGTTCAGGATGATGAGGACACCAAGGACGTTTTTGATGATTTGGATGAAGTTCTCAGCCCGGATTTCAGACACCCTATACCCACAGGCATAAAAGGTTTGGATGACCCACTCAGTGGGGGATTGGGTAAAGGAGAATTAGGTGTTATCCTTGCGCCAACTGGTGTGGGAAAATCAACCATTACTACCAAGTTTGCCAATACTGCATACAAGTTGGGGTACAATGTACTGCATATCTTTTTTGAGGATAAAAAGAAACAAATCCAACGTAAACATATATGCGGAATTACAGGTATTTCTCCTAATGACCAAGGCAATCAGGTAGAGCGAATAAAAGCCATACTTGAAGAGTTCAAAGCCAAGTGTACTGGTAAGCTCATTTTGCGTAAATACCCCTCTGAGACCTACACGTTTGCGGATTTAAAAAGCCGTATCCTAAAAGTAATTGCTGAAGTAGGTAAAATCGACCTTATCATTATTGACTATGTTGACTGTATTATTTCAGGTGGAGAAGATTGGGTGAACGAGGGTACACTGATGCGCCAAATTGAAGCGATGGGTCATGAATTGGATGTAGCTACATGGGTCGCTACCCAAGGAAACCGCAGTTCCATTGCATCGGATGTGGTCACAACCGACCAAATGGGAGGTTCAATTAAAAAAGCACAAGTGGGCCACGTTATCATCACCATTGCCAAGACCCTCAACCAAAAAGAAAACAAACTGGCAACCATGGCAATCACCAAATCCCGCATAGGGCCAGATGGGTTGGTGTTTAACAATTGTACGTTCGATAACGAGTACTTAAGAATAGACACCGAGTCGTGCAGCACTTTCCTTGGTTTTGAAGTGGATAAAGAAGCGCAAGAAATGAAGCGCAGACAAAGCCGCATAAGGGAAGCCGCTTTATTTAACGAACAGCAAAATCAAAATAAAAAATAAACAGTTTTCGGAATAAAAAAAATGGAACAAACAATTAAGCAAAAAGCCCAAGAGGTAGACTTTTCTATTAATACGGTTTTTACCGATGATTTCAGTAAGGAGATATATGAACAGACTTACCGATATGGAGAAGAAAACATAAACACCACGCAGCTTCGTGTTGCAAAGGATTTAGCAAAAGTAGAAGAAGACAAAGATTATTGGACACAACAATTTTTGTGGTTACAGGAAAATTTCAGATTCGTTCCCGGTGGCCGTATCACATCAAATGCAGGAACGGGTCTTAAGGGAACAACTTATATTAATTGTTTTGTTGATGGGTTTATGGGCGAAGACCAAGACAGTATGGTAGGTATTCTCCAATCTCTTCAACGTCAAGCAATGATATTAAAATCAGAAGGAGGTTACGGTGTATGTGCAGATGTAATGAGACCAAGAGGTGCTTTCATTCAAGGAATTGCTAATGAATCACCCGGTGCAGTAAGAATGTTGGATATGTGGGATACACAATCCGCAGTTATTACAGAAGGTTCGGGAAAAAAATCAAAGAAAAAAGAGGCTAAAGTTAAAATCAGGAAAGGCGCACAAATGGTTACAATGAGCGTGTGGCATCCTGATATCGAAGAATTCATAACAGCCAAACTAACTTCAGGCCGTCTTACCAAATTTAATATGTCGGTACTGGCAACCGATGAATTCATGGATGCAGTTGAAAACAACAAACCATGGAGTTTGGAATTTCCAAATTATGAGTTACACAAAGAAGAGTATAAGAAATACTGGAACGGTAATTTGAAAGAATGGAAGGGCCGTGGGTATGAAACGGTTATATACAAAACTTATGAAAATGCGAATGAGTTGTGGGAAACAATTATGAAGTCCACCTACAACAGAAATGAGCCGGGGGTTTTGTTCGTTGACACAATGAACCGTCTGAACAACTTATACTATTCAGAATATATCTCTGCGACAAATCCATGTGGGGAACAAATCCTTCCGATTGGAGGTGTTTGCCTTTTAGGTTCTATCAACCTAACCCAATTTGTTAATTTCAAAAAAAGAGATTGGGATTATGAAGGGTTAAAAAAGGTTATTCCAATTGCTGTTCGTTTCATGGACAATGTAAATGATGTTACATATGTTCCATTGGAATCACAAAAAGAAAATTTAAAAAATAAGAGAAGAATCGGTCTTGGTATTATGGGATATGGTTCTGCCCTTATGATGATGAAGCTTCGTTATGGTTCGAAAAAAGCCCTTGAAATTACTGAGAAGCTTTATGAATTTATTGCCAATACCGCATATCAGGCTTCGGCAACGTTGGCAAAAGAAAAGGGCGCATTTCCTTTATTTGATAAACACAAATATCTGTCCGGTAATTTTGTAAAAGTTCTTTCGCAAGAAACAAGGGATATGATTGCTGAATATGGGGTTCGCAATTCACATCTGCTCTCAATTCAACCAACCGGGAACTCGTCTGTTTTTGCCAACAACGTATCGGGTGGCCTTGAGCCAGTATTCTTGCCGGAATATATACGTACTGCTATTATGCCGTATGCACCGGAAGGTTTAGATAGACCCAAAAACATCAATTGGGACAGTAAAACCTTCGATTCTACAACTGAATGGGTGTGGATAAAGGAAGGGGACGAAAACCTCTTAAAAACGGAATTTGGTGGGTATGTCTATAAAGTGGATAAATCAAGGGGTCTGCTCCGTGAAACCGTTGTTCAAGACTATGCCGTTCGTTATTTGGCTGAGAGAGGTGAGTGGGATGCTACAGCAGAATGGGCCGCAACCACCACACAACTTGCCATTGATGAGCATGTGAACACTATGGCAGTTATGGCAAAATATATTGATTCGGCTATGAGCAAGACGGTAAATCTACCCAAAGAATATCCATATGAGGATTTTAAACACCTTTATATGGAATGTTATAAAACCGGGGTTATTAAAGGAGCAACAACCTATCGTGAAGGGACTATGACCACCGTTCTTTCCTCTACAGAGAAAAAAGAGGATGGAGATGGCATCAGGAAAAATGATGCCCCTAAACGGCCTAAAATGCTTAATTGTGACATCCACAATGTGTCGGTGGCAGGAGAAAAATGGTTGGTTTTGGTTGGTCTCTATGGGAAAGACCCTTATGAGGTGTTTGCCTTTAAAAAGAAGGGTATTGTCCTCTCTGATAAGATAAAACACGGAAAATTGACAAGAATTAAGTCCGGCCATTATGACCTTACTATTGGGGACGGTGACGTGCAGTTGGAAAACATTGGAGAATTATTTGAAACCGATGAGCAAGAAGCCCTGACCCGGATGATTTCCAATAGCTTGCGTCATGGTTCGGATATTAAACATATCTATAACCAACTACAAAAATCTAATGGTAATATCCTGTCTTTTTCCAAGGCCATTGCAAGGACGCTGAAGAAATATTTAACTGAGGTGTCTGAGACTGACCGGAAGTGTGATGAATGTGGCGACCCTGAAGGAATGATTTTGCAGGAAGGTTGCCAAAAGTGCAAATCCTGTGGCATGTCACGTTGTAGTTAATTATCTTTACCTTGAAATAAATTTCAAAGGACTGCTGCGCCAACCCCCGGAAAAATCCGGGGGTTGTTTTTAATATAAAAAAGGCCGGATAGAAATCCAGCCTCGTTTAATCCAATATCCTATGAAAAACCAATCAAAGATTGTATGGGTTTTTTAAAAATGCAAATCTTTTTAACTTTATTTTAAAAATCGAGTAGTTTTACGCAACCGCCTCACGGCTGCGTACCGGGCTTGGAATGACTATATATTAATTTTACTAGTTTCATGCTGTCCAATCAATGGTGATACCATAATAGGTTCTGATTTCATTGAGAATATTAGTTACGGCTTTATGTGCTTTCATTCGCTCCTGTATGGTAGACTTTATGGTAGAGTCTTCATCCATATTCCATATGACCACCATCCAATAGGTATTATCCAAAAAATAGTGTTTGTAAAAGCTGAGTATGGTAAATCTTTCATACTCACCCACATAACGCTTCTTTAATAATTCAATAATAAGGGAATCATTTGACATACTTGGCGTTTTTAACCTTGCTACCCCGACCCAATTGGGTGATTTTGCACCCCTGAAAGTCTTCGTGTTGTTTGATTTCAAACAGGGCTTCCAAGGTGCTGCCAACCAATTCACCATTTTCGGCCTTTTGGATGATATGTTTTTCATCCAACGTACCAAATTTTTTAAACTGGTTGCCTTGTGCATCCTCTAATGTCCACAGATGCCATGTCCCAAAAGTACCAAACCCGGTTTTGTAGTTTGTTACTTTTAATACCAAATGAGACTTCTCGCCAACCACACCCACATGGGTAGATGCTGCGGCTTTTGCCAAACGGTCAGCATTCGTGGCTTTGTATTCCAAATCTTTCAGGTACAGGTTGTACCCGGTGCAGATGTATTTTAAATTGCTTTGCAGAATACGCTCTTTTTGGAAGCTTTCCCTAACACCAATTTTGAAGTTTTCAAAATTGGAAGCCACAACTTCCTTAATCTCCCCATCTTCCTCATCTACCTCTTTCTTCATTCTTATGGTGATATCTGCCGCCCACTTCTTTATCTTCTCCACTTCCTCGCTGTAGGAAAACAGGTCGGTTAACCCCTTTAAATAGGTCTGATAGGTGTCATACAAATCAATAACTTCCTTTCTTGTGGAATATTGATAATAAGCCTCATTAGCGGCTGTTTTATAGTCTTCGGTGTTCTCGGCTTCGAACAGTTTGGCCCATTTTTGATAATGAGCATAGTAATTTGCAGCCCTCAGCTTAATTTTATCCAACTGCTCTTGGGTGATTGCCTGAGCCTCGGCCAGCTTGTTTTCGTTGTAACGGAAGTAAATTTTGGCACTCAGGATTTCTTTCACCTTGTCGATGGTGGCATAACCCAAGTTGGTGCGGAAGTTTTTAGTGATTTCTTGACCCCACCGATTTGTATCAATAACTCTTTCTTCCCATTCAGCCTTAACGAACTTACCTTCACGCTGAACTGTGCCAATGGTATAACGCAGCAGTTCATCCACATTGTAGGCCAAGTTATCCAAACGACCACCACCGTTTTTGGAGTACCCGGTTGTCAGAATAAAGTTGCTGAATTTGGAAACAGCTTCAAACATGGAAATGTAACTGATGGGATTGACACCCAAGAACTGCTTCATACAGGTCTTACCCAACTGTTTGAATTCCCCCTGCTCGTTAACCACCACAAAAGACTTAACCCTTGGGAAAGAACGACCACAATGCTCACAGGTGTCGATTTGGGGTTTAAACCGGGCAGGAAGTTCAACATTCTCATCGATTTGGATGATAACGCCTTCCCGGTGAGAAATGGCGGCTACAATGCTCCAACCACCCTCCATTTTGATTGTTTGGGCTAAGTCGATTTCAATGTCGAAAACCTTCTCAATAAAGGTTTCGTGTTCGGGTTCAACCCACGAACCGTTGGCATCGGCTTCCTGCGTGAAACCAACCTGAGCGGAAAACTCAAATTCATATTCTTCACTGAATTTCCAAGTTGGTTCGGGAACGCCTACCCGCTTGGCGACCTTGCAAAGCGCAATGAGTTGTTTTTCAATTTCCTCCTTGTATTCAGACAGGAGATGTTTGTAAGAAATTGCTTCCATGATGTTGTTGTTTGTTTCTAAAACAAAGATAAAACAACTTTTTGAAAAACAAAAAATATTTTTTTAGAATATCACCTTCCTGATAATCGCAGTGTCGTCTTGTATTATACTACAACCAAGTTGGGAAGGGCCTTTTCGCCAAACCCCTGTCGTACCTCGGTATATATCACCCATAAATGGAACTGTTTGGCCCGACCCTTCAGAATACTCATTTACCCTAACGCACTTGTCGTCATAATCTGATTGGTGTCTGAGACCAAAACCATGACCAATTTCATGAATGGTCGCTCTTATAACCAATGGAAGGTAGTTGTTCAAAACACTACTATATATTATCACTGGCGTATCATCATTAAAAGATACAGAATTTAGGATAGAAATCCCACCAAGTTCTTGCTTTGTAATGATGGTATTTGTAAAAACGGCCCTTATTCTTTTGGAAATCGGAAATTGGTGATAAAGCGATTCATCCGTTGTGACCACCACACCAAAAGGGGCAAAAGCATCGTACACCCCCTGCGCAACTGTCCGAACCGCATCTCCTTCTATAGAAGATGGAGTAAGGGTATAATCTCCCCAATGTGTTCCATTTGTGGACGCTCCATCAAAATCAAGCAGAATTACGAAGTTTGAATTTTCCGGGGGAGTAAGGGTGATAGACACACTGGTAGGCTCAATATGGTTTTTACTACAGCCACAGAGCCACATGGCGCAGATTAAAAATTTCTTCATTTAGGCTACAAATTGAAAAACAAAGATAATACAAAAACAAAGTTAAATCAAACAGTATACCAAGAATCCCGCTTTATATATTTATTAACATGAGGAATTATTATGGGATAAGTTTTCCCTTCCAAGATTCAAGTAAAGGAGATTTTATCAGGATGACAGAAACCGCTCAACAGGAAATCCGCTCCAACCTGATTCATTTGATTTTAACAAGAAAAGGAAGTCGTTTCTTCCTGCCGGACTTTGGAACCCGGCTTTACGATTTCATTTTTGAACCCATGGACGGACAAACCTTTTCCTCTATTGAAGAAGAAATCCGGGAATCATGTAAAAAATATATCCCCAACTTGGACATTCAATCCATTACCATCCAAGCGGCTGATGAAAATGAAGACCAAAGTCTAAAAAATACCAACCCGGAACTGGACAACCGTTTGTTTCGTTTGGGGACTTCTGATTCACTTCAACATACCGCCCAAATTAGAATTGACTATACCATTAAAAACAGTTCCGTGTTTGATACCAAAGACTTTGTAATCATAAACATCTAAATATTTATAGAATAAAATATTATGAGTTACGAAACAGGAGAAATATTAGGTCTTACCACCGCAATAAAAAAATATGTAGCCTTTTTAAACCAAACCGGAACAAATGCACCGACAGCCACTATCGTTGAAAATACACTAGGAGCAATACCTACCTTCAGCCGTACCGATGTGGGGGAATATTTTATGACTTGTCCGGGCGTATTCACCGTAGGGAAAACGGTGGTGTTTTGCGGTAATTCAAGTTTTGACCACATTGTGGCTGTGCCATCCAGTGTCAACGATATTTACATTCTTTCAATTTATGGTGTTAACAACACCCAAATGGATTCAAGGTTGACCAATATGCCCATACAGGTTTTGGTATATCCATAGTATTTATCTGTATGAGTAAAAAGATATCCTATACCAACCGGGACTTCCTCGGTTTGCGCAATGAACTGTACAAACTTGTCAAGGACTATTATCCCGACCTGATTAAGAATGCCAATGATGCATCTATTTTTTCTGTCTTTTTGGACTTAAATGCGGGTATTGGGGATAACCTCCACCACCATTTGGATAGGATGTTTCAAGAAACGGTGCTTCAGTACGCCCAACAGCGTACATCGGTTTATGCAATTGCAAGAACGTATGGTTTGCGTATTCCCGGCAACCGTCCCTCCATGGCTCTGTGTGATTTTTCCATCAACGTGCCAGTGGCCGGAGACAAGGAAGATGAACGGTATTTGGGTGTTTTAAAAGCCGGAACTCAGGTAAATGGTGCAGGACAGATTTTCGAAACATTGGAAGATATTGATTTTCTTTCCCCCTATAATTCCCAAGGAAATCCCAATCGTCTTAAAATTCCCAACTTTGATGCCAACAACAATTTGATTTCTTACACCATGACCAAGCGGGAAGTGGTGGTCAATGGTGTGAGCAAGGTTTATAAAAAGGTGATTACCGATTTTGACCAAAAACCGTTTCTGCAAATTTTTTTACCGGAAAAAAACGTGTTGGGTGTATTGAGCATCATCGACAAAGAGGGAACGGATTTTTCTACTCTTCCCACCGATTCTGAGTTTATTCAATCAACCAACAAGTGGTATGAAGTCAACGCACTCATTGAGGATAAGGTTTTTGTGGAAGACCCCACCCAAATCTCCGATGCCGATAATTTCAAATCTGGCAAATACATTAAAACAGACAGGCGGTTTATTACGGAATACACGCCGGAAGGATTCTTTTCTGTACAATTTGGTTCAGGTCGCTCTTCCCTGCAAGACCAATTGGACGGCTTTGTGTTAAATGGAACACAGGTTGACCTTTCTGATTTTTTAAACAACACCTCCTTGGGTATTATTCCCAAGGCCGGAAACACCCTGTTCATCAAATATCGAATCGGTGGAGGGAAGGTCTCCAATCTTGGTGTAGGGGTTATCAACCAAGTGGAGAATGCTGAATTTGAAGTCGATGGCCCACAGGCTTCTATCAACCAAGGGGTGAAAGATTCCCTGCGGGTTACAAACATTACGGCTGCGGTGGGAGGTGATGACATCCCCACAGTGGAAGAAGTAAGAAATATGATTTCTTTCAATTTTGCCGCACAAGACAGGGCTGTTACATTGAACGACTACAAATCCAAGATAAAAACCATGCCGTCCACATATGGCGCACCCGCAAAGGTGGGGGTCTTCGAAGAAGAAAATAAAGTGGTGGTTAAATTATTATCATATACCCCGGATGGGAAATTGACCAACGCCATTTCCAATACGCTACGCCAAAATATTGCTGATTATTTAAGCAAATTCAGAATGCTCAATGATTATGTGGAGATTGAAAGTGCAGAGGTCATCGACCTTGGTGTAGAAGTAGATGTGGTCTTGGATAAAAAGGAAAATTCTTCACTGGTGATTAAAGAAATTATCACCACCATAACCGATTATTTTGCCGATGATAAACGTGAGATGGGCGACCCCCTTTATATAGGTGAGCTACAAAAGGAAATTGGACAAATCGGGGGCGTGGTGAACGTGGTGGATTTGCGGGTTTACAACAAAGTCGGGGGCGACTATTCTGAAGCCCAAGTTGCACAACCCTATAAGGATGTAACAACAAATGAAATTCAAATCATTGATGGGACAATTTATATGCGTCCCAATCAAATATATCAAATCCATTTCCCCAATAAGGATATAAGAGTAAGGACTAAGACGATTTCTAAAGTGAATTTTGAATAATGAAGCTTTATCCGTTGTTTGAAAACATAAAATCAGCAGATTTCGAACCAGTTGATTTTTTGAAATTAGAAAAACACATTCGAAAATTACTTGTTGGTAAGCAATTTAGAGGTTCTATTTATTTTGGTAATCACAAAACACTCGGTCACGTAGCTTATGAAGCAATTATTGTGGATGTGGATTTTACAACAGATAAAATGAAAGTTAATGTAAATATTAGTGGTTATTCAGAATCTAAGAAGAAATCAATAAAGGACAGCCCAAACGATTATATATATTTCAATCGCAATGCAGATTATGATATTAAAGAAGAAATAAGAGACATTCTCTACGACTATTTTGGGTTGGGTAAAAAGAAATACGGTTTAATCATCAATCTTAATATTATATAAACTATGAAGCTTTTACCATTATTTGAAGACACCAATCTTGAGAGGTATATAAGACCTCTAACCAAGTTGTATGTTGGAGAGATACAGAAAGGGGAATTTCCTAACTATGGAGAAGAAGGTAATAATGTATTATGGGAAATCATTATTACCAATGTAGAGGCAAAATACGGTAGGATTATTTTAGAAGGATACTTCAAAGGCTTAATAAAGTGTTCAGACGTATATGAAATACCAATTCAACTTGTACACTTGGATGCAAATAATGTAAAAGATAAAGTGTCTAATATAATCAGGTCTCAGATAATTGATTATTTAGGGGTGGAGAAAAACATTATTATATTGTTTAAAACAGTAGATTGGAAAGTAGACCTCACAACCTTACAATAGGCTTTACTCTTCCCCGGTTTTCATTTACGTTTTGGGAGGATAAGTATTTATCAATATGTCTTCAAGAAGCTATCGTATCAGAACAACCGTTGGAGGTGAGAGCAACAATATTACTGTAAAATTGGAGCAGGACGTTGACTTGCTCGAAATTCTTTCTCTTAAATTTTCTCAGGCTGAAGTATACACAAGAATGTGTGCCGACTACGGTGTGGTTGTTGGACGTGTGAGCAGTAATCACGGTTTTGGGATTCCCAATGCAAGGGTATCCATCTTTGTGCCGCTTGCCGATGAGGATGTCGATGACCCAATTATTTCCACTTTATATCCTTATAAAAGTACGGTGGATAGAAACGAAGACGGTTATCGCTACAACTTACTTCCCTATCGAAAATCCCACTCCGGCCATGCTCCAACTGGTACGTTTCCCGACAAACAGGACGTACTGTACCGGGAAGAGGTTTTGGAGATTTATGAAAAATATTACAAGTATACTGCAAAGACCAACGCTGCCGGAGATTTTATGATATGGGGTGTGCCTGTCGGTACACATACCATCCACGTAGATGTGGATTTGAGCGATATTGGTTGTTTTTCCGTAAGACCCTATGACCTTATGCAGCAAGGAGTTGCACAAAAGGGGCAATTTGAAAACGGGTTTAAATACAAATCAGCAATTGATATGGATTCGTTGCCACAGATTATCAAGTTTGACAAATCCATTGAAGTTGTACCGTTTTGGGGTAACGAAGACCTCTGCCAGATTGGAATTACAAGAACCGATTTTGATTTTTCGGAGTTGGGTATCTCCCTCCAACCTTCAGCCCTGTTTGTAGGTTCACTGGTAACAGATGCCGGGAAATTAGCGGTTAACAAAAACGGCAAACCTAAAAAAAGACAAGGTTTTAAGTGTAAACTGGAAACCTATGAAGGAGATGTGGAAGCCATACGGTTTACCGGACGAAAATATAAAGACCACGATGGGAACTATTACCCGGAACTGGAAAAGGTCGTATTGGACAGGATTGATGAAAACGGAACGTGGATGTGTACCATTCCAATGAATATGGAATATGTTATCACCAACGAGTTTGGAGACGAAGAGTTTACCAACGACCCCAACCGGGGGGTAGCTACTTCGGCCATCTATCGCTTTCGAATAGGTTTTGACTTTGATAATCCCAAAATGGAAGTCGGGTATTACCTCGTCCCCAATATCCGGGAATTTAACAACCGAAGCGATGGTAAATTAAATGAGGCCGACAAAGACACCCAACTCTCTTATGTGTTTTCAGACGATTTTGATGACTACTTCCGCTACAAAAATGAAAAGGGTACGGTGTTGCACCAAAACGACCAAATCCGGGACTTAATTTTGGGAAAGGGCAACAGTGGCATCCCGGAAGATTATTTTTTCAAATTCACCTACAACAAAGTATATGGTGTGTCTTCTTTTCATGGAACGCACTTTGAGGGTCATCACCGTGATGCCTTTATTGGTATAAAAGAAATCCTACCAAACGACGACCAAGACTGCGATACCTCAGCCAACAAACTACCCGTTAATTTTGGCTACCGCAACCGCATCAACTTTCAATTGATTTTAGCTACCGTATTGTTGTTCTTTAAGTTTATCGTGAAGATGGTTCACATTAAAATTGTGGAAATTGTTGGTGGCACACTTTGGTCAATTGGAAACGCCATTAATTTCTGGCCACTTAAAAAACTCTCCCAACAACTCCGACATGCCGCCACTAAATGGCAGGAAGCCTCACAGGTAGAATTACCGCTTACTGTCTATCCCATTTGCGAAGAATGTGGACAGGATAAAATTGAAGCCACTAACCAAGATGTTACTGCCGATGACCTAAATGGGTGTGTGGTTGCAAGTGGCATCACCTCTTTGGTTGTTTGGCGATTTGGGGGGATTAAGGAACTTAGGTTCGAAAGTGGCAATTTTAGAACGGTAACACCCGACTCCACCACCTGTCCAAGTGCCGCTCCTTTATCCTATCAGCAACTTGGGGGTCTGGAAAATCAATTTTTGAATTTTATCCCGGACGAAGGGCCGACCAACAGGTATGCCATAGCAATAATGCCGCTGACCGGGACAGTCGATAGTTCTTCGGTACTAATAATATCCAACCCCGGCAATTATTTTACTTTTTATGATAACAGGTGGAATATCCAATTCCCCGATGTTGAAACCGCAGTTGAAATAGGGTCAGAAATTGACCCCCAATTCTCAACAAGGTATGAAGACACACAGGGTATTGGAATTGCAGCAGAGACATTTAAATTTGAAATCTACGACCTACAAGGCTCCTTCACCAATGACATGCCTGTGATTCCAGAATTCACCATTGAAGAAGGATGTGACCGTTATGATAAGTTTTATAACGAAGACCTCCTGCATCCCAATTATGGGTACTGGTGGGCAACAAAAGACTCGGATTATGGTTCTCCCCAAGTGAGCCTTGAGGTACAAAATAACAGTGTGGTTTCAACAGGGTCTGCATATGGTGGGGGCATTTACCCACCCGAAGTTATGCGGTATGTGTCCTATTCTGACACCCAACGTTATATAGAAATTAGCGGTCTTGACCCTTCAGCAAATTATAACATCAAATTGGTGGGTAGTAAAAAAATAACCGCCACTGGCTCAACCGAAGCCACCGTTTACACCATTGGGGGGCAATCCATTACCCTCGCCACCTCCAACAACCTCACCAACGCTGCCATTTTCACTGCCATTCAACCCATCGGGGACAAGATAACCATCAACCTTGACAAACAGTTGGTAACGCAAGCATACAACTACATCAACGGGATGACCATCACCAGAAATACGCCGGGGGTGGGAAGTGGGGTTATCAATATCAACTTTTATGGTGGTATCGACCCTTACAACGACCCCACATGGAATGATTTCAATGTAGGCTTGGGTCAACAAAACAACGTGGAGATGTTCAACCTGATGGACACCTTGGGTCAACCAACAGGAGTAGGTGTGGTGTTATCCTATTCAATGAACGTGGCCACCAATGACATCATCTCCCAATTCCAGAAAATCTTTAATTCCACCCTACGGGATTATGATGCCACTACCAATCGCCAAGGAGTAATTGCCACCGCACCCTACACGGTCAACGATTATTCTATCATTGCTGCCGTAGGTGCAACCAGTAGTGCCATTGGATTACCCGATGTGGTTAACTATTCTAAAATTGGTACAAAGACCTATGCCCGGAAAACCAAGAGCGGGTATACGGAAATCCGTAATGGGGTGGTTATTATTGTACCCACCATCCGGGGCAAGAGTAACAACATCTCCATTTTAAAAGAATGGTATCACCGCAACCTGATTTCCACCGCTTTTTGCGGGGGAGTGGTCAATCACTCTTTTATAGACAACTGGCTAACCGGGGTGCTGTATGCCTTTAAATTCAAGTTCCGCAAAGGGGCGAGTAACTTTATTGATGCCATCATCAATGGCAGAAGTTTTAAGTACCCAAATGAACTGGTCTATTATGATGCGCCTACCGGGTCGTTTTATTACCGTTCCACACCGTTTGATAAAAAGACCAATTCTTTTGTTGGGCAACACAATACCTACGCCGGACGGTCATATAAAGAAATCCTCAGACCAACGACCATTGCCGACCTTGGGCCAAGGGATGAATTTATTGAAGAAATCTGTACAGACAAACGGGTTGACCCCAATTGTTCTGTCATCCGGGACATTGGACAAACATCCTATCAAAATATTGAAGAAATTATTGAATTTGCCATCAACTATCGGATGGACATTACCAACTCTAAACTTAAACTCAAAGACTTCTTTGATAGACAAATCGGTGGCGTTAAAATTTTTGATGGAGACATCATCCAACTGGAATCCATCAATTGTGAAGCCGGAGTGGAAGAATTTGATTTGGACAGCCCCAAGTATTTTATGTACTCAGGTGAATTACTTGACCCGGATGACCCCAATACGTCAGCCTATTTCAAGGACATGACCACCACAGGTACAACCAAGTTAAACTATGGCCCCACCCCTATTGATTTTAAATTAGACGACAATGGACGCAGGGTAAGACTCTGTTTGAACCACCCGGATTTCTTGGGGGAAACCTCTCAGGTTGTTCCTTTCTATTTGTGGGACAAAAAAGGTGAAGGCTTTGGTACAGCCAAAAATTCTGATGACCAAGAATTCAAAAAAGATTTGATTGTAGCCGAAAAGCTTCAGCGCATCTACTCCATTAACTTTCAGTTTGATTACATCATCGCCAACATTAATGATTTAGTCAAATACACCCCGTTGTACGGAAGAAGAATTTTGGTTTTGTCCAGTGGTTCATACAACAACCCACTTTCCGGGCAGATATTTGAAGGAGACAACTACTCTTGGCAAGACAAAGGCTTGTACCAAAGACAAACCAACTACCTGTTCCCGGACGGAACGGAAGAATACATTCTCTACCCAATGACCAAGGAACACGAACTGTTGGATTTCCGTATCAATGGTGTGGATGCCATGGAGCGATTTGACTTTGTTTCCACCAATCCCAACGACAGGTTCAACAACATGAACGCCCCGGAAGGAACGATATTTCTATACGTTACCCCGGCCAATGCCAATAATACGGTAGACAACCCACTAACCGGGAAGATGTACATCATGAAGAATAATGCGTGGGCAGGCCCCTATGATTACAGCCGCAACGAAAGCGATGTCTTTATTTCTCCAACTGCCAATAATTATAGAGGGAATCTACAGGTACTTTCTACTCCTTTCCTGTATTACTTTGGAATCAGACCCGGCAAGACGGCCTTTGATAGATTCATAACGGCTTTTGGTTATAAAGGTGCTTTTAAAGACAATGGATAAAGAAATCAAAATTATTGTACCGGAGAAAAAATATGTTGGTGCAAGCAGTTCCGACCAAAACGAGCGGGTTTTCTTTGAATCCGACAGGAAGGATTTTGTGGATGCTGACAGAAACATCCGGGTAGATTTGGCCGAATTGTTCAATACAGAACGACAGGCTTCGGAAAAGTACCGCTTGTACGGGAAGCTTGTTCCCATGTTTTCCAATTCTTACACAGGAACAACCGAATATGAGCCACTTTTAAATTCCCTGTGGTTAACCTCCTCGCCATTCATTAGCAACAGCAGCAACTATGGGGGGTATCCACCCTACAATGAATTTGCTTTTATCCGAAATGACGTAACAAGAGACAAACCAGTAAGTGGGAACACCACAATCGAGGTGGTGGGTAACAAACACATTGAAGTCTTCCCCATCAACGCCCATACGTTTAACTGGAACACCTATTTGTCCTATGTCTTTGACAAAGATGAAAACAAGAAGCTCAAATACACCAGTGATGATGATACTGTCTTGGAATTCACGGCAAGTGACGGCATCCCGGTCAAGGTATTATTTAATACCCGACAACGCATCTGTGTGTGCGAATCACCAGTTGACCACGGACTTCAAGAAAATGAGTATGTTTTAATCAAAGGTAAGCTGCTCAAAATTGATTCACTTGGGGATGAGACCTACGGTTCAGAAAAACGGATATTTAATATACAGCTTTCCCAAATTAGCGGTTCATCCATCACGCCCGGCATTCATACCTTTAAGCGGGTGATTGACCCCAATAATCTGTCGGAATCCACATCAAAATATTATATCCACAAACATAAAATCATTTCTCCCATGAGTGATTTTATCGTGGACAAGTGTGGATTTGAAAATTCCATTTTCGAAGACCAAGCCAAGCTGGAATTTGAAAACCCGGACGGAGAAAAGGAGGTCTTAAAAGAAAAAGAGCGTGGAGAGACCTTATTGTTACATTACAAAAAAGTGGTAGAACGACTCAATTACACAAACAACTACAACGTTGCCGTTAATGAAATATATATCACCACGGTTAACCGTAACGCCATGGGGTATTTTACCCAACCCAAGGTGGGGTATGACTTTAATTTTCATAATTCTTATGCTGACCTCCATTTTTCCGGGGGAACATCTTTGGAAACCGGATTTACCTACACCCAAAAATTCATCAACGGACAAACGTTTTATACGGGTAACGAATTGACAACGGGAACAACCTTAGACGGCGCATTCGTTGAATACAACAAATATGAACTAAAAGAAAGAATTATCTCAGAGGCTTCTCATCGGTTTTCTTTTGTTAAGGAGTATTTCGACCACAAACAGGATGATGAGGATGTTTATCACAATTCTTCAAGTGATAATATGTTTGGATATTTCTATAAACCACATTTTAGAATCAAACTAAAGGAATATTCTTCATATATCGAAGAAAGTACTACCAGTGACATTGACAATTTTCCTAAAAATGCTATTTATTTCCTAAAGGATAAGGTTTGGCGATGGAGAGAACTCTATACCCATGGTTTTATCGATGATAATAAAATTGGTGTGGATTATCCCTTTATAAATGGTGTGCATTATATTAAATTTCACATACCGTTTTACATACGGAGTGAATACCATTTTTCAAAAAAGGATAAAGTGATTACTCCGTTTACAAACAACAAGTATCGTAATGGCTGCTAACAGAAGGTTTAGAAAAAAAGATATAACGCAAAACCTGTTATTTTTTAACGAGCATGGGTTCTCCCCCACCTTGGGAAGAGAAGATGCGCTGCAAAGAATTGACCGGGAGACGTTGAAGCAAATACTAAACCCCATACGGGATTACGAAACCATTCGTCTTAATCACAAACCCTATACCTATTCAGACGGCCTCCGCAGCTACACCAAAAACGACCTTTATCTTTGTTTTTACTTTTTTGATGAAACCCAACAGGATTGGGTTAACGACTATGCCCCTACCGGACTTGGGAAAACCAAGAACATTACCATTACCAAGGAGAACGCTCAGTCCTTCTTTAAGTTAGATTATTACGATTCACCCAACCCGGAAACCCAAAAATTGCTATTCACCAAAATCTATCCTGTTCCTTTTGGGAATAAGGTCTACAATGATGATATTGGAGAATCGGTTTATATCCCATCCTTTCATGGAAATCTAATGGAAGGAACAGAAAATTTCTTTTTGTTTTGGTTTCAAAACAACCCTCAATACACCGGAACAACGTTCTATGTAACGGCTAACTTTTATAATGCAGAAAATGGTAGGGTTGTCCCCTTCCTCAATAAAGGAAAAGAAAATGTAGCCACCAATTTTAACCAAATGGAGGACAGGTACTATTTGTTGGAAATTGACAAAATCGCCAACACGTATGCGTATTATGTCTACGATGGAGCAAAGGGAATGCGAATAGGAGACAGTCCTGATAACTGTGTTTTTTTTTCTCAAATCGCATATATCGACTCAGCGGTTAAGCCCACACCAACCCCCACACCAACCATCACTCTTACACCGTCACAGTCACAGTACATCTATATCACACCAACCATTTCAACAACACCTTCACTTAGTAGTACTCCCGTTGTTACACCCACCAATACAACCACCCCAACAGCCACACCAACCCATACGCCAACCCAAACCAAAACGCCTTCACAAACTCCAACCCATACAGTTACACCAAGTGTGAGTTTGTCACCCTCCTTATCACATACGCCCTTTACGACTCGAACCCCAACCGCCACACCCACGAACAGTATTACCCCTACGGTTTCCCCCTCTCTATCGGGAACGCAAGTAGGAGTCACACCTACAGCCACCATTTCTTCCACTTGTAATGCGTGGATGATTACCGTGTTGGATGGTGCAAATGCCAAAGTGCGCTATTATGATTGTGTGTTACAAGAATGGATGGATATTATTGTGGATAATGGTTCGCCAAAACTGCTTGAGTGTGTGGCAAGCGGTTCACTATTGGTATACGACACTCTGGAATACGATGCTCACAATTTAGGCCCTTGTGCTACGCCAACCCCCACACCAACTGCCACACCAACGGTTACGCCCACCAATACGGTCACACCTACGTACACCCCAACTTCTACCTCAACAGTAACACCATCACCAACAGAAAGCCCTACGCAAACACCAACGCAAACACCTACATCGACTGCAACACCAACTTCGACTGTCACTCCATCTCCTACTGAGACCGTCACTCCATCTGTAACACCAACAAGTACAGTAACGCCAACCACTACAACAACTCCAACCAGTACAGTCACCCCAACACAAACATCTACATCGACTGCAACACCAACATCAACGGTTACTCCTACAAATACCGTAACACCTACGAATACGTTAACACCCACTAATACGGTTACTCCTACAAATACCGTAACACCTACGAATACGTTAACCTCTACACCGACCCCAACAAGTACGATAACACCAACCATCAGTGAGACGCCAACTATTACTCCTACACGAACGCCAACAACTACAAAAACACCAACTGTAACGGCTTCAGTAACGCCATCTGTGACCGCAACAAATACTGAGACACCTACCAATACTCCAACCAATACGGTAACACCAACAAATACGGCTACAAGCACAAATACGCCCACACCAACCGTTACATCCACCAATACGGTAACACCAACAAATACGGCTACAAGCACAAATACACCAACTCAATCTGCTACATCGACTTTGACACCTACTTCTACAGCTACACCAACTACTACAAACACGCCAACACCAACCGTAACGCCAACGAATACGGCCACACCGTCTAATACACCTACAAAAACTTCAACAAACACACCAACACCAACAAATACTGTAACCCCAACGAATACGGTTACGGCCTCAAACACCCCAACTCAGACGGCCACATCAACGCTAACTCCAACTTCTACAGTTACACCAACTAATACTGTAACAGCCTCAAACACCCCTACCGTTACATCTACTGCCACTTTAACTCCAACATCAACTGTAACTCCGTCAAGTTCCGTAACCCCAACAAATACACCCACATCGACTGCAACCCCAACTAATACTGTTACACCAACGCAAACATCTACGTCAACAGTAACACCAACAAATACTGTAACACCAACAAATACAGTTACGGCCTCAAACACACCAACAAGAACTGCTACGTCAACAGTTACACCAACTTCAACGGTTACTCCAACAAATACAGTAACAGCCACAAACACACCTACAAGGACAACAACACCAACGGTTACACCGACCAACACATTAACACCAACCAGTACGGTAACTCCATCGAACACACCAACACAAACAAACACACCTACAAGGACAACAACACCAACGGTTACTCCAACAAATACAATAACACCAACTAACACCTCTACACCAACATTTACACCTACTGCATCTATCACACCTACAAGGACTGCTACTTCAACCATCACTCCAACGAATACTGCTACACAAACACCTACCCCATCACCTGTAGTATATTCATTTTGTGTGTTCGTTGACCCCGACCCATATGTGGCCTGTTATAGTTATGATGGTTGTGTGACACCGACACCAACGGTTACTACCACTAATACGGCTACCCCAACGATTACGCCAACCAATACTCTAACCCCAACAGAAACACCTGTGCCAATTTACACAGAGTGTGTTGACTGTGGATTAAACATGGGTGTTACTGGCCTTACTTCCAGTATTGCCGCTTCCACCCTTACATCAAGGTCGGGTTGTACGGTGGGTGATTATGTAGTGGATTGGTATTTGGGAAGTCGAACAGGCACACCTCAGTTTACATCTGGCAATAGAGCGGGGGCAGATGTAAGCGTGACCGTGACCCATCCTTTTAATAGTGAACCCGCACAAGGAGGAACTTGGTATCCGGTGATTCGGTTTGTTTATTTAAATGGAGTCAAATATACCGCAGCCGTAGATTATAGTGCGTCTTACAGCCCTGATTTAATGACCTGTATTTCTTCTTTTAGTGTAACTTCTCTAAACTGTTCAACTGGCAACCAAACCGCCCAATATCCCAACTCAATAGTTTATAGTAATGCCACAAACAGTTCGACCCTTGCGGCAAGAAGTATTAGATTTGATATAGATGCAGACCACAGATATCTTGCGTGGAATTTTCAGGGTAATGTGGTAAGCGATACTATAAAAATTAGTTACGTAAGCCCAACAAGCGGCACTACAACTGAATTAGCGTACTGGCGTGTTGGTCAAGACATTGGATTCTCAAGCATGACAGGTTCACCCCAAACCTATTCAGCCGCAGCCATAAAAAGAATAACAGGGTTTAATGACATACCCTATAGTTCCGGGGATTACCTCCGTATGGATATAACCCCTAATAGTGGAAATACCAATACCGATTGGTCGTTGAGTACAAAGTGTCTTACTAGTCCTCAGTGTGAAGCAATCTATAGCGGGGCTACAGTTCGAATGGTAGATACCTCAAGTTATACTATGTCATATAACCAATCTGCGTGTGCGTATGAATTAAAATACAATCGATTGTATCCAACCACAGCAACGACAACCAACAATAACTTCTTTTTATATGATAATTACGTTGCATTTGGAACAAATGGATTGCTAAATGGTGAACCCAACAATACTCAGGTGACTCTTCAATTATTCAGTGGTAAGACTACTACTACAAATACTGTAAGTTCATTTGTGACTGCCTTTTGTACACAACAAATATCAGGAAGCACTGTGAGCAAATCGGGTAATACTATTACAATTGTTTATGATGATATAGGGGATTACAATGTGATGAAAAATCAATTTGCAACGGCTTCAGGTAGAACCCAATTTTTTGTAACCTATTCAACCGATGAGACAAGTATACAACATTATGTCTATTATGATTTGGGAGTCATTCAGGCCGACAGTTGCGGGGATGCCGCCACTTTTACAAGGAGTTACTCAACCCATATTTCAAGTCCACCATCGTTTGATGATGGCACAAAGACAATGACCTATGTAATGGTTGCACCCAATAATGGTATGACAGCCTATAGTGGCTTGTCCTGTAATGATACCTACAGTGCAGTACAAAGCAATATAAATACTATAAACACTTCAATAAACGAATCCAATTATTCATTTAGAACCAAAGTAAGAAGGGGACAAGATACCCTTACTTGGGCTTCCATAGGTGGGCACTGGTTAGGACAGTCTACTACTACTGAAACAACTAAGAACTTCACCTATGAACCATCCATCCAACCGATGTCACAAGTTTGTGACCCGGTGGCACTTGGGGGTTGGCGACTTGTTGACTTGGGAGGCGTAACGGGTACACGGCATAGTGTGTACACTGTAGCCGAAAGGGTGGTGATTACTAATTCGGCTGACCCCATAAACAACTTTCAAGTTTATAGAATCGTCGATGCTGCGGGTAATCTAATTAGTAATTCTGCGAATTATATTTTGTTATATGAAATTTCGGGAGGAACAGTGATTTACCCATAACCGTTTAAAATCTGAAAGGAAATAGTTATTATTTAAAATGCCATCACAATTTATATTTAGTCAATGCTCAACCATCGTTGTAGGCTGTAAAGTCTACAGCAATATGGCATTAACTAACCTTATTACCAACACATATTTTTCAGATGGCACAAATTCTTATCAGGTAGATGGTACAGGTTCGGTTGTTAGTATTGCACCCTGTGTATCGCAAACACCAACCCCGACCGCCACTGCTACAGTTACACCAACAACTACTGTAACCCCAACTAATACACCAACAAGGACTGTAACGGCATCAATTACTCCAACCAATACACCCACAACTACCGTGACGCCAACTAAAACAAGTACCGTCACGTCAACACCAACATCCAGTTTGACCCCATCCGTGAGTCCGACAAATACAATCACATCAACTCCAACCAATACACCCACTAATAGTAAAACGGCCACACCAACATCAACTCCAACCAATACACCCACGTTGACACCAAGCCCAAGTCCTGTTATTTATGCTCAATGTCTTTCTTATGATGCAACTGACCCATATGTAGCTTGTTATAGTTATGATGGTTGCGTGTCTCTTTCACCAACTCCCACAATGACCTCAACCCCCACAATGACCCCAACGACAACACCTTGTAGTTTTGTTGGTTACACATATACGGTCACAACAGGAACTACAATGATGGGTGGTACAAATGATATTGGATTGTATGCGGATGATGCCGTAAAAGCAGTTGCTCTACCGTTTAGTTTTAGTTTTTATGGTACAAATTTTACGGGTGTTACAATTAGCACCAACGGTAACTTACAATTCGATAGCTCCAATACGCAATTTAATAATTCAGCACTACCCGCATCAGGGTTTGGTAAAACCATATTTCCTTGGTGGGATGACCAACGTAGTGACCACACAGGTAGAGGTATCTTTACAGCAACTTATGGGTCAGCCCCGAATCGTATTTTTGTTGTAGAGTGGAGAATTAATGATTATACATCAACAAAAACAGGGATAAACTTTGACTATGAAGCACGTTTATATGAACAAACCGGAAAAATTGAATTTTGTTATGGAGAAGGTGTAAACAGCAATGCTACAGTAAATGATGGTACAGTTGGTTTACAAAATGGTATCGTAAACATCAATCAATATTACTTTAATAATTCAGGCGGTTTAGTTGCTTCAGGAGTTACGATAACATTTCAAGAACAGTGTGTTGCGCCAACTGCGACCCCGACCAATACTCCAACCAATACGGTAACACCATCAAATACCGCTACATCAACACCGACAGCCACAATAACGTCAACCATTACACCTACTGTCACTGCTACGAATACCCCTACTCCGACATCAACGTGTCCCAAACCAACCAATTCTGTTGTGTTATGGTATGATATGACATATAGCGGAGGCACGATAGATTTAACACAAACTACAGTCCAAGAGGCGTGTAGTTATACACAGTACTATGGGGTAACTGGCTATAGTTTTCACGGAGTAACAAAATTTATTGCAAGCGTAGAAGTTGGTCAGCAAGCGTATGAATTTGCGGGTTGTCAAAAATCAACAATTACTGGAAACTATATCTATAATTTAAGCTCAAACCCACAGGTAATTACATTCTCAAATGGTGTGATAACAGACATAAATAGTTGTCCTTGACAATTTTTATAAAAATGTTTATTTATTAATTAATGGCGAATGCTTATTATTTCACTACTTGTCAAACAATAACAACAGGATGTCAGTTGTTTACGGACAATGCCTTATCAACCCCTGTGCCTGATGGCTATTATTCCAACGGCACAAACTATTTCACTGTTACCGGGGGAAATGGTATTGTTAGTGATGTGTCGCCTTGCGCCACTCAAACGCCAACACCTACAGCCACCGCTACAAGTACCTTAACCCCTACAGCTACAGTAACACCAAGTAATACTGTTACAGCATCCAACACCGCAACACCAACAGGAACACCGGGAAGTACCCCAACTAGTACAAGTACAGCTACGCCTACCAACACCCCCACGGCGAGTGTAACGGCAAGTAATACGCCTACTGCTACCAATACGCCAACATCCACCGTAACACCGACCAACACTCCCACAAGGACTTCGACTTCTACAGTAACACCAACATCAACGGTTACACCGTCAAATACGGCCACAGCAAGTAATACTCCCACACCAACTGTTACACCTACCAATTCGGTGACACCAACGAATACACCGACTACCACGGCAACATCAACGGTCACACCAACAGCCACAGTTACCCCTACCAATACTGTAACCCCAACCAATACAGCTACTCCGACTTTTACCCCTACAGCAACGGTTACACCCTCTATTTCACAGAGTGCCACACCTACTACTACTCCAACCAATACGGTAACACCAAGTGTAACGCCTACTAATACACCAACTAGTACAAGTACTGCTACACCTACTAATACGACGACAGCAAGCGTAACACCTACTAACACACCAACTTCAACGAATACGCCAACAGTTACCTCTTCTTCTACTGTAACCCCAACAAGTACCGTTACGTCCACCAATACACCAACTTCAACGAATACGCCGACACCATCAGTAACACCCACTAATACAGCTACTCCGACTTTTACCCCGACTGCATCTATTACACCTACAAAAACCGCTACTTCAACAAATACGCCAACAAGTACAGTAACACCCACAAACACAACAACAGCGTCTAACACCCCAACTGCATCAAATACCCCGACTACCACCCCAACATCAACAGTAACATCCACACCGTCTGTAACTCCAACGAATACCGTTACTCCGACAAACACGTTGACACCGACTAATACACCCACCAATAGCATTACACCTACCAATACTGCAACATCTACCGCAACACCGACAAGTACGGTCACACCTACCAATACTGTTACCCCAACTAATACTGCAACATCTTCTGTTACCCCGACAAGTACGGTCACACCTACCAACACACCTACATTTACCGTAACACCAAGCAATACTGTTACTCCGACTAATACAGTAACCCCAACAAATACTCCAACCTCTTCTATTAGTTCCACACCGTCTGTAACTCCAACGAACACGGCCACACCCACTACTACACCAACTACATCTGTTACACCTACAAAAACTCCAACATCAACAAGTACGCCAACCAATACTGTTACTTCATCAAACACTACCACACCTACAAATACACCTACTGCCACAAATACACCTACTGCATCTATTACAGCTACGGTAACACCAACAAACACAGTAACAGCATCGAATACCGTAACACCAAGCAATACATCGACAAATACACCCACGGCTACTAATACGCCAACTGCATCAAATACTCCAACTGTTACCCCAACAGCAACGGTAACTCCAACAAGTACAGTAACACCAACCAATACGGTCACAGCATCCAACACACCCACCTCAACGAACACACCAACCAATACGCCGACCGTATCTCCCACTGCTACGGTAACACCAACAAGTACAGTAACCCCTACAAATACCCTGACCCCAACAAACACTGTTACACCATCATCTACTACAACTGTAACACCGACTAGTACTGTTACGGCAACCAACACCGTAACGCCTACAAATACACCTACATCGAGTGTGTCTCCAACGAGAACCGCAACTTCCACTAATACACCCACATCCACCGTCACGCCAACATTTACACCCACACCATCTGTAACCCCAACTCAAACCAGTACACCCACTACGACTCCTACCAGTACAGTGACTCCAACCAATACGGTTACTGCATCAAATACACCCACTGCAACAAATACTCCGACAAGGACAGCAACAAGCACCGTGACTCCAACCAATACGGTTACTGCATCAAATACCCCAACCAATACTTCTACCAGTACAGGTACACCCACATCCACCGTAACACCTACAAATACTGTTACCCCAAGTAATACACCCACTACGACAGTGACACCCACAAGAACGGCCACTGCAACGAACACACCAACCAGTTCTTTGACACCGACTAATACTCCTACTCCGACAAACACTCCTACATGCACATCCACATCTACTGTTACACCTACCAGTACGGTAACTGCTAGTAGTACTTTGACGCCGACTAATACTCCTACACGTACATCAACGTCTACAGTCACAAGTACTCCAACCTTAACTCCAACCAACACGATTACTGCCACAGCCACTCCAACTCTTACTCCAACGGCAACACCTATTGTGTATGATGAGTGTGGAACAACAAGAACAATGAATGCATTTGAGGGTGGCTATACAACAGATTATTACGTAAACGTTGGAACAAGTAGCGGTACAATCAGTGTGGATATTACCATTCAGGCACTTGGTAATTATTCAACCACGTTGATTTTTTCCTATGGCGGCACGACACTGCAAACGGTTTGTATCAAAAACTACAACGTAAATGATGTCATTCCAGTTTCCATTGATTATACATACAATTCATCAGTTGGTTCATATATCCGGGTTCAAGCAACCCAAACTCAATGTTAAGTATTTATAGTTGAATGTTTACATTCTCAGTCTTTTTCTTATGATTTAGACATAAAATCTATTTTATTATATGGACTATTATTATCCAAAAGTTTCCGGGGGTTATCGCTGGAATATGCTCAAACGCTGCTTATGGGAAGTGGGGATTGAACCCATAGGAAGCGGAGATATTGGAGAACAAACATGTTTAACGTTTGATAGAGAATTAACCACTACTGAAAAAACAAAGTTGGATAATCTTATGGCCGACAATCCCACATTCCCACCCTCTTCGGGAGTCACAGTAGTAATACGTGATTTATGGGAAGAGTTTGAAGGGTTTAAAACGGCATGTGGATTACCTGATTTAAGAATATTTTTCGTGGAAGCAACAACTGGCTCTGGAATAGTTAATAGAATTAAACTATGGCATCCCACACCATTAACGGCCACACAAAAAACTAATGTGAAGACGGCCTATCAAAATCTCTGGATTGGATAATGGTTCTTAGACATGAAATAAACTTATTGAATGGTACTACCAGTAGTCTTTCCGCTTCTAATGTACGTACAACAGAGTTGTATAGTTTTAGTAGCAGCAAGTATTCAGGGTCAATAAGTGTTTATTTGGAAGTACTTGCTACCAACTCAGACTCAACCAATAAAAAGGTATATATTGCTGATGGTGTAGGGAATTCCACGAATTCTGTTATCATTAGTGCCGGAACTTCTACCTATACTTTATTCAGACAATCCGTAACAACTAGTACTGTTGAGGTGTATGACCGACTTATGTTGGATACTACCACATCTAACGGTCAATTAAGTATTAAGGCGGCAAGGCTTATTATAATTCAAGACACCGGAACTGATATATTAACAGCTTCGGAGACTCAAATTGAAATTGGAAACCGGGAAACGGGAAAAACCAATACCACATCTGCACCGCTTAATAACCCTAAATATTGGAAATATGATAGTTCCGTTTGGGATGGGAGTTCAACCTTTTATGCTGCCGTTGCTTATGTTATTTCCAGTAACATGACTTCTGTAACCATTACGTTACAGGAAGATAACGGTAGTTTGAGTAGTTGGACTGACAAAGTAACCATTGTAGCCGGGGGAGTGGCCACTTCAACTACAAAGGTAAAGGTTGGATTTACACCAACCAATGGAAGAACCTATCGTATTGCAGCATTAATAGGTAACAACATGTTTACCTACGATATTTACTGTGCCAATATTATTGTAGACCAAACTTTAAGTGGTGACAATTTCAATGCTGTAACTGATAATACTGTACAATCTTTGTTTATAGGTGGTAAAACAGGATTAGCACAAAGTTTTACAGGTAATGGTGCAACCCTTACATCTGCTGCTTTTATGTTGTCCAGAAATGGTACACCAACTGGAAATATCACAGCAAAATTATATCCACATAGTGGTACATTTGGTACATCATCAGTTCCGGGTTCACCGTTAATAATTGCTTCCACAAGCATAGATGTTTCAACAATTTCTACCACCCCAAAAGTTTATGTATTTAATTTTTCAGGAAGTACAACTCTTACAAACGGTACAAACTATTGTATTGCTTTAGATTGTGTGGTTGGAAATTCTAGTAATTTTATTAATGTTTATAGAAATGGTTCTGATGTAACAAGTGGTAATGAATCTTATTTTAATACTGGTTGGAATGCCAATTCAACAAATGATGTAATGTATTGGATTAATCCAGTCGAAATTACCAAACTGCAAGAACAATATTTGGTTGCCAATACTCTTATACCAAGCGGAACAGGGTTGCAAAACTTCCTTACCAAATGGGATGATACTGAATGGAGCGGTGTAACCAATACCTATTTACACCAAGCGGAATGTAGTGTGATTGGAACATCAGTGGTGGAATTGGATACCGCAAGCGGAACGCAAATTTCAGGTTCACAATTGTCAATGACAAGCAGTGTTGTGGTATCAAGTGGAATGACCATGCCCACAGCCCAAAATTTGGATGTAAAGGCCACCACCAACAACGTTAACATCTACGCTTCAAGGATTTTGGCCAATGTTCAAAAAGACACCACCCCGGCTGTTACCCCCACACCTACACCCACTACAACTGCCACACCAACGATTACTCCCACCATATCCCAAACCGCTACCAATACCCCAACCAGTACTCCTACCAGTTCTGTTACCCCCACCAAAACTCCAACCGCTACCAATACACCCACAAATACTGTTACTCCAACCCTGACACCTACCAATACTGCCACGGCCACAAATACGCCAACAAGTACCCTCACACCTACCAAAACAGCTACAAGCACTTCCACAAATACACCAACCAATACACCTACAAGTAGTGTTACACCTACAAACACCGGAACATCCACTCAGACACCGACTCTCACACCGAGTTCGGGAAGTTATGTGGTAGAAGAAACTTGGCAATTGGCGTTTACCAACCAGTTCATCAGTTCTGGCAATACTTCTGGATGGCAAGGATTACCATCTAATGGTACAGATATTACAACTGCAAGTGGATACACAAGAAATTTCTTGAGGGATATTAATGATGCATCAACTTCTATTGGATTTAAGACCCTTAACCCATTTGATGGTGCTGATGGTTCATCCCCCTCAAGCGGAAATGGAACAAGCGTTTTCCCCGATATCATTGTTCAACAGGAATGGGTAACAGATGCCACTACCCCTTCCTCATTTAAGATAACCGGGCTTAATACATCCAAATATTACCAAATCGGATTTTTATCCAATAACCAAAGCTTCTACGGTACGGTAATGACGTTTACTGTCAACGGTACAACAACATCAAGCGTTACATCGGGCAACAACTATGGGGATAATACAGGAAATGCCTATGACGATGCTGCTCTAAGATGGGTGAATGATATTCAACCCAATGGTAACGGTGACATCTTTGTATATTGTAATGTTACGTCAGGTTCACAAGGTGCTATCAATGCTATGATTATTCAGCAGTCCAATACAACTAAAATCGCTCCTTCACCTACACCTACTGCCACTGCTACAGCCACACCTACATTGACACCTTCCAACACACCGACCAAGACGGCCACATCTACCGCTACAGCCACTCCAACTCAAACAAACACTCCAACGAATACACCAACCTCTACGCTCACACCAACCAATACACCTACTTCAACCAATACACCCACTAGGACATCTACACCAACGAATACACCAACCTCTACGCTCACACCAACCAATACCGTAACACCAAGTAATACTCCCACCACAACTAATACACCAACAAAAACGACCACAGCAACCAATACCCCAACAAGTACGGTTACACCAAGCATTACCCCATCTAATACAGTCACATCCACAAGTACCTCCACCCCCACTAATACACCAACAGCAAGTTTGACCCCAACACGGACTGCTACATCAACTAATACTCCTACAAATACAGTAACGCCTACCAATACACCTACCGCTTCCGTAACCCCCACGAACACACCTACAAGTACGCCCACTCAAACTTTAACACCCTCAACTACACCAACCAATACACCTACATCGACATTAACATCTACAGTAACACCGACTAATACTGTGACACCAACCAATACACCTACTCGAACATCGACAAGCACAGTTACCCCATCATCCACGGCCACTAATACGCCAACCAGTACTTCAACAAATACAGCAACGCCAACCAAAACTCCAACCAATACCCCTACAAACACATTGACTTCGACACCAACAAGTACCCCTACTCAGACGGTCACACCAAGTTCTATTCTTAATAGCGGCTTTACTTTTACAGTTAAAGTAAATTGTATTCAATTAACCCAAACTCCTACAGCAACAGCTACACCAACTGTTACACCCTCTCAAACTCCTGCCCCTGACATTCAACAATCGAACTCGCCTACGCAAACACCCACTGCTACCCCAACAAGTAGTATAACACCAACAAAGACTGCAACATCAACTTCCACACCAACACCTACATTGACCCCAACGAATACACCTACGCAAACATCAACTTCTACAGTCACTCCAACGAATACACCAACCAATACAAGCACCTCTACACCTACCAGTAGTGTCACACCAACCAAGACGGCTACATCTACCAGTACACCTACCAATACTCCAACGACATCCATCACCCCAACTAATACACCTACAACTACAGTGACACCAACTGTAACACCCACTAATGGATTTGACCCAACGTCCATTGCCAATTTAGGTTCTTGGTATAAGAGTGATGCCGGGGTTACAACTTCGGGTAGTAATGTGACACAATGGGTTGACCAAACGGCTAATGCCATTCCACTAACTGGTACATCCGCACAACCTACTTACGTATCGTCGGGTGGTACTAATGGATATCCATATATAAAATTTGTTAGTTCTAGTACACAAGGTCTGAGGGCCACAACTGACATTTTCCCTTCTTATACAGGAGCAAGTTTAACCATATTTTACGTTGGTACTTCCGTAATGGGTTATGGGGAAGATTATAACACACTTCCAAATCCGGGTTCACCAATAAATGGATGGAATTTAGCCTTAAACAGCCCAACAAGTAAAACATTTTCTATTGCAACTACTACGGGTAATGCGCTTGGGCAAAGTGAAGCCGGGAATGCTATGTATACAGGTGCGGCCATGTCTTCACTGCCTTCTGTGTTTTCGTTTACATGGAATTCAGCTAATAAAGTTGGTATAGGATATGAAAATGGAATATTTTCAGGAAGCGGTACAACCACATATAATATTTTAAGAGCCTCACAAATAAAAATGACTGTTGGATATAATGGAACTTCTACAAGTACTGCCAATTTTTTGTCAGGAGAAATGTATGAAATTCTTGCTTATACAAGACAACTTACCACTACAGAAAGACAAAATGTTGAGAATTATTTATACAACAAATATATTGTTCCAAATCCAAATATTACACCAACTCAAACGCTTACTCCAACAGCTACAAATACACCGACAAGGAGTAACACACCTACCACCACCAAAACCGCTACTATCACTCCAACAAATACACCAACTACTACACCTACCAATACACCAACTACAAGTGTTACGCCAACCAACACACCAACTACTACACCTACCAGTACGCTTACCCCTACTAATAGTGTGACACCCACTAATACGCCGACCCCAAGTTCTACACCGCCTGTATCAAATTTTTATAGTTACAGCAGGACAATAACTTCCGGGGGGACAATTAATGTGTCGGGTAAAGATTTTACAAATACGCAAGGCGATGAAGTAGATACCATAATATTCCTTCCATTTACATTTAATTTTTATGGAAAACCATTTAATAGTTTAAATGCAAATAGTAATGGTTTACTTACATTTGATGGAGGAGATACCGTATACAACAACTCAGACTTACCAAGCACTCTTGCAAAGACAGCCATGATACCCTTATGGGACGACATTACAACTAGTGGTAATGATTCTTTTGGCGGCACACTTACATCTTGTGGAATTTATACTGGTACAACCGGAACTGCTCCGAATCGAGTTGTATATATTGAATACAGGGGAACTTTTTTAAATAGTGGAAATAAGATACATTTTGAGGTACGTTTACATGAAACATCTAATCAATTTGAATTTGTTTATTCAAATACTATTTTGAACGACACATCTTCAGCCACCATTGGTATACAAAATTATGACGCCCAACTGGATAGGGTTATAGATTTTGACAAAGTATGTTTTAATACTCCAAACGCTGTAACAACCGGAACAACAATTAGCTATAGTGTCTTAAATCCGGCAACACCCACCCCAACTCCTTCTGTTACTCCTTCCACCACCCCTTCACATACAATTGGGGCATCACCAACCCGCACTCCAACGCTTTCTCCAAGCGTGGGTGAGGATACGGGTATGAAAATGTATACCTATAGTTATAGTGTAGCAACAGGTGGAACAATCACCAGTGGTATAACAAACCTTTTCATCACAGGAAATGAAACGTTATTTTCGGATATTGACCTTCCGTTTAATTTTTATTATTACGGAAAAGAATATAGTGCCTATTCGATGGATTCAAACTGTGTAATTTATTTTAGAGGATTTGACCCATGGGCTAGAAATGAACCGCTTCCCCTAAACAATTATGGAGACCAACTTTACCCCTTGTGGGATGATTTGCGAACCGATGGGACAACCACCATTTATGGTGTTGCGGGAACACCGTGTGGAATATATTATAGTACCACAGGAACAGCCCCCAACCGAGTATACAATATCGAGTGTAGGGCAAGGCGGTTTGTAGATAACAGCCCGGCCCACTTTGAAGTTCGTCTTTACGAAGGGTCAAATAAAATTGAATATGTATACATGGATGTGAATACGGACTCTGCAACCATTGGTTTACAAAATGGTGTTGTTAATCAGAGCAGTAATTTTTCTTCTGCATATATTTTTGATTCAATACAATTTTCATACAACACCCCTAATGCAGTTTCTTCAGGTTCAGTCATCACATGGGAAGTGGTAGGCCCAATTGCACCCACCGCTACCCCAACCTACACTCCTACACCAACGGTCACACCAACCATTTCAAGGTCAATCGGTAGCCAAATAAACGGTTATAGCCTAACCGTTACCACAGGAGTTACATATACAAATGCTACGGTGGATTATGAACACCACTATGACATTGTGGTTAGAAGTATTCCGCTACCGTTTTCATTTAAGTATTATGAAGGTACGTACACGTCAGTTAACGTCTCACCCAATGGTCTGATAGATTTTGATAGTAGAATACAACTTGATGGTGCGAATTCAGCCCTTCCTATAAATCTTACCCACAGACTATTATATCCGCTTTGGGATGAGTTAACTACAGAATTTACGGGTACTACGATTTCTGTTGATACTATCGGAACTGCACCCAATCGACAATTTATAATTGAATGGAGGGCCTCGCCTTCTCCTTCACAAACACCTATAATGAATTTTCAGGTAGCACTGCACGAAGACGGCACATTTGATTTTATATATGGGCCAAATGTTGATAGCTCTTCTGCTACTATTGGTATTCAAAATGGTTTATATAACTATATGCAGTATGCGTTGAATTCAGCAGGAGCAGTAAGCGCAGGGTACAAATTAACGTATTCACCTACCTTGATTCCACAGTCTCCTACCCCAACCCCTACACTATCTGCAAGTGCTACCGTTACCGCAACTCCAACCAATACGCCGACCAATACGGTAACACCAACCCAATCCGGGCCTACCTTTACATTTACCAAAAACTTCTCCTTCAACACCAGTGCGGAGTCGTGGACATTTACCAATACAGGTGCAAACGCCATCACTGCATCGAGGGACACTACCTCCGGGTCAGACTCCACCAACGATACCAACTCCGGGGACGGTACGCTTCAATCGGTTATGTCGGGCAGAAACAACACCAACACTGGTGGTTATTGGGTATGGCAGGGAACATACGAAGACCTTGGTTTGACTGCGGGTTCAAAAATCATCCGGGTTGACCTTGACTATGATTGGATGTGTTCCACTTACAACACTGGTAACAACACATCCACTAGGGGACAGGCTGAACTTTGGACAGGTGCGGGTACAAGTCTAAGTGGTACGTTTAGCAACTCTGCAACCTTTAGTTCCACCACCTCATGGGCCACCGTGAATGGTTCGGCTGTTTCTGTAACTCACAACAGCAATCAAACAATTCAGCTTAGAATTTATGCTGCCCCCAAAACTGGAAATAGCTCATCAGCCAATGTTACCCTTAGATACGATTGGGTGACAGTTACCGTCACATACCAATAATTCCCAACTCTTTCTTTATTGAATTGTAACGTGCATATTTATGAATATGAATTACATCATATCACCTGAAAACACTCCGGCTTCAGCCACCACCCTCAACTTCGTGGTGTATTTGGAAAAGGACTTTGATGATATCGGTTTTTATACCGTAACAGACGGTGATATCTTACAAGAGAAGAACAAATGTAATTTCACCTATACTGCTTCCGGGAAGGTCGTCACCCTTTTTAATTCAAGTGACAAGAACTCTTTCGTGGAGCTAAAAGACGTAATCTATAAAATTTATTGGGGAGACGGTAGCTCAGAACTGGTAGCCATTGAACAGAGCATTAGCCACACTTATTCCACCACCGGGAAGTATGAACTTACCCTGAAGCTGGAAACCCCATGGACGGATAGTGTCAAAAAAACAATTGAAGTTGGTGGTGACGCTACCATCACCAATCCATTTGGAACGCTTAGTATAAAAGTTCCCTATTCGGACGCCACCTTTGAACAAGATTTTATTTCCCTCCACGATGCCGTAGAAGAACAACTGGAACAGGATGATGTATTCGTCTCAGGCTTTACCAAAACTAGACTTTCCGAACTACTCAAGTATGGTCAGAAAAAGGTGGTGGAAGGGCTGGATTCCAACGGTAACGGTGTGTTGGTGGGTGGTATTACAGATGGTTATACGGCATATACTATTGATAACATCTTTTATACCGATTTTCCCGATGGACTAACCTATTTCCACAACAACGTGGGGGACAACCCCCTGCAACTGCTTTTCCAACTCATTACCAAGGACGATGGCCTCATGGGGGTGGTGGAAGACATTACCGTTCAATCAGATGTGTACGTGGAGCGGGGAACAATTTCGGTCTTTGAACACAACCTACGACTTTGCGAGGTGGATTCAGTAGGTGAGATAGAAGTATATGGTAACAAATATTTCAATGTTAAAAGGACAGTATAAACTATTTATTTAAAAACTAGAAAATGATTGGGTCGTATGGAATAAAAAGGGCTGCGGATGTTTCTCCTGAAGACGTGGAAATCATCATGCATTATGTCAAATCGAGGGATGCTAATGAACAAGTGACAATGAAAAAATTGGTTTCCACCGATATTATTACACCCCTGTATCACAATGCGCAAACGGGTGGAAATGAAAACGTGGAACTTTTAGGAGGGCTATACAATTTAAAATTGGATTCCTCTGAGTTTTCGGCCATGGGCTTATACACCCTTTACCTACGTCCTACCCAAATCCGTACTTCTATTGCGGATTGTGGTGTACTGGCCTCCCTACCGTCCATCCGGGGGGTGGTCATTGACATTTCCAACGTACCTTCCAAATACCGCAACAATTTTATCAATAACGGACTTGTAGGCTACCGGGTAGAGTATTTAAACAACGATGGGTCAAAAATACCCAACCTGTTTCGTATCATCACCTCCTGCTTTTATTGTGAACCAGTGGTATCCAATTTGACCAATACGAACCAAAAAGCCATTCGTTACCGCTATGTGGAATCCCAATCCAACTTGGTGTTTTGTACGCTGACCCCCTCTTCTGCTCCCTCCAATAAACCCAACGCCATTCCCTTTATTGGACAGCCCAATCAAAACATCATTGTATCCAATACGTTTTTCAATCCAGTGGTGATTGAAGTAGAGATGGTTGAACACGACTTTCAAACACTTGCCTACGCTTTGTACGGCAACCAAACAAAATCCATGGAAGACGGTATTTACACCATTTATGACAAGGATAAAAATATTTATAAACAGTTCAACCTCTTTGAAATTAAAGACGAGATTAATAATAAACTCTTTGAAGTACGGGAAGACCGAGGTGATAACATTGACACTTCAAAAGGATTTGATGATATTATTTCTACATAATGGCGAAAAAGAAGATAAAATGTCCTCCTACACCGGGTAGCGGTACAGGGACGTTCTCAGACAATTTAGTTGGTAATCAGATAACCACCGGGTCTCCACAAATGACACAAGAAAATTTCTTGTTCAATAGTGTAACCCCGGAAAAGGACGACAGACATTTCATCACCACCGATTTCTCCAAACCCATTTCCTTAGACGACCTTGACCCTATCAAAGTACAGGAAGTCCAACAAAAAAGGAATGCGTCACTTGTTACCTTTAATAAGGATAAAAGCGATGCTTCCTATGTTTCTCTGTTTGGCTCACTCAAGGAACGTTTGCGGGTGGGTATTGAACATATTATCAAAACCTTTCCGGCAGCAATGGTGGTATCCAAGGACATTGCCTCCAACTTGAGTGGGATTACCGCTTCCGGGGTAACGTATGATGCCACCCTGAAACGCACCCGGTTTTCTGTGCCACAGTCAGCCTTAAAAAATGACTTTGATATTGAATACAGCAGCATGGGTGCAATCCTACCCACCGATGAGGCGTTTTCAGAACTGCGCAACTTCACCAAAACCTATTCTCGCTATGCTGTGGAAGTGTCCGGCGTATCTTATAATATTTTAAATTATACACCCCCCACTACAGCTACCGCACCCCTCGTCCTGACCGTAGAGGGACGGCCCTTTATTTCCGGCTCAAGCCAAAACTTTTTAATCAAACCCCAATACCAATTAATTGAGGATTATTTCTTCAACCTTGATGTGGTGGAAAACATTCTTTTGAACCGGGAAGCACACCCCATTTACCAAACTTCCTTTAAAGTACCAAAGGAGATGGAAACCGGGACGTTCTTTGAAATTGAAACAGCCACATGGAATGTGGTGGATGGGTATAACTTGGATATTAAGACAAGCCAGTATACCACCTACATTAACAAGATTAATGAAATTGCAGAGGCCATTGATGAATACAAATCCAATTTAATTACCCGGTTTTTAATTACCTCTTCCTTACAGGAGTTTGATACCCCGGAGTTCAAGGTGGACAGCATTTTAAAGGTCTATGGGCATGAGTTTGACAATATCAAAAATTTTATTGACAACATTGCCTACATGCGGAACGTGACCTATGACAAAATCAACAATGTTCCCGACCTTTTGCTCAAAAATCTTTGTGACACCCTTGGATTGGAAAGCATCACTCACTACACCGAAGAAGAACTTAATAAATTGCTTTATAAGACCAAGGATTCCTCCCTAGCCGGGGAAGCCAAGGCGAAATCCATTGCCGAAGCCGATGTGGAACTCTACCGCCGACTCTTGGTTAATGTGGCTCATTTGTTTAAAGCCAAGGGAACACGCAAACCCATTGAATTTTTAATGAAGTTCATTGGCGCACCCGAAAGTCTTTATGAATTCAACGAACACGTTTATATGGTGACTGCCCCGTTGAATATGGAATATGTCAACCAACGCCTAGATGAAGTCTTAAAAGACAGCACCTACACCCAAACCACCGTAGCATTCAGTAACGGGTTATACAACGTGACCCAAAAGCAAGTGGCCCATAGTTACGAGCGAGAAGATTTTCCCATCGACGAGCAAGGTTATCCCACCAAGGCTACCTTTAATTCGGAGTATTATTTCCAAAAAGGAGCGGGTTGGTTTGAGCGCACCACCGAACACAAAGGCGAAGAAGTGCTTGACCTGACCAAATCGGTATTGACAGGCTCAACCAAAGTAATTAAAACACGCCTCAAGGAATTCACCTACGGTCAACCCTATCTGGATAGACTGAGAAGGTTTCCTTTATTGAACTTTGGTTTTGACTTGAACAAGAAGGTGGACAATAAAAAATCCACCACCATTGAGGATTGGGAAGATGCCAAGTTGACGCTGAATGTAAAAAACATTGACCTATACCTGTCGTCAGCCAAAGCCATCGCCTTTGATGTATGGCGGCAGTCCAACATTCACAATGTTGGTTTTGGAAATTTAACCACCACCAGTGGAATTACCTTTGCTGAATTTGCCAACCAAGTTATTAGTGAAGGCATCCGGGACATCAACAAAATCAAATACATAAAAAAGTATTTGGACTTGTACAACATTTACAAGCAATATGTGAGCTATGTGGGGGAGACCAGTGCCTATACCTATCAAAAACTGGAAGGCTACATCAAATCCATTTCCCCGTTTTGGATTCGGCTTGTAGAGCAGTTCATCCCGGCCACCACTTTGTGGTCAGGAGGCAACCGTACCGAAAACTCTATCTTCCATCGCAACAAGTTTCGCTACAAGGATACCTGTAAGGTGAAAGAATTTATACAAAACTTGTTCCCCGAAACCTTTGCAAGCGTGGTTGAAGACGAGGTGGCCCTTACCATAAAAGAACACCCAAGGGGATTGTGTATTCTTTCCGGTCTGACCGTTCAGCCCTTATTGGATTTGGGAACGAGTGAATATTTGGGGAGCGGGGCAACATTGAATTTGTTTTCCGGCTATACCAAGCCCGATGCCTGTGGTTTTTTACCAAGCTATGGCTCTGGATTGCCCCTGTATTGTAATTACACCACCTACATGTCTTTTGATGACAGCACGTTTGAAAGCGGGTGGTTGAATGAAATTGAGGCGTTGATTAACAAAATCAACACCGAAGAAACTGTTCCGGGGTGCGGCTTTACAGGGACAACCTATATTGAAAATACCTTGTTGTTCAATACCGTTGAATTCGGGACTACGGGTTCAACCCTATCGGGGGTTACTTTGTGCGTTGACCCAAGGTCGGTACAACAAAAAAAGAAGTTGGATTACGAGATTTATTCTGTAAGCGGTGTAACCAAGATTCGTTTTAAAACATACAAGTATGGTTATACCGATTGTTCGGCCTCCGATGTGGCTTTGGGATTTGTTGTCCACAAGGATACTGCTTGCCATGATTGCAACCTTTTTGCGGTTCTTTCCGGGGCAACGCCCATGACGGACTGTTCCGTTCCACAAGACTTGCTTTTAAGAATTTATAATGGTACGCCATTTGAAACTGGCGACCCATACCGATTGTATGTAAACTGTGATGATATTGCCAATTACAGTGGATTTACCTATGGTACAACGGGGAATTGTGATGAATTTGTACTCTATCAGGTTGACCCCAACGTGTCGTGGGAAATGCTCATTGGCGATGCGGCCAATTGTCAAACCAAATTGCGGTTCTTGGGAATGGAAACCGATTGTACGGTACACCCCACACCTACGCCAACCCGTACTTTGACCCCAACCAAGACCGCTTCCCCAACTCCGGCAGTTACATCTTCTTCCACACCAACACTTACGCCTACTACAACCGTTACCAATACGCCAAGTAAAAGCGTTACACAAACAAGAACACCAAATGCGACCCCGACCAATACACCAACCAACTCTGTTTCGCCAACGGTTACTCCCACCAATACACCATCGCCAACAGCAAGCCTAACCCCAACTAATACCTTAACGCCTACGAAAACCCCTAGCCATACCCCGACCCAAACAGTGACTTCTTCTCATACACCTACCAATAGTGTAACCCCGACCAATACAATGACGGCCTCGGTGACACCAGTGGTGAGTTCCACTCCTTCCGTTACACCCACTAAAAGTATTACGCCTACAAGAACGGTTACTGGTTCTAACACACCCACTCCGTCCATTTCTATTTCAGCCTCACCCGGAGCAAGTGCTACACCCACGCCCTCGGTGACACCCACTAAATCACTGACACCATCTATTACCCCTTCGGCTGCACCCGAAGCGGGACAAACTTCACAAATCATTGTGACTTTTGATGGTAATCCAACTTCCGCAGAAGCTAGTTTTGCTGATTTGAAATACGACAAGGACGGTGTATTTAACTTGGAGATGGATGACCGTCAGGCCAATTTCTTAAACATCTTAGCCTATTTAAACGGAGGCGTTGCACCAATTGATGGACAGAATTATGGTGGTAAGACCTTTACCGATGGTGCAGGGAACGCTGTGAAATACCGAGCCGCCGTTGCCGTGAATGCCCACAGTAATTTTAACGATGGGGAATTAAACGACCCAAGTCATTTGACCACCGCCAATTTACAATCACTTCTTTCCGTTGATTTTATGTTGGAAAACCATGGCTACTACCACAATATGGATGGGTATTATACAACCAATGGATTTACCCAATATGATAACATCAACGAAAACACCAAATACATTTGGGATTTGACCGGGTTTTTGTCAAGGGTTTGGATTACCCCCAACAACGACACAGGTTACAACCCCTTGGTTGAGCAGTTAGGGTATTTGGCCTCTACGTCTCAAAGTGTGACCGATGGCTATACCTCCTTCCCTCCCAACATGTTTACCGACCACATTGCAGATTTGTCGGGGGTTACAGCCGACTACAGTGTGTTTTTAAGGGACTTTACCGACCAGTGGAATGACACAACTACGGTGGATGATTTGAAAAGTAAAATCACCACCCTTGCCAACACCTCCAATGCTACTCGTCACAGACTTTATAGGGTAGGAACACACGATGTTAGCACAGATTGGAGTGCGTTTAAATCCTTTATCGACCATATTGGCACAGTCGGTAACGACAAAATTTGGGTAACGACCCTTCAGGAGATGTTGGAATACTTTGAAATGAAAAAGCATTTGGTGATGACCTACAATGTGGTAGGCAATCAAATGTTTATCAACCTTGATTATTCCAATGTTCCGGTGAACAACAGATTCCGGGACATCACCATAAAGGTGACTTCTGATGTTACCGTTAACAATTACATTATCAGTGGTTCAGGACACGATTCGGCCACAAGCAGCACAACCAATAAGTTAATCAACCTGTTTAAAAAACAAACCCTTGCTCCCGACCCATCGGAAGCAACTGCCCCAACCTTCAACAGCCAAGTGCCGTTGGTGTTGGACAACTTTTATCAGGACAACAGCGAAACCAATAGTCCCATTACCCTTATCGATGGGGACTTGACCGAACCCTTCCTTCCGGCTTGGACGCTGATTTATGAACCACATGAGGTGTCGGTGGACTTGAAGGACTACAACGCTATTGTTCGAAAGGTAAGAATTTACGACAGGCAAGGGCCAAACAACCAAGACACCAAAGTTATTTTGGTTCGTAAAGATAGTGGAGCAGAACTTGAGATTGGAACGTTTACTGGCAATGGGTGGGAAACATGGGTGGAATATACACCGTCTGATTTCTTTATTGCCGACAAGCTGATTTTACGTGGCCCATCTGACCAAAGCTACGGGACGGAGCTACAAATTATTGCCGACTATCTGCCCTACACCGAACCCACTTATTCAAGACCACTTAAACCACTTAAAAACTTCTTGGGGGTAAACGCCCACTGGTGGAACTTCTCTTACAACACCGGGGATGTACGGTTGCGCCAAGAGGTGCTGGATGCTGTTTTGGACTTGGGTATCACCTCGATTAGAAACTATGGTAACGCCGCCGAATACCAACCCTTGATTGACCAATGGGCCTTCAACCCGGTTCGCCAAGGATGGTATGAAGAAGATGCAGCCTCTTATTTTAAAAATCACGGCATCATCTACTGGTCAGTACTGCAAGGTCAGTTTGACCATGTAAAAGCCTCTTGGGATGTGGCCGATGAAGGAAATGTGGTTTATGGTACGGTAACAAACTACACCAACTACGGTTCTTGGGGCGCATTGAACATTACCACCACCTCCAATGTAGGGGGCGGTAGCTATTCTCACTGGATTATCACCTTGGAGGACGCTCCGCAAAGTGGACACACGCTGAGTGAATATACAACAAGGTCGGATTCTTACAATACCATTCCCACAACGCATCCGGCTTCCATGGGCTTTGCCGTGGCTGGCAACCTACCTTACATCGTAGGTCAACACGTCAAGGTTTCCAAGTCTCAAGCGTCACAACTGAACATCTATTGGGACGACAACAACCAAAGAGACCAAGTGTCCACCTACCAAGAGTTGGGTAAAGCGGCGTTTGTCTTTGCTTCCAGAAAGGGTACAAACCCGAACGCCCCATCCTACGCTACATGGTCTCATGCCGATTATGGACAATGGTGGATACCAAGAAACGAACCACTTATTGCCACCAATACGGCTGACCTGTTTGAAGGCATGAACGAACCCAATGCTTATTGGGCTGGAATAGATGATTTCTTAAAGGGCCAGTACTTAGCAGCCGCATGGTCAATGATGTACGATGGTCACAAAGGATTATACCCCAACTGTGGTGTAAAGAATGCTGACCCGAATTTCAAAATGTCTATTTCAGGTCTTGCTACTACAGAAACCGACCTGTTAAGGGGTTGTTATGAATGGGCCAGAAGAAACCGGGGTCTTAACCCGGACGGTACAGTGGATTTGCCCTTTGATATCATCCAATACCACAACTATTCCTATACGGGTGGAAGCAACCAATATGCAGGAGGAACAAATGCGGGTCTACCACCTGAAGCTTCCAATATGATGAGTGCCATTACCGATATGTTGCACTATTCCAACAAGTATGCAGCCGGAAAAGAAGTGTGGGTTGGAGAATGGGGCATCGACATCAACCCGGATTCACCAATGAACGCTCCGGCCTACAGCACCTACAGCGCAGAACAATGCCGGGGTAATTGGGCGATGCGTACCATTTTGGAATTTGCAGCCCACGGCCTAGACAGGTCGCAGTGGTTCAGACTGTTTACCGATGCCAATGGCGACAACGACCCCACACAGTTTGCGTCTATGTCCCTGTTGAAAGAAGTCACTACAACCAACATACAAAGGCGAATTGTGGGTGATTATTGGGCACAGCTTGGTGGGGAATTTGGAGACTACAAGTTTGTGGAGCGCATCAACAATGAAAACCCAAGGGTGTTGAAATTTTCGGATGGCACGAACGATATGTATGCGATTTGGGCCGTAGAAACCATCACCCCCAATGCCGGGGCACGTCCTACCTTTACCGAAAATACTGGAACATATAACCTGTATTTAAACAACGGGACACAGGTGAGCATCCGGCAGTTTGTGGATGGTAGCAGCTTTATGAGTTCCGACTTTACTGGTGTGACCAACGGTTACTTGTCCATCCCCTATAGTGCCAAACCTGTCATTGTCCAAGTGCTTTCCTACGGCAATACTACCCCAACGCCAACGCCAACGCCATCAATTACCAAGACCAATACGCCGACTCCGACAGCTACCTTTACGGGTTCAACCCCTACACCGACCCCAACCAATACACCAACCATCTCTATTACACCAAGTGTGACGCCTTCTGCGGGAGCTACCCAATTTGCGGGTAGACAAAAAATTGACACCTTTGCGGTGGATGGAGTAGGTGGAACAGCACCGGGCCTAACATGGTTGCCCACTTCGTATGATACCGATGGGCCAAGTTCCTCATATCCCCTCATCATCTTCTTGCATGGTATGGAGGAATCACAGGAAAATGGCGATGCGTCAATTCTTAACAACACAGGTCTGCCCATGTTGATTGCCAATGGTTTTGATGTGGAGGCCGCACACCCGGTTAGCGGAACAACCTTTAAATTTATTGTATGTTCTCCGCAACACCCATGGTTCTCGTATGGCTATCCCGAACTGGAATACATCCTCAACGATATCAAATCCAAATACCGGGTGGATGCTTCAAGAGTTTATGTAACAGGTCTGTCTTCGGGCGCACAAGGCTCTGTAAGTTCTGTGACCAACACCGAAAGCTTTGCCGAGCAGATTGCAGCTATTGTGCCAATGTCCTTGTCAGGGTACAACACACAACAAGAAAAAGACAATGTTTACCTCATTGGTGGCACGTACCATGTGGGCACATGGGCCATTCAGGGAACACTGGATGGATGGTATGTGCATTCACAATACTTGGTCAACACCATCAACAATGCGTTCCCCGCACCAACCGAACCCGCTATTCTTACCGGAATACCAAATGTGGGTCACTCCTCATTGGTTTGGAACACGGCGTATGACCCATCGTGGAAGAACAACGCAAATAATCAGGTCGGCTTGAGTATCTATGAATGGATGCTACTTCACAAGCGTTAATATTTATAGAATATGGCAAGCTACTGTTATCCAATCCAAGAAGTTTTATCGGTTTATGATTTGGGGTTTGAAGCGAATTCCTATGTGGCAAAGATTCTCAATCCTGCATTAGAAAACACGCTTCATGCCGGAAACTTTAGCTCCTTTACAGAAGGAGTAGACTACGTATTTGTACACCCAAGCACCTTGGTTGAAGATGATTTGATTTTGGGGGCAGAGGGTGATGGAAGTACGATTGTCAACTTCTGTAACGATGATGTTACCACTAGCAATTGGGTTTATAAGTTCTTCACGGTAAAGGAAGTTAGTTGTCTGTACTCCAATAAGGCGATTGTGGTAAACGGAGAATATACCTTCATTCCCACACAGGATGTATTTGTGGATGCAACTACGGAATACAAGTGGAAAAAGGCGTATGAAATTACCCTTAACGACAAGCTGTTGGATATTAACGGAAGTGCGGTAAACGTAACCACAACACAGTTTGATATTTGTACCGATAGGTTGTACTGGAACATCCAAGTCAAGGAAAGAACCAGTAAGCGGATTGCGTTGTACAACGGGATAAGTGATTTGGTGGTAGCCTCGGTGGACAACTACATCCAACACTATGTTCCACCCACACCCACACCCACTCCAACACCATCGCTTACAGCCGCAGCTACCGCTACACCCACCCCAACTCCAACACTTACTCCGACCATTAGCAATAGTATACCATTTACGCCTACACCATCTATTAGTGTTTCTGTTTCGAAAACAGCCGGGGTCTCCTCAACACCTACCCTTACTCCCACTGCAACCCCAACGGTGACACCCACGCAAAGTCCTACACCAATTGTAGGGAATGGTTGTTTTAGCTATGAAGTATATAACAATTTAAACATTACACAAACCTATTCTTATACAGATTGTAGTGGTGTAATCCAAGAAGCCTCCATCAATAGTTTTCAAACAGCGCAATTCTGTTCAAACGAATCGAATCTTGAAGGTAATAGCGGAGGTGGATTGGTGTTTACGTTCTTGGGAATTTGTGGAGATGCGAATACTGCCAATCTTAGTGTTGCTAAAGATGTCAGTGGAGACGATGTGATGGTATATATTAATGGGGTTGCATATCATTGTCCAAGTGGTAACGACAGTTGTTCCTTTGATGGGGTATTACAGAAAAACACCGCTTACAGTGTGGAAGTTGTAGTAACACCATGGAATAGAAGCGATGCGCCAATTTCAATAATCGATGGTAATAGTAATGTTGTACAAAGTTGTGCTGCTTGTCAAGCATTAAACGCAGATGGAGTCAATACAAATATAGGTGGAATCTATATAGAAGTAGGAATTTAATATTTATAAGAAATGACAGATTATGTAGTAACAGGGATTACGCAAGTTAATATATTCAGGGTATACACTGGCACTACGCCGTTCAATACGGTGTATTACAATACTTATCCTGCCAACACTTCCTACATTACACTGTATAATCTACCCAACAACTACACGATGTATGTGGTGTTGGAAGATACTATTACCAATTTCAGAACCACCAAATATGTACGAACGGCTTCGGCTTATTGTGGTGATACGTGTTATGGAACGTTCTTTCTGGATGTCACCTATCCCATCACCCCAACACCTTCCATTACCCCCTCCGTTACACCAACCATCTCATTGACCCCTTCCATCAGCGTCTCGCTCACACCGAGTCCTACAATGAAAGTGGCCTTGTCACCAACACCCACCATAACCCCTACGGTGTCGTTGAGTAAGACCCCGGCTGCAACGCCAACCCCAACACCCACGCCAAGCGTAACAATTAATTGTGGGTATTATGAAGTTTCGTTTGCCTACGACTTTACTTTTAATGTGGCTTTGTTAGATTTGTTGGAATTTACCTACTTGGATTGCGATACAGGTGCATACAAAACCCTGTTCATTGACAATGGTTCATCGCTCAATGTATGTATGGTGGAACAAAATGGTATACCCATCTATTCCATCCCACAAGGGTACGCACAGTACGTTACCATAAACCGTGTTTCCTACTGTGGCTCTTAATATTTATAAACTACATGTATAATCTCATTGTTACTTACTCAGGCGCATCTACCCCCTACGATATCTATACGGGTACAACCACCACCTTTGCGGATGCAACTCTTGTGCTTACCAACGTAACCACCTACCCGGTTATCCTTGGAGAGTTCGATGTAACCCAAGTATATGTATTTTTTAAGACCCAAGACTGTGAGGTGCAAATGCTCTCTTATGGTCATAATGTTCCTACACCTACACCAACTATAACTCCGTCAATTTCATTAACACCAACACTCACCCGAACACCAACCAAAAGTATTACTCCGACTCGAACACCCACAAAAACACCGTTACCATCAGGGTCGCCAACGGCCACACCTACCCCTTCTATTACCCCAAGTGAATCACCCACAACCACTCCAACCGTATCAGTGACCAAATCAATGACGCCATCGGTGACAGCTTCCAAAACACCGGGAGCGACACCTACCCCCACTCCAACCATTTCCAATACGCCTTATGAAACCCCCACACCTTCAGTGACTCCATCGGTTTCTGTGACCACCTCCTTGACCCCATCTGTGAGCGAAGTGTGTTATAAGTTTCAAATCAACGTACTGGAAGTCTTTGGTGTTACCACCATAAGATATTTTGATTGTGATTCAAGAACCTATCAAACGGTGGATGTCCACTACGGTACACCCCTTGAACTTGAGTGTGTGACCGAGGGTTCAATCACAGGAGTCGGTTCAGACTATAGTGTGGATAAATTGGGAACATGTCACTCGGTGACACCCACTCCCACTTCTTCCATCACACCCACACCTTCAATTTCCAAAAGTGGTAACGTAACGCCTACTCCCACCAATTCGGTGAGCTTAACGGCTTCTCACACCCCCACCAATTCTGTAACTCCAAGTGTTACACCAAGTATTACAGCTTCGGTGACACCTACCATTACGCCAAATTCAACTCAATCACCAACCCCTACGCAGAGCAACACACCAACTCTTACTACAACACCGTCCATTACACCCACACATACACCCACACCCTCTCCATCCACTCCTGCTAGTGTAAACTGTAACTGTCCTTCCGGGTATACCCCTACCATTGATGGTTCACGTTGCGTACAGTATTCAACTACCGGGGCAACCTCACCCACCACAGGAGATACCTTGGTAGCCAAAAGTCTTCTTTCCTATGGAAACTTCGGTACAGTTTTGTTTTCTACATATAACTCCAACGGAACATATATTGATACACCCACTTTTTTAACCACCAGTTTTTGGTCAAACCCCAATACCACGACTACTGATGGGCCGCTCAATCGTTGTGCGGTGTGGGGAAGTAGAACTGCCAATGCACAGGAAATTGGTTTTTCAAGCTGTTTTAATGTGGCGCAACAGCAAACCTTTTATATCGGCATGGCGGCAGATAATTATTGTATTGTAAAACTGGACGGACAGGTAGTGGTATCACAAGATGTGAATGCATTGATGACACAATTTGGTACGGATGCCCAAGTAACGTTTAAATATTGGTTTATTTACCCTGTAACAATGCAAGCGGGAAAACACGTTTTGGAAGTGATAGGACACAATGAAAGTAGTGCCGCAGCCGTAGGGGTAGAAATTTACAACAATACTGCGGCTGAAATAACGGGGGCAACAAGCTATAGCACCTTAAACCTGTTCTTTACCTCAGCAAGTCAAGTGGGTCAGCCAGTTACCTTGGGAAATTTGGGTGTAGGGTATACGTGTCCCGCTGGATGGTCGTTGGTTATGTGTGATGAATCACCCTACTGTCAACTGGTAAGTTATCAGAATTGCGGTACTTAATACATTTACTTACAATATCATTTTGGTTAGTATTTATGTATAATGAAATCAATTATCATCAACCAACTTGACCCCCCTGTTGATATATACGGCGCATCAGGTATGACAGGTTCAACCCTCATTGTGAGTGGTTGGACAGGTACAACCTACACCCTCACTGGCATCACGGATGATGTGGTATATTATACGGTGCGAATTGTAAAAGTAGGATGTGATGATTTAACCAAAACGTTTCAATTTACCATAACTCCCACCCCCACTCCCACCCCTTCTATTACACCCTCCAAACCAATTGTCATCACATGGGAAGCTACCGAATGTAATTGTGAAACCAAGCTGGCGTGTCCTGAAGGTTATACGCTTAGCAGCGATGGATATTATTGTTATGGCTACGACCAACAAACGCCCACTCACGGCACAACCCTATTGGTCAATAACTCCAAAAATCAAATTTATTCAAGCTACGGTGCAAAGATTTACAAATTGGGGGGGTATACCACTGATGGTGCAGTTCAATCCGGCTATGTAACCACTACGGTTGCTACCCGACCACTTTGGGGTAATGGCCTTGAAAACCTCTCCGATGGTAGATTAAATAAAGTAGGGATTTGGGGTGTGGACAATTGTACCAACAACACATTTCAAAACTCCATCAACGAATGGATTGGGGTTTCCGCTACCATTACCATAGCCACATCCAAAATCTATTATATTGGTATCGCCGGGGACAATACAGTTCGGTTGGTTATCAACGGTTATAAGGTGGTGGAACAAACCAATATTTTTGATGAATCCAACTCAAGGTTCTGGCATATCTACCCGGTCATCCTACAAGATGGGGATAACTACATTGAGGTATCGGGACGAAACTACGGCTTCGGTGCATCATTCGGTGGTGAGATATACGACAATACAGAAGCGGAACTTATTGCAGCCACCAAAGAAAGCGATTTAAAAATTCTATTTTCCACCCAAAACTTTTTTTGTAAACCCATTACGGTGAGTGCCACCTACGGCTATAGTTGTAATGTGGGCTATAGTTTAGACACCAGTGGAAATGTTCCTGTGTGCAAGCGAAGAATCGAGATTGACCCTACCAAGGTCAATACAGGTTATATACATTGCGTAGGTAGACGAAGATTGGCCAACGGTGTACCGGATGGTTATCAGGAAGAAAACACACCTACTGGTGGTCTTGGGCCATATTTTCCCGACACCCTAAACCCTACACTGTGTCCGGTGGGTTCGGTTGACCCTACACCTACCCCATCTCCGTCCGTGACTCCAACCAAGTCCCCCATTCCCACTCCTTCGGTAACACCTTCGGCTTCGGCTGCTGCTGCTTCCGGGTGTATTATTTATGCAATTGAAGCCACGGTTCAATCTCTATATGTTTCAACTGGTACGGACAGTATTAGTCTTGAGGTTGTAGGCTTGAACGGAGGAACCTACGGTGTAGGAGGCATTACCCCGGCCTTTTCTATTGGTTCAGCAACGTGTAGGCCATGTACCACAAGAACGGCAAGTATTACCATGATTCAAAGGGGAACGCTTGCCCAATTTACACTTGGCATCACCTTTAATTCAACAGGTACAATTGTGTTGAGTGGTACATTACCCACAGGATTTTTATATGATGGGGGTGTAACAGTTGATAAAGGTTGTACAAGCGGGGGTTGTTTAATCAAAGGCACACGCATCACCCTTGCAGACGGCTCGTATAAACTTATTGAAGACGTGGTAGTGGGAGATGTTTTAATGAGCTTATACATCAATGGTTTAAATGACGATGATGTGGCATATGTGGATTGGTCGTCTACCACACTTTCTGCTGTTCCTTCCACCACCACTGTTCGGTCAGTTAAAGAAGTTTTAAACAGAAGGGTTTATAAAATAAACGGTGTATTGGTTGCAAGTGGAGAACACCGACACTTTATTCGCAGGGGCGACCAGTATTATTTTGAAAGGGCTGATGCCATAAAAACCGGGGATTACCTTCTTTATGAACAAGGAGGTTTTATACTGGTAAACAATATTACCATTGAAGATGGGTTATTCACCACCTATCTTTTGGATGTGGAAGACTTGGATGTATACTACGCCAACGGCTTGCTCACCCATAACAAGGCCCTCCCTACTGCTTAATAAAAAATTGTTATGTCGTTTTTAGATAAGAATATAATCGAATGTTTATCTGCCAAGGTTACGGACTTGGGTAGAAAAAGAATCTCTGAGGGAAATTTTTCCCTACTCTATTTCAAGGTGGGAGACTCGGAGTATGATTACAATTTTGCCACCTTGGATGAGTACGTAATGCATCCGGCTGAACTGGACTTGGATTTAAAATATCCTCTACTTTTGGATACCGTTACCAAACTGGATTACGGTACATTAACGGCTGACCACAGCACCACCACGCTTACGGAAGATTTCGTGTGTGACCCGGATAAACCTTGGAAGCTAAACGTGGTATGGACGCAAAAACCCGCAGGGTTGGATGATTCAACAAGTGGGTTGACCTCCTACCCCTCCAATGCCTATGCTTCAGCCAAGGAATATTTTGGGTATACATCCCTAAGTGGTCAAACAAACAACACCCAAACCTCATATGTAAATTCGTTGGGGGATGAAATCATTGTTCCCCCCAACGAACAACACACATTGGCACTCATCCACTATTCGGGGGAAAACTATGATGATTATGAAGATTGGTTAGCCCATGATGCAGAAGCCCAAAGTTATTTTGAACTGAACCTTGCCACACTTTCCTACCACAGAAGCAGTGGAGCAACCATTGGGGCTAAGTTTTATATGTCCAGTAAAGGAGGATATGTTAAATCAGCCGTCAACGAGTCAGCAAGTCTTGGAGAAAAGTTCATGTACCTTGTTGATGCCGGAGGCCATAAGGTGGGGAAGATTTTTGTGGGTAAAAGAGTTATTGCAATTGACGACCAAGAAATCGGTGCGGCGTTAAGTAGCGGAACAACAAGGACGTGGACACTTCCTGCTCCCCGGTTAAATTATGTTCCCCCTGACCTTCCCTGCTCCCCGGATTCGGGTAGTACTTGTTTGCTTTCTGGAACAACCAAGGATGTATGGATAACCTATAAATTTGATGATGGTTCGCTGCCCTGCAACTACTATTGTAAATTGCCGGGTATTGCCGGAGAAACCAATGTGTCGGTAAAATTTGGTAATGAACTACAATCTCTGAACTTGGATTTCACGGCCACTGCCCTGAGTCTATTGGTGCAAGTAGTTGACCATGGGGATTTGCCAGTATCGGATGGCTGGATTGAAGTGGATGTGACTTCCCAACTGCCCGGTGTATCCGGCAACTTAACACCGTCCAACATCACCGGGTATCAAATCATTCTGACCAAGGCGATGTATGAAAATGGTACGGTTTACGAATGGACAGGTACGCAGCAGTTTGGTGGAGAAACCACCCTTCCGGGGTCTGTAAAAGCCACAAGAGCCACCAACATTCATGAGATGAATTTCATTGTAAACCTTCCGGCAACCCAATTCGTAACTTCACAAAACCCTACCAAAATTCCGGGGGTGAATGCAAGAATAACCGATGTGGGTTTATATAATGAGGCCAAAGAATTACTGGTGATTGCCAAAGCCACCCACCCGGTGGAAAGAATCGGCTTCCAACAGTTTGCGGTTAAAATCGACTTTTAATGAGACAACAAATTAAAGAAGCAATTGATGATATAAAGTTCAAAAAAATTGAAGCCTTGTTTCAACGAAGACTTGTTGGGGAACATCATATTCATGACGAATATGATAATATCATGTTCAAAATTTTAAGTATTGATTTTCGAAGGTCTAAACTTGGTAAAGATTTATTCATAATAATTCTAAACGTTGATGTGAATCCTGAAAGCACAATTTCGCTTTCTGATGAATACGGTTCTGAAGTGGTTAATCTAAAAACTTATTTTGAAATATTTTCTGAAAGAACTAAAATAAGTGAAACTTGGTTTGGAATGGAAATCAAAAGATATTGTAAAGATACCATTAATGATATCGCAGAAGTGATAGCAATATATATTGATATAAGAATCGAATTTACAGATGAAGAAAATAATTAAAGAAGCTGTTTTTGATAAAGTGGTTGACCATTGGGAGCAAAGGGTTCGAAAAGAATTGGTGGGTCAGGAACAAACTGCGTTTGAGGAGGAAGATTATGAAATTTTATATAGTGTTACGGACTTTGAGTTTAATGTGAACGATAGGTTGCTTTATATCTCAATTGAGGTTAGTGTAAGTGAAGACTCTTCATTATTTATGGAGGTATGGGCAGAAAATGAAGATGGTGAAGAATACGCAGCAGATGAATATGATTGGTTTTCGATTGATTACTATGTTGAATTACTTTGGGGTACAAAAAATAACCGGGTAAGGGAGGGTATAACAAAAGATTTAAATTCTAAACTTACTGACTATTGTGATAATTATGGACTAAAAATGTTTGGCGTTCGTATCGACATTGATTATGGAGGAATAAAACTATGAGAAGGTTAATCCAAGAATCAATTAGCGGTCTTAAATTCAACAAATTCAAGAAATATTGTGAATCAACTCTGATAGGTCATCCTCATATGATAAGCATGACGGATGTAAGTCGCTATGATTATGAATTACATGTAATTTTCACTGACCCCAAACTTACCCAAGATTGGGCACATAATCCCAATTGGGATTTAGTGATTGTTCAAGCTACCGCATATATTCTCCCCACATCAGAAATATACGACAAAGTGTTTGATGAAAACATTAGTTTAGATGATAGGTTTCGAAATAAACCTCCATCACAGGCATGGTTCAAGTGGGTCTCCACAAAACTCATACAAATATTCGAGGATGAAATGGAAAAGTTTGGGTTGGGGCTACACCCCCAAAGCAAAATCAATATAAAAATTTATAAGAATAAATAATATAGTCTTTACAAATATGTTGTTTTCCAATAAGTTTTGAAAGGATTTTAAATCCTATGAAAACAAATGGATAACAATATTGCTAAATTAAAAAACTCACCAAAAATTTTGGGTTTGGACGTGTCCACAAAAACCATTGGATTTGCCCTGTTTGAAATGAAGGATATGAAGTTGTTAGAACTCAAACATTTCTCACCCAAGATTAAGCCACAACCGGAAGATAAAATTGAAGAACTGATTAAAAAGGCAGAAGCCTTTAAAAAAACCCTCTTGGATTATCAAAATTTCGGTATTGTTAAGGTTATTATTGAAGAACCCCTCTTAAATTCCAATAACGTTTATACTGTCGGAACTCTTCTCCGTTATAATACTCTTATAACGAAAGCAGTGTGGGAAGTCTTTGGAATCGTTCCCAATTTCATTTCCACTTATAATTCCCGAAAATATGCATTCCCGGAACTGGTTCAACCCAATCCCAAAGGGACAAAGGTTTTGTTTGGTGCTTACGAAAAAGGTGTTGATAAGAAGCAAATTGTGTGGGAACTGGTAGCCGCCAAAGAACCTCAAGTGGAATGGTTTTACACCAAAACTGGAACATTAAAAAAAGAAAATTTCGATATGTCTGATGCGTATGCTGCCGGAATAGGTTGGTATAATAAATTGCATGATGATAAATGATGTTCACAAGTGTAATGGTATTTTCTCACAAATGGTATATTTATAAGCATGGATAAAGTTGTAAGACGATTGCGAAAAACACCGATAAGTGGGATTTACATTGTCACTAACAATGTTAATGGAAAAAGATATGTTGGGCAATCAATTGATATTGAACGTAGATGGAATCAACATAGATACGGTAAAGGGAGTTTATTATTACGTAACGCAATTAAAAAATATGGTATTGAAAACTTTTCATTCGAAGTTAAAGAAGAAGTTGATGATACCCTACCTAAACCGGAGTTGGTGAAGTTACTGATTGAAAAAGAACAAGAATGGTTGGATAAAACCAACCGCAACGTGCGTTTACGGCTATATGAATAAAATAAAGGAGGAAAAATGACACAAGAACAATTAAACACCATTACAGTCCTAACTCAATTGTTGACAGTGGCTTCGGCCAATGGAAATACAAGTTTACGAGATAAGGTTATTTTAAAACTGGAAGAACTTTTAGACACACCTTAAAAACACTGGTTTAGGTTGGTAAATCCCGGAAAGTCTGACGGCTTCCGGGATTTTTATATTTATAGGGAAACATGGTTTGATTTTGGTTTTGAGGTATAAGAAATTTACTTTATCTTTGTTCTGTTAAATGATTTTATGGTCATTTGACCTATTGGGTTTACGACCTCTGTTTCTACAGAGGTCTTTTTTTAAAACAAAGAAAAAAAATATTTTGGAGGATTGAAAAAAGTTGTTTTATCTTTGTTTTAAGAAACAAACATCAATATGAAAAGAAAATCCCCCACTTATGGCTACCGCCTGAACAAAGACCTTGGGTGGAGATACGCCAAAATCGGTGAGCAATATGTCCCGAAAAGTCGGAATTCCACCAACATAAAAGGCATTAAGCCCCACAATGTAGTTATTGTACGCCTTAAGGACTGTAAAATCAGAGAAGAGGGTGGAAGAAAGTATTATGATGCTTCGGAAGCCCCAATCATTCCCATTTCAGGTCACGGCCTGACTTCCACACCCTACGGTGTTCCCCGACTTGTCCAAAAAAAATTCTTCAAAGAATTGCGTACTATGGTCTACTTGGTTTATGATGGCCGGGTATATACCAAAACCCTTGTCCGGGTACTTTATTCCGGTAAAGTCCGGGAAGCAAGCGAGGCCGACCGTCTCTACTATGACAATTTCAGCCTTCAATATGTGATTGATAAGGGCGCAAACCAACCGGGTACTCCAATCCCGAATTATGTGATTGATAACCTTAAAAGGCGCAACATTGACTTTCTGAATTTGGAATCAGTAGATTTTGAATACTCACACGATAACGGCTTCAATTGGGCCATATTAGTAATTCTTTAATTTTAAAACTATATTTTATGATTTGGACTTGGACTTGGTTTACCATTGTATTTACAATAATTTGGATGATTGCCTTGGGCTTCACCTTTTTAGCCTTTGCAATCGCCGTCTCCATAGGTTTGATAGTAAGCCTCTTAATGGAGTTGAAGAACAAATAGCACATCCCCGGAACTTCCGGGGATTTTTGTTAACCACACCACTCAACCTCACAGTATAACGGAAAATAAGTTTGAACCATATGTTGCAAGCGATATCCTGATTTCAGCTTTTCATAACTCAACAATTTTATATTGGAGCTTAAAAGAAATTTTACGTAACACATCTTTTCATCCCTATCCCAAAACGGGGTGTTGAAAAACATGGCGTGTAGGACTATATTTTCGCCCATTATTTCTTTAACTTTTTGACAAGTAAAATAGGCTTTTATAAATTTTTTGGTTAACTCCGTTGTGAGCGTGTATTGTTTTCCAAATTCAGTTGGTTGCGCCATATACCCAAAGCTATTGATTTTGTGGAAATATTTTCTTATGTTTTCCTGTGGATGATTTTTCGTTACTCGTTGAAATACTTACCGATATCCTTGGAAATTCCAAACGACAGAGCTACCGGGGACAGTTGGCGTTTGATTGCCCGGTATGTTCATACGAAATAAAGGGGTTGGACGAGGGTGATGGGAAGGGAAACTTCGAAGTAAACTTGGAGAAGGGTGTGTATAAATGTTGGAGTTGTTATGAAACCCATAACACATCTGGCAACCTATACATGCTTGTTAAAAAGTGGGGGACAAAGGCACAATATAAACAACTGGAACTGCTAATGCCGGAAGAAATCCAGCCGGAGAAGAAGAAATACCACAAGGTTCGTCTTCCCAAAGAATTCATCCGGTTTGCAGATGTCACCGAAAGCCTCAAGCTGACCCACTATTACAAACAAGCCGAAAATTACATCAAAAGCCGTTCCATCACGGACGAACAATTAAACAAATACAGCATTGGCTTTTGTCCTGATGGTGAATACGGGGGCCGCATCATCATACCGTCTTTTGACCGGGATAAAACCCTGAATTATTTCGTAGGTCGGAGCTATGTGGGACACAAACAGAAGTACAAAAACCCGGAAGCCGAAAAAGAAACCATCATTTTCAACGAGGGTTTGATTGATTGGACTCAGGATGTTTATTTGGTAGAAGGTGCATTTGACTCCATATTCGTACCTAACTCCATTGCCCTGCTTGGAAAGTTTATGTCGGATTATTTGTGGTCACGCCTCTACAATGAGGCTCAGGCCGATATCTACATATTATTAGATGGGGACGCATGGCGCAATTCCGAACTGTTATACGCTAAACTCAATGGAGGACGGCTGCACAGACGAATCAAAGCCATTAAGTTGCCGGAAGACAAGGACATTGCTGATTTAAAAGGCATTATAAACCAAGATTGGGTCTTGGAACTGGAATACTAAACCTATGGATATATCCGCACTCTTAGAACTGACAAAGTTCAACAACATTACCTATTACGATGAACCCCATACCTATTTCGTGGGGGATAAACAACTGGTATCCACCACAACCTTCATTGCCAAATTCAAAAAGAAATTTGATTCGGAAACCAAGGCTGAAGAATTTGCTGAACGAAAGGGGCTTAATCCTGAAGACGTGCTGGATGAATGGGATTTTAAACGAGACTTCTCTTGTTTGAAAGGAACGCTCATTCACAAGTATGCTGAGGACTACTATAATAATAAAATTTTTCCATACAGAAGTGAGCCGTTTATCAAGATGTTTGGGGTGGATATTATGAAACCTAAATTTGATAAACTCGTAACTCTTTTTCATAAGTTTTACAACGACTCCAAAGAAAACCTCATCCCCATTAAATCAGAATGGATTATTGGAGATGTAGAACTTGGCATCAGCGGTTGTGTTGACCAACTGTTTTACAACAAGAAGAGCGGCCTGTTGGAAATATGGGATTATAAGAGCAATAAAAAAATATCCACCCAAAGCGCATATAAGAACCGCTTCAAACATCCCATTGAACATTTGGATGAGTGTGAAATCAATTCCTATAGTCTTCAGTTATCCCTCTACAAATATATCATTGAACGCAACACCAATTTAAAGATTGGTAACTGTTATTTGGTATGGCTCTTTGAAGACAATGACAACTATAAAATTTATAAAACTTTCAATTACCGGGAAGAAATTGAATCGATGATAAAATACGCCAAACAATATAAGTGGATATGAAACGAAAGTACAAATTTTTAATAAGGTACTTACACCAACAGGGTTTTGAATTGGTATCCTCTTACGAAGTGGAAAGATTGTTTTTTTATTTCAATATTACAGAATTAGATGAGATGTGGAAGCTACTCAAAATTTTGGTAGAATATGGTTTTACACTTGCGATAAGCGAAAAAACCTATTTGAGTATGCAACACCCACACAGGGCTGAATACAGAACAATAAACGGATTGATATTACAAAGAAATGCAATGGAGCAAAATAAAAAGACCCTATCAACCCTTCCTTACAGTGAAGAAGAATAGCTTGAGCATTTATTAAACACCTTAAAAAAAATGAGTATCGATAAAAGATTTGAGTTTTTTGAAAAATACATGCATCAATACCAAAATACCAATGTCACCTCCAAATTTATATATGCAGTACTGAGGGATTATTTTGGAATTAAAAATTATGATTACAATGTGTATGATGTCTTTGATATCATGGACAAATTAAACATTACTGTTGATGCAGTAGACGAATTCATGCACGACCATGAGCTTGTATATCGAGAAATTATTGGTAGAGTAAGAAGAAGAAAGATTTTAAAAGAGGAAGGTGTTAAACAGGGGTGGAATAAATTAATGGTGGACAGTGAGAACCGCACCTTCGATGATTTTCTTAAACACTACAGAAATGATGGGTGAAGAATTCATTGAAAAGTATTTTGAACACTTCAGGGAAAAAACCCTGACGGCCAAGTTCATCTACCATGTTCTTGCTATCTATTTTGGTATTGATTTTCAAGTAGAGGAAGTCTATGATGTTATGCCTATTATACGAAAATTAAATATTGATATTGAACAGTGTGACCGCTACGAAGGATACAAATATTACAATGAGATAACGAAAGCCCAAAGAAGGCGGTTAAATAGATGGATGAAATTTATAAATGATTTACAACAAATATGATAAAATTAATTTACCACATTGCCGATTTACATATCCGCAATTATCATTTTCACGACCAATACCGCAAGGTATTAAACCAAATGATAGAGCGTTTCAAGGAGCAGTCACAAGGGTATACCCCTGAAGAAATTCGTATTGTAATTGCCGGAGACTTCTTTCATCAAAAAATAAGCATCTCCAACGAGCAAACCATGTTTGCCGCATGGTTGTTAAACAAATTAAGCAAAATTGGGAGGGTCATTATCATTCCCGGCAACCATGACTTTTTGGAAAACAATCATGGTCGGCTGGATAGCATTACCCCGGTGGTGAACCTGATTGAAAATCCAAATGTGACGTATTACCGGGAAAGCGGAGTGTTTGAAGACGAAAACATTAATTGGGTGATTTATTCTCTTTATAACAATAACAAACGGCCAGATTTTACTAATGATGGCAGACTACATGTTGGTGTTTTTCATGGTGCAATCAACGGTTGTAAAACCAATACGGCACATGTCATCGAACACGGCTATCAGGTGGAAATTTTTGAAGGGTGTGATGTCGTACTGTGCGGAGATATACATTCACGGCAAGTGTTGTTTTTGGAAAGCAACGGTAAGAAAACACCCATAATCCAACCGGGGAGTGTCATTCAACAAAATTTTGGTGAAACAATAAAATATCATGGGTTTTGTGTGTACAATGTTGAAAAAGGTACGTATGTTTTTGAAGACCTGATAAATGATTCACCTTATTTAAAGTTCAAAATAACCGATATAGCCGATATTGAAAATGGGAATGAAGTACTCTGTAACCTTGAGTGATGATTTTGTGGCGTATTGTAATTTGAATCAGCTTGACCCCGTAGCTCACGGAACAAAGTTGATTGAAAAAGCATTCATGGAAGAAAAATATGGGACGAATCCCGAAAAGAAACAATTAACTGGTATGAGTTATGAGGAACTTGTGAAACAAGCTGATGAACAAGTGCTTAAAACCGTAAAGCGAGTTATAGAACGAAAAAAAACCGAAGCACCCAAAGAATCTAAACCCTCTGAAAATTCAGACATATATGGCGATAGTTGATTTAATCATTTGGATACTGGCCGCTTATGGCATGTCCACCATTCTTGTATACGGTAGCATATTCCGCAAGCCGAGAACATGGATTATTAGTAACAGTAAATTTTTTGGCGAACTCATTCAATGCATTCTTTGTACCTCAATGTGGGTTGGAGTATTTCTAAGCCTCATCATGGGTTCGATTTCCCGACATTACTTTGAATTCGAACCCCTTAATTTAGTTGTGGATGGCTGCATCACCGCAGGGGGCGTGTGGGCCTTAAATGCCATAATTGAATGGTTCGAGGAGAATCGTCCCAATAAACCCAACGTACTATGAAACTAGGAATTGTCGTACCCTACCGCAACCGGGAAGACCATCTACCCTTGTTTATTGAACACATGCAGCACTATATTAAAGATGTGGATTTTAAAATATATGTGGTGGAACAAACACAAGAAAAACCCTTCAACCGGGGTAAACTTTTAAATGTCGGCAGTGTGCTTGCCTTTAAGGAAGGTTGTGATTATGTGGCCCTGCACGATGTTGATATGTTACCAGTGGTAGCCGATTATAGCTACGTGGAGACCCCAACACACATGGCAGTGGAGGTGCAACAGTTTGGATGGCATCTGCCTTATGCCAACTACTTCGGGGGTGTTACCCTTTTTGATAAAGCCTCTTTTGAAAAAATCAATGGCTTCCACAATGAATATTGGGGGTGGGGTGGTGAAGACGATGACCTTTTCTACCGCTGTGAGCGTGAAAATGTTCCCATCTCACGCAGAAACGGTAGATACATTTCCCTTCCACACACCCATACAGGGTCAGCCCATCCCAATCATAAAAACAATGAAACGCTCTCCAACCAAATGAGAATGGGAGAAGTGGATTATAAACAATTCGGATTATCCAATCTTGAGTATACCGTTAAAGAAGATACCAATGAAGCGCAAATCCGGCATGTAATAGTTGAAATTTAATGATTAAAGCCGTAATCTTCGACCTTGACGGTACGCTGATAGCCCTGAAAAGCTGTCATTATGAAGCACTCAATCAGGCTCTTGCCTCAGTGGATGAAAACTATGTGATATCATTGGAAGACCATTACTCCAAGTTTGACGGCCTTCCCACCAAGAACAAGTTGAATATACTTACAACCGAGAAGGGGTTGCCAGTTGACCTACATAAAGACATAAACAACCTCAAGCAAAGATTTACCATCGAATACATTATTGACTATGTAAAGCGGGATGAGAATCTTATTGAGGTGTTTAAAAAATTAAAAGAACAGGGGTTAAAAATTGTCGTGGCTTCCAACTCTGTAGCCCATACTATCTATAGTGTGTTGGTAAAACAGGAGGTAGTAAACTATGTAGACTTGGTGGTGTCCAATCAGGATGTTAAATACCCCAAACCCAACCCTGAAATGTTCTTAACAACCTTTGCCAAGTTAGGCTTAAGTCCCAAGGAGTGTCTTATTTTGGAGGATTCCCCCTATGGATTGGAGGCGGCGAATGCCAGTGGTGGACACATATTAAAGGTAAACGACCCAACTGACATTGCGTATAATTTTATTTACAACAAAATCATGGATGTAAATCAAAAACAAAGTAAAAACAAGTGGGATGGTAAAAATTACAACGTTCTTATTCCCATGAGTGGTCTCGGCAGCAGATTCGCACAAGCCGGATATACATTTCCCAAACCCCTAATTGAAGTGCGGCAAAAGCCCATGGTGCAAGTGGTGGTGGATAATCTTGCCATTGATGCCCAATTTATTTATGTGGTTCAGGAAAAACATTATATTGAATATAATTTAAAATTTCTGTTGAACCTGATAACCCCCGGATGTAAAATTGTAACCGTAAATGGTGTAACCGAAGGGGCGGCTTGCTCTACGCTTCTGGCAAAAGAATACATCAACAACGACAAACACCTCCTCATTGCCAATTCCGACCAGTTTTTGGAGTGGGACAGTCAACGCTTTTATTATTCCGTGGAAGAGGAAAAGGTGGATGGTGGCATTCTTTGTTTCAGGGCTACCCACCCCAAGTGGAGCTATGTGAAAACCAACGAAGATGGATTGATAACCCATGTGGCCGAAAAGGAAGTTATCAGCGACCTTGCTACCGTTGGCATCTACTGGTGGAATAAAGGGTCGGATTATGTACAATACGCCGAACAAATGATTGAAAAAGGCATTCGCTATAAAAACGAATTCTATGTTGCTCCTGTCTATAACGAAGCCATTGAAGAGCAGTTGCGGATTAAACCCTATATGATTGACAAAATGTGGGGAATTGGGACACACGAAGACCTCAGCTTTTTTTTACAAAACTATAAAGGAACAATATGACACGACACCATTTAAGTGAATACAGGGATTGGTTTGTAGGCGACTTTGAGCCAACCTTGCACCGCACCAAAGATTTTGAAGTGGGCATCAAACGCTATAAAGCCGGGGAAACCGCTCTTCCCCACTACCATGTTGCCGTTACAGAATTTACAATCATTGTGGAAGGCTCGGTAAGGGTGAATGGTGAAATTTATAAAAAGGATGAAATTGTTCGCATTGAACCCGGAGAAGCAGCCATGTTTGAATCCCTGAGCGATTCTACAACCGTAGTGGTAAAATTCCCCTCAATTCCTTCTGATAAAATTTATGTATGATATCCATTTGTGTACCAACCTACGAAATGAAAGGCCGGGGTGTGGAGTTTTTAACCGAACTGCTAGATTCCGTTTTTCTACAAACCTATACGGAGTTTGAAGTACTCATTTCCGACCATTCCCAAAACGACGATATTGAAAATTATCTTTCCACGTCTTGGGCGAAGGAAAACGTCCACTATTATCGAAACGCAAATGGCCGGGGTAGTATTGCGGCCAACTTCAACAACTTAATTGATAAGGCTACCGGAACACACATCAAGTTTTTATTGCAGGATGATTATTTTTATGACGCAAATAGTTTGCAGATTGAAGTAGACAACCTTGGTGCTGCCGATTGGGGGTTGTGCGCTACCATTCACCGCTATGGGGATTCGTTTAGCTGGCACTTAATTCCTGAATACACTCCCAATATTTATTTAGGGGCAAATACCATTGGCTCTCCCTCTCTTCTACTGTGTAAGCGGGAAGCTTGCCAGTACTTCGATGGGAATTTAACTCTATTGGTGGATTGTGATTTTTACCGGACGATGTACGACAAGTACGGACTACCCAAAACCACGGATGCCATTACCACGGTGTCCAGAATGTGGGAAGGGCAAAGCCAAAGAGCTATTAATGAACAACTCAAGGCCAGCGAAGTGAAATACGTTATGGAAAAGTATGCCCTAAAGGTATAAGCGTTGTCCTTCTTTTTGACAATGCTCCCAATCCCGGTCAACCATGATTTGCACCTTAATGTGGTCAATTTCCTGATGGTTGATGTTTCGGTCTTGGTAGGACTGAAAGGTGTGGGAAATATCGTTGGAGTTGTAATTGGTTTCAATGGCTGCTCCCGCAAAGCTGATATGGGAAAGGTGCTTCTTAACCCTATACCCCTTGTTACAAATCAACCACATACTGTAAAGCAGATAATCAAAACAGGCAAAATCGTTTAAAATTTCGTGGGAGTTGGGATGTGCAATCAACCAAGCATAAAACTCCTGAAACAAAGTTTGTTCATACACGCAAATTTCATTGAACCACCAGTATTGGGTAAACCCTTCGGTTTGTGCCACAAGCACTTCATTGTTTTCATACCCCATTCGTTTTGCCACCTCCCGCAGATGGGTTGAGTTGTGTCGCCTATTGGATTTAAAGAGTTTGGAGTCTACAATTTCTTTATAGATGGTGTCCGTGTCCATGGGTTTGACAAAGAGAACCTCACAGTCAAATACGGCTAAATAGGTGTAGTGTTGTGAGAGAATGCCCAATGCCCCCAATTTCTTTTTGGTGATGATTCCCTCCTCATTGTTGGGTGCAACCACAATGGATTGCCACCGGGGGTGTTGTAACTCTGCGGGGACGGAACGTTGGAACAATGCTGCTTCCTCCTCAGAAGAAAACACAAAATATAACTCGGAGGCTACGTACAGATTGTGGGTACGCAATGCCTCATATGCATAGTGGAAATGTCGTTGGTGGGTGGGAATAATGGTGCAGCTTTTCACAAAGTTTCTTTATAAATATGTTGACATTCCCACTGCCTTTTTTTATAATTCCCCATGCGAATTTTATTATTTGGAGGATATGGTACACTAGGTGCTGAACTCAGAAGACTCAACCCCAATATCATTGCTCCCACCAAAACAGAAGTGAACATTAACGACCAACCTGTGGTTGCTGAATACATTCGTCGGGTCAAGCCTGATGTTGTCATCAACGGGGCGGCTGAAATCAACAACCGGGAAATTGAAAAAGACCCCACTTCAGCTATTCAAACCAACATCATTGGCGCAGCAAATGTAGCCATGAGTTGTCGGGAACAAAAAGTCCGGTTGGTTTATATTTCCACCGATTATATCTACAAAGGAGACCGGGGAAATTACAAGGAGACAGACGAAATCCTTCCCTTTAATTTATACAGTTGGACAAAGTTGGGTGGTGAGGCTTCTACCGTCTGTGTTGCCAACCATTTAATTATTCGCACCTCCTTTGACAAGGAATTTAAATATACACAAGCCTTTGTGGACAAATGGACATCAAAGGATTATGTAAGTGAAATTGCGCCAATGATATTGAAAGCGGCTGAAAGTCCCCTCACTGGTGTATTGAATGTGGGAACGGAACGAAAGAGCCTGTATGTGTTTGCCCAAACGTCAAACCCCGGTGTGCAGCCAGCTTCTTTGGAAAGTACTTCTTTTGCCACCCCCTACGACACCTCTCTTAATCTTCAGAAGTGGATGAACTATAACGTGGAGAACCCAATTGCTGTGACCAAACAGGAGTGCCGGGTATGCGGCAGCAAAACGTTGGAAAAATACCTCGACCTTGGCTTAATGCCGCTTGCAAACAATTTAGAGTTTACCTCCAAACGGGCCAAGGAAATTAACCGCTTCCCCCTACAGGTGAATTTCTGTGAAAACTGTTTTCATTCCCAACTTAGCGTGGTAGTCAACCCACAAAAGATGTTTTCTTATTACACCTATCGGTCGTCCATCAATGGCGGCTATGTGAAGCACTGCCGCAAGATGGCAAAAAATCTTCAAGCCAAATATGGACTCACTTCTGCTTCGTTTATTGTTGATATTGCTTCCAACGATGGAACCTTACTTAAAGAATTCAAAGAGGAAATTGGGCTTAAAGTTCTTGGGGTTGACCCGGCCAGCAACCTTGCTTCAATAGCGGAGGCCAATGGAGTTGAAACCATCAACGACTTTTGGAACAATGATGTGGCGGTTGATATTGTGAGCAAACATGGAAAAGCAGATGTAATAACCGCAACCAACGTATTTGCTCATGTGGACAACGTGTGTAATTTTTTACTGGCGTGTAAATACGCTATTGCAGAAAATGGTAAAATCGTTATTGAGTTTCCTTATTTGGTCAACTTCATTGAAAATTACGAATACGATACCATTTATTTTGAACACCTGTCGTATTTTGGTATTTCCTCACTTAATCATTTGTGTGAACAAATCGGTCTTCAGATTGTGGACGTTGAAAAACACAGCATTCACGGAGGAACAGTGCGTGTGACCATCTCCCAAAACCTTCAGGCAAGACCCAACGATGCGGTACGGTACTACCTGAATTATGAAAAAGAAGAAGGGTTTCAGGATTTGAAAAAATATTCCAGTTGGGCAAGTGCGGTGGAACAATCCATTAAAACATTTGCAAGTAGCGTGTTTGAACTGAAAAAACAGGGGTATAAAATTGCGGCCTTTGCTGCTTCAGCTAAGGGAAACACACTTTTAAATTCTGCCGGGTTGAACAGCGATATCATTAACTACATTGCCGATGAAACCCCGGAAAAGATTGGAAAGTTTTCGCCCGGTACGGGAATTCCCATAGTTAACAAACATGAAATTGAAGTTAACCCACCCGATTATTTAATCATCCTGTCGTGGAACTTCAAAAACGAAATCATTGAAAAAATCAATAAAATTTATAAGGGGAAATACATCATACCCATCCCCACCTTTACAATCATTTAACCATGACCCCCAAAGTTGGAATTGCACTTTTAAATTACAATCTGCCCGATGAAACGGACAAGGTGTATGACGCCTTGGTTCGCAATTTGGATAAAACCGATTATGAAATCTGTGTGGTGGACAACGCTTCCGATAAAGCCCACCCCTCCAAATACACCACCATCCGGGCTTTGGTGAATGGAAGAACCATGGGAGCAATACTTCTAGCAGCCCATTATTTTAACCGAAAGCCGGATGTGAAGTACGTCATGTATTTTCACAACGACATGGCATTTAGAGAATCCCCGGATATCATTTATGACATGGTGATGCACATGGAAGCCAATCCCCAAATTGCAGTCATCCACCCGGCCTTGAATCAAGATGCCACTCCGGTTTATATTGGGGATAGGTTCACCGTTTTTGACCCCAACAATAACGGGGGCTACCGCAGAGTGATGCCCAATGCCTTTGATGCAATCCCTATGGATGATACTTCCCCCATTTTGGTACGCAAGTCCGATTGGAATTTGGTGGGAGGACAAGACCCCCGTTTATCAAGGTGTTATTTTTCCGGTAAGGATTTCTATACTGCCCTGCACCGGGCCGGAAAGGAAATCTGGATGTACGATGGGGTGGTTATCGACCATCATGGACAATATACCTACATCAAACAAGTAGGAGATGAATCCTATCGCACCTTGGATGAAGAAGCCAAGCGGGAAATGGAAATCATCATGGCCGAAAAATACGGCCCTAATTGGAGACAAATTTTAAGTTAATGACAACTCACATTGTAATACCTATTGGTGTCTCTGTTGAAGGTACACCTGTTCCCCGCCTCTTGGAAAAATCCATCGATAGCATCCTGAACCAATCGTCTCAGGATTTTATCCTAACGGTTGCTGCCGACACCAACATCTCTGAGGAGGCCAAGGCCATCTTGGAGAGCCGGGGTGTAAGGGTCAAGTGGCACGACCCCCATTCCTTTTTTGCGCCCGGTGGCATTTGGAAAAAAATAAGCGATTGCTGGAAAGAAGTGGACAGCAAATACGTAGCCTTTCTGCACTACGATGATTTTTGGGATGTAGATAAACTAAAGCTTCAGGTAGAAGCCATGGAAGCGGAAGGACTGAATGGTTCGTGGTCAGAGGTGCATGTGGTGGATGATAACGACAACCTCATTTCCGGGGATTGTGCTTCATGGGGAGAATTTACAAGGGGCACACTCGGCAGCAAAACCATGGCCTTTGCCCACTCGGTCATAGTCAACCGGGAGGAATTCTTAAACAGTGGCATCCTTCAGTTTGAAACCATGTGGTCGCCCATCTTTGAAGATATTTTTGCCATTTATCTTCATAAGATTGGCAAAATGCATAAGGTGTACGGCGCAAAGCTGTACTGGCGCAGTCACGGCATGAGTATGTCAAGCACCCTGTGTTTGTGGACACAACCCAATTCCATTTGGAAGGAAGCCGTAGAAAGCCAAATGAGTGCCACAGGGTATCTAAACGATAACGTCATTTCGGATGAGCAGTTTGTGATGCAGCAAATCAGAAATGAAATGCATGAAATCGCCGCAAAATATTAATATGGGTAAAGTTTGTATACTGGTCGTTAGTCACAACAACAAAGACCTCACCGATAGTTTGTGTCATGGAATTGTTGAACGGACAAGCAAGGTGGATTACGACCTCCATGTTATTGAAACAGGTTCAAAACTGGATAATGTCTCCATGTACATGACCCTGTGGGTACACGATGGTTGCCGCATGACAAGGGGGTTTAATCTGCTTAAGCAATATGCCGATTTTACCGCAGCCATGAAAGGCTACCAGTATGATGCCTACCAGTTGTTTGTCAATGATGCCAAATTTATTGACAATCAGGATATGGTGTCCATTTTATATGAGCAGATGATGGCAAATGAGGAAATCGGACAGATTCATCCCTACATCCAAAACATGTCCCATGTGCATCAACGGCAATGCAATCAAAATTCCGGGGGTGCAAGAAAGGAATCGTTTGTAGAAATTATTTGTCCGATGTTGAGGGCTGAAGCGTGGAACAGGCTTCCCGACCTGTTGGATAACCGTTTTTACTATGGTTGGGGGCTGGATTATGACATCCCCCACCAGTTACATCAAAATGGGTACAGAACCTACGTGAGCGATAGTGTGGGTATCTTTCACCAACCTTTCACCTCCTACCGGGACAAGCACATCACCCAAGAAACCATGTCACAAGGAGAATTCATCCCCACAGCCCGAACCAACATGGAGGCAGGAATGGTTGCCAAGTACGGGGACAAGTGGAAGCGGGTCTTGTATGACGGTGTTCCCGGCGATGTTAATAATGAATCGTTATACATGTGGTTAAACAGCAACGATGGCTTCAACCTGTAATTATAAATTAATCAGTCACCGGGGGAATCTGGAAGGCCCGAATCCTGAACATGAAAACAGCCCAAGGTATGTAATGGATACCATTAACCGGGGCTTTGAATGTGAGGTTGATGTATGGAAAGTGGGGGATACGTTTTATTTGGGGCACGACACGGCTCAATACCCCATCACACTAGACTTTTTGCGGGATGAACGGTTGTGGTGTCACGCCAAAAACACAGAAGCGTTGGAAGCCTTGCTCCAATACCGGAACATTCATTGTTTCTGGCATGAAGAAGACCAATATACCATCACGTCCAAAGGGTATATATGGGCCTATCCCGGCAGTCCTCTCACCCCCAATTCCATTTGCGTGATGCCGGAAGTAAAAGCTGTGGAAAAGTGGGCGGCAACTCTACATAAGGGGGTTTGCAGTGATTATATTTTAACCTATGACACAACAATCCATCCTCGATTTATTTAAACAACGCTATAAATTGTTGGACAAAATTGAATACACGATTACGTACCGGACTAAAACATTACCCAACGAAAAAGGTAAACTTCTATCGGTTCACACAGAAGATTATATCACCATTGAAGACGTTATCATAAATGCCAGAAGAAACACCATTGCATTTAAAATTCAACTTCGGGATATATACCTTAACAAAAGGGACTATGGTGACAGAAGCGGTCGCTTTTTATGGGATATACATGAAGTGCTTGCCAAAAAATATCTCACACTCTTCAAGTATTTAGGGCAACCTAAAATTGTGGTACACGTTACAAACGAAAATGAAATACCCGACATACAGCTTGTGCGGTTGACTTTGTAAAACATTTTGTGTATGTTTTGCAAAATCATTTACGTACCCATGGATTTTGCAAAATTGAATAACCCGGTTATCCGGGTAGATTGGCACGACACATCCGAGAACTTCACCCCCGAAAAAATCAAACGAGTCAAACAGTACTTCCAAGACAAATACAAAACCAAAAACGTTGTCGTCAAACCAGTTCACTTGGTAAACGACACTACCAATACCAAATTAAAAACCTTGGAGGTTAGTGATTCCATCCTTGACCCCGACTACCAAAAATCCATCGTCAAAGAATACATTGATGAAATGGACATCCATGTGGATTGGGAAGCCTTCAGCCGCTTGGACGATAAGGTAAATGCGGAGATGAAAAAGGATGACGGCGTTCCCCACATCCGCTACAATAAGTGGACGCTCAAAAAAATTGAATTCTCCAACTTCCTTTCCTATGGGCCAAACAACGAACTTGATTACCAAAGGTTGGGAGGTATTACGGTTATTGAATCCAACCCCCCCAATTTTGGCGGCAAAACTGCCCTGTGTATCGACCTTATTTTGTTTTTGCTATTCAACACCACCACCCGTTCCAAAACACAGGAAGAGGTGTTTAATACGTTTTCAGATGCTACCGACCTGAATGTAAAGGGGTATTTGGAAATCGATGGGGTGGATTATACCATTGAGCGCAAATTGGTTCGCAAGCGCAAGCGCAACGGGGATTGGGACGTGAAGGCTGAACTCATTTATCAGCGGTGGAACGTGGCAACCGGGGCGTATGAAAACGAGTCTGAAGAAAGTCGGCCCATTACTGAAAAACACATCATCAATGCCATTGGGAGCAAGGAAGATTTCCTGACAACCATCCTAACCACCGGAAGCAATCTTGAGGACTTATTGGAAGCCAAGGCCACGGCCAGAGGACAATTGCTTACCCGGTTTTTGGGGCTTGAAAATCTGCGCAAAAAAGAAGAAACCTGTAAGGTTATGTATACGGAATGGGCAAAGAAGATGGTCTCCAATACCCACAATTCAACCCAATTGGAATCCGAGATTGTGTACTTGGAAAATGAGGTGGAAACATCGAAGTCAAACATTACAATTAACGCCACCGAAAGGCAGATTGATGAAAAAGAACTGGAACTGCTCAACACCCAACGGGACACCCTGTTGATGAAAAAACATCAGGACATAGACCGGGAATTGGTCAAGCTCAACCCGACATTGTTCCAAAGTGAAATCCAAGTGGCAGAAACCAAAATTCATCAGGCCCAACAAGCCTTTGAATCCATTGAAGTTAAAGAGCCATCCACGTATTATCAGGAAAAAGAGCATGTGGCTGTTCAGCAGCAACTCAACAACCTGAAGGTTAACTTTCAGGTCTTAAGCACCGAAGGAACAAAACTGGTCAAACAGATTAAGGAAATGGAGGAAGGAAAGACCTGTCCTACCTGTGGTACAAGCTTGGACACCCATGACCATTCGGAAGAAATTAAACAACTCAAACAAACCTTGGAAGCCAAGCGCAGGGAGGTAAAACACTTGCAGCAACAAATTACTGAAAAGGAAGTTGAGTTGGGGAAATGGATACAACTCAAACAGGAGTTTGACAACTATGACCGCAATAAGCTGCGCAAAGAAAAAGCCCATTTGGAACTCCAACAACGGCAAATGGAATTAGAGGAAAAAAACAAAAAATTCCAAGAATGGGAAAAGAACAAATCCAAACTGGAAGAGAATTTGGACTTGGAACGCCAACTGGCTGCGATACGCACTTCCATTGATGCCAAAATCGCACAGATTGAACTAAAAAAGGATGCCCTGCGCAATGCCGAACGGAAGATAAAGGATGCCGTGACACTCATTGAGGATAAGAAAATGTGGATTGGTAAAATCAAACAGGAGGAGAAGATTCAAAAGATTTTCCAGCAATATTTGACTGTATATGGAAAGAATGGTATCTCCAAATCCATTATGAAAAACATGATACCGCTTATCAATCAGGAATTGGTTCGCATCTTGTCCGATACCTGTTATTTCTCCCTTGTCATTAACATCAACGAAAAAAATGAGGTGGAGTTTACCATGGTGGATAACGAATCAAGGGTGGAAAAATCGATGATTACCGGGTCGGGTTATGAAAAAACGGTGGCTTCCCTCGCTCTTCGTGCCGTGTTGTCCAAAATATCGGCCCTGCCCAAACCCAACATCATTGTGATGGATGAAATCTTTGGAAAGATTGCGGATGAAAACCTTGATATGGTGGGAGAATTTTTCAATAAAATTAAAAATTATTTTGAACACATTTTTCTCATTACCCACAACCCGCTCATTAAAAACTGGTCGGATAACGTGGTGACTATTCGAAAAGAAAATAATATATCAGTCATTGAAAGTGTGGGGGCTTGACTTCGTAAAATCTTTTTTCTATATTCTAATAACGTCTTAAAATTTAAATACTAATTATGAATTTTAGCAGCGAGTTCAAATCCTTTGCAAAAAGCGAAGGGATAACAGGAATGCAATTACACTACCACGACAAGATGATGGAGGAGTTTTATCCCAAAATGAGCGTTACGCCCATGGTGGTTGAAGACCGTCCGGTACAGGGAACAATCATTTCAGTCTTTGACCGTTTGATGATGGACAGGATTATTTGGTTTGCGGGGCCTGTTACTGAATCGTCAGCCACCATCACTCAGGCACAGTTGATGTTTTTGGATTCCATGGATGACCGGGATGTAACCATGTACATCAATTCGCCCGGTGGTGGGGTATATGCGGGGCTGTCCGTTGTGGACACAATGGATTACATCAAAGCAGATGTGGCAACCATTAATGTAGGCATGGCGGCTTCTATGGGAAGTGTCCTCTTGGGTGCAGGAGCAAAGGGAAAGCGTTCAGCAACCCGGTTTTCACGTACCATGCTACACCAATCTTCCGGGGGTGCGGGTGGTAACATTCAGGATGCCGTAATCATGATGGAAGAGTGGAAACGCCTCAATACTACCCTGTTTGACCTGTTGGGTAGGTACTGTGGAAAATCCGGGGAACAAGTGGCTGCGGATGCTACAAGGGATTTGTGGTTGACATCCCAAGAAGCCTTAGAATACGGGATTATTGATGAAATCATCAAGAGATAATACTTGTTACCATTGATAGTAAAAATACGGTCAAAAATAGTATTTATACTTTTTCTTATATTTTATTTGGTTTGTACCCATAACGCACATTAAATTTGATGGAAGCTTGAAATTAAAGCATTACTTATTGTTCTTGTATGGAGAGCTAGGCAGTACCGAAGAATTTATAGAGTTTATAAATTCGGTTTTTCAGTCCGTTACCGATGAAAATGTAAAATATGTGCAAGACACCTATTCGGCTATTTGTCATTTTTCTTCCTTAGAAACCATAGATTCCATGAGTGAGTTCTTCAATTATATTTTTGATGAACGCATAGTGGCGTTTTTTCTAATGGAACGGCCAAATAAGGTGGGTGTACGTTTGGAAAGTCGGTTAGCTGACCATTTGTTTGATTTGAAGATTTCCACCGGGTACAACAACCCTTCAGACATCTTCGGCATCAATAAGAACATTGACGAGGAATTTATCAAATGGAATCGCAAACAAATTGATGATTTGGGAGTGAAAGACGAAAAAGGTGGTTTCAACGAAGAAGAGGAAAGTATCAACGATGTAAGAAATATTAAACAAAATTATAAAGAACCTTTAAGGATGGATATGATTTTAGATAAGATTGCACGTAGCGGTATTGAATCATTGACGAGTGAGGAAAAAAAGTATCTGAAAAATTTGTCAGATTAAAATTCGCAACTTAGTTTACAGATTCAACTGTACCTAACGGAAGATATTATTGAAAAACCAATCGAACCTTTACACTATGAACGAGTAATCCGAACTATTGAGCAACCACTATTTTTTCACCTTTAAAAAACCTTAGCTTATGATTACGTAACAAGTATCCTTTTCCAAGCCGAACCTCATAAAAATTAAAACCTCCGACTCACCAAACATTTTATGAAAAAAGTAAATCAAACCTCTTTCAATCAGGAGGAGATTGCGTTCTATTTGAAAGACCTCCGAAAGTATCCTCTAATCTCAATTGAAGAAGAACGTGCATTAAAAGATGCGTTGTCGCAATTGAAAAAAAGCGATGACCCGACTGCTAGGGCTAAAATAGCGACCAAATTGGTTGAGAGCAATTTGCGGTTTGTTCTAACAATCGCTAAAGAATATCAGGGGAATGGGCTTGATTTACCCGACATTATTCAGGAAGGCAACATCGGTTTGATTAAAGCGTGTGAACGTTACGACCCAACTGTGGAAGTGAAATTCATTTCTTACGCCGTACATTGGGTGCGCCAAGCCATTAAACAAAGCCTGAATGAAAAGTCACGTACCATTCGCATCCCGGTTAACATTGTAACGGACATTAACAAGTCCAAAAACGTAACCGATAAAGACAAGCGTGAACTGCAAGAAATTTACGCTGAAGACTTGGAAACGGCTTACGCTTCCTGCGTCTCTCTGGACGAAAGCATTGACGATAGGGCCATTTTTGAAGACGGTAATACCCTGTTGGATATCCTTGCCAATCCCAATGCCGAACTGCCGGATGACGGCTTAGAGGAAAAGGACGATTTGAAAGGTGAGTTGCAAAAAATGTTAAAGATTTTAGACCAACGAGAACTGTTCATTATTGAGAGCTACTTCGGATTAACTGGTTCGCCAACCACACTTGAAGATATCGGTAAGGAACTTAGCCCGGAATTAACCAAGGAGAGAGTACGACAGATTCGTGATAAGGCATTAAAGAAATTGCGAAATGAGTCGGAGACTCTTTTCCAATATAGGTAACGAACTATTTATTATTAACTTAAATTCCGTTATTATTGGTTACACCCTTTGGTGTAACCATTTTTTTAAATACAACCCTATGAAAATTTTAGAAAAGTATGGCATTGCAATTCTGTTGGTTATGACCCTTTTTTCGTTGGCCAATGGCTGCGGTGCAAATGTAAAAATCGCCAAGCTGCAAAAACAGGTAGACTCCCTCAACACCAAAACGATTTCAAATCAGGAAATGGTCAATCTGATTGAAAATACAACAGCGTGGGAAACACTTCGTGCTGAAGAGGCAGCAGACAGTAAAAAAATGACCATAAACGAAATTAAATTGATGCAAAAGAAATAATGAAACCATGGTTCGAACGCAATAAACAAACGCTTATTGCGACCACCTTTTTAATTCCCATTTTATTAGTGGCCTTTGTGTCCATTTCCCATGTAACGACATGGTATGGTCTGAGTAATCCCCTGTCGTGGGCGACCTATCTATCCTTAGCCATAGAAATTGCCGCTCTGTCTGCCTTGGCCGGAATGACGGTGGGGATGCGGAAGTTCATATATCTTCCATTTGGGCTTGTTACCCTCATCCAATTGGTGGGTAATATCTTTTATTCCTTTCATTATATTGATGTGAATTCCGACCTGTTTAAATCGTGGGTGGATTTGACCTCTCCCTTGTTTTCAATGATGGGGATTGACGATGCCAATGGACATAGAAGAATACTGGCCTTTTTGTCGGGGGGTTTACTACCAATGATATCCCTTACCTTCTTGCATATGTTGGTTAAATCCACCGATAACAAACCGTTAGCCAACGACATCCGGGAAGATTTGACAGCATTGACCACCCAAGAACCTGAACCCCCGGCGCAACCCGCAAAGATTACCACTGAGCAATTGGATAAACTCCAAAACTTAATGGATAAGTGGCAGACCAAAGAAGAAGTGGTGGAACCCCCACAGGCGGTACAGCCCACCCCTTCGGTGAGTGAAAGTCCAGTTCCTACACCTACCCCAAGTGTGAGTGAAACACCCCAACCGACCCCTACGCCCTCGGTCTCGTTGACTCCTGAACCCACCCCCACACCAATTGTGGAGGTGATAACCGACACCAATTCACCCTTTACCAAAGTGGGGGGATTGCTCAAGAAAGTCCAATATGATAATTCAGCTAGACGAAAAATTTAATATCCATAAGCGAAAAACAAAGAAAACACAAATACTTCTTTGTGATACACTTCGTCCGTACAACCACTTTATCAATTCAATTCGTTACCGCTACAATGGGGAATATCCAAAAGTTCCCCATTATGTTGTGACCAAAAAAGGAGAAATTTATAATTTGTTCTCCTCCGACTACTATTCAGAATTCACTCACAATAAAAATTCTATTGTTGTATGTTTGGAGAATTTGGGGTGGTTGCAAAAATCCAGCCTCGCCCCTATGTACACCAATTGGATTGGGGATGTGTACCGGGGTGAACCTTTCTGTGCCAGATGGAAAGACCGTTTCTTTTGGGACACCTATACGGCTGACCAAATCATTGCGTTGTCCCAATTAGTGGAAATTTTGCACCTCAAACACGACATTCCCAAAGTGGTAATAAATCATACCGCTTCCATTCCGCAGCCAACAAAGTTTAAGGGGATTCTGGCACGTTGCAACTATTCCAACATATTTACTGATATAAGCCCGGCTTTCAATACGAAGCTGTTTGAAAAACTATTAAATGATGAAAAACAAGAGCAATGTAAATGAGTTTGACCACATGAAAAAGATGTTAAAGAAAATTCATCTTATCAAGGAACAAACCGACCCACAATATCAAAACGCACTGAACTCCAACTTTTCCCAAACCAAGGAAAACGAACAGTCTGAAGATTATAACATTGACGGTGGAAAAATTACCATCTATTCTCAAAACGGCGCATCCCTCGACCTGTCGGATGACATCCGCAATAGTTTTACAGCTTCCATGGATGAATTCAAACAACAGATTTCAGACTTGGTTGAATTCAACTCTTTACAACTTCATGATAATAGCTTACAATGGTCAGGCAAACTTTCAAAGTTTGATTTAGAGTTCTTCTACCTGATTGGTGACAAGAACGGCGTGTACATCAAAGGCGAAAAGATTAAGGTTGATGAGGAGTTTACCACCATGTTAAACCAACTGACTCAATACTACGGTTCATTTGCCCAAAAATGGTCTCCCATTCTTTCCTCACGCCAACAGGCGCAGGGGAACGAAAAGGAGATTTAATATGGCAATACTTTCCGCAATCGGTAACTTTTTTTCTTGGATTTTTTCCGTTTTTAAAAAAAATCCAACAGCCTCCCTTCTTGTTCTGGCAGCTATTTTTTTGATGCTCTATATCAATAGTTGTAAAAACAATATCCAACTCAAAAAGGATTTGACTACCGCAGCAGATGTTCTTAAACGAGAGCAGGAGCGAACTTCCAATAATCTTAAAGCCCTTACGGATACTGTTAAATACTTACGGGAGGATAGTATATATACCAAGCGCATACTGGCCGCAAAGCAATCTGAAATTGCTGATTTGGATAAAGAACTGGCTGATGCGGCCCAACGTGTTAAAACCATTACGGTAACAAAAGAAGTTCCCAAACTGGTATACATCACCACTATTAGTTCCAACATTTCCACATCGGATGTGGAAACCAAAGTGGACAAACAAGGGGATAGCATTTCCATCGGGATTGGTACACAAACCCCCCTCTTTACTCTACGGACACAAACATGGTTTAGTGTTCTGCCTGATACTGTCAAAAAACGCTTGACAATTCAATTGTTGGACAAATACGGGGTGAACAAACCGTCCCATTTGGATTATAATCTGAATTTTAAATTACAAATTGTGCAAACCGAACTTCCTGATGGTAGCAAACGAATTTATATCAATCCCGTTGACCTACAGGGAAACGCCATTGACCCTGCTCTTTTGGGGATTACCAATGTCAAGGGGGTAGATTTTATTGATGTTCCCTCTACGCCACCGATAACTCCAACAAAACAAAAACCACGGATTGTCATGGGTCTCGGCCCACAAGCAGGGATGACCTATATGGATGGGAAATTGCGCCCCTACGTGGGTGTTGGTCTAACCATTGGATTAAATCTTTTAAAATAATTTGTAGGTTTAAAATAATTGTTTTATCTTTGTTATTCAAATTTCTAATCTAAAATTCGTTTTTATGAAAAAGTAATCGTTTCTCTCGAATGTTGATGTTTAGTTTCTATCGACCCCACAAGATTGTGGGGTTTTTATTTATCTTTGTTTTAAATTTTTTTTATGTACTCACAAGAATTCATTAATGAAGTAAAAGAATTGTATCCCAATTCTCCTGAAATGCACAAACTGGCCGATACAGGTGGTTATTTTTTGGGTCGTTATTTGGACGATAGTTCTTATGGTGGTTTCCCTTTGGATAAAATTTTGTTGGCTACCTCATTGGATGCGCTCCAAAAAGAAGCTAGAATAATGAAAAGAAAAAGGGAGTTGTATGATAAGTGGTCAGATGAAACCCAAAAACTAAGAGAACAACAATTTAGTAAAGAAAGTTAAAAGCAACCCCGGAAAATCCGGGGTTTTTTATTATTCATCATTGATATTTATCTGTATGGCGTTATCAAATGCAGATAAAAAAGAAATTGAGCGTATCGTACAAAAGGAAGTCAAAGATTTTCTTACCACTACCGATGCACATAAAAAAGTGATTGCTATCATCAAAAAAGAATTGAAGGGAAAGGATATGGACGGTAAAATGGTTGAAGTGGCCACAAAAGTTATATCCGAACTTTTCAAAACGCTTTGGACAAGAAAGAATTTTTGGGAAGGCGCATTAAAATCAGTTAAACCGTAATGGAAAAGAAAAAATTAAAATTGGGTGGTCTCGTCCCCTACGAATGTGATGAACAAACTGCCAGTGGTGGAGCCTCCGGCGCATATGAAACCGCAGTGGATGAATATCCTATAGTTCGCAGGGAATATAATGAAGAGGAAATTGCTCCCAACGATGGAGATTCCGTTGGTAGCTATGATTTTAAAACACACGACTTTCAGCTTCCTCTCAATTATCAAAAATTTAAAAAACTAATTAAGGATATTAAACATTACCGCCCCGACCTTGCTTCCACCATTGATTTTTTGGTACTCCAATATACCGCCCACGGAGAAATAAACGATTGGCCGAATTTGATGGAAGATATTGTGGGGTTGGTGGATGAATCCGGCATGGTGGTCGGGCCGGATTGGACGCTTTCCCCCAATCCACAAATGAATGAAGTGGAACAGGAAATGGAAGAACAAACCACCTCAGCCTCCTCTGGCTCTTATGAAACCACCGGGGCGTGGGCGACAGGTAAAGGAAAGAACAGCATCAAGAATAGTCGTGCCGCCAAAAGCAAACAATTCAAGAAAAACCTTTATGGAGGCCCGAAAGCAAAATATGTATCCGTTAAGGGTTCGGTTAATACATTAAGTGAATCGTCAGATATTTATAATGAAAGCAGTAAAATGAAATTCAGTAAAGCACAAATAGAACGGTTGGTAGAAAACACCATAAAACAAGAAGTGGTGAACGTACTTAATGATAAACCCAAGAAAGCTTATCTCGTTAAGGAAGATACCTTCCTAAAAATGATTGACTCAATGATTACCGAGGATAAAAAACATCCCGGTCTTGCTGCTTACAACAAGGCGCACAAGGAATCAGGTACAATTAACAAAAAGAGTAATTCTGATACCGATAAAAATATTAAAGCTTTTAACAAAGCAAAAGGAAACGATAACCCTGAATTCCCTTTCGCCATTGGTAGTGGAGAGAAAAAAGCACGTAAGAACACTGAAAAACAAGATGAGTTCATTGAGGACTTTAAGGGCAGTTCCATGGAAGATTTAACCTACGACCAAGAACCCGGCAAAGACTTCAAAGACAGGTCTAAAAAGGCTCTTACGGGTGATTCTAAGATGGGGAATGCCAAGGGTAAAGATACTGCCAATACTATCGACACCAAAACAGGTGATGATTTGATTAAAAAAGCCAATAGAAAGAAGAAGAAGGAAGATGCTGCACCAATGTACAAAAAGGATGTCCAACCTACAGGCAAGCAAGACGATGATGGAGAGGCAGATTTGAAGGGTAACGCACTCAACGAGTCCGATATTGTGTTAGAAAACGAAATGGCGAAAATCAAAAAGTTATACACATATTCTGACAGAACTCAGTAAATGCTTTACTAGCTTCAACTAATCGTTTATTTTCTTCACATGAAGAAGAATAAACAGTCAGATGTTATAACTAATATGATGTCCCGCAATATCACCAGTACCCAAATAGATATATGGTTCAAGGCGAACAATATCATTCATGAAAAGGCGCAACTGTTTCATGATTTTGTCTTCTCCCTATTCAATTTGATTCAAACAACCTACATGGGGGATGATGTGACCATTACCTACGAGGATAAACACAACCACTTCAACTGGTGTTGGAACAAAACCATCGATGAATTTGAAAAGGAGAAAATAATCTTTGAGCGGGAGGGTCATCACTATGACTATTTTTGGTCATTCTTCCACGATTCCTTTTATTTTGAAGACGACAAGGACGATACCTCCAAAATTGAATCCTTTTTTTCCAACATCTTCAACCTTACTTCCAAAAAAACAAAGTCCGAACTTGACATGCTTGGTGACTTGTACAAGATTTTAGAAAAATCCATCAAGAAACTTTACTAACCACCAAAGAATATGTATAGTTGGTACATGGAAAATTATTACAACTTATTTTTCGAAGCAGTGGAGTTTTATGAACTGGCTGAGACCATGGTAGACGAAGTGCGCAAATTGGAACAAAAAGGAAATCGCAGTGCCGGGAAACGTGCCAGAGCCGCTTTACTTGAAATGAGAGACCGATACCAACCTTTGCGGGATGAAATCCTCAAACGCATGAAAGAATTACCTGTAAAACCAAGAAAAAAATGAAAGAGTGGTACTTTATTTGGTTGTTTTGTACAACCCTATTTATTGTGAGTAAATACGTCCTGTCGTTCCTCTACGAACTATTTATGGTAACAGAACCCAAACCCATAAAATTGACATGGATAGAACAATTGGTACTTGCCGTGTCAGTAGCCTATTTGATAACTTATTTTGTAAAATGATATATACCTATTTTCAGCCGATTCAAAAATACCTTCACAGCATCCGGGTGGTAACGGAAGAAACCAAACAAATTTTGGCTTTTGACATGAAATTCCCGGTTAGGTGGGACATCGCCAAACAGCTAACCCCGCAGGAACTCATCAACATTAAAGAACAAAAGCTAACAGAACAGGTGAGATACATTACCTTTTTTTGTCTTTATAATGAACAAAACGTCAATGACGCATTTGACCGAATCATATACGTCATCGACAAGTCCATTGAAGAAGAAAAGAAACAGGAGTTGCTTAATAAAAAAATTCAGGAGTTAAAAGACAAGTTCAATGAACTTTCATTGGACGACCTCCAACAACTGGTATTTAAAACCAAAACCGATGAAGCAGAGCAAGCACTTACAGGCTCTTGAATGGTTGGAAAAAGAAAAACGCAAAGACGTTGCGGCCATCAAAGCCGAAAAGGAAAAATTTATCCACGAAATTAAAAATTGGGATAAACAAACCATGTTTCCGCAAGTTGAGGAAAAGAAGATTGGCTTCTTAGACAAACTAAAAAGAATTTTAGGCAAATGAACTACCAACACATTGAAGACCCCAAACCTGTTGTCACCAAGGACTTTTTGGTGGAAATCGCAAAGGCCATTGAACTCATTATGACAAGTGGCCTTGTGATTAGTGGGGCAAAAATCGACATTACGTTACACCCGCTTGAATTTGAACGGGCGTTCAACCACTTTTCTCTGAAAGTCCCCACCAATAGTGGAAGACCGAAGAAGGATTTTAAAATCAATTTTTCCGGGGTGGAAGTAAAAATTATAAAGGAATGAGTCGTTGTGTTCCTTTTTTCATTTAACTTTGTTTCTGCATATGAAAAAACAGGAGCGGCAGTACCACCCGGTGTGGACTTTTGTTGTTGTTATGATACTTTATTTAATCATCGAACTTTTTAGAAATGGAGTTATTTGGTGATTACCGTGAATAGTGACGGTAAATTTTGCTTTCAATGTTGTAACCATTATCCCGAAGGTGTTGGTATATAAATTTGCGATGCACCCGGTCTACGTCTCTTGAATATATACAATCTCCTTTTCCTGCCCTGAGCCGCTGTTCAATCAAAGCATCAATGAGGCGCATACAGTCGTGTATATTTTTTAATGAATAAAACTGGATGGTTGCATCGGTTTCCACAAAGAGATGGGAGTTGATTTTATAAATCATTTTAATCCCCATCAGGTCATCGAGTTGTCTCATCAGGTCGTTAAAATAGATGTGTTTTTTCTTTTGATTGTCGTAAATTTTTTCCTCTACATGATAGGGGTGCAGCGACAATAAAGACTGATGGGGCTTGATGTTCATGGTAATGTTGCGGCCCATGTAATCCCTCGAATGTACCTTACTTTGTTGTTTCTCCTGATTGGAGATAATGCCAATGTGAAACTCCACTCTTTTTTTATTTTTTACTTCCGCATGGAAAGGTGGCTTGACTTCTTGGATTAATTTGTTATATTTCTCCCTAGCACCACTCAACGTTTTGGACTTACCCACAACCTTATATTGAGTTTTGTTGCAAAACACTACAATCTGATACCTATGCATACTAATAATTATTATGAAATTTTGCAAGTAAGTAAAGATGCTTCGCAAGATGAAATAAAAAAAGCCTACCGAAAGTTGAGCATGGAATACCACCCGGATAGAAATCCTGATGGGGAAGACAAGTTCAAATTAATCAATGAAGCCTATGAAACCCTTGGCAATGAAGAAAAGCGAAAGGCTTACGACAACCCCAACCCCTTTGGACAGAGGTTCTCCCACGGCAATCCCTTCTCCAACATGGACGACATTATTAGCAGTTTTTTTGATGGGAGTTTTAGTGCCGGGTTCAGCACAGGCAGACGGCAGTTCTTTGTTCGGGGAGCAGACATTCGCATTAATTTAATGGTTAAGACCAAAGATGTATATTTGGGTACAACCCATACCATCAAATACGCCCGGACAATCAAAGGAAAGGTGTACCACGAAACCAAAACCATTACCATTCCTTATGGGTGTGACAACGGGGCGGTGTTGCGGCTTAGAACTGGCGGCAACGGCCCCGCAAGCGGTGATGACATCCCGGAAAATTATGGAGACTTGTTAATCCACATCCATGTGGAGAAGGACACCTTCATTAAAGATGAATTGAACCTTATCTACGACATGGAGATTGACCCCATTGACCTGTTGATTGGAAAGGAGGAAGTTGTCCATCATTACGATGGTGATTTGAAAGTGACAATCCCACCCAAGGTCAACCCCAATTATTTTTTGCGGGTACAGGGAAAGGGGTTCAAACACGGTCATCAGGAAGGAGATTTGATGATTCGGCTTTCCATAAAAAACGACATCGAGGTTTCAGAAGCGTTAAAACAGCAGCTTAAACAGTTCAAAGAAACTAAGGCCAACCATTGCTAAGCAAAGTAGCAGGAGCAATAAGGAAAGCTTGTCGGCTTTCTTAAGTTGGTTTTTTATTTTGAATTTTTCCTTACAAGTTGAACAACCCATTTGACTTATTGAATTTTTTATTCTATATTTTATTAAATCCCTATGAAAAGTAAATGGATAGGTATCAATTTCTCTACCAACAATATGTACGGCAAGGAAAAATGACACTGCAAGATTTTAAATTTGTAGTTTCGTATGACCCTACAACAGTTGTTCAAAACGGAGAAATTAAAAAGGTGGGGAAGTATGCTCAGTGGTTATTGAAGTTATCCTATCAGAACATTTCCACAGATGTCGCAGAACTGGAAGAAGACCTCTTCAAGTTTGATAAAATCAAAAAACTGCTGAAGCCGGAACAAAGGGATATAAATCACTATAAAAATATCCACCTCTTTAAGCGGCTTGTGGAAGAACATTGGAATGAAAAATATCTTTATTCCAAGTCTGAATGGAAAAAAACGCTCAAGAAAAAATATGTTAAGTATGTCTATGAAGATGAGTGTTTTGATGTGGTAGTTCCCTTACATGAAGATGTGTCGTATGCCCTAGCCGGGACACCCCTGACCCGGTGGTGTACATCGGTGAAGCTCAATTCGCATTTTTCAAGATATGCGGCTGCTGGCCCACTGTTCATCATCCGGGACAAACGACAAATCATTGCATCGGGTAAGGCAGTAGGGGAACCAAGACCAATTTACCAGTTGCACTTCCCCACCCTCATCTTTTGTGATGTGGAAGACAACGAAGTGTATCTGCCGCTCATTTTGGGGCTGAGCGAAGGATTAAAAGAGTTTTTCAAACCCTACGTTTTTAATAGTCTTTATAAATACAGCTTCCAGATGCGGTCAATTTTCAAGGCGGCTTTTGAATTATATGGAGAAACGGAGTGGTTGAAAAAGCGACTGCTTAAGGCATTTAAAAATACCTTTCGAAATAAACTGGACGTGACTATTACCGATATAGGAACCTACGGATTGGTTTTTAAAATATTTGGGTATCAGTACACCCTCAATTATATTTTTAAACACCTCAATCCGAAAATCATTAAGCTACACATCAAATTGTGTGGTGCGGAAGAGAGTGTAGGTTATGATGTTCCCCACACATTAGGTCGTTTAAAAAACTTAAAACATTTGGTTTTGGAAGGTTTTGTAAAAAAAATTCCAGAAAGTATTGGAGAATTAGAAAAACTTTCTCTATTTTCGTTGTACAGAAACAAAGTTAAAACAATTCCTAAAGAAGTTAACAATCTCAAATCCTTGGAAATACTCGACATAAGATATACCAAGATAGAACGAGATGAATTACAAATCCCTAAAAACATTTACGTAAATGGCTAAAACAACTGAAACAAACGAGTCCGTAAAACAAAAGACCAAACTTGATTATTTTGTTGAAACGTACCTTCTTCCCAAGGAAGACAAGGCAACTCGGCAGCAAATGAAAGCTCGTTGGAACTTCCGTGACCGGGAAGCCTCAGAAAATATGCGTTATTTCCCCATCTTTAAATTCGAAGATGTTCAAGGTGAAGGGGGTGAGAAAATCACCAAGGTTGTTGATAAGCGGATGAGTGAACATGCTTTGTTTGAAATTATCAAGCACGACCCTACTTCGGTTATGAATGAAAACCCCAAAGACCTTCGGGACATAACCAAGGTGGGTGGATATACCCAATGGATGGTAAACCTTTATTTCAAACTATTCCCCGAAGATTTCATTGGTTATGAAGATACACGGTGGCTTCAGGTTAAGGAATCTGTGCGGGTGTTCTTTGAAGACCTTTATCGGGTTAAAGAAGACCTTATGAAGTTTAACCGCTTCAAAAAGCGTCTTCCCAAAGAAAAACACGATATCGGTCAGGTGCATTCTACCGAAGAATTGGGACAACTGACCAAGGATTTCTCTTTGGAAGAAGTCGTGGCTACCAAAGCAGAAGTAAAAATGCGGATTTTAAGGGAGAATGCCAAGTTGGTTTTTGAAGATGAGAACTTTGAAATCATCATTCCCCAAACTTCTGAGGCATCCTTTGAATTAGCCGGGCCACCCCTTACCCGTTGGTGTACCGCTTCTTCCCAACACCACAACTACCATAACCACTACTCCAAGAGTGGCCCATTATATATCATCCGGGATAAGAACAACATTGTGAAGTCCGGTAAAGGCGCAGGAGACCCTCGCCCCATTTACCAGTTCCACTTTGAGTCTTCCCAATACATGGATGTGGATGACAGACGAATTGATGTGGTGAAGTATTTGGCCCAAAAGGGTAATGAACAAATGAAGATGTTCTTTAAACCCAACTTCCTTAATGCTTTTAACAACCGGGAGTTTGACCCCAACGACCAAACCTTTAAAAACTACGTCACCCTGTTTGGTGCAGACGAAGAACAAACCAAAATCATCCTTCAATTCTTGGAAAAGAAGGTGCAAAGCAGTGACGATGTGGTGGTAATGGATGAAAACAAGGATTATTCCGGCTATATTGATATGTTGGGTTATGAGGCATTCCTGAACCATGTGTTGCATTATGCACGACCCACCACAAAGGTTTTTGAAATCACCTTCAAAAAGTATCAGGGTGAGGGAATTGATGTGCCTGAAAAATTGGGAACACTGACCAACATCAACAACATGGTGCTTTCCGGTTTTGTGAAGACACTGCCTAAAAATATCGGCAACCTTAAGAAGCTGGAACTGGTGGCCTTTACGGAAAATCCACATATGAAGGGAATTCCAGAGCCGTTTGGGGACATTCCATCCCTACAGGTGGTCAACGTGATTAAGTGCAACCTGTCAAGTGCTAACTTACCCGACAAGTTGCGGAAGGCTGAAGAAGATGGCAAGGTATTGGTAGTTTTTGGAAACTAAGATTTCTTTTTCATAAAATGACAGCACGTCTCTTTTGGGACGTGCTTTTTTATTTTCGGGGGTTGACTTCACGCATTTTTTTTCTTATGTTTTTACATGAGTCAATCCCGGTATGAATTCTTAAAAGAAAAATATGTTCGCACCAATATTCTTTCAGACGAAGAATTGATGGAAATTATTGAGGCTGACCCTACCACAATTTTTATGGTAAGTGAGGATGGAAACGAAGGACGGCTGGAAAAGGTGGGAAAGTACACCCAATGGATTCTTAAAATGTACGATACCTCCAATACGTACATGATAGACGACGATGGGTCGATGGTTGTGTTTGAGGAAGAAAAGGCCCGTTTCTTTGAAGACCTCTATAAAATTCATGATGACCTTGTGGTTTACGATGTTATCAAAACCAAGAAGGATTTGATTCCAAAGGAAAAAAAGGACATCAATCAGCTTAAAACGGCTATGGAGTTGTATGGGCTTGTCAACCCCTATTATTCCATCAATACCATGAACAAAACGGAATTAAAACAAAAGATTATCCGGGAGGATGTGGATGTTCTTTACGATGGGGTGAAATGGGACATCATTTCCCCGCTCACCTCGGATGCCGCAATTGCCATGTCCGGCCCACCCCTGACCCGGTGGTGTACCGCAACCGAAGGACGAAATTATTTTGATACTTACAACAACCGGGGAAAACTTTACATTCTCCGGGACAAAACTGATATTTTGGAAAGTGGGAGAGCAGAAGGTCAACCCCGGCCCATCTATCAGTTTCATTTTGAGACCAATTCCTTTATGGATATACACGATAGCCAAGTTGACCTTACCAACATCCTTCAAACCCAAGAGGAGTTAAAGCGGTTCTTTAAACCAATTATGATGAAGTACTACCTCACTTCAAAGATGGTGGACATTACCTACCCCAAGGACAATGTTTCTAAGTTTATCACCATCTACGGATTTGAGGACTTCTTGGAAAGTTTGCCAACGGACATTACGGATTTGAGTATTGATTGCAAAAATGCCGCTCCCGCAGTTAAACTCAGGCTTCCTAGGTCGATTGCCCGGTTTAAAAATCTTCAGACACTTTATCTCCGGGCGTGTGTGGTTGAACTGCCTGAAGAATTGGGACAACTGGAAGCTTTGGAAAACATCAGCTTTCCCGATAATAAATCTCTTAGGGAGATACCAAAGTCGTTGGCAAATTTAAAACGGCTAATGACTATAAACTTCAAAGGGTGTGATTTGCAAATACCCAATGAAATAAAATTGCTTGATGAAGCAAACAAAATATTTTTAATCAATTAAAATGAGTTACTGGTATGTAATGCGTGTTGTGTTAGGAAAAGAACGCAAACTGGAACAACGCCTGAATCAAAAGATAACAGAAGGAAAATTCCCACAACTAGTTCGTTTCTTATGTCCTGTGGAAAAAGAATATTATGCTGTACAAGGAAAGAAGCATATCCGGGACAGGGTAATATATGGAGGATATTTATATCTGGAAGCTGAGGAAAAGCTTAATAAAGAACTGGTGGAAGCCATTTCAAATGATT